GATTGGAATGCTAAGGCTGCTAAGGCTAAGGCTACTTCTAATCACGCCCACACACTACACCCACACCCACACGATGATGACGACGATGATGATGATGACGACGACGACAACTAAGTTCCCCTGTGCTAAAAAAGGAGAGCGGAGGATGGAGAAGGAGCATGTATTTTTTTCTCTCTATATTATTTTTTAATAGAGAGAAAAAAATAATAAATTATTAGATTTTAAAAATATTTACTTATTTGATCGTACTAGCTTTCCGTCTCTCATTATACCTTCAATTTCTAATGCTTTGCTTAATATTACATTTTCCGACGTCTTATAATATTTCACACCACACACATCTACTTCTTCTACTTCCACACATATTTCCTCGTCTTCTTCTTCCTTCATTACCATGTTTTTTTTTGGTCTACCGCGACCTCGCGCAGGTTTACTTTCCTTAGTTTCTACTTTTGGTTCTAACTTTGTTTCTAATTTTGTTTCTACTTTTGGTTCTAACTTTGTTTCTATCTTTGTTTCTAATTTTGTTTCTACTTTTGGTTCTACATTTGGTTCCTTCTTTTTTTCCTTCTTTTTACCCTCTACCTTCTCTTCATTATTATCTTCATTATTATTAGCTATAACTTGCTTTTCATCTTTAATAAACATTGTTTTGTTAATAGGTTTAACGTTAGGTTGATCCGTCACTATGATGTTATAGTCCTTTTTTTCTAATAATAATCTTTGACCAATCCTAATATTATGCGTTTTCAAAACATTTGTAATATCATCGTTTAAAATATTAAAATGAGTAGCCAATAATTCAACTAGTTCGTTTAGAAGCATTTTTATACAATCATAAAAAAAATAAATTTAAATATCAATTTTTTTTATGCTTTGTATTTTGTATCTTATAACTTTGTATTTTTAATTACTATTATAAGTATTTATGAATTTATATACTCCATTTTCCATCTCATATTTTGCTATAATACTTGGATTTTGACTATTACATAGCATGTCCTCCGTTTTATATACATTGTTGTTTTTATCAATATAATACGAAATACCATTAATTTCTTGGATCCATATTTCCACTTTTTTCAAAATGTTTTCCTCTTTATCGCATTCATTTAATTCGCCATGAGGCCTATTCTTATCATGTGTGCCGCAATAATTTGATACAGTCTTTTTCTTACGTGTGCATTGCTCACCGCATGATTTTTTAGCAATACAACGATTGTAAAAAGGCACAACAGACTTGCTCCGTTTTCGCTTTACAAAGTCTTGCTTATTAATTTCTAATTTTTCAAAATCATAAATAAACTTTAGTAAGTCGCTCTTTTCCTTGAAACATATATTTTCATTTTCGGCAACATAAGTCTTGATTTTATTTTTTAAATTGTCAATATATTCAGTTACTTTACCATTAATTCGTTTTTCCATTATTAAAAATATAATGTTATTAGTAATAACATTTTATATTATTTCAATTTTATAATTAATAATTATAAACTTAAAAAAATTGATACTATTTTTAATAAGTTATAAATAGTTATAAATAGTTATAAATAGTTTACATGACTACATTTAGCCACGAGCAACAAATTTGCTTTGATAAATATACAAAGGGAGAGAATTTGTTTATAACTGGACCAGGAGGCACAGGCAAGTCGTTTTTGATTAAAAACATTATAAATGATGCCGAAGAGAAAAAGAAAATTATAAAGGTATGTGCTTTAACTGGGTGTGCGGCTATTTTGTTGCAATGTAAAGCAACAACATTGCATATGTTTTCGGGAATTGGACTAGCAAATAAGAATAATATAGAGATAATTGAAGAGCTTTTCACTAAAAAGAGGCATAAATTGAAAAACTGGAGAGGTTTAGAGATCCTTATTATTGACGAAGTAAGCATGATGTCGTTAAAAATATTGTTATTATTGGATCTTATAGCTAGAAAAATTTATAAGAAAAATGTGCCATTTGGCGGTCTGCAAGTAATTTTTACGGGAGATTTTTATCAGCTCTCTCCTGTATTCACTAATTGTGGCGAAAAAGAAAAGGAAAAAGAAAATAGCATGTATTGTTTTGAGCATGAGCTATGGAACCAACTATTTACTAAAGAAAATCAAATTGTGCTTAAAACCATATTCCGGCAAAATGACGAAACATTATTAAAGGTTTTAAAATATGTTAGAAAGGGCCAAATAACGCCTTCGACAAAAGCAACATTGGCTAGTCGTATTTTTAAGCATGAAGACTTGGATTTAATAAAAAAAGAAAAAGTATTGACTATCCTCTCACCTATTAAGAGAGATGTTGAGCATATTAATACTAAAGAATATTCAAAGTTAGACAGTTCAGCCCAAGAAGTCGTATATAATCTTGCGTATGTTGATCTAACTGCTAAAAATAATGAGAATAAGAGTAGTGACTGCAAAAACGATGCGTTTAGCGACAACATGCTTGCATTATTATTGAAAAGCAACGACCATTTAAAACGCGATTACGACTTTTTAGCAGCTAATATAATAGCAGAAAAAACGTTGAAACTTAAAATTGGAACACATGTTATGTGTGTTGTGAACCTAACTTTATGCGGAGAGCTACAAATTGCTAATGGAAGCCAGGGAATAATTGTGGGTTTTAATGAGCATAATCTTCCATATGTGCAATTTAATAACATTAAAGAACCGATTTTAATAGATTACTATATTTGGAAGTCCGAAACAAATAAAAGCGTTGGATTAAGTCAAATTCCGCTTATTTATTCATGGGCTATTACTATTCATAAGGCGCAAGGACTAACGCTTGAAAATGCTATTATAGATATTGGTAGCAATATATTCGCCTACGGCCAAACATATGTTGCGTTGTCGCGATTAAAATCTCTCGACGGGCTATATTTGACAAGCTTTGACTATTCAAAAATTAGGTGCAATCCGCTAGTTAAAGAATTTTACGGGGATAGTTAAAATAGTATATCAAGTAAAACGTTCATTAATATATAAATAATCTAAACCATTATAATCTATCCCTATACCTAGGAAATTGAAATTACTATTTTTTAAATGATTTAATACATTATTTCTATTATTTCCTAAATGAATTTGTTCGAATGATAAATATTTTAATTTTAAATTATTAAAATCCGTATCTAATATTACTTCAGCATCAATACCTTCTATATCCAATGCTAATAGTTCAATTTCCTCCGTAGTAATTTCATTTATAAAATTTTCTAATCTTTTCACTGGAGAAACAAATTTATTTAGTTGACAGTCTTTACCATAATGTTTTTGCACATGTTCTTTTATGATTGATGCTACTTGATAATGTGGTTCATCTAAAGGACAATAAAAAAAATCTACACTATCGCTTTTATATTCTTTTGTAACAATACCTATTTCATATATACTACTTTCTGGATAGTCTTTCCAACATTCTTTTAATAATGGAATATTTAATTTATTCGGTTCAACTAGAATAATTTTTTTTATACGCTCTCTGGGTAAATTTTTTATAAATTCTGTAAATCCATCTCGACAATTTGCTCTTTTATCTAAATCTCCGGCACCAGCACCAATTTGTATAAAAATACCACTACCATTATAATGATTATATAAATTCATTATATATATTATATATAATATATATAAATAAAATGTTTTATATATATATACAATGTTATACCCAATTACTTTTTCTATTCCACAAGAAAAAATAGTAAATTTTATTCATTGTAAAAAGAAGATTTTATCAAATATAATACCAGGTAATGCGTCTACTTATATTTATAATAATGAAGAAGATTATTATAATGAATATAGAAAATCATTCTTTGCTATGACTACTAAAAAGGGCGGATGGGATTGTATGAGACATTATGAAATTTTAGCAAATGGGTGTATTCCATTTTTTCCAGATATTCACCTATGTCCTGCAAATACTATGGCATTATTACCAAAGAATTTATTATTAGAAGGAAATTTATTATATAATGAATTCAGTAAAAAAAATACAAATCAACTAACTGAAGAAAATTTAAATCAGTATAATTTATTAGTTAATAAATTATTAGAGTATACTCGTTATAATCTAACAACAATTAAATTAGCCAAATATATATTAGATAAAACAAATTTTAAAGATGCTAATAATATTTTATATTTATCGGGTGATACAAGTCCTGATTATTTAAGATGTCTAACTTTACATGGATTTAAAGAATTATTAGGTATAAAATGCCATGATTATCCAAAAATACCTCATATTTATAAATCAAATACTATAAATTATAAACAACTATATGGAAAAGGAATATCATATACTTATTTATTAGAATCAGAATTACATGATGCTTCTTTAGATTACAATATTGAAGAATATATTAATAATAAATATTTTGATATTATAATTTATGGATCATATCATAGAGGTATGCCATTTTTTGATAATGTAAATAAAATATATAAACCAAACGAAATTATATTATTATGTGGTGAAGATATTCATAATTGTAATTATGATATATATAATAATAAAGGTTATAATATTTTTGTTAGAGAATTACATTAAGTACTTGAATATAAACAAATAACAAACTAAATATCTTTTTTTCTAAATATAACAATAGTTTTTTCACATTAATTCGTTTTATTAATCATTCGTTAAATTATAGTAATATAAATTTATATTAGTATACTTTTTTTAATATAGTTAATCCATTATTGTTTTTATATTGCTTCTCCATTATCCAGTTTGTATTGGCTATTAAAAATTCATCAATTGCTGGTGTTAGACCTTTCAATATTTCATGCTTTGGTATTTTTGTCCTACTTACTAGGCCATCTAAATTATTACCAACATATAACCAATTATATAATCCATTTGGTCGTTTTGTTTCTCCTTCTATACCATCAATTTCTGTATCATGCATAATTATATATTTATTTGTTATTTTTGAAAACTTTTCAAGTTCTCTCTTTAATTGACCGTAAACATGCCATGTATCTATAAAAGTTAAATCGTAGGTCTCATTATTTGAAAATACTATATCTAAATTGTTAATCCATTCGTATTTAACCACTACGGAATTGGATTCTGCTATTTTTTTAAAATCAGCAATATCACAGTGTTCAATATCATTCAAAAAAATCACTTTGTCAGTTGTATTTTTGTTTTCCACTAAACCATATAATAACGCATATGAACTTACAACTCCTCTAACACCTGTTTCAAAAACCGAACTGCATTCTTGAGCATATGCTTTCAGTGTTGGTAAATGTTCATTTATATCGCATGGATTATTGCATAATTCAATATATTTGGTTTCTAAAAGAGCCATAATGTGTTAATAATATACATTATTTTGTGTCTTTATTATTAAATAATATTTAATATTATAAGTTATTATTATGATATAAAATATTGATATTTATTAGTATTAATAGTTTAATATATGATTTATATTGAAATTATGGGAGGACTTGGAAATCAATTGTTTCAAATTTTTTGCGGTATTGCGTATTCGTTTGAAAATAGAGTTCCGTTTAAAATAAATATTAGCAAGTTTGATTTAGTGTCTCCGCTTGACAATATTAGTAAGCGACCTACATATTGGGACAATTTTTTAAGCAATCTCTCTAGGTTTACATACAGAGACCAATTACAAATTCGCTATAATCATTTTGAAGCCACATATTTTAAATTTACTAAAATTCCTTATATAAACCAGGACTTTAAATTGCGTGGTTATTATCAAAGTTATAAATATTTTGACGCGCAATATGCCAATATATGCAAAATGATTAATTTGGACAATCAAAAGGTGGACATTGCTGAAAAACATAAGGATTTGCTTGGTCTAGCAAAAAAACCAATAAGTCTGCATTTTAGAATAGGCGATTATGTTAAAAATTTGGCCATGCATCCAGTATTGAGCACAAGTTACTATATAAATTGTATTAATTACTTAAAGTCAGTGATATCAGACCTTGAAGATAAGTATTATTTGTTAGTATTTGGAGAGCTTTGTGATAATGAAAAAATCTCTCGTGCTATTGAAAGTATAAAGGAGATTTATAATATTAGCATTGTGCTATGTGATTATAATGTTCCAGATTATGAACAACTTTTGTTAATGTCGTTATGTAGTCACAATATAATAGCAAATAGCACATTTAGCTGGTGGGGTGCATATTTTAATAATGCTACTAATAAAATTGTATGTTATCCGAGTATATGGAATGGATCAGCTAATAATGTAAATGACCTATTTCCAGAAAGTTGGATAAAAATCTCTTCTTAAATTTTGTTTTAATTTTTTGATTTATAATAATAACTATGCTATTATTATAAAACTTATTATAACACATATTACCAATAACATCCATTTTCAATCATTTTATAATTGCTTGGTTTGTATTCATCAGGAATTATAGTAATCCAGTTTTCATTATAAGGTAAATTGCTATGCTCTTTTTCTCGTGCAGACAAAATTCCAAAAATAGTTTGAATACTTCCACCCAAGTATATGGCGTCTTTATTAAGTTCATTATGTATTTTATGACATAACATATGACCATAACATCCACAACCCAATAATACAATATCAAAATCTAGTGTTTTAATTATATTAAACACGTGTTCAAGCGTTTCGTGATAATTAGCATGCGGTCCATTGTTTAAAAAACAATATGGAAATTTAATAGTTTTTAGGTCTGCTAGCTTTGGAAATTTCTCATAAATCTTATATACATTTCCTGAATTATATTGTTGCTCTATAAGACCATCAAAACTAGATATGCATAATACTTTCTTGTTTCTCATATAATCAAATATGCTATCTATTCTATCATAAAAGTGACTTCCATTCATAGATTGATAATTAATAATATTATATTTATTGAAAAAATCGGCCTTATATTTGTTAAATAGCGGCATCATGTTTTCACCCATATAAAATTGCGCTTTTTCGCAGCCACCAATACTAATTTCAAGATGGTTTATAAATGCAAAATAATTCTTTGTAAATGCCGTTTCGTCGAAATCCATTTGACTACCACGTACTGCTTTATCATAATAGCCTGCTGTTGTATATAACCAATTTGTATAGTTTTTTAATACATTTGATAATTGCTTTTTTAAATGCTGATCTTCATTTCCATATTTCAATATATAAGATATAAATAATATATGCGATTCGGTATTTCCTAATCTTACTATTTTCATATTATGTTTATGTTTATGTTTATGATTTAATAATTAGCTTTAAATTATTACCTTTATATTATTATCTTTATATTGTTTATGTAATATTTAAAGTCCATAGTTATAATTAACTATTTATATATGGTAATTATATAAATAGTTAATTATATAAATAGTTAATTATATATCAATTAATATGAAAATATTAATTGTTGATGAGATGCATTTTAAAAATAAAATTGGAATGCTATTATTATTGGATCATTTAAAAATTGAATATAAGATTTGTCGGTATAATGAGGTGAATAAATATATTAAAGACTATGATATTATTCATTCTCAATATACACCAATAGATGCATCGTTATTTCCTGAAAAAAAATTTATTTTTGGTGCTGCATTTTCTGTTTTTCCTAATAATAAATTACTAAGCATAAATAATAAACATAATAATTCTATTTATATTCAACCAAGCATTTGGGCTGCTGAAACATGGAGAAATTTTAATGTAGAAAAAATTATACCTATAAAAGTATTTCCTTTTCCGGTAGAAGTAGAAAAATTTTCGCCTAATCAACATTCTCAAAAAAACGAAGTTTTTATATATTTTAAAAGGCGAAATCCACAAGAGCTTGAATATGTGAAACAATTTTTAAATAGTAAAAATATTACTTACAAAATATTTGATTATGTTCAAAAATATAATGAAGAAGATTATTTGAAATGTTTGCAAAATGCAAAATATGGAATTATTATAGATGCCCATGAAAGTCAGGGATTTGCTATAGAAGAGGTATTATCTTGTAATGTCCCGTTACTAGTATGGAATACTAGTGTTATGTCTCAAGAACATGGTTCAAATTATCCAAATATACCGTGTTCTAGTATAGCATATTGGGATGAAAGATGTGGGTTATATTTTTATAAAGTAGAAGAATTTGAAACTAGTTATAATGAATTTATAAATAAACTAGAAACTTTTAGTCCACGAGCATATATAATGGAAAATTTAAGCCCGCAAAAATGTGGAGAGCGATTTATTGAATTGGTTACTAGTTTTTAGATTTATCTTATTATCTTATAATTGTTGCCACGTATTAAATGAGTGATGAAAGCCATAATTTTTCTGTGCATCCAACCTATATTTTTCTTGATTGTGATTTCCAAAGTTGCCCACTTTATTTGTAAATAAATAATACCATGAAATTTCTTGTGAATAAATTCTCCATACTTCGTTTAAAGATAGTAAATCTAATGCTTTTTTCCATACTTCTTTTGGTCTTGATAAAATATATTTTTTGGGGACAATATATTGACCACCGGGACTAACAGTATAACTCATGTTATTTATATTTGTAGATAATATTTCAGATAAGTGTTTATTTACATTTCCTCCATTTGTATAATACGGGTCATTATATATTACTTGATAAAACGACGCAAACTCGCTAGTATGTTTAATTTCATTATTAATTTTGTCACACATTTTATCTAATTGATCGCTTGTAAGTGGTGGTGGATATGGTGCATTTGGTAGTCCAAAATATTGCCATCCCATAATAACTTGAATATGTTCAAAAGGATTACCTTGCAAAAATACTGTAACATCGTCTAAATTATCATAATTTTCTACAATATGATGTAAGAAAGTATGTGTTTCTCGGCCAACGTTTGGTAATTTTATGCTATTTGTAATAGGACTATCAGATTTATCATATATTGTTATTTTATGACCATTAATTTTATTTGTCCATGATACATCTTCTTTATATTTGGCAATAACTAAACGAACGGACATATTTATATATATTTATATATATTTAAATATATTTATATATATTTATATATATTTAAGTATAACTATATATATATATATAAATATAATTATATGGTAAATCTTGTATTAATAACATCGATTGTAAATACTCCTAATAAACCATTATCATATACTAATACCAGATCTGTTTTTTCTCGTAAGGAAAGATTTGAACAAACAAAACTAACTATTCAATCTATTAAAGCAAAAATTCCGAATAATAAAATACTACTTGTTGAATGTAGCGATTTTAATGAAGAAGAAAAAATATATTTTGAAAAAGAATGTGATTATATTTTAAATTTATGGGATAAAAAAGAATTACAGTGCACTATTTTTGGTCTTTCAAAAGCACTCGGTGAAGGAACTCTTAGTATTCAGGCCTTTCTATATATAAATGAAAATAATATTTTCTATACTAATTTATTCAAAATTAGCGGTCGTTATTGGTTAAATGATAACTTTGATTATAATATATTCAATAACGAAATGTTAATTTTTAAAAAAATAAATGATAATAACATATCTACTGTTTTATATAAATTCCCTCCTCATATACAAGAATGTTTACATGTATTTCTTAAAGACAATTATAATAATATGAAGAATTTTATAGGATATGAAACCTTATTTTCAAATTTTTTAAAATCTATAAAATATAATAATACTATTTTATTTGATAAACTAGGTGTTAGTGGATATGTTACTGTTTGTGGAAGTTTTTATGAAGCGTGAAATATGACGTTTATGATAAATGTCTACCTAAATTATTTTTCGCACTCTCGTATATTACATTATAACGGTCATCTTCCCAATCATCGGGCAAACAATCTTTTAACATAGTAACAAAATATTCATATCCGTATTTAAATCCTCGCGTATCATGTTTAGTGCATATAGTATCTAAAGCTGATCCAAAGTCTAAATATATACCATTAGGAAATTTTTTTACTAATTCGGCTATTAAAACTTTTGAACCCATACCAGCACAAGTTATTAGTATATGATTATTGTCTTCTCCTATTAAATTGCTAATTTGATTAAGTATATTTTCAAAATTATTATCAAACCAATTATTTAAAGGAACAAAAACTATATGGTCTAAATTTAATAACTTTACACTTTTAATTAAGTGATTATTACATAGAATTATTTTCTTTCTTGTGCTTTTTTTAATTGTATTATATAATTTTGCTTTTATTATATCGTTATTTTTATCAAATATAATTGTATGATAATTGCACCATTTAATGGGTTTAATTGTCAAACTTTCATAATAACGTTTTACATCATCACTATGCCATGCACCAATATAAGAATTATTCGTATTTTCAACCATAAATTTAAATGATGTTATTAAACCATTAGACAATTTATGTGTATAACTGTCCCCATCGCAATTACTCCCATTATATCGATGCATACAATTAAATTCGCCATCGCCATATTTTAAAAATGATACAGTTTTTGAAGTTTCTATACATTCTATAATATGACTTGTTATATCCATATTATAATAGTTATAATAGTTATAATTATAACTATTTATATTTATTTATATATAAAAATAAATAAATATATATTTATATATGAAAATAGCTATTATTGATGGTTTAAATCAAGATATGGGTTTAAAATTATTGTTTCCGGAGGCCGACTATTTTATAAATAGAACACAATTTGATAAAACAACATGTTTGCAAAAATACAATATTGAAATTAAAACAGATTGGAGCATTATAAATGATAAAAATTACGATTATTTATTTATAATTATATCATTATACGATACTAAAAAAGGCACAAATTTTTATAAACAAGAGATATTTGAAATTTTACAAAAAGCATTAATAATAATCAATACTAATAATTTTAAAAAGGTATTTGTATTTGACAATTATGATTATGATTATGATCCAAACACATTATTAAAAAACAATAAAATTAATTTATTTTTTAAACGACATTATAATAAAACAAAATTTTACCCTGATAATGTTATACCTTTTCCTTTTATAATGTTTGGTGAAAAAGCATTAATAGAGAAAACAGATATAGATACAAATATTAAATTTTGCAATGATGAAAATAAGTTAAATAGGGTTTTTTGGAGTGGTAGTTTATATTGTCACACGGATAATGAATATCCATGTTTACGAAATAGAATACTTACATATACCCAAATTATGTCGTATAGCAATAATCATATATTTAATCCTGAAAGATTACCATATGAAACATTCATATATGAAATGAATAAAAGCAAAATATCATTAGACTTATTAGGTGTTGGGTGTCCTAATGCGAGAACTTTTGAAATTTTAAATACTAATTCATTACTTTTTCGTGAATATAGCAACTTAGTATGGCCTTTTCCAGAGCAATTTTCAGAAGAAACTATATTTAAAAATGCTACAGAATATATAGATAAAGTAAATATATTATTACAAAATAATGAACTATATATGAAATGTTTAATTAACCAGCAACATATTGTTAAAAAATATTTTAATATAACTTGGATTAGAAATTATATATATAAATATTTAATTATATAAATATTTAATTATATAAATATATAAATATATTATCAAACATTTAAAATATGGATATTATCACGATATACATTTACGACATGTAAATGTATATTATATTCAAGACTATTAAATTTGTTTAATACTATTAAATGTATCATCTGTAATTTTTAAATAATTTTTTGATATTTTATCAATATCAAAATTAGAAAATAATTTATCATAATAATATTTATAATTATTAATAACATTAATGGTAGTATCCACCAAATTATCATATTCACTTTCAATAATATATTCTTTGAGTTCAAAATCAATATCAATGGATTTTTGAGTAATAACAATTACTTTATTGAAAATGCATCTATTACATCGCATTTGTTCAAAAATATTATATTTTTTATCATAATGAATATTTAATAGTATTTTATATTTAAATAATAAGTTATCTCTTTCTATATCAAATCCTTTTATTTCATTTGTTTGAACTCCCAAATTTTTTAAAGCATTTATAATATTCATCCTATAACTTTTTTCGTTAACAAAATGTCCAATATATGCTATATCATATATTTTGTCGTAATTATATATTTCATTATAATTTACTAAATAAGGAATATATAAAATATTATTATTTATATTATTTGATTTTAAACAATATATATTTGATTTACTATAATCAATAATTTTAATATTATTTGTAATATAACATTGTATTCTATTTAACTCTTCTTCTCTTGTTAATTGTTCTGTATTTAAAATATAAATATTATTAAGTATATTTGGTATATTTGGTATATTTGGTATATTTGGTATATTTGGTATATTTGGTATATTTGGTATTGACTGTATAAATATTATTATATCATTAGTAATTTTATTACTAATATTATTAATTATTACAAATAATTCGTTCAAATTTAATATTAGTACAACGTCATTATAATTTATAATAATTGAATTTACGTAATCTATAAAAAATTTTAGAGTGCTAGGATTTACGTAAATATACACAATCATATATTATTAATCATTAATAGTTATTTAAATATTTATTTAAATAACTATTTAAATAAATAGTTTTGCTTATATACATATACATATAGATATGAATGTTTGTGATGCTAAAAAAGTAACATTATTCATAACTTCTTGTGGACGACCTAATTTATTAAAAATAACATTAGAATCCTTTTTAAAGTATAACTCTTATCCTATAGAGGAAGTAATATTATGTGAAGATTCAGGACACAAAGGTATTGTTGATTTTGTGAAAGATATTTTACCATATAAAATCACTTTTTGTTACAATGAAACCAGAATTGGTCAAATGAAGACTATAGGTAAATATTCTAATCTTATTAGAACTCCCTATGTCTTTCATTTAGAAGATGACTGGTTGTTTTATGATTATAGTTTTATAGAACTATCTTTTAGAATAATGGATTCTGATCCTAACATTTCACAAGTTTTATTACCTGATCAATCTCAAAGAATTTTTAAAAAAATTAATATAAATAATCCATTGTGTTATAAAGTTACAACTGTAGGATATAAAGAAGATAGAGAAATTAATGTATTTAGTTGGAATCCAGGCTTAAAACATCTTGATATAGCAATGTTAAGAATTCCATATGAGCCATGGGATGATGAATATACTATTCAATTAGCAGTAAATAAACTTGGTAAATATGCTGTAATTCCTAATCATGACAATAGAAGTATAAAAGGATTTTGTAAACATATAGGTGCAAATGACCATATAAATAATATAATTAAAGGCACAAATGAAATAATTATAGGCAGACAGCATTTTCTAGACAAACAAGAAATACAATTAAAAGATATATAAATTATTTGCTATTTGAAAATTTTTAACTCTAATATTATAACTTATAGTAATTAAATAAATCTATTATTTGATTTTCCATGCTTTTTATATTAAAATTCATATAATAATTACTTTTTAATGATCTATTAATATTTGATTTGTCATTAACTTTATCTATTGTTAAATTTAATTTGTATATTTCATTTATAAAAACACATAGATCATATTTTGAAACACTATTAGGAGAATATATATGTCTTACTCCTTCCCAAAATGCATTTTTTTCTATTATATCTTTTACTATTTCTGCTAGTGTTAAACATGAAACTCCATTCCATATATGATTGGTATAGCCATTTATGTTATTATTTTGTTGTCTAATTAACCATTCAAGTAAACTTTTTTTATTAAACAGCTCCTCACCAATAATAGATGTTCTAATTATACAAGCATCTTCAGGTTCTCCCAGTGATTTACTAACACCATATATTCCAGTTTCACTATGTACATCCATTTCATTATAATTACCTTTTTGTCCATCATATACACAATCAGTTGTTATGTGAATAAATTTATAGTTATACTTTGTAGATAGTTCTTGTAATTTATGCGGAAATAATGTATTAATTCTAATATATTTTCTGTATTCTAATGTAGAACAGTTTTGTGGAATTATACCTGCACAATTAATAAGCGTTTGAATATCATTATATTCTTTTTGCAATAAGTTATCTAACTTACTCCATAAATCATTCTCAATATCAAATTCTTTACGTGTTATAGTTATTATTGTATAGTTTTTCGATAATACTTTATATACATAATTACCTAACATCCCTGTAGAACCAAATAATATTATTTTCATGAAATAGTATATTACTAATAATAATAATAAAATACTATTTAAATGCATTATGTTACTATATTTATGTATGACACTTAATAATAAGAAAATATTAATTTTTGGTGGAACAGGTTCATTAGGTTATGAAATAACAAAAAGATATATTAATAGTAATAATATTTATGCTTTTTCTAGAGACGAAAACAAGCATTGGCATATGAAATTAGATTTTTTAAATAATAAAAATTTGCATTTTATAATTGGAGATATAATTAATAAAGACAAAATTAATAATGCAATCCAGCGTGTCAATCCTAATATAATAATTATAGCAGCAGCTATGAAACACGTTGATCAATGTGAGATTAATCAGGAACAGTGTTTAAATTCAAATTTATTGGGTGTTAAAAATATTCTTAATACTATAGAAGAACACAAAGGTTCTTTATATCCAACATTAGAAACTGTGGTATTTGTAAGCAGTGATAAAGCATGTAGTCCTATTAATACATATGGCATGTGTAAAGCTATTTCCGAGCAACTTATAATTGAAAAAGCATATTACATTAATACTATAAAATTTGTAAATATAAGATATGGTAATGTATTAAATTCGCGTGGTAGTATTATACCATTGTTGCATAATATAGGTAACGATGTAAATAAGACAGAGTTCACATTAACACATAAAGAAATGACTAGATTTGTTATGACTTTAGAACAGAGCGTTGAACTAATTGAATATGCTATTATTAATGGAAATTCAGGAGATACTATTATACCAAAATTAATTTCAATGAATGTTATTGATTTACTTGAACTTTTTTCTGAAAAATATAACAAACCAATTAAAACAATTGCTATTAGACCTGGAGAAAAAATGTTAGAGTCACTAATTAACGAAACACAATCTTCACGTGTTGAAAAAAAAGGTGATTATTATCATATTAATTCAATATTTACTTATACTAAAGCAATAATACCTGAAACTATGAAAGACTATAATAGTAAAATTAACCCATTAACAAAAGAAGAATTAAAGAAATATTTACAATCTTATAATTTACTATAATTTAATATAATTTAATATAATTTAATATAAATATAAAAAATATAATATAAGAAGATTATTATTATTATTATTATTATATGAACTCAACGGACGCTAATTACCAATTATATTTGTCAATTACGAATAACTGGCCATTAGATGATTGGAGCATCACAAAAGAATGTTTTGATAAAATTATTGAAATACTTCCATTTGGAAGTATTATTCTAGAAATTGGAAGTGGAAATGCGACAAAACTATTATCCCATTTTTATAAAATGATTTCAATTGAAAGTGATAATGCATGGATGAATAAATATAACAGCGAATATATTTATGTTCCAGCTAGTAAAGTTACTTGCAAAGTATTTGGAGTTACAACATGGTTAAATGTAGATATTTTAAAATCATCCCTTGCTGGAAAAAAATACGATATGTTACTAGTTGATTCTGGTTTTGATAGAGTTGGAATTTATGATAATATAGATATATTTAATACTAATATTCCTATAATATTTGATGATACGATGGATGAAAAGTATTTAAAATGTGCCAATTTAACAGCTACAAAATTAAATAAAGTTTGCACAACATATCAATGTGCTGTTAATAAATACGTAGTTACATGGTTTCAAGGTAAAAAATATTCATTAATTATGTAATGTAAATAAATAGTTAAATAACAGTATATAAATATTAAAGTAATAATATATAAATATTAAAACCTAATATATATTATTTATGGCTGTTAGTAATAGTAATAGTAGTAGTGTTGTTATTCCCAAAATTATCCATCAATTATGGATTGGTCCTAAGCCTCGTCCTTCAAAATTTATGGCTACTTGGCAGACTAAGCACCCCGACTATGAATATATTATGTGGAATGAAGAAGAAATTCGCAATCGTGGGTTGCAGCTAGAATGCGTTTCAAAAATTAATGAAATAGAGGAAATTAATGGTAAAGCCGACATTATACGTTGGGAGATTTTATACCATTATGGTGGACTATTTGTTGACGCCGACTCCATCTGTATTGAGCCATTCAACTATTTGCTTGAACAGCATAAACCTTTTTGCGGTTATGAAAATGAAAATGTAAGGCAAGGCTTAGTTGCAACCGGAACCATGGCATTTCCGAAAAATCATCCGTTACCAAGGGGCGCAATTGATTATATTAAAGCCAATGAAGTTAGCCAAGCTAAAACAGGGAAAATGGCGTGGAGAACTGTTGGCCCCGAATTATTAACAAAGCTTCTTCAAACTAAGTTATTTTGTGATGTTGTTATTTATCCAAGTTATTATTTTTTGCCAAAGCATGCCACCGGAATGCAATATATGGGGCATTCTATTGTTTATGCGTATCAAGAATGGGGCTCTACTAAGCAAAATTATGAAATTATGAATTCACTTGAACTAGAGGACATTTACAAAGAACCTAAAAATTGGGTTTCCGTTTTAGTAAGCAGTTATAATACAAATCATAAATATGTTGTAGAATGTTTGGAATCCATAAAAATACAAAACGGCCATTACGGGATTGAGCTAGTATGGATTAATGATGGATCAAATGAGCTAAGCACTAAGCTATTGGAAAAAACACTTGACGAATTTAAAGCCAAAATGCGATTTGTAAAAATTGTTTATAAAAAATGGCCTACAAATAAGGGTATTGGTTATAGTTTGAATAAAGGAATAGAATTGTGTTCTAACGAAATCATTATTAAAGTTGATAGTGACGATATATGTGTGGCTGATCGTTTTATTAAGCAAATTGAATTTATGAGAAATAATTTAGATTGTGCTATTGTTGGCTGTAATGCGCATTACTTAAAAGAAATTGATAATTCTAAAGTGCTTCAAGGCTGTACAAATCACCCATATTTATTAACATGGGCAGACTATAAAAGAAATCCATCTCATTGGTTTGTAAATCATCCATGCGTATGTTATAGAAAGTCTGCTGTGTTAGCAATTGGTAATTATAATGAGCACACACATTCGCTATATGAAGACTTTGAACTAGAACTAAAACTGCTCAAACATTTTGGCAAGCTATATAATATTCAAGAAAATTTACTATATTATAGAATACATGCAAATCAGGTTACTGCTAATAATAGTTGCTCGAAACCTGAAGTTGTGAATGCGCGAAATGATTTTATTAAAAAATTGTTGCTAGATTAATTTGGCTACATTAATTTAGCTACATTAATTTGGCTAGAAAAAATTGAAATATAATTTTATTTGTTTTATTTATTAAATTATAAAATATTCTAATATTAAGTATAGTTAATTATTAAATGATTATTGAATTATTTCATAATTTTATCGAATTTTTGCTTATTAAATTGTATCCAGACTATTATGAATACAAAATTATAGAGCGAGTTAATTCAAGTGGATCGCTTGTCGAATATTGCGAAAATTGAATATAATAAATTTTTGGGTATATTCTTTTTTATTGTTTATTTTTATTGTTTATTTTTATTGTTTATTTTTATTGTTTAGTTGAAACTATATTAAAAACATTTTTAAAAACTAATATAAAAATGCATATTACAAATACAAATACAAATACAAATACAAATACATTTACAATAGATAGCGCATTAGTTTGTATGTTAAATTTTATTTATAAGTTATTTATAATAATTATTAGATGGACTAATCCGGTTTATATAGTATTGACACCATTTGCATATATTGCTCGCCTATGTCACCAAGTTCCTATTATTTTAAATGCTAGAAAACGGAGCATGCAAACTATGACTTATAATAAATATGCCATGGTTACGTTACCGTGTGACGCCAATTTTATACAAGATAGATGGCATTCAATTCAATATATTGAGTGGAGATTTTCCGACCTATGGACCCGTGATAAATGTAAGGACCGCTGTGACATTTGGTCTATGCGTAATTTTAACTGTAAATCTAACTTTATTGAAAATGAAGGTAGTGTTAAAGAATACGTTGAAGCAATTACTCGAAAAAAGCCTTCACAAGTTATTATAAATGCTACACATTTGGCGGTTTATTTTAAAAATACAATTGTTATAATTATGGACCATTATTTTTGTGACGGAATGATAATAGATGATTTAATAAGACAATTATTTCGCGAAGATAATATTACTAGTAAAGCATTTCCAAAATATATAAGTTATCCGTTAATTTCCGATTATATAGCTATTGAATATTTTGGAAGAAGGTTTATTGAGAATATTAGATATCCATCATTAATTGGCGGATTAGCATATAAAACATGTGTAATGACTGAAATAGTTAAAAAAAATACTATTATTCCTTGGAACCGTTGGACTATATATGCGCATGGAATTTATAATGTATATGAAGCATTGCCCCAAGATGTTAATTATTTGCATGTAGCTTTAACTGTCGGTTTTGATAGTGATAAAACATTTGGCAATAATCGCATAGGTGCTATAATAGTTACTATTAAGAGAGAGCATGCTTATTTATCATATAATGAAAAAATATTAAATTATATGGAGCAGTTTAAAACACAAACAATTGCAAATATGAATGATGCACATACGTCGTATGATATACTTCGGTCATATAATATGAGTTATATTCGTAGTTCTAAAATGCAGAAAGTTATTGATATTTATTTTACATCGTTATTTTACAAACAAGAACTTAGTCATAGTGTTTCAGGAATTGGTGGATTTATTGGCGCATTAAAAAGTGCGGAAAACACATATATATCTTCTATATCGCGTGGATCACAAACTTTTTTTACTTACGTATCAAATTGGGATCAATTGAATGTAAATAAGCTTATAAGTAATGGACTTTCTCTTGAATATGAATTTGATAATCAAGACCCTAAACAGTTCTAATTTATTTTTTGTTTATTTTGATTTTTTTATTTTTTTTGATTTTGATTTTTTTATTTTTTTTGATTTTGATTTTTTTATTTATTTTGATTTTGATAAAATAAATAAAAATTGTATTAGCATTAGTAGCATTAGTAGCATTCGCAGCATTAGTAGCATTCGCAGCATTAGTAGCATTCGCAGCATTCGCAGCATTACGATTGCATATCTTCTATATACACATTTACATGATTTTTATCCAAAAACATATTAAATACACACAATGCTAATAACCATACTAAAAATGGCATATAATATTCTAAACCAACACCGAAAAAATTGCCTATTAAATAACCCGAAAATATTAATATAAACATTAAAACTAGCGATATAACTATATTATTTGAAGAAGACACATCCATTTATATGTATATAATGTTATTTATTTTGTTTAATAACTAATATACTTTTCTCTATAATTGGCCGATTTTCTAATATAAAATTGCTTACATGATTACTATCTATTTCTGGATTATCCTTAAAATAATCTTCCAACATTTTAAATAAAAACTCTTTATTTAAAGGCGCCTTTACTTTGTTTTTTCTATATATTAATTTTCCGTCATTTATATCAAATCTATCTATTTCATTATTTTCCATAACATTAATTAAACTCCCCGATAACTGTTTCTTTGAATTTCGCAATTCCTTGATTTGTTTATTTAAATTATTTATTTTTGTATCAATCGAGATCCATTCTTTTATAGTACTTATTAATAGTTGCTTTTGTTCACTCATAATGCTTATAATTAATATTAATAATAATAATTAAATTTATTAATATTATTTTACATAGTTTTGTTATATATTATAAAATAGTATAATGTTATAAATATAATATAATGTTATAAATATAATATAATGTTATAAATATAATATAATGTTATAAATATAATATAAAGACTATTTAATATGTTTTAAGTTAATAAGTAACCTATTTATTAACTCGCCTTTATTTCCGCCTAATTTATAATTATGTGTTCGTAATTCATTTTTAAGCTCTAGCACAGACTTTTTCTTATATATTTTTAATATGTCCGGATCTATATTATCCAATAATTCTTCTTCGTTCATTGTATATTTTAAATGACTATTACAATAAAGTCCATATTTTGTTACACATGCATTTTTTCCACATTTTTTTGAGGATTTATCAATATATGTGCATTCATGTAATTTAATGCAACATTCAGGAGGATTGTTTACCCCTTTTATCATCTTATTTCCATAATACTTAAAATAAGGCAACAGTTTGCTACTTATAGATCTGCAATATGGACACTTTATTTCATTTAATTTTAATTTTGAATTATCTAGCAATTTCTTTGTCTTTTGTTCAACAACCTCATTATATAATCCTAAAAAATTAAACTTATGATTACACTCTAATGTAATAAAATTACTATCTAATATTTCATTGCTTATTAAGCATCTTTCTTTTATGTCTTCACGTCCATTTTCGTCCTCTTCTAACAATAATTTCATAAAAATCTCTTTATTGCTCATATAATTATGTTTAATTATATTTAATTAATTAAATATATTTTAAATACATTTTAAATATATTTAAATATATATTATATATGGCTGTATCTAAAGAAATTTGGGGAAATAATGTATGGAATTTATTCCACACTATTGCTCATAAAATTAAAGAAGACAGATTTGAATTTCATAAAAACAATATTATATATATATTAGAAAATATATGTGCTACGTTACCATGTCCGGAATGCAGCAAAGATGCCACTGACATGTTAAAAAAGGTTAATTTCTCTCAAATTAACACTAAAAACGACTTTAAATTATTACTTTTTAATTTTCATAATGCCATTAACACTAAACTAAACAAACCACTATTTGATTTTAATGAACTAGATAATAGATATAGTAAGGCAAATATTGATATATTATATACTAATATAAATATTATTTTTACTTCAAATACAAATATTCCTCAACTCATGACGTCCAGCTTTCACCGAAATCTTTTATTTCCCAAAATAAAAGAAGCATTGCGAATTATTAGAGAAGACTTGTTATAGTATTACATCATTACATTATTACATTATTACATTATTACTTCTCCATTTTGATAAACTTGGCATTTAAATTGTTGATTTGTCGGTTTGCCACATTGAATATTGTTACTAACTGTGTTAGCAAAATAAACATATTTTTCTTTGGCAGCCATATACAACAAAGTATAATATACTATTCCGAAAATTATACCTACCAATAACCCTAATACTAGTCCCATTATATCGCTACACTTTTGATTTAATTCTGTAACTCCATTAATAGCTGTTACTGATAATAAAAATACTAATAACGAATAATTAATAGAATTCTTATTTATTATCATAGGATAAATTAAATATGTTGATGAAAATGATAATATTGCACCGCTTAATGATGGCGCGTTATATATAACCCCCATATCCTTAACAGTGAATGGTGAAGGTAATATATTGCAAAAAGGGGATGCTAATACTGTTTGTTTACTTTTTATAACATTCTTTAGCACAAGCACTATTGACGATAATATTACTATTCCCATATTAAATATTATTCCCTTTTCTAAACTGTTTTGCGCTATTGATAACAATGTAATAAAGAAAACAACCAATAGAGGAGCAGTAAAAGATATATATTCAAACATATTTGTTAAACTCATTGTTATTGCTAGTGGACCGGTCGACATTAAATATTAATATATTATAATATTTTATAATATTATAATAATTTTTATAACTTATTTTATAATATTTTTATATATTTTTTATAATATTTTTTATAATATTTTTTATAATATTTTAATTATATTATATTTTATAAAATAAAATATATTTTATATTTATAAAATGGCTAACTTGAGATTTCTACAAAATGTTAAAAATAGTATACCTATTTTCAAAAATGTTTCAACAAATTTTATATTATTAGCTTCTTTACTTATATTGAGTATATTAGTTTATTATATGTTTAACAAACGTAATTTAGAAAATATGGATACAAATGTTGCTTTTACCGAGATTTTATCGGCTGCCTCTAACAAAGCCAAAGATGCTAGGCCCTAGACTATTACCAATAAATGAATGAATAGCATATTTTAATATATTTTTTATAATATTTTATAATATTTTATAATATTTTATAATATTTTATATTAATTTATATTAAATAATAAAAATATATTATATTTTATATTTATAAAATGGCTAACTTGACATTTCTACAAAATGTTAAAAATAGTATACCTATTTTCAAAAATGTTTCAACAAATTTTATATTATTAGCTTGTTTACTTATATTGAGTATATTAGTTTATTACATGTTTAACAAACGTAATTTAGAAAATATGGATACAAATGTTGCTTTTACCGATATTTTATCGGCTGCCTCTAACAAAGCCAAAGATGCTAGGCCCTAGACTATTACCAATAAATGAATGAATAGCATATATTATAATATTTTAATATATTTTTTATAATATTTTAATATATTTTTTATAATATTTTAATATATTTTTTATAATATTTTATAAGTATATAAAAATGGCTAACTCAACAAGATTTCTACAAACTGCTAAAAACAGAATTCCTTTTTTAAAAAATGTTTCAACAAATGTTATATTATTAGCTTCTTTATTTATATTAAGTATAATATTATATTATACTTTTAACAAAAATAGTTTAGAACATATGGACAATGAAAATGATAATGGCAGTGATAATGGCAATAGCAGTAATAAATTAGTTGAAGGATTGCCACGCGGCCCCACAGCTCTCAGTCGTTTGGAGCGTATTGTCAATGGGAGGCGGGGGTATTGATAGCACCTGCTAATAACTAAACTAGCATATATTTCACATAATTATCTCAGCAATAGCTTGCATTATATTTTCTAGTTCTATAAATATGCAATTTTCGGTGTTTTTTTCATACTTTTCGCAAAATAATTTATAATCTTTAGCATTAGCTTTAGGATAATAAAAGGTTGTTACGCCGGCACGCAATCCGCCTAATATTTTTAAATCTAACCCCCCTATTGCTGTTATGTTTCCTTGTAAGCATATTTCACCGGTTATTGCTATATTGTTTTTTATCTTTCTTTTGGATAATAAACTATATAATACTAGAGTTATGGCTGCTCCTGCAGATGGTCCGTCTTTTGGTGTAGCGCCTTCAGGAACATGAATATGAATACCCTGCATCTTACTTTCTTCTAGCTCTTTTGTTAATGCGCTTATTTCTGATTTGCTTAATAAACTAAAGGCTAAAGTTTTCGCCACAGCCATGCTTTCCTTCATTATATCTCCTTGCAGTCCTGTAAGTTTTAATTCTAAAAATGTAGAACTATGAAAAAAGCAGCTTTCAATGTGTATAATTCCGCTATTTCCATAACTATTTGCCCATAATCCATTTATTATTCCTATTTTGGGCTCACAATTTATTGATAAATGGTTGATCTTGTGGTTTGTTTGTAATAAATCTTCAATAATGGCAATACTTAATTTATACGGTAAATCATTCATAAATTTACCCTTCAATAGGGTCAAATTTATTGAAGATATTATTTCAAATAATAATTCTTTTAATTTTCTTACTCCTGGCTCGTTTGTGTAATATGTTATTATAAATTTGATTTCGGGCTCTTCAAATATTATTACGCCATTAAAATGAAATTTCAAATATAAGTCTGGCAATAAGTAATCACGTGCTATAACTATTTTATCGTCTAATGTTAAAATATCAAACTTTATTCTATGTATTCTATCTAATAATATTTTATCCAACAGTTCAGCGTCGTTATACGAAAAAATGAATAATACTTTCGATAAATCTAAGTCTATATTGCTAAAATATTTATCTTGAAAATGGGTGTTTTGTGTGCTATCTATTAAATGAGTTAATATTCCTATTATTTCTTTTCCATGTTCAGTTTTGCTCACTTTATCTAATTCGTCTATAAAAATAATCGGGTTCATGCATTTATGTTCCATCAATATATCAACTATTTTGCCCCAAGTTGACCCTACATATGTATAATTATGACCCTCTAATATACTTCCGTTACATGACCCACCTAATGCAATAAGAGAGAATGGCCGGCTATTATTATTTTTATCTTTCAAACAATTAGCTAACCCTTTTTGTGCTAAACTTGTCTTACCTATTCCAGGTAAGCCTTCAAACCCAAAACAATATCCACACATTTCGCCATTTATCCATTGACCCACTATTCTTTCTAACTGCAATTTAGCATTTTTATGACCATATACCGCCTTATCTAACACGCTATTAAATTCATTCATATAGGTCACTATTTCTTCGTTTTTTCTCATAATTTGATTAATATGTTTTTCAACCGAAAATAAGTAATCGTAATATGATGTGTTTATTACTTGCTTAAAAAATATTACTATTTCATTTAATAAATCGTTATTATTAATTACATTAGTATTAGTATTAGTATTAGTATTAGTATTAGTATTATATATGTTATTATTATGATTTAAAGACTTAATAAATTGTAATAAATTAGTTTTTGAAAAATTGTTTTTATCATGATCTACATTTTTTTGTGTTATTACATTTTTCAATGATTTTAATAATGTTGAAGTTACTTTTTTATTGTTTTTTTCAATATAGTCTACAATTAAGTGGATCAACTCATTTGTAATAAAAGCCTTATTTATGCTTATTTTTTCAATAATATTAATATTTATTATATTATTATTATTTTTCATAGTGCCTAGTTCAATAAATATATTGCTTACATCACTATTATTAGTAAACTGCAAAATTTGGCCGTCTTTAAGTGGGTTTATTATATTATTTAGCAAACTATTTATTTCGTATTTTATTTTCAATATTTCTTCTTCTTTGTAAATAGAAAATGGTATTTTCAGTAGTCCATCTAAATATTGCTTTGCCTTTGATCCTGTGTCGTCGGACTTTGATTTTAATTCTTTCAATTTTTGTAATGCCTTTTCTTTCACATTAGTACTTGCTTTCATAAAATATATGCTTTGCTCTAATGGGATTTTTGACGTTTCAAAATTTAATAGCTCATTTGTGTATTCTACCGTTTTCTGAACGGCGTTTTTTAAGTGTTTTTTGCAATTCCAGTTTAAGCTATTATATAGCTTTGTTTGGTCGTTATTTATATACGTCTTATCGTTGGATAATATGTCATATAATATGTAAGCTATATACAAATTGTCTACTTTATTGTTTACTAATAATAACATTATTATTAGTGTGCGCTGATTATATAGATCATAACTTATAAAGTCTTGCACTAACATGTCTAATGACTTTTGACTATAGCTGTTTATTTCATTTAAACTATGCGTGTATTTGTTATATAAGTCATTTACGCTATATATTAGTAGCTCTTTTAATGAGTAATTATTTACAAAATTGTCGCAAATTGTGGTGTTGTTGCTTGGATCATTGTATTGTAATAATGCGGTCTTTATATTGTTTTTCTTATTTATTATAAAACTATTGCTGCTATTTGCTGTTAATAAGTCGTCACATAAGCAATTTATGATTAGCGTTTTTTTATGTATAACGTCTTGTATTATTACTTTCATGCCATATACTTTAATTATAAAAGTCGCATTTGTATGGGCTAAATCGAAGCATTCTAATGTGTCGCATTCTAATATACTTTTGGTGTCAAATAATTTCAATTTTGAAATTTCTTTAGTGTTCCAATTTACAATATTATAATTTAAAGGATGTATGTGCCTTTCAAATAATTTATATTTCATATTTAATTCGTTTGTAAAATTCTTTTCGGCAAAAGTCATGGACAAGCATATATTTATTACATTTTCAAAACTATAGCAACCACAACTCTTTATTAATGCGGATATGTTGTTATTAATAAATTGTAGCTCTTCTATAATGTTATCATAATTAATAGAATTAATTATGTTTACTATCTTTTCTAACGCACTAAAAGCATTATTTAATTCGTTACATGTTATAATATTTAAGCTATTGTAATAATTCAAACCTTTTGCTATGTCATTTATTACATTCCTGAAATATTCCACTTTTTCTTCATAAATATTCATAATATAAACTTATATAAGTTAAAATATTATATATATATTATTTTAACTTAAAAGTCGCCATTTTTATAAAATCGCAATATTTATAAAATCGCAATATTTATAAAATCGCAATATTTATAAAAATTGACATATTACATTATAAATAGCTTAAATTAATTATATAAATACTTAATAATTAATAAATGGGAATTCCTTACTATTTTAGCTATTTGATTAAAAATCATAATCTTATTATTTCAAAATTGCAGTTTTTGAATAATAATATAGCTAATCTATTTTTGGATTGCAATTCTCTCATATACGACACTTTAGATTATAAAATGTTTCAAAATAAGCAACAATTTGAAAGCTACATTATTGAAAATGTTATTATTAAAATAGAAACCATTATCAAGGTTATTAATCCATGCAAAACTATTTATATTGCATTTGACGGAGTTCCGCCTTTTGCTAAAATTTGCCAACAAAAGAATAGGCGCTATAAATCAGCTTATCAAAGCATGCTATTCAAAACAAATGTGTTATGGGATAGTTGTGCCATTACACCAGGCACGCTTTTTATGGACGCCTTGAATAATGCGCTTTGCTTGCATTTTAAAAAAGTCAAGTATCTTAATTCTTCCAATAAGCCTGTAAATGTGCTATTGAGTTTATCTAATGAAGCAGGTGAAGGTGAGCATAAATTATTTCAATACATTAGGCAGTCATCAACTATTATAAGCGAAAACAGTGTTATATATGGTATGGACGCCGACTTGATCATGCTTTCATTAAACCATTTAAAATATACACAGCATATTTATTTATACAGAGAAACGCCGGTTTTCATTAATGCATTAGATAAGTCGCTTTGCGAAAATGAAAAATACATTATAAATATTAACTTGCTTGGATCTATTATTTATAAAGAGATTACAAATGATATAATTATGAAGAGCGATACCCCTGACTGGTTAAGAGACGCGGAGTTTACATTAGACATATCGTTTAATAAAACACATAACACCAAATATTATAATAAAATAGAAGATTACATTTTCATATGTTTCTTGCTAGGTAACGACTTTTTGCCGCACTTTCCTGCATTAAACATTAGATTAAACGGGTTTACTGTATTGCTTGAGTGTTACAAAAAATTGTTTGGACCTAACGACTTTTTGATAGAAAATAATAATATTAATTGGCATAATTTTAAAAAGTACATTAAAGCTATTGCGCCACACGAAGAAACATTTATTAAAGAAGTGTATACTATTAGAGAGAAGCAAGGGCGCAAATTTTACCCTGAAAATAGCGAAGAAGAAATTCAATTTAAATTTACATGTACTCCATCGTGGGAGCGAAATGTGGAAATCTTTATAAATCCGCATGAAGAAGGCTGGAGCCATCGTTATTATTATAGTTTGCTTTCAATAAATTCGAATAAGTCGATTTATAATAAAAACATAGAAAATTTGTGCACAAATTATTTGGAAACTTTGCAGTGGGTTTATAATTATTATAGCTCATCGTGCAAAAATTGGACATTATATTATAAATATAACTATCCGCCATTATTAAGCGATTTATATTCCTATATTCCATATTTTAATAGTGAATTTGTAATAAATGAAAATAATGATGTTTTAAATGATAAATTGTTGCTATGCCATGTTTTGCCTAGAAAAAGTTTGGATTTATTGCCTAGTAAAATACATAATTATTTATTAAACAATTATGAATGTTTGTATAAAACGGATTATAATATACACTATGCGTTTTGTAAATATTTCTATGAAGGCCATGTTAATTTTCCGGAATTCAATATAGACGAATTTAATAAAAATATTATGAAATTGCTATAAATGGTTTATGAAACGCGTTGTAAGCATGTATTGAAAAAATGCACAACACCGGCATTATCAGATCCTAAATGACATATATCAGGAATATACCAATGGTCTTTTTCGGAGTTAGTATAAGCAAGAAGGGCAGGTATGCCGTTTAGCATTCTCATTTTTTTCATTTTCATATACAAATCTATAGATTCGTCTATATCTATTTCGTAATATTGAATGGATGATGGCTTCGCTTTTTTAAAATCTGAGCAAGTAGTCTTTATTTTTTTACATGGACCACACCACTCCGCGGTGAATTTTAATATGATTAATTCTTTATCTTCTAATTTGGATACTTTTGTTCTTAAAACCTCTTCATTAATTATTTCACTCATGTATAAAATAGTTATATACTTTAATTTTATATATTTTTTTTATAAAATTAACTTATTACTTTTTATTGCTTTTCATTGTTTTCTTCATTGTTTTTCGTGTTTTCTTCATTGCTTTTCATTGTTTTCTTCATTGTTTTTCGTGTTTTCTTCATTGCTTTTCGTGTTTTCTTCATTGTATTCATGATTTCTTCATTGCATTCTTGTTTTCTTCATTGCATTCTTGTTTTCTTCATTGCATTCATGTTTTCTTCATTACTTTAAACTTTTCAAAAACCCTAAAAAACCCGGTTTTTCACTTTGTGACCATTATGGTCTCATGAATATTTTACACTTTTAAGTGTGTTTTTTTTTTGAAAAATATTTTCAGGATTTTTTTGGAAAAAGGACATTTATAAATGTCCATTTTTAAGGTATATAAGCCTTTATAGAATTTTGGCAAAAAAACAGCATTTTTCACATATGTGAGCATAAGCATAACAAAATAAAAAAATCATGCGAAAAAACGCCTTACCATAAAATAATTTTATATAAAAAAAGGGTTTAGGAGTTTTTTTTGTTGTATAAATATACAACAAATGACAACAGAAAAAGCGCAAAAAAGCGCTTTTTTTTTTGTGTGTGAAAATTGTGACTATAGATCAAGTAAGAAAACAGACTTCAACCGACATCTTTTGACACCTAAACATAAAAATACAACTTTTTTACAACAAAATACAACAAAAAGCGCACAAAAAAACGACATCGTCACAAATTTTTCATGTGATTGTGGAAAATCCTATCCATATAGGGCTTCGTTACACAATCATAAAAAAAAATGTATTTTTCCGGACAAAAAAGCGCTTAAAAAGCGCACAGATGAATTAGCATGTAACACTAACGACGAACAAGTAATTTTAACAAACGATATAATTATAAAGTTGTTAAACGACAATAAAGAAATGAGAGATATTATTACAAAACAGCAAGATCATATGATGAAACAGCAAAATCAGATAAGTGAATTAATACCGATGGTAGGTAGTAATAACAACAATCATATACAAAACAATAAATTTAACATCCAAGTTTTTCTGAATGAGCGATGTAAGGATGCAATAAATATGAGTGATTTTATAAAGTCAATACGGGTTAGTTTAGAGCAACTTGACTATACAAAGCAAAACGGGTTAGTTAACGGGCTAACCAATGTAATAATTGAAAACATGAATAAATTGGGATTATATCAAAGACCAATTCATTGTACTGATTTAAAACGCGAATCGTTATATATAAAAGATGACGACAACTGGGAAAAAGATGTTAATAAAGATAAAATAAGGAAAGTAATAAAAGATGTATCAACAAAACAGTTTTGCGCATTAAGTAATTGGACAAAAGAAAATCCGGATTTTCAGAATAATGAGACCAAGCAAAATTATTATACACACACGCTTGTAGCAATAGCAAATAATAAGGAACACAACGAAGATAAAATAATAAAAAAGCTCTGTAATAATAGCTATATAAAAGAAGAGGATTAGCTAATAATAATATAAAATATAATTTAAAGAAAATTCTATAAATTATATTTAGCATATATATATAGAAAATGTCATTTTCAAGAAGAAATCTTAAAAAACGTTATGCTACAAGAAAACATGGACCAATGTCTAGAAATAGGACATTTAAAAGACAATCAATGAAAAACTATATGCGTCATCGCGCAAAAGGGTTTTATCTACGTCCGCCCCATTTTCTACCTATTCCGCCACCACGAGCACCGTCGCTGCCTATTCCTCCTCCACAACCACCTTCACCGCCTAAATCTGCGCCATCTTTTCTACCTATTCCACCTCCGCGACCGCCGTCGCTACCTATTCCTCCGCCACCAAGTCCCTTATATAGTAGTCCGCCATCATTTGGAGAAAAGAAAGCAGAACAAAAGAAACCAGAACAAAAGAAACCAGAACAAAAGAAACTAGAACAAAAGAAACCAGAACAAAAGAAACCAGAACAAGAGCCAGAACCAACAGTACCACAACCAAGGCGCAGTTTAAGACAAGTAATAATGAACTCCGATAAAAATAAAAAAATCAAACGCAGATAAATAAAGCCTTTATAATATTTATTATTTTTATTTAAAGTCTATTTTATATATTTTATTTAGATACTATATAAACAAGAAATGGCACACACAAGAAAACATAAAAGAAAAGGTTATACTCGAAATTTAGGCAAGTACTCTAGAAAGGCAAAAAACATCTTTGGCCGCGCATATGGTAAGGCCATTAAAGCATTTTATCGCTCTCCTATTCCTCCATCACCTATTCCACCACCAAAAGCGCCAACACCACTTATGCCGCTTCCTTATTTACCAATAGCACCGCCACCAAACCCAGTAGAACCCAGGCCAAAAAGAAGGAAAAGGCGATGGCCTAGACACGTAAGTTTTGCGGAAAATGCAAAAAAATGAGCTTAATTATGATCATTTTATTATAATTATTTATGACAAAATGACAATATGAGTATAAATTTATTAATGTGTTCTTCTAGTACTATTTCTATATTTTCTACTATTTCTATATTTTCTATATTTTCTACTATTTCTATTATTTCTACTTCTTCTTTTTGTCCTTCTTATGCGCCGTTTTATTATTTTACCGGCTTTATTTTTAGATAAATTATGCATATATTCATATTTATCTATATCATGAAAAATTGCACTAGCTTGTGCTATATATTTATTCACCATCTTCTCTTGCTCACGTAATTTATCTAGATCTATATTAGTCCATCCTCGATCAATACGATCAATACGTTCCCTCAGTTCTATTGCCTTAGTTGCCAGATTTTTTGCCATAAGGGCTTGTAAAACTAGATCAGGTCGCATGTGACCAAATTCATTAAGTTTAATTTGTGCATAAGCAACCAAAAAATATGGAAAAAAATATGGATTAATAAAGTCATTTAAATCTAAACGTAATTTCTTAACAAATTTATTTTCAAAATCATTATCTAATAAATCAATCAACTTTTCTTTTAAATCTCTCTCTCTTTCCGCAATATCTTCTTGTATAATTGTTTGTGCATTTAGTACATATTCATGATATAATGTTTCTAATTCTTTATAAAGCTCCATAATATTTTCAACTAATATATTTGTGTGAGATTTGAATACAGGTCTTATTCTAATACTATGACTTAATGGGTTTTCCAACACCAGTGTTATGCTATTATTAGCATTTTTCAAATACTTTAATAATGTCTTTATATGCATATTATTTATAATATGACTAGAGAGAGACATATAATATATATATTATAAACATTAAAATATTATAAACATTATAATATTATAATATTATTTAAATAACATGGATTTAGACATTACTAATTATGACTATGATGATATATTAAAACTGTTTAAATTATCAAATCAGTTTACTATAGAAGACTTGAAAAAAGCAAAGAAACAGGTTTTGTCAAGTCACCCAGATAAGTCGGGCCTAGATAAAAGTTATTTCTTATTTTTCTCAAGCGCCTACAAAATCCTATTTAACATATATAATTTTAGAGAGAAACATAGCTCAACAACAAATTTAAACAATTATAATGAAAATTATAATGCACATAAGGATGAATTTAACGCATTATTAATACAAAAAGTAACTAGTAATAAATCAAGCGCCCAATTTAATACTTGGTTTAACGAGCAATTTGAAAGCTTTAAAATAACAAACGATTACGATGCAAACGGATATGGAGACTGGTTAACAAGTAAAGATGATAACAACAATGAAGAAATTGTAAAATGCAAAGACATGAATAGCCTACATAAGATTATTGAAGAAAAGAAGCAAATAGCAAGAACACAAAATTTAGTAATAAAAAAAGATGTATGCGAATTTAATAATACTAATTATTGCGATTTAACAAATTCAAAACCAGAAGACTATAGCTCTGGACTATTTAGTAAATTTCAATATGAAGATTTAAAAAAGGCACATAACGAGAGCTTAATACCGGTAACCAACGAAGACATTACAAATAATTATAGCTCATTGGAAGATATAAGAACTAAACGAGCTAGTCAACTATTAGCTCCATTAAAACACGATGAAGCAAAGAGCTATTTAAATAAATCAAAAGAAGATGATAATAATATATCAGCGTCGCGCGCATATAGCTTATTTAAACAAGACGAATTAAATAAACAAAAAAATGATAAATTTTGGTCTAATTTAAAACGCTTAAACTAATTTATTTAAAATGATAAAATTTATAATAATCTATAGATAAAATTTATAATAATAAGATTAATTTTATAATTAATCTATATATAAACTATATATATTATGAATATGAAAAATTTGAATTTCAAGAATTTATTTGTAAGTATATTAATATTAATAGCTGTGGGTTATATTTATAATAAATTTAAAATAAACGTTGACACTAATACAAAAGTTGAGGAATTAAATGTAATAAAGAAATATTTATTGAATGATCAAACCGATGACGCAATAATTAAGTTAAGTGCAAACAAGAAACCAATATTATGGCTACACATTGATTACGCTAAAAATAGCAGAAAATGGGAGGCGTTTGGCTCACGAAATTCACTAGAATTAAATCAGGATTATTTATACTTAACAATAATGAATATCATAAATAAGTGTGGCGATTATTTTCATATTATTATAATAGATGACGAATCGTTTTGTAAGCTATTAGAAAATAATTGTATGGATTTGAACAAAGTAGGTGATCCGATTAAAACGAATTTAAGAACATTAAACATAATGAGGTTATTACATACTTATGGCGGCATGTATATAGAAAACTCCTTTATTTTATTTAGGTCATTAAATAAGGTTTATGATAAGGTGCTAGAAAGTAAAAAAATGGTAAGTGGAGAATTTAAAAACAGCGCTTCAAATTCGCATAGCGTGCAAGTTATGCCATGTACCAAATTTATTGGCTGTGTTAAAGAATGTAAAACAATGAAAGAATTTATTAATCATTTAGAAATATTATATAGCAACAATTATTCAAGCGATATAAGTATTCAGGATTTAATTAATAAATGGTTATTGCAAAAAAATAAATGTAATATGTTAGATATAATAGATGGCCGGTTTTTAGGCACAAAAACAATTGCTAACAAATTAATAGATTTAGAGGATTTAATGGGGTCTACATATTTAGAATTAAATATTAAGAGTTATGGTTTATATATTCCAAGTGATGAATTATTAAAAAGAAATAAATATAATTGGTTTTGCAAGTTAAACAGTCATGAGGTGTTAGAAGCAAATACAAATTTATCAAAATATTTAATATTAACTAATCAAATGAGAAATGATTAATAGACACAATACTAACGCAATACTAACGCAATAATTAGGTTTATAAAAGTTTTGCCAATTGTTTTTTGGTGTCTACTGTGAGAGAAGGGGGAAATAAAATATTAAATTTAATTATAAGATTGCCCACAAAAGCATCTCTCACAAACCCCATATTATTTATGATTTTTTCATAATTAAAGTGAATAATTTCGCTACAACTAATGTTATAACTTTTATTATTAATATGATTTAACATAAAGCTAAATCCTATTAGTGCGTCCTTTAGGGAAATAGATTTAGTATATAAAATATCTAGTCCATTTCTCTCAAATAATTCATGAGGTTTTAATAATATTATAATTTTAACATTACTGTGACTAACACCATTATTTACATAACTATTGCCTTTATTAACTAATGTAATGATTTCATTATTATCAATACCTTTGGGTATTTGTACATAAAGAGTTTCTTTTTCATGCCCTATAACATTATTAACAATAATTTTTCTTTCAACAACTATAGGTTTATTGCATCCATTATAAGCCTCATTATAATTTAATGTTAAGTTAATAATAATGTCTTCATAACTTGAGTTAGTATATTTATAAATCATAGTATTTGCGCCAATATTAGCGCTAACATTTGCGCAGCTAGCATTGGCGCTAACATTGGCGTTAATATTTGCGCTGCTAGCATTTACCAAATCATTAACTTGTTTCTTTTCACATAGTTTAATGCTATCATAATTTCTAACTAATATTGAATAAGCATCATTTATTTTATTAAACAGCTCACTGCTAGCATTACCATTTTTATCCGGATGATGTTTTATGGAGAGTAACCGGTATGCTTTTTTAATGTCGTTCAATGTGGCATCTCGAGTAACATTTAATATGTTAAAATATACATCATAATTCATATTATCATAATTCATAACTTTATATTAATATTAAAATATTAATATAATAATTGCTTAAATATTAATATAATAATTAGTTAAATAATTATAAGTAATAATACAATAAATTTATAATATGAATGAATTGTTAATACATAAATACAAACCGCATAATATTAACGATTTATTGTTAAGTGAAAATAATAAAAATTTGTTGAATAACTTCATAAAAAACAATTATTACAATATAATTTTTGAAGGTAGCTCAGGGTGCGGGAAATCAAGTTTAATAAATATAATTTTGCAAGAATATTATAAAGGAAATAAGAAAATAATAGAAACTAATGTATGTTATATTAGTTTATTGAAAGATCAAGGAATTAATTTTTATAAAAACGAGGTGCGTATTTTCATAAATAACTGTATAAACAATAGCTATAAAAAGTTTATAGTTATTGAAGATGTGGAATTCTTTTCGGACATTATTCAAATGTATTTTTTCGAGTTAATAAAAAATCACAAAAACAGCATTTTTTTCATGTTAACAACCTCCAATAAATTAAAAATAAATAATAATTTATTGCATTTATTGGATATTATAAAATTTGAGCAAGTAACTTATGAATGTTTATGGATTATATTAACACACATATTAACACAAGAAAACATTACTATTGACGACACAATCAAGAAATATATAATAAAATTATCTAATAATTCTATAAACAATTTAATAAACAATATAGAAAAGATAATATTATTATACAATAATTTCATATCATTAAAGGATGTTAAAGAATTAGATATCGAATCGAACATTGTTATAGAGCATTATGACGAATTAATTGAACATATTAATAATAGCAATAAAAAGGAAGCACTAGATTTTATGTTAAATCTAATAAATAAAGGTTATTCTATAATCGATATATTAGAGAATTTTTTATATTATATTAAAGAAATTAATAACGCAATAAATGAAGAAAAGAAATTTTTAATAATAAAATTAATAGTAAATTTTATAAATAATTATTTCTCAATAGAAGAAGATAATATACAAATAATATTTTTTACAAATCATCTTTATAATATTATAAACAACTAACTAATAATAAAATAAATAATAATAATATAATATAATATAATATATTATGATTTAAAGACAAAACTACAAACTATAAAGGGCAAATTCTAAAGACATCACCCTAAGAGCTTATTCTACGCGTTTCAATATTTGTCGAAGCTAAATATATAGAGTTTTCGGTACATATGATGTATACCGCCTCAATTTTGTATATTTTAACAATCGGACTAGTGTATTCTTCTTCATTTTTGACTAATAACTTTTCTTTATTTTCTTTAACTCCAATCATGACTTTCTTATCAATGGAATCCAGCCAATAATCCAACATAATGGGCTTATCTTCATTAATGGAAATCTTCGCTATATGGGGCCATATACTTGAAGGCGGCAATACTACTTTTTCATTGTCGCTACTCATTTATATAAATGTAATACTAAAAAACTTTAAATTGTTTTTTGCTATATATAATATTATTTTCTTAAGAACCTCCTAAATATATATTGTAAAATATCTTCTTAAATAAGTTATATTCATTATTATAATAATAGTTATAATAATGTTATATTATAAGGTATAATGGAATTATATAATACGTTTATAAATTCATTAAAAACGTATACGCATATATTTTATAAAAATATGATGTTTAGATATATAAATAAACCTAATTATTTGGAATTTATTTATTTAAAAGGATTGTTTTTATTAAGAAATAGTTTTTTAATGCTAGTTATAAATGCAAGTGATAACATAACAATAACTGCATTATTGGAAAAAGCACATATATATTTTATTGAATTTTTAATTCAAATAAATATTAATTGTGCTAGTTTTGATTTAAAACTGAGAGATGCTGTCATGTTTACATATAAAAAAACCATTTTGTCATGCAAACAAACAAATGCTAACAACAATAATAATAATAACAATAATAATAACACATTAAAAGAGGTCGACGCCAATTCAAATATACTATGCAATATATTTTACATAATAAACAACTTTAATTTTGTTGAGCATCTAAACGAAGAACAAGACCAAGACGAAGAACAAGACCAACACCAAATTCAAAACCAAGACGAAGAACATAACATAATATGTTGCAATAAATTTATAACAAATAAATTAAATTCTATTAAAACATTAGAAAACAAACTATTAAAAATAATGGCTGCTACTGCTTCTAATACTAATGCTAATGCTGATGCTAATGCTAATAATCCATTATTAACAGATTTAAACAATAAAGTATTAGAATTGCGAGCCACTATGGAAAAAACAATTGATACACATGTCAAAGATACAAACTATAATATTAATATGTTAAATAATATACATGCGTTGCTCGATACTTATTGAATAAACACGAATTTTTTCTTTATTTTTTTATTTTGTATTTGCTTAATTCTGGAGCCTTCAGTAAATATATTATCATATTCTGCCGATAAAATATTCTTAATATATTCATATACAATATCTAAGGTTGCTTCGTCACATTTACCAACAATTAATATACTTCCTGTTCTAAAAATCATATAAGAAATTTTAACGTCTTTATCGTTGCAATAATAAATGCACCTAATTCCTGGATATGAACATGGATCATAAATTGCATTAATATTATACTTATTCCGTAATATGCTGTATAAAATCTCTCTATTAATATAAAATCCACAATGAAAATTAGAATTTATTAATACATTTTCTGTAATTCTATAATTACAAGTTATTTCACTATCAATACACTTATTTAATATAGCCAATAAGTCATTAATTATAATGTTTAGCTGCTCATCGTTTTGAATACCTGGGATCTCTATTTTGCCTGTATTGAAAATTTTAACATGTATTTCCTTGAAAATATTAGCAATATATATTCTTAGCGATAATACAAAACAATTATAGAAAGCACTCTTATCTTTATTGCGGGTATATAATAAATCTTTTTTACATAGTCCAATGCTTAATTTCCGAATATGCTTGAATTTTTTATCAGTATCAATATGGGTAATAATTTTATTATGAACGTTACTAATATTAAGCGATTGCGCTAACATTTTTTCATATTCGTCCCTGCATTCAAACGAAAATTTAATTTGTTTTTTTATAATACCTTTTTCTTGTTTGTTATAGTCGGTAATAGGTAAAAGCCAGAATGTTGTGAAAATATCAAGGCTTTTATTCAAAAACAAAATTTTAGTTTTTGTAGAAATATATATATTTGAACAATTTTTACCAAAATCTTGCTTAGGAATAGCCTTTTTTTGTAAATTAATAATGCTTCCATTTGATCTATTGAAAGCATTATCAAGGCAATCATTTTTCGCATCATCAACGCCTACGTCAACTCCTTTGTCAACAATGTCATTTTTTACATATTCATTTTTCATATCATCATTGGATTTATTATAATTGGACGTGTCATTGTTTTCTAAAAACATTAGCCATTCGCCTTCAATACTCATGAATAATAACTATTATTAAGTATTGTTAATTATTGTTTATAATTGTTTCAATTATAATATTTAATATGTATTTTTAAAACATATATTTTTTCAACTTAAAGAAAATCGCAGACTTTCAACTTAAAGAAAGCCCATCATCGCTTTTGAATAAATAATATAAATTATAAAGTATAATATTTTTATCATATAATTTGTTGTAATTATTGATAAAAAATTCCATTTTATTTATTAATTTATTATCAATATTACATATATTATTTTTCAATATGCTATGTAAATATAATTTTATGAACTCGCTATAATTGAATTTATGCTTTAGCTCTAACGACAAAAATGATTTTTTAAAATATTCATAAGAGCGACTATTATTTATAATATAAAGATTTTTATATATATCATCAGTAATAAAATGTTTAATATTGTCTTTACTTAATTGCAAATAATTGATCATGGCTCGTATATCGTTTTTAAATGTATTTATAATGTTTTTCAAACATTCATCTGATACCTGTATTTTTTCATTGTTAATTATATAGGTTAAGAAGTTATGAATTTCATTAAAAGGAATTGTATTGAATTTTAATTTACAAAAATAGTTTTGCAAATTATTATCTATTTTCGTAATATAATTACAAATTAAACAATATCTAACATTATAATTACTATAATATTCTATTAAATATTTTAAAGCCAATTGAGCACTATTTGTCATATAGTCGACTTCGTCCAATATAATAAACTTAGGGCCTTCAAAAAACAAATTGTCACTCACTACAAAGGTATACAAATTATTTCTAATAATTTCAATACCTCTCTCATGTGACGCGTTTAAATGAATTATTTGCTTCTTATTATCTTTATAATATTTGGTTAAATAACTATTTATTAGATTTATTACTGTTGTGGTTTTACCTGTTCCTGGTGGTCCATATAAAAGCAAATTGGGGAAATAATTTTTATCAAGAATGTTTTTAATTAATAGCTTGTTATAATTACTTAAAATAATTTTTTCTAAGTTAGATGGGCGATATTTTTCATTCCAATTCATATTTTTGTCATTTTTTGTTACATTCTTTGTTACATTCTTTATATCCATATTTGATACATTCTTTATATCCATATTTCTTATTAAATAAGTAATCAATAATAATCTATATTGTTTTAAATAATATTTTAAATAATAAATTAAAACAATATAAATTATATGTTATTTATTTAATTAAATAAATGCTGCCCAAGAAAAAAGGAAGAAAACCAAAGTCCTATTATGAGAATTTAAAACTGCAAGAATTATCAAACAACTCTATAACTCCAACAAATGATGCGTTAAACACTCTAATAAATGATATAATAAAGGATGTAATAAGTGGTGACAACGAAAGTAGTGTAGACATATCTAAGGTGGTAGTTCATAAAAAGAGAGGTAGAAAACCAAAAGGAGGAATAATTATAGAACAAAATAAAATAGAAATACAAACCGAAATAAAACCAAACATTATTTTACATTTAAATTGTAAATTAAATGATATAATTACCGGAGAGCTTAACTACGATCCAACCGTTTATAATATAAAAGAATTTGATAATATGAATATCAAATACGATTATATTGAAAATAAAAACGATAATACTATAAATAATGATGACAATATAAATAGTATAAATAATACAAACAACATTGCAAACAACAATACAAACAACAATACAAATATTTCAAACAAAACAAACAATAATACAAACAATAATACAAACAATAATATAAACCTTTCAAACAACAATATAAACCTTTCAAACAATTCAAACAATTCAAACATTTCAAACCTTTCAAACAACAATTCACACGACACTATGTTCTTTAATAACGAAGAAAACATGTTAAATAATAATGAAAAAAATTTATACAATAAAGCTTTATCAAAGAAATTAGAAGATTTATCTAAACAACTAAAAACTAACAATATTAATAAAAAGAGCGCATGCTTTTGGTGCACCTATAATTTTGATAATCAAACAATACTTATTCCCAAATATGAAATTAAGAATACATATTTTTGTTACGGAAATTTCTGTAGCCCAGAATGCGCGTGCTCTTATTTGATGAATGAAAATATAGAGAGCTCACAAAAATTTGAGAGATATTATTTACTTAATAATATATACGGTAAAATTTATAATTATGAGAAGAATATTAAATTGGCTCCTTCGCCTTATTATACATTAGAGAAATTTTATGGAAATTTAAATATTCAAGAATATAGAAAATTATTAAAACATGAACGACTGCTATTAGTGGTAGATAAACCGCTATCAAAATTAACACCCGAATTATATGATGAAAATGAAGACTATATACTAAATAACAAATCCATCAATAATAAACAAAATTCTAATAAGAATTATAAAATAAATGTAAAATAGATTTTTGCAAAATAATAAATATTTTTTAAAATTGTTTTAAAATATTTATTAAACTAATTTAAAATATAACTATTAATATTTATAACATGGATAGCGATCTAACGTTGCTTATTAATAAATTATCGCAAGATATTACACAATCTTTAAGGTCAAATTTTACTGTTTTTATAGAAAAAAATAAAGCAAATAATGAACTAATGAATAGTCTAAAAACATTATTGTCGAAGTTACCTGAACATATTGAATTAAATGATAAATTTATTGAATTATATGAAAAATATAATAAACTAACACAGGACCACGATGAGCTACTTGAAAAATATAATGCATTAAAAGAGAGCAAAGGTAATATTGTTATTAATGTAAATGAAGTCGCTGAGCAGAGCTCGAAAATTATTAAATTAACAAGCAAAAGTGCTGAAAAAAATACAGGTGAATTAGATGTTAAGAAACATGAAGATACATGCGTAAATGCAGTATTAGAAGAAGAAGAGGAGGAAGAAGAAGAAGAGGAGGAAGAAGAAGAAGAAGAGGAGGAAGAAGAAGAAGAAGAGGAAGAGGTAAACGCAGTAAAGGAAGAGGAAGAGGTAAACGCAGTAAAGGAAGAGGAAGAGGTAAACGCAGTAAAGGAAGAAGAAGAAGAAGAAGAGGAAGAGGAAGAGGAAGAAGAAGAGGAAGAGGAAGAGGAAGAGGTAAGCGTAAGCAAAGCAAAAGCAAAAGGAAAAGAAGAAGATGATGAAGAGGAGGAAGAAGAAGAAGAAGAAGAGGAAGAGGAAGAGGAAGAGGAAGAGGAAGAGGAAGAGGAAGAGGTAAACGCAGTAAAGGAAGAAGAGGTAAGCGTAAGCAAAGCAAAAGCAAAAGAAGAAGAAGAAGATGAAGAAGAAGAAGAAGAAGAAGATGAAGAAGAAGAAGAAGAAGAAGATGAAGAAGAAGAAGAAGAAGAACTAGTTTTAATTACTATTAAAGGTAAAGATTACTACAAAAACGAATTAAACAATGATATTTACGAATGCTTACCTAACGAAGATATTGGAAAATGTCTTGGAAAATTAGTCAATAATAAAATTAGCAAATAGCTAATGAAAAAAATAATTAATAAAAAAATAATTAATGAAAAATCTCATCATAATTAAGATCTATGTTTTCCTCTATAATTTTATATGAATTATTAATTTTATAGTTAATATATTGTTCTATAAGCTTAATAATTCTATTGTATACTAATTTGATATGGGTTTCATCATATTTGTCAGATACAAATATGTGCAGTAACAAATTTTTTTTATTTGTACAATACAATTGAGTATTACAAAATATAAAATTAAAATTATTATATTCACTACTATATTTAGTTAATATTTTAGTAAATATTATATCTTGCTGATCAATATGTTTTAATAAATTATTTTGATATAATATAAAATTATTGTAAAATATTTTGATAATGTATGTAATATCGTTCAATTGCCATATTTGGTATAAAAATATGTTTTTGTCTATACAATCACAAAATGCAAAATTATCCAATATTTTTTTATATATTTTTAAGTCGGCACTAGATAAATTAACATTAAATAATTTAATTATGTTTTCATGTAATAACAAACTTAGGCTTGTTCTATCTGAATAATTTATTATATCTAAATTATCCAAATTAAATCTATGTTCAAGTAAATTCTTTGTCAATAATTTAATATTGCTGTTGTTAATAATAGTATTATTAGTTGAATTATTGACGTTATTAAATTTTAATTCTATAATATTATTGCAATAAAAATAGTCTATATTTATTAATTTATAAAATTTATTGTCAAGATAATCTAAAATATTATTTACAATAATAGTACTATTTTCTAAGTCAAAAATAGCAGGATATAATTTTAGAAGTATATTTTTTAATTGACTATTTGATGGGGGGCTAATTTTTAATAGTGTCGAAATTTTATATAATTCTGTAAATTTTTTCTCTTCTTGTAATGTATTTATAAATATAAAAGGTATAGGCTTATGATTATTCTTTTTTTTCAATAATTTGATCAAATTTGTAAAATAACTCTTATCGCTATAAGAATAATAGTTTATATTGTCTACAATTAAAGCACTACTATGTTTATTATTGAAAAACATGGAATACACATCGCTGTGGTTTGTCATGTTTATCAATTCATCAACACTTAATTTATTTTGATTACAATCAATATAATTAATATTGTATTTTAATGAGTTAAGAATATTTTTAATTATAGTCGTTTTACCGATCCCAATATCGCCATATACATATAAAAATTTTGGAGAATTAGGCTTATCTAAATTTTTAATATAATTGGTTACATTAGCATATATATATTTAATATCATTAGCATTATAATAATTTATATATTCCATCTATTATTTTTATTAACATTATTTTTATGTATTTTTTTAATTAAATGAGTTAAATTATATTTACTAATAATTTCTATTATAAGATCTTTGCATTTTTTGTTATTACTATTATGGGTATTATTGGATATATTGGATATATTGCTATAATAATAGAAAAAATCAATCAAACTATAAAAACGTAGATTTTTATAATATATAGTATTATGCTTTTTAATAACTAGCTCTCCACTAACCAACTTTTGTACATACAAATTTAACACTATTGCGCAAAAAAATAACAAATCATGTTTTAATAAATAATAATAATAATTATAATTATTAAAATTATAAATGATATTTGCATTGTCATTGTTATTATTGTTATTATAATGATTATAATGAATATTATCATAGCGACAGCTATAATATTTATTGAAATTCTCCTTGTTTAAACTATATTTTAGTAATGGATCAATATGGGTCCATATTAAATTTAATACTTCATTAGGTAATGAAGCATATAATATTATAGACATTTTATATATATTTTTATTATTTATAAATATATTATAAATAATAAAAATTCATGTGTTTAAATTAACTTATTAACTTTGTTATTTCATTAATAGTAAGTTTAATTAATTCATTTTCGCGCTTTAAAAAGTCTAGCTCTTCATTTAAAACTAAATAGTCTTTGTAAATAGTTTTTAATAAATTAGTCTTGCTCTCTAGTTCATCTAACCGCAAACTAAGTTTATTTATTATAGCCATTTGCTCTTGAAAAGCTTTTATCAAGATAACATCAAAACAACTATATTTAACAGATTTATAGCTTTCCGTTTTACCAAGATTAATATCTTGTATGCTTAATAGTCCATCGTTAACTAAAGACGGAAATAGTTCCTCTAATTCTTGCGCCACAACACCTATTAATTTAGCACCATTAGAGCCCTTCAGGCTATAATTAACTACTCTGACTTTTAGTAAGTCTTCTAATTTAGGTGTAGCGTCAACTATATTTTCTTTTAATCTAATGTCGCTTAATGTTAAAATATTTCGTGTTAGACTAACAATACGCCCGCCTGCTGTAAAATGTATAGTATTAGTATTTGTAGGATTTAAGGATGTGTCACGAGAATACCATCTTGCTATTACAGTAGTTGATATGTCAGTAGGAAAATAAGATGAAGAAAACCCACTTGAATGAAAGAAAAAATTATTAAAAATAGTGAAACTATTTCTCAATGTATATGTGGTAGATAGTGTCATAAAGATTGCTTGCCTATTATTATTAAACCCTAAATCAGTCCAACCGCTATTACTAAATTGAACCCCTTGATCACCTAAAGTATTAGGTTCATTTATAGCAAAATTTTGATAATTCCATGCATCCACATTAATCCATTGCCAATCTATAGATGTTTTACCACGGCCATCGTTAGGGGTAGGAGGATTAGTCACTCTCTTTCCACCTATCCATACACTATTGTTTCTAGCACTAATTTTAACAAGTTCATTTTCTACTTCGTTTTGTATAGATGCAAAAAAACGACTAGATGATGCTCTACTATTATGTGTCGTCCAACTATCATTCTGTGGATCTAACTCATATTTTTTAGCAGTACTATTAAAATGAAATTTAAAATTAGGAGCTACAATTATAGTGTTTGCATTTGTAATTTTAATACCACCAGCACTAAAAAAGTATTCATCACTGTCAACACTCGAATTATTAAAGTCTCGTTTACGAGGCATCAATGTTGCTAACCTAGTTAATGAACTATTTGTTAATGTACTATTTGTTAATTTCCAATATTCAACATAACCTCGCACCTTCCTATTAGCTGATGTGTCTATAAGAACATCAGGAAAACCTATAGCAAATACACAATCATTTGTGCTAATATTACTAATATCAAGGCTTCTAGGTCCAGCTGGAATACGAGTAGTGCTAGTATTAGGGTAAGTAAATGTAATAGCAGAACTAACATAATTTATAGTCTTAACAATGTTCCAATTAGTTGTAGACCAATTATAAATAAAGACATAATAAGTATTTGATACAATAATTTTCTCTGCATCAGAAGACATTTTAAAAGCTATAATATTTTTATAATTATTATAACTAGCATCTAATGTTTGGCGAGAACCTCTGGGAGTATTAAGAGTAGTTGTGCAGTTATATGTATAAAATTTATCATCAACACTAAATCCTAATACGCTAGGACTTTGAGAAAGTGTTACAAAATAACCAAAATTCGTATTAGTAGATACACCGAGAACACTAGCGCTATAGCTTGTTAAAGGATTAGACCCCCAGCTTCCTCCTGCTACACTATAGAAACCGTTAGAAAATGACCAAGTTCCGCCACTATAACTATATACTTTTATAATATTTCTTGTATCACCAAAAGCCAGTATTAATTGTGAATTAGTTAAACCATTATTATAATTAAAATTTATAGCAAGATTTTGAAGATTTTTTCTCCAATTAATATCTGTATATTGTGTCGGTATTATTCCAACGCTAGTCTCAGTATATGCCGAAAAATTAACACTTATAGAAGACCCTATAGTAGTCCAACCATTTGAGTTTCTAATATATACAGTAACGTCACTTGCTTTACCAAGAGCAACAAACATCCCATCATTAGTTATTGCTATACATGAATAACTTGTAGGTATACTATTAACACTAAATGGTGAAACATAATTTGAATTGTTGTTACTATTATCAGAAATTTTAAATGAACCAGTTGTTAAACCATTATTAGCATTTCGTACATAAGTGTAAGTTGTTTTTGTATATTGATCAGTTATTATTTCTAGATAATTAGGAATATCAGAACTTATGGGTGTACATGTTACTACAACAGAACCATTATTTGAAGAGACAATATTAGGAAGTTTTGCAATTGATGTAGTAACAGGTGCATTATTTGAACTTTTAATTACACTTATTGTACCTGTTTTTACAGGTGTTGTTCCTATTGGAACCGCGGTTGTTCCTATTTCAACTGGTGTTGTTCCTATTGGAACCGCTGTTGTTCCTGTTTGTGTTCTGCTCACCTCTGTTTTCATACCACCACGAAAAAATTTAGAATACGACCATGATTTAGATCCATTAGACCATTCCCAATCTGCAGAAGTTATCCCATACGGGTCTGTTGAATTAGATGTTCGTTTTCCACCTATATATACACCACTACTCCCTTTGTATAATGCATCGAGCCCCGAATTTACTATAAGAGTTCCTACCATATTATTTTGAGCTTCGTTTTCGATATAAGCCAAATTATATCCATAATATGGTCGTACTCGCGTGTCATGGTTTACCCAATTAGTTATAGTGCTACTTATCTTATAATGTGTTGCATCAATTTGTGCACTAGAACTTGGTAGTCGTTGCATATAAATACCTATATTTAGTAGTGTAGGGTCGTTGTCAGCCCATGTACCATTAGTATTCACAACAGCACGAGTACCAGAAAAACTTTTTGGTTCATTACTAGCAAAATTTTGATAGTCCCAAGCATCTCCGATGTTAGTACTAGGTCCTGTAACCCATTCCCAATTTGATCCTGTTTTATCTCTAGGATTTTCGGTTTGCCTGTCATCGCGTCTCTTTCCTCCTATCCATGCCCTTCCATTTCTGTACGCTAAATATCCTACCTCAGCGGCTTCGGCCGCAGTTAAAATTACAGCTAAAATACAATTTCTAGTTGCTGCAATATTGTTATGGTTTTCCCACGTATCTCTGTCATTATTAACTATCCAAGTACTAGGCCACCTAACATACACGGCTGGACGCTCAAAGGCTCCAAGTTGCCCTTGAATATCGATCCATGTGTTTTTATATTCGGGATCACTACTTGATGCGTTCCACATAACAACATGTTTTTCATTTATATTATTAGGTTCAGCACCTGCTACGGGTGCATAAGTAATAGTATAAACAGGGTCATATCTATAAACAGTATCATATCTATAAATAGGGTCATATCTATAAACTGTATCATATCTAAAAGTATCTTCTGGACCATAAGTTACAGTTGTCATCGTATACGAATAAGCCTCCTTTAAATTTGTGTCTTCAACATTATCATCAATATAAGTTATTGCATAAGGAAATACTAGCTCATCACTAACTTTTGCGCTATTAACTTTATTTAAAGAACTATCTATATAACCTAATCTAGAATATATTCGTAGAGGATCTGTCACAACTGACACAACAGCACTTACATCATTAGTCCTTATTAAATTTCTATTAAGACATAAATCAAAATCGGATTTAGAATATACACTATTACTAATACTTGTTATGTTATTATTTAGCACTAATAATGATGCATCACGTAAGCTATTTTTAGCAATATTTGTATTAAGACATAAATCAAACCCTGATTTTGAATAAAGACTTATACTCAAATCGCTCAAAACCCTATTTGCATTACTAAAATCAGTAATACTTTTAGCAATAGTTATAAAATCACTAGACAAAACTTGATTTAAATTCTGTGAATTTAATTTAAATGCTCCATAAATATCTAAAGTATTGAAACTCATGTCCAAGTTTTTTCTCAAGTCATTGGCTATAATACACGACCCATCTAAAAATCCAGAAAACTTGGCACTGTTTATTTCATTAAATTTTAAATTATTAGATCCTATGTTAAATCTATTAGCAAGACTAGGAATGCTATTTCCAGAAACACTAACTTGCCCTATAGAAACGTCAAAGTAATTATTCAATTTAACGTCTGGATACAATTGTGAATAATATAATTTTTCACAACTAATATCACCGTAAAAAACACTAATATTACTAATATTTGTAATATTTGTAACGGTTTCTTCAAAACTGAGCCCAATATTTAAAGGTTTGCTAATTTCTAATTTAGAATAGTCATCCGAACTTTTAATAATAATAGGAGTATTATAATTTGAATTTGAATTTGAATTTGAATTTGAAAATTTAATATAACATTTACTGTTTAATGAAGTATCTAATACTAAACTATATAATGTAACATCACTAAACACAGCTTTAGCTGGATTACTATTATTAGATTTATCATATCCAATAGGATTATTATAAATGTAGGTGTTAAAAATATTCATATTAGAAAAATCAGACGTTAATACATCACTATTATTAATACTACTGTCATAAAACATGCTGTTATTAAAATTAACTTCGCGAAATCGTGTTGATGACGCAGAGGCATCTGTAACTCCACCTTGATAAGTAAATGTTCCACGCAAATTTATACTTCCTATAATAGTTAACAAACCAGTATGAAGTATTCCATTTAAACACAAATCATTTGCATTAATAAAGTTGGTTTTTAATATATTAGAAATGTCTAAATCATTATTTATAGTCATATTATTGTTAACAACAACATGCTTATTATTTTGTGGTGTAATTAAAATTATATTATTTTGAGAACTCTCTATAACTAAATTATTATTAATTGGTCCAAGATTTAGGGATGAATTTATTCTTTGATTGTTATGATAAATATACGACGAATTAATCTTCCAAGGAAGATTACTATTATTATAATTCGCATAACTAATATCATGTTTATAACTATAATTAAGAGACATTTATAATAAGTATAATTATTATACTTATTATAAAAATTATTTTTATATTTATAAAAACTACAATAAGTATATAAAAAATACTAAAAATATAAAAATACTAAAAATATAAAAATACTAAAAATATAAAAATACTAAAAATATAAAAATACTAAAAATATAAAAATAATAATATTTTACATAGTAGTTTGTGTACATGCTTTAGGATTATTTGTAATTCCGTCCCAATGTATATTGCAATTTTTTGCCCATTTAGATTTTTCACAAATTATATCATTGGCAGAAGTCCCGCTAACATTAAATTTGGATGTTGGATAATTCCTACATTGAGTTGTTGCATATCCATCATTTATTTGATTATTTCTACATATTATTTCACCGGCACTATTATATGTAACATTCCAATAGTCGGGACAATCTGTAACAACAGGAGGAAAGACTTCTCCTTCTAAAGTTCTAAGTATAAGAACACCTACTATTATTAATCCCAATATTAATAATATACTAGAAACCATTAAAACAATTTTATTAAATTTAGTTATCATTAGATTATTAGATTATATAAATAATATATATTTTATTGAACAATTACATAAAATAATTAAAACTAATTAAAACTAATTAAAACTAATTAAAACTAATTAGAACTAATTAAAACTAATTAAAACTAATTAAAACTAATTAAAACTAATTAAAACTAATTAAAACTAATTAAAAATTATATTATAATATAATAAATGTCAAATTCAAAGTCAAATTTAATTGCAAATGGAAAAATCAACATAATGGGTCCTAATACTTCCACATTATTTTCAATGATGGACAAAATTCCGGTAAACACAAATACAAACTATCAAAATGTATTAGCAGGAAATCTTCAACGCTCACCATTATCAGATAGTTATTTTTCAAAGCAAAATATTCAATATATACAAAACGGAATAAGGCAAGGAGTTTATGATAAATCGCAAAGACGAATAGCGGTAGATCAGCAACCCGAAGATCAAATAGTAACGGTCATGAGATCTATGTATTTACAATATTCTAAAAATTTAGATACTAATATAGAAGCACAAGTAAAAGACTTAAATGGACTAGTATTAAATTTTTGTATAAATAACGTATTTAATGAAGCAGTTGCTTACTTAAAATATAGAGAAGACGCCAGCACTATGCATATTCCAATAACACATCCAATTTATTCAAATAAAACAAATAAAGTATTAGAACAAAAACCATGGTTTTAAACTAAAAACTAAATCATGCAAATATTAGACAATACTAGATGCTAGTTTTTCCTAATTTGCTCAAAATTTCATTTAATTTATATTTTAAAATAACATTTTCTTCTTTTAAAGTATTTATAATATTATCAAGCGATTTAGTATGTAGTTGTAAATCTTTATAAACATTGTAGTCTTCATTTAATGTTGTTATTTTGGTCTCAAGTTTGTTAATAATTTCTTGCTCTTCTTGCAAGGCTTTAATTAACATTAATGTGAAACAACTATAGTTAACAGATTTGTAGCGTTCGGTTTTGCCAGCACTAATATCTTCTGGGCTTGGTTCATTTTCTGAAACTAGACTAGGAAAAATTGTTTCTAACTCTTGTGCAATAACACCTATATGCTTATTACTACTAGCTAAACCTTTTAAATTATAGTTAACTATTCTAACTTTTAATAAATCTTGTAATTTAGGACCAGTATTAACAATATTTTCTTTTAATCTTATATCACTCCAACCGCCATAAGAATTATTTATATTAGTAATGTCTCCATTTGCATGAAATCTTATAACCGGATTATCCGTACTTAGCCAATTAGTTCTCCATTCGCTTATTATTGAACTATTATAACTAGTAGTAATTTTTTGTATATAATTACCCGAGCTTTCAAAAATAAACTTATCATCAAAAATTCTAAATTGATTAGCATTTGTAGTGCTTGTTTTTACATAATTTGTATTGAGACATGTGTCAACAAATGTGCGCGAATGTACATTTCCACTTAAACCAATAATTCTTCCGCTTAGTTCTTGAAATGATAGCTCAAATGCTGATCTTCTAACATAAATAGTATTAAGACATAAGTCAACTTCGCGTTGTGAATACACATTTCCACTTAAGCTAACTATTCTTCCACTTAGCTCTTGAAAAGAAAGATCTGCTCCCGAAATAGTTAAATAAGTACCTGTTAAAGTCTGGTTTAAATTATTTCCATTTAATCTAATAATTCCACTAATGTCCAAGTTATTAAAACTCATGTCCAAGTTTTTTCTCAAGTCATTGGCAAAAGAAGCAGTTCCACTTAAATCTCCAATAAATCTAGTACTATGTATTTCATTAAATTTGTAATCAATGGAACCTATGTTAAAAGTATTATTAATAGGAATAATATTTCCCGACACACTAACAGCGCCAATAGAAACATCAAAATAATTATTTAATTTTATGTCAGGATTTAATTGCTTATAATATAATGTATTGCAACTAATATCACCATTAAAAATGCTAATATTGCTAATATTTGTATTTATTGGTCTTGTTCCAATTATTAAAGGTTTGTTAATTTCTAATTTAGAATAATCATTAGAGCTTTGAATAAGCGTAGGTAAATTATTATTAATAGCATTAGGAAATTTAATAACATTTTGACCGTTTTGTGATCCATCAAAGGATAAGCTTTGTAATGAAACGTCGGTAAAAACCGCCTTGGATCGTAATATATTATTATTTTCATCATATCCAATAGCGCTATTGGATATATAAGAGTTTTTTATAGTACACAAGTCAATTATTGATGAAATTATTCTACTATCACTAATATCTCCGTCGGCAAACGTACTTAGAGAGAAATAAGTATTATCACCTTTAAAACCCACCTCCCTACCAATCGTATCTGAAAAATTGACCTGTCCTCTTATATTAACGTTTCCAATTATATTTATACCAGTCGAATTATTTAAATATAAAGTATTTGACAATGAAATATCATTAGCGCTTAGTCTATTTGTAGTAATAATATTAGAAACATCTAAATTATTATTTACAGCCATGCTATTTTTAACTATAACATTTTTATTTGCAGGTGTAGACATTATAATATTGCTAGTTGCGCTTTCTATTATTAAATTATTGCTTATAGTTCTAACTTGTGAAGAATAAGAACCGTCATTATAATTTTGATTATTATGATATATGTATGTTGTGTCAAACATAAAGGGTAATCCTGATTTATTATATTCAATATAACTAATATCATTGCTAGAATTATAAACAATTAAATTCTTAATATTTGGAGTAGTCATTTTTTTTATATTATGTTATATATTTTATATTATATTATATATTTTATAATATAAAATCATACAAAATTAAATAATTTTTAAAATAATTTTAGATTAACTTTTTAATGTTTAGTTCTAGTAGCACGCATTTTCTTGCCTCTCTTTTTCTTATGTCTTCTGCTATGTTTCTTAGACCTGCCCTCTCCTGATGGGTTGTTAATGCTGTCAATTCTTGACAATGCATCACTTAATTCCTGAACAAATGTATCCCTCGCCTTCCTCGCTTCATTAGCCGTCTTTTCTGCATCTTTAATGGCGCCAGGTATTTCATAATACATGCTATGTATGTCGTCTTGGTCTGATATTGTACACTTATATATTTTGTTAATGGCATTCATTGCAGATTGGTTTGCACGTGCGTCTGCTCTTGAAATCTCAGCATATTTTTTTTCTAAATGAGGTTTGATTATTTCACCAAAGTCTTTAAGTTTGTTTTGCGACATATTTTTTATAATATAATAAAATATTATAAAAAATAGTATAAAAAATAATATAAAAAATAGTATAAAAAAATAATATAAAAAAAATAATAATAAATTATTGTTCTAAAATCTCTATTTATTTATTTACTTTTGCTTCTTAGATTTTTTAGACTTATCTTCACTTTTAACATTACTTTCCAAAAATTGGCTATAAGCAGTCTTCAGGGTGTCCAGCTCTTTTAGCCACATATGCTCTAAAGTGCACGCACTAATAGTTGCTAATTCGTTTTTCTTAAGCTCGTGCTCATTCAATAATTTTTCGACATTTTCTTTACAAACGGAATCCATAGGCATTTTTACCAAATAATTGTAGTCATGTGTCTCTCCCAAATCAAATTTAAAGTCCTCCATAATTTTATAAATCGCGTCTTTCGACTTCTTACGCAAATCAATTTTATCATCTAAATTATATTGAATAAAACGCGCTTTATTGCTTAAAACTTTAAGTTCGCACTCAATTTTCTGTATAATATGCTTCTTTCGCTTAGCATAATAATCATAACGAATAACATAATAAGTGTCAATAATAGCATATACATTGTCATATTTATTTAATTGCTCCTTTTCATTAAATAAATGCATATTAGTAGTACACTGGCTAGTATATAGCTTCAAGTATTTTTCTAATCCATTAATGCCATAATCGTGTTCTTCCGAAACTAATTTAGATAAAATTCCCGGATAAAATGACACCTCAAAATCAACAGTTATGTCGGTAGACATATCCACAAAATCTTTGACATATTCATCGTTGCACTTTGAAGATTTGCTTTTGCTAGATTTTGCATCTAAAATCCCTTCCAAAAATTCTTTATAATCTTGTGTCCATGTTCCTACAGGAAGCTCGCTAATGCGAATTTTGTCTGGTCCAATACTTTCATAACATCCCTTAATAATGTATTTTTTATACGTTGCGTCGCAAGGGTAAATTTTCCCCTTAAAACCTTGATAATAAGGCTCAATTAACAATGCTTTATTACACACATTATTTAATTTTGCCTCCAAATAGTTAATAATTTGAATAGGATTATAGCACATAATATCTGTGCTAAACCCTGTTCCTATTCCTTTTGTTCCATTTACAAGGATCATTGGAATAACAGGCATATAATAAATCGGTTCAACACTCGACCCATCATCATCAATATAGTCTAAAATAGCATCATCAAGCTCTGAAAATATTTTGCGTGTAATAGGATTTAAATACGTGAAAATATACCTTTCAGAGGCTGCGTCTTTGCCGCCTTGGAGACGTGTTCCAAATTGTCCTTCCGGCTTAAATAAGTTAATATTATTTGAACCGACAAAATTCTGGGCTAAACCAATAATTGCCCCGTTTAAACTTGCTTCACCGTGATGATAACACGACTGCTCAGAAACATAGCCGCTAAATTGCGCGACTTTAATTTCGCTAGTTAATTTCTTTTTAAGAGCACAATATAGGATTTTTCTCAAACATATTTTAAGACCATCACAAATGTTAGGAATAGAACGCTCATTATCATAAATAGAGAAATGTATCATGTCATTATTTATGAATTCGCCGTAAGTTACACATGATTTGGACGTATTTAAATAGCTAGAGCGATCATAATTAGAAAGCCACTCTTTGCGGTCATTTGCTCGTTTCTTATTAAATACTTTGTCAATGCTTTCTCTGCATGTTTCAACGCTTGTAAAATTTACAATCTTTTTATGTGCAAAATATTCTTTAAACTCTTTGCTTGTGCTTGTTCCAAGACCCTTATAATATTTCACGGACCACTTAGCAAAATCGCTGTTCTCTTTTTTCCAATGCTCATATTCGCCATTATTGTAAAAAGGAATTACTTCTTTGCCATGTGTTGCTTTTAAAATGGGCGTATTCATGTAGCCAATAAATTCGGGTATTTCAATTAATGAGCTCCACTCGCTTTCGATCATATTAATTGCAAGCCCTTTAATATGACTACCGTCTAAATCTTGGTCTGTCATAAATAAGAGCTTGCCATAACGCAATTTAGTATTAACGTCATGCAAAGTGTAACTTTTACCGTGCTCTAGTCCGACAATTTGTTTAATTTCGCTGATTTCTTTATTTTCGCCAATTTTGCCAATACTTTCGCCCCTAATATTAAACATTTTGCCTTTCATTGGATATACACCAATAAAGTTTCGGTCTTCACGTGAAAGACCCGAAATAATGCCGGATTTAGCGGAATCGCCTTCACAAAGAATTAATACACATTGCGATGATTTTGCAGTTCCGGCAAAATTGGCATCTACAAGTTTAGGAATATTGCGAATTGTTTTACATTTAGACCCGTCGCTTTTCTTAACTGCTTTATTTTCTTTGACCTCAGTTAAATTACACGCAGTAGCCATTACTCCCATTTTTGCCAATTTTTCAATAAATTTGCTGGAAACCTCGCATGACGACCCAAAATTAGAAATGGCGCTATTTAAATAATCCTTGGTTTGACTATCGAACGCAGGATTTTCAATAGTGCAATTTACGAAAATCATAAGTTGCTCCTTGATTGATGCCGGCTTAACATCAATATGCTTTTTTTCTTTAATATAAGTTGTTAATTTCCGCACAATTTGATTAACAATATATTCAACATGCTTACCGCCTTTTGATGTAAAAATCCCATTTACAAAACTTACTTGAGTAAATTCTTCGTTGGGTGCTAAGCAAACCGCATACTCCCACCGCTCATTTGCTTCCTCATAAATTCGCTCTTTGTCCGCCTTTGATCCAATATATAGATCAATGTAATTCATAAATGTTTTAATGTCAACCGGGCTAGAGTTGTATTTTACTTTGATTGATTTATTTGTAACGGCAGCAATATCATAAACTCGCCGCCTTAATAGCGCAATAAAGTCTTTGTCAAAACCTTCAATGCCTAGGCGCTTAAAATCGGGCTTAAAACTCACACTTGTATAAGGTTTAGTTTTGCATTTTGTAATTTTAGGCTTTTCAATAATGTTTAAGTTGTCTTTAAATTCTTGAACATATTTTTGTCCGGTTTTAGCATCAACAGTTTCAATCTTGCCCCATGTTGACCAAATTAATACAAGCTTAAAGCCGAACCCGTTTTTGCCTCCTACAATTTTCTTTTCTTCTTTAATATAATTAGTAGATGTTCGCAGATTGGCGAAAATAAGTTCAGGGATCCAAACTTTATATTCGGGATGAAGTGAAATGTCTATACCGTTGCCGTCATTTGTTAGTGTAATAATTCCGGTTTCGTCAATAGATATGTCAATCTTTGTAACAGGATAATTGTTTTCTTCGTTAGACGAAGTAGAAGAAGATGAAGAAGCAGAAGCAGCAGCTATTAATTGCTCCATACGAATAGCATGATCTCGACAATTTACAATACCTTCATCAAATAATTTATACAATCCTGGAATATAATTGATTTGTTTTTCAACAATTTTATGATTTGCTTCATCATAAATATGAACATTAGAGCTAATTTTTTCAATAGAACCAATATATGTATCTGGATTATCTAATACATGCTCTTTGTCGGATTTCTTCTGATATTTCTTAGAAAGATCATCGTTGGAAGCCATACTAAAATTATTATGTATTTACTATTTATATAAAAATTTAAAAAACTTCAATTTTTATTATAAATGTTTTTGATTTATATATTTATATAAATGTTTTAAGATATAATATTTTTAATTTAATATTTTAAAATATAATATACAAATAATGACTAGTTGTTTTAGTTTAATATCTAATTATAGAGATATTAGTTATAATAAATATATTTTTCATAATAATGTTACAAATGTTAGCTATGGTTTATATCCTAATTTAAATAATAATTATTTGATTAGAGGTGTGCCTTATAATTATCCATTAACCTTTTTTTCACAAACACAAACACAAACACAAGCCCAAACCGATATATCTAATATACTAAGATTTGGACCTTTATCAAATAATCCAATCATTATTTATGTATCACGAGGACAGGACATTAGTTTTAATAATGGCGACTATTTTAGATTTTATGATCAATCTTTTCAATTATTGAATATAAATCATGGCTATAGAAGAGTTTACGATAGCTCACTAACGGATGTTAGAAGTAATTTTTATTTTATGAATAATAGAAGTTATAAATTTATAGCCGGCCAAGATTTTAGCAGTAGTTTTCCGTTTACAATAAGCGGTAATTTATTAACAACAGGAAATACCACTTTAAATACTAGCGATAATAGTTTTATAATAAACATTCCAAATGATGCTGACAATAGCGGTAATAAATTGTTTTATAGAGATCTTGATAATGATATAAGCGGTAATTTATATATATTGCGAGATGTTAGCGGATTAAAATATTATTATGGAGACATTAGTTTTTCATATATATATAACGTTGAAACAAGTAATGTGCTGTTGTCCATAAAATCGTACGACTTTAGTTATGGTACTAGTGTCCCTGATTTTGGCAATAAAGATGTAAGCAACAATAATTTTTTCTACTACTCTTCAACATGTCAATATGTAATTACTAATAATTTACCCAATAATAATGAATTTTTAAACAAAGTTAGCGCAATTGATATTTCGCTTAGTGACACAAACACCATGTTAAGCTTTAACAAAAATAGACATTCTAGCACCATAAATAGTATAGCAAATAGTAATCCATCTATTATTTATGATTTAAGTTTTGGATTAGGAAAAGGGTCATACATAATTGTTGAAATATCAAGTAATTATCCAATGCGCTTAAAAAATGAGGATATAAGTAATTTAATAGCTATTGACATTAGTTATCAACCCGCCAGGTTAAAAAGTAATACTTATGCTGGACAAAAATATTATTATGGATCATTAAAAATCAAAGTATTTAATGATTTTTCAAGCGTAGACATAGAAATTTATAATAAAACAACGGCAACTCCTCGTACACATAGCGGCAAATTTTTTTACACAGAATTGCCTCATATTAGCGGTGGAACATATGGAACAGTTGGAACGAGTTATTTGAAATTAAAAAATCAACAAGATGTATATTATAATTACTCCGAAAGTCCTGAACTAGCAAATAGGTATCAGCTCGATTTGGATAAACAATACAAAGAATATTCCTACTTAGCTGCGGATAAATATGGACACAATCTTAATATACTAGATTTTGTTAAATCTATACCCCCAAACCAACAAGCTGTTAATGACGAAATTTCCAATAATATAATTAATAACACATTTGATTATAATATAATATATAATGTTACGGATTATGAGGATACAACAATTCAAAATATTAGATATATAAATGTAAATAGCGGTCCTATTATTGAAATAAGTAGTAATTATTTCAATACCAACTCTATTTATAAAAATGATAACCAATATAATAATGTTTTGCTATTTCAAAATAATACTTTTGATTTGTGCTACAATTTCTTTAAAGCTATAAATGTTTATATTTTTGATATAAGCAGACGAAGAATTAATATACCTTTTGAAGTATCAATAAGTGGATATTACCATGATAATAGTAGAAATATAACCCCTTTAGCCTATCCTAATGAAACTTTCTCATATACTGATAGCAACTCATCCATACAACCTATTTTAAGATTTTCAAATAATAACTTATATTCTTATTATACTAATTTTTTAGGTTTTAGAAACACAGGTTCCGATTCCTTTTTATTAAAAAATTATGATATAAGTTCTCGTACTATAAGTAATCAGACCAGTTTTATACTAGATTCCACAAATATAAATACGCTTGATATTTGTAACAATACGATCAGCATAAAATCTGGAGTTAGTACTTCATCTAGTATAACTATAAATTCAATAGAACAAAATTTCGATTCATCTAGCACTACTTTATTTTTCAATTCAAAGTATACTACAACTAATAATAATGGTCTTGGCAACATTATTAGAGATCTAAGTTGCAGTTTAAAATTAAATAATTATTTTTTTGAATTGAGTTTCAATAGCCCTTCTAGACCAATTGATAATTTAAAAATAAGTGGTCGTTTTAATGATATAAGTTTTGTTGGTAAAAGTAATAATAAATCATTAATAGACCTATCCTTTGTAGGTTCTTATGATATAAAAATCACTACAAAAAGTTTGTCAAGTGGGGACTATTTTTATGATACTTTCAAGACAAAATTTTTTAAACCAACAATAACTGATATATCAAGAACTTACAAGCTATTTATACAAGACACTATTAGACCAACAATAACTTTTTATGATACAAGTTTTAGTCGTAATGATACAAGAGATGTGCTTGATTTTCCAAGAATAAGACGATTTAAGTTATTAGAAGATATATGCTTTGTGGATTTGAAATATATTACAAATTATGCTAATTTTATTACTAATTATGTTTCTAATAAACCTCTTATTGAATTTAGTGACAATTCTATATACGATTTATCCTATTTAGATGATATATCATTTACAATAATAGGTTCAGGACTAGGGACAAATATAACTTATCATAATACACCTAATATAAAAGAATTAAGCTTAAATAATATAACCCTAGATGCAAGTTGTATTATAAATTATAGAGCAAAAGATATATGCAATAATTGGTCTCAAGATATTAGTTTAACATTGAATTTTATAAATATTCCATATGCAGAATTAATTGGTTCAGCTATAAGGACTGTTAATTTTTCAAGAAATGCTAATTATAGCGATGATGGTATAATAATATATAGTAATCAAACAACTAGTACGCCTTTTATTCCGCGCACGCTATCCGGTTCAATAATTAATGAAATAAGTAATATAACAGTTGGTGTGTCGCGTTATGATATAAGTTTTAACACCGATTTATGTCTAAACGTGGTTGGTGACTATTCTTTTAATTATATTATTACAATATCAAATTCTGGTACGCGTGTTCCAGTAAATTTAAAACGAAAAGTTAGTATTATTGATAGTTCAAATCCTTATTTCTTATTTCGTGATTTTAGTGCAATAAATTATACACTTACTGATGTTGTCATGAATAATAATAATTATGAAGCAAGTTTAAATTTGTATCCATTAAGAGATACAAGTTTTATAGATTTTAGTTTGGTAGTTAATAGACCATTTGCTGATCTCAGCAAAGTTCTATATGATTTTGATGTATGTGACAATTATCTTGTAAGGGCGAACATGACAACAAAAATATGTTTCAGTAACAATAGTTTTCCTTTTACATTCAATGACATAAGTAATTACTTTGATACTAGTCCAGATAAAAGATTGAATAAAGTAACTATAAGTGATATAAGCCGTTCTTTATTGCCGCAATTACAATTTATTTATACAATAAGCGGGCCATATAATAATGAGACTAGAACAAGAAGAGTTCATATTATTGATAATAGTGTTCCCACTATTGAATTTTCATTTAATAATTATTATAGAAATAATAATAACAATAACAATAATTACAATTATGTTTATTTTGATGCTAGTTATACTGATTTTTCATATGTAGCTCTAGATCATACTAAAACTTATAGATTGGGTGAAGTTAGCTTTAATTTTATTCAAGAATTAAGTTCAATATTATTTAATTTTGATTTAAGTGATAATTTAGATTTGAAATCAAATATAAAATACCAAATAACTATTAGTAATAACAGCTATAGACAAAGCATAAGTCGTATTAGCGACTTAGAATTGAGTAGTAATAACATGTTTAAAAAATTATTTTCTAAAAAAGACACATCTTTTGTGCTAATATATGATATATGTGATAATCAATATAATTCTATAACAAGAACAAGAAATGTAAAAATTATAGATATAAGCACAAATTTAGATATAAGTTTTTTGAATAATTCGTCTAACTTAACTATTAGTTTTGGGGATACAAATTTTAATATATTTCAAGATGTTTCTTTTAATCATAAGAGATTAACTATTGCTTCTATTAGCTTTGATATTAGTTATATTTTTCCTAATGCTATTCCAAGTACAAATACTATAACTTCAGTAAGTGGCAGAAATAACACACTACTTTTTGATCCATCTGCGTTAATATATAGATTAGGATCAAATAATGTAAATTATTTTCCAACAGCATATACAAGTGATTTTTATAAAAAGGAGAGAACTATTGATATAAGTAATAGAGGACCACTAATTTCATTTCCTGATGACATTAGTCATGAGATTTATACTACTTTAAGCGATGCATCATTAATAAACGGCGTAATAAGTATTAGCATATATGACGCGTTTATTTTCAAGAATTATAGGACTGAATTATCATATAATGGAACAAATTTCAAAGTAACATTTGATAATTGCCTCAATATATTTGAGCCCTCATTTGGAATATATAATATATATTATAGTTCAACAGATTTGTGCGGAATAACTACAAGAAGAACGCGTAAATTGGATGTAGCAGATAGAAGGCCACCAATAATAACAATATGCGGCGACTTTGTATATGAATTTTCGGGCAATAATTCGTATTATTTACCAGACAATTCGTTTTATATTGAACAAGGTGCTTACGCTTATGATGTAGGAACACGAACACAAATATACGATATAAGCATAACAAAGACTAGTCAACAAAAAATTGTAAATACTATTTCCGATACATTTTATTACGTAAATATATCAAATGAAACTCTAGCGACGACCCGTTTGTTATATGATACAAATAGTTTGATTAATCCAGATTATAAAGTTATTTATAGAGCGACCGACGCATTAAATAATTATCAAGACATATGTAGAAATATATTTGTAACAATTTCTAGAAAACCAAAATTATATCCATATATTGAGGTAAGTAATAATAACGGCCTTATGCGTTATTCATTATTAGATGATATTTCAATTAATAAGCAATTAACAATAAACATAAACTCTGAAGATTTAATATATGATTTAAGTTTAACATTTAAATATGATAGGTCGAGAGAAAATAATCAAAATATTATTTGTGAAGCAGTAAAGCACGTAATTTTTGGAAGAAACAGACCCAATAATTATGTTAAATTTGTATTGGATGCTTCTAATTATCAGGGTGGTCCATTAAATAGATCATATATAACGGTTGCACATGAACCAATAAACAGCATAAATACAAATAGTGAAATCGGTCAAAAAATATATTTTTATGCGCGTGATTTATCGCAAGATCCTATTAATCAACTAAGTTTTTTAGAATATAATTTATATTTTGAAGATAGGACACCTCCACAAGTAGGTTTGTTAAGTAATAGAAATTATTCTACTAATTCTGATTACACTAATATTTATGATTTAACTTATCCGCTATTAAGTGCGACCTCAGTTAATGATTTAAAATTAAATATTAATAGTTATGACAATTTTAATAATTTATATAATAAGTATGAGAAATTTTATAAGCAATCTCTCGCAAATCTCAATATAGTATTATATGACCCAGGAATAAATATAAAAGATATTGTAGATGGTGAAGTTAATTATATTGATAGTTCGTTCATACAAATTATAAGAACAACAATTCTATCAACAAGTGTATTAAGTTATAATTTTTTAAATTCTGATATTTCCATAAATTATTATAGGGTTAGCGACGGTTCACTGATTGACGTATGTAATATTTTATTTGACGGTTGCAGTAATAACTTTGTTAGAAACTATAGTCAGCGTTATAAGGTTAATGATAGATCGATTTATAACAATAAAAAAGATATTTCCAGAAATATTTATGTTACTAGATTTCCGCCATTTATAAATTTAAACTACCAAAGTGATTGCTGTAGCAATAAGTATATTACATATTACCATAAGAAATTTGAAAAATATGTAGAACCAAAAGGAATTGTAGTAGACTATTTTGATGGATTAACGCTAAGTTTCGAAAATGTGAAAATAACTAATACTATAAATGAAAATAGGACAGGCATGTATACTATAAAATATGATGTAAGTAATAGTGCAAATATATTTAATATTGATGATGTGCGAAAAGTGAATGTTATAAATACTTTTCCGCTGCAACAACAATTTACTTATAATTTTGATACTATATTAAATTTTAATTTGTTACCGCAAAGCGACAATTCTTACAATAAATATAGTTTATATAATGGAACCTATAAATTTGATGTATCGCAAAGCAGGGCAATTTCTATAAGAACGCAAGAATTTGATATATGCAATGGACTTTATGATATAAGCAATGTTGTTACATTAACAAGTGAAAGCTACAATACTATAAATAATAAAAAATTTTACTATAATAGCGTTAGTTTAACAATAAGCGGTGATTTTAATAAATTAGCCTTTGAAATATCAAATAATATAATTAGTCCGCACTTATTTGTATATGATGATCAAAATACTTATGTAAATATGTATGATGTTATATATAACAATGAATATAATGTAATTATAGATGGATCATATATTGTAAACATACAAAATTTGAATGTTGCAAATTCTAGTCCATATTTCGAATTTGCTTCCACAAGTGCTCGAGATTTATATTTAAGTATTGGCAATTATAGATTTTACCAAATAGGATATAATAATTTTCACAATCCTATAAAATTTTCTACTACAAAGGACGGGACACATAATGGTGGTATTGAATATACAAAAAATGTATTTAGAAGAAATCTTCCAGGTGTATCAATATTAAGTAGAAATTTAAATTCCAATTCGAGCTATATGCAAATAAATATTGACGCTACTACGCCATCAACATTATATTATTATTGCGAGAATTTTCCAAATATGGGCGGACAAATTAAAATAAAGAATAACATAATATTTTCTAAGGATGCGCTTACGTTGAACGCTTACGTAATAGATGCAAATAATGAAATAAATATTTTGAATGCTAATTATAGAGATGAAGAATTGTTAAAAAATAGAATATTACTAACTCAAAGGTTTAATATAAGCGGGGGCGACATGTCTCATGTAAATATTACTTGTATTACGCAGAGAAATATACAGCACAATATGCTATATAATTTACAACAGCTCCCGCATAAACTAATAATTAGGAAACATATAAATTTGACATCTAGAAGTGATGTTAGTTTTGTGGTGGATGATATTAATACTGTAATGAGGGATAATGTAGAAAATTATTTAGTAGAAAATAGAGGTTCTGGTTATACTTTTGACAATACATATATAAATTTGTTTAAATGTGAATTTGATACATCTTTAAATATATCAAAACGAAGTACTGACCCATTACTAGACATATATGATCATGATATTAGACCAATTTTTTATAATAATAAAAATTATAATTATTTCACAAATGCGACTAATCCAAGTAATCCAAGTAATCCAAGTAATTTTTTACATGAAATATTAAATTATAGCGAATTTTTTAGATCTAATAAATTATTAACTCCTACATTGTTGGTAAATAGCTTTCAATATAAAATAAGCGATTTTTTCTTTATGAGAAATTCAAAAATATTGAATTTGGATTTTAGTAACGAATATATTTTTAATAATAAATTGCTTGCTCCGCGTATTAAAATATCAAAGATTACGGGAAATTATGTAACTTTTACCTTAATGATTTATTACAATACTAATAATAATTGGTATTTACCATATTCCGTTTTAAACACAAATAAAGAGCTATTGTTTGGAACATATGAATATATTGTTTATAGCGATAGATTAACTCAGTTTGCAAGACAAGACCTTGCTCCGGCAACTAGAGATTTTATAACTTTTTATAATGGCTCAATAACTATTACAAGTAATATAATTTATTCATATAATAAGGAATTAAGTAATAATTTTTATAGTCAAACTATTTTTAATAGCATAGGACACAATGATTTGAGTAATACCGTTTTTCTAAGTATGAAGGATAATAGCAATAATAATGCATCGGTGTGTGGCCTTACAAAGAAAAATTTGTATAATAATGTTTACTTTGATAATAGTCAAATATTAATATTTCGTAAATTTGGCGAAAAAAAAGTAGTAAATTATCAAGTAAATACGCCAGCATTAACATTACAAGACACATTAAAAGAAGAAACTAATAGTGATAATTATTTAATAGATATATGTACTAATGACATATATAAGTTTTTTGATAATAGACCATTAACTTTTAACACGTTGCGCGATCTATCATTTAACGAGGAATATAATATATATATAGCTTTCACAATACATGAAGAGCTGACAAGTATAAGCAATAACATTTTAACTCAATATGAGATTGACCCTATATATTTGAACAACATACCTATTAAGCGAATTGGATATATATACAGAGAATACTCGGATTATCCGTTAAATAGTTATGATAGTTCTATAAATACTATAACTGAAACATCTTATAATGCGCTAAAAAATCAGTTAGGTAGCCACAGCTACATAATAGATTTGAATGATTATTTTGATATAAGTATATACAAACAAACACTAATAGCAACTAATGTATATACATCGGATTTTATTGACACAAGTAAATTGAGATATACTTTATTAGATTTAAGTTTTTCTAAAGAGTTTAACTTATATGATATGACTGTGGGGCAAACTGTTATTTTCAATGCTACAAATTTGAATATGCTATTAACTATGCGAAATAGGATTATTCCAATATATTATAAATTAAGATATATGATAAATATATTAGCTGTGCTCCGCCCTAATGTGGTGTATAATCGTGCAATATTAATTATAAAAGACGATGATAGTATAAATTATTATATTAATTTGTTAAGCCCTGATCCGTCTAATTTGATAGTCAATATTTATACAAATAATGTGAGTATAAATAGGTTAAATGCGTTATATAAGGAAATATTCGATAACGCACAATTAATGGTATTACGCTATGATGAAGTAATAAAAACGTATACTATTGCGCATACATATTTAGTAACTATAAGTGATTTTTTAAACATGGTAATAAATTTTGATTATTTAAATATTAATTATTTGGATAATATATTAACGTTATTGGAGAGAAATATTGAAGCGGTTTTGCTTGATATACCTATATATAATGATATAAATAATATAAGACAAGTGTTAACTATAAATAATTTGCCAAATAATATAGTTTTGATTAATAATGGTACTAAAACACTATTAGAATATAATGATATAAGTAACTTGAAATATTGTTTTACAAATTTTTATTTTTTAGCCAATGAGCTTGATCTTATGCGAAAAGAGATTGCTGTGCGAAATTATGGCTATGGTTTAAGTTTTGAACTTTATAAATATGACATGGCTAGTAATACTACAAATAATTCGCTAAGAAGATATGAAAATATGTTTTCCATCAATAATTTAGATGTAACAAATTTATATAATGACTTGAAGTATAATTTTAAGTTATTGAATAATAATTTTATTTTAGATTATAGTTATGTTTTGCATAACTATATGACTGTTGCTAGTTATTATAGTCCTCCACCAAATCCTACTAATATTATAATAAATTATCCGGCTTATAATGATGCTTCTATTAATAATTATGCAACTTTATATAATAATGTGGAAAATTTGTATAATATTATTACAAGTGTTTTTAGTGTAATATCTAGAAATTATGAAATTTATAATAAGCCAACATTATATGTAAATACGACTTATGAGTTTTATGGTTCCAAACTATTAATAAATAGTTATTATTCCAATAGCATAACGTTAAAGTTAAAACTACAATATGTAAAATCTTTATATCATACAATAGAGTTGTCTAATATTTATCTTGATATAACTATTCCCGATATAATACCTCCTACGCTGCTTTTTAATAATAGCAGTGATATATGTTTTAATGAAAATGTATTTAATTATGATGCTTCTGTTAATGAATTAATAATCACTAAATTAATTAGCGATATAAGTTACATTGATTTTAATCAGTTATATCAAATTAGTTCTGCAAATTATACTTATTATAATAGCGTATCCACTATAACCAATAATATTTTATCTATTAACCGTACTTTGGTAAATTCAAACAAAAATTCACTATTAGAAATTGATTTTACCGACATTAGTGCTATAAATTTTGGCGGGCAGAAAACAAAAAATAGTGCTATAAAATATATTATTTCCGACAATGCAAATAATAGAAATACAATTATTAGAAGAATTACGTTAATAAATGATAATACGGAGCCAATATTTTTTTATAATAATCAAGCTTATTATGTTTCCACAATTATTACTAATAAACCATTATCAATTAACGAAACTATTACTGAAAACGAGTTTATTACTAAATTGAGGACCTCTGTCATAGTGTTAAATCCTTTACTTCATGAGATGATACCTAATTTATTTACACTAACAGAGCCACCTAGAGATCTAAGTTTTATAGCCATTAACTATATTCAAATAGTAAATGTTGTGGCCTCGGTTGATGAAGTAATATTAACAATTAATAATGTTAATTTTAATGGACCAATTATAAGTTATCCAAGTGTAACAATTAAAAGTTTTAATGGCTTTATTAATAATGATGATGATGACACTCTCTATATTAAATATTTTAGTAGTACACAAGTTTATGATGTGGAAGGTATATTTAAAATAAAACTAGAAATAATACGTAAGGAAATAGTTGCACAATCAAGTATAGATACTCATTGTTGTTATCCAAAGGTTGACTATAAACCTATACAAGATAGTTATAAATTAGGTTCTCAAAATTCAACCGTAATGAGAAGGTTCTCATTTTTATTGTCGTAAGTTATTTGATGTTAGTTATTTGATGTTAGTTATTTAATGCTATTTATTTATTGTTATTTATTTAATATATTTATAAATATATAAATAAGTATGCCAAGTATGCGAACTTTTCCAAGTATGCCCAAGCTATTTTTTCCAAGAAATATTTTGAAATTGATTTTATATTTTGTAACATTATCGATTGCTATAAATTTTATTATGAATAAGCAAATTATGGCATTATTAAGTTTATTTATAATTGCGGGATTAGTATATTATATTAATAAAAATGAAATGATGGCGCTTTTAATTTCAATAATAGTTACAAATTTATTATTAGCATTACAATATTTAGATATACAATATAAAGAACCATTGTTAAAAACTACAAAAACAGGGCAACATATAAGTCAAGCACCTGAAATGTTTGTATAAATGTATAAATGTATATTTTTTTCTAAAAATTGATATATGTTAATTTTTTAAATAATTAACATATAATACTATTTATGATTAATGACAAAGGGTTATTATACTTAATCCAACCGGCTGAATTAGTTGGAACATCTCGTTATAAGATTGGTTATTCTAGGACTAATGATTTAAATAAATTTAGGAAAGATTATAAAAAAGGGTCAAGATTTTTAGATATATATGAATACGATCATTCGCCATTACTTGTGCGCGAAATTAGAAACAATTTTAATAATAAATTCAAGCTAGTTGCAGGTAGAACATATTATGAAGGCAATGAAAATGATATTAAGAAAAATTTCAATGCTATTATAAATAATCACGCATTAGCAAATAATAGTAATGTAAATAATAGTAATGTAAATAATGTAAATAATGTAAATAATAGCAACAATTTGCTATATCAGTTATGTTCAAAAACTAATACTAATACTAATACTAAGACTAAGACTAAGACTTGTTTATATAGTAGTTCTCCTTATAGTACTATATACACTACTAATCCATGTTCTAAAAATGTATGTAATGGATCATTAGCAAATTATGCATATATGCACAATATAATGTATGGTGAAAATTGTGCAACAATTAAAAAAGGTTATACTAATCCAAATAAATCATGTTTATACAATATTAATGTTTAATGTTTAATGTTTGTTGTTTGTTGTTTAATGTTTGTTGTTTGTTGTATAATGTTTAATGTTTAATGTTTATTAATTAATACGTTTTATTTTTTTATTTTATTTTAAAAATTTATATAAATGTCACTAACGAATAAAATAGTTGCAAATATAAAGAAAACAGATGCAGATGTAAATAGTTTTGTAAATACTACAAATGTTGTATGTATTGACACATCTAATAATCGAATTGGTATAAATACCAAAAATCCGCGCTATTCAATTGATATAATAGGGACTGGTCCAAATAATATGATTTCTGTAAATAAATTACTAATAGAAAATATTGCAATAATCAAGGATATAAGCTGTTTAAATAATATTGATGCAAGTAGTGCAAGACTAGAGCATATAAATTACACAACTATAAGCGGAAACTCGATCATAAGTAAAGCAATAGTTACTATTAGCGCAGAAATTATTGATTTAAGCATTAGCAGACTAAAGTTAAATGATTTAAGTGCTACCAATATAGATGCATCATATTTAAGAGTTTTTAATGGCGGAGATCTAAGTGGGCATATTATTGTAAGAAAGCTTACTGTATTGGGAGATTTTTCAGGTGGAAATGCTACATCTTTCTCATCTTTAGTAATAGCAAATTCAAGTTTAGCAACAATGACTTCGACAAATTCATACATACAAAATATTGATTGTAGCACTATTAAAGTTGATACAAGCGCAAATTTTAGAGGAGATGTATTTTGCAGGAAAAATATAGATTTAAGTTCCGGGTCATTTATAACGTTAAGTGGAAATATATTATATGCAAATAATTTTAGAGGAATAAGTATTAGTTGCGAACGATTGGTAACACAAGATTGTAGTATTAATGGTACATTGCAAGTAAATAAAATAGAGGATTTAAGTGGTAGATCTATTATAGGAGAAGGCGGAGCACTTAATGTAAATACGTTGGGATCACGATTTACAGGTTTAACAATAACAGAAACTTTAACAATAGATAATAATTGCGACATAAGTAATTTAAGAATAAATAGGAAATTGGACTTTAGCAACGTTGCCTCTCTAATAATGCCTACTTATTCTTTGGTGCATAGTTTAAGGCAATCAAAATCAATAGCAATCGATATTTCGGATATGAGTATGAATATAATAAAAGTATACAATAGCAATAGCTCATGGTCTAATATTTATACTAAAACTCATTATGCTTCTTTAGATATAAATAGAGAGCTTTCAGGAAATGACATTTCTTCCATAGCAATAAATGCGCAACCCAATTATTTCATAGAAAATTCGAATAATTTAATAATAAATTTAGCTAATAATAATAAATATAAATATATTCCATTAAGTTTCAAAATAATAGGTTCAAAAATAGCTTATAGTGGTGAAGGTATTTTTAAGATTTTAGATATTAGTAGTACTAGTAGAAATGGTAAATTAAAAGTGCCCGATATATGCGGAGTATATGAAATAAATGCTACTATAAGTATGAAATATTTGAATAGAATTCCGGGAGATGTGGAACCAAATACATATATTTTTGGATTATATAATAGCGTTTTAAATAGCGATATATCGTATATTTATCTTGAAAATGCGAATAATATATTGACGTTTGATAATAGTTTTAATTATTCGACGTCAATGTTAAACTATATTGGACCATTATTTAATAATTCAGACGGATTTACATTTTTAATATCATGCACTAAAGATTTAGACTATTTAGTAATAGATAGATTTAATGGTTCAATAAAATTATTGAATTATTAAACATAATAGAGAGATTTATAATAATTTATAAAGAGTTAAGTAATTTGAGGTAAGGAACTTAGTCCAGGCAGTAGACGAAGCTGGTTTAGAAAATTTTTAAGAGAAATGGGCTCATTAGCAGCGTTCATAAAAACGAAATCTTTAGCTCTTATATCTCCGCCACTAATATCTATAGCTGCAAGAGGATTTAAGGTATTTATGCCTATTCTATTATTAGACGAATCGATACATATTAAATTATTGGGGTCAGGAGTATAACTATAACTGCTTGAAACACTGTTAATAGTGCTAATTATTTTATTATATTCACTATTAGACATTTTATATATTTAAACTATATAAAATATAGCAAATTTAAACAAATTTATTTATAAACAAATATATTTATAAACAAATTTATTTATAAACAAATTTATTTATAAACAAATTTAAGCAAATTTAATATATTTTAGAAATAATTATTTTCTTTAATTATATTATAAATAAAGAATGACAAAAAAATTTACGAAAGCAAGCGATGGTATGTATCATGTGCATGGGCATAAATATCCGGTGTTAATAGGTTCGCGCGCTCAAATTTGGCATGGAACTGCCTACAAAACAAAGGGAGGCCTAACTAAAGCGGATCTATTAATGAATAAAAGAGGTCACGTTGTTTCAAAGAAACTATATAATCGGGCAAAAAGAGAGAAACGTTTAGAGCATGCCGGTTATTTTACACAAAAGGGAAAGTTTGGCTGGGTAAGAAGAGATGGAACAAAAAGAAAAGGCAGAAAAAGCAAGGGTACAAGAAGGCGCTAAGTTGCCTAATTAGGAAGGTCTTGCCTAATTAGGAAGGTGGCGCCGAGTTGCCTAATTAGGAAGGTCTTGCCTAATTAGGAAGGTGGCGCCGAGTTGCCTAATTAGGAAGGTGGCGCCGAGTTGCCTAATTAGGAAGGTGGCGCATAATGTTTTTATATGTTTATATAATATATTATATAAATATATAATATGCAGGCCGAAGTTATAGGCACGGGTAGCAGTGGTTGTGTTGTGCATCCGGCAATACCATGTACTGGTGAGGGAACACTGATAGATAAAATATCTAAAATTTTACCCAAAACAGATGCTAGAAAGGAATTTGATATGATAGCAGAGCTTGCTGGATTGGAACAATTTGCAATATTTCAATCCATGCCTTGTCCTCTTAATAAAGCACATGAAGATAATGCAAGAATTATACGACAATGTAAAAAAGAGGTTTTTGCATACACATCTCCACACGATCTAGAAATGTTAATATATGATTATGGCGGAAGAGATATTGATAATTATCATCCGACATTGTATTATGATTTCGTAAATAGGGATAATATAAATTTATTTTGTTTTTTTAATTCACTACGTAATTTGTTTATTGGACTACATTATTTTAGAGAAAAAGGTATAATGCATGGTGATATAAGAATAGAAAATATAGTATATAACGCGGAACAAGGAATGTCTAAATTTATAGATTTTGGTATAATGACCAGCAAAAGCAGATTGTTAAGTAAGATTAGGACCAAAAGAATAATTGGATTTAAAGAAGAAATTCCAATACTAGGTCAATATTATAAGGGATCAAAGGTTGATGGTATTATGCCAGTTGCAGAAATAATTGACTTATATAATTTGCTTAAAAGAAGTGAACATTACTATATAGAAAACATAGAAGAAAAGATAGAAGAACATATAGATTTGGTAATAAATAATAGCGATATATATGCATTATGTGAGGAATTAAAAATTTACATTAAAAAACTATTATATTATTTAACAAGAATAGGTCTAGCATATAATGATCCCTATATTATTTTTTTAAATGATTTTTTCTTAGTAATAGAAGTGGGTTTATGTCGTGAAACAAGAAATAGTGTTATAAGCATTATAGATTTAAATACTAAGTATCAAGAATTGATGGCTACAAATCCCTTTCTTAGTGCTAACGCTATAAAAGATTTATATACAATATCTCCAGAATTGGTGACTACATATCCCTTTATTGGTGCTAACACTATAAAAGATTTATATACTAAATATCCAGAATTGATGACTACAAGTCCCTTTCTTAGTGCTAACGCTAGTGGATATATTAAGAAAAATAATAGTACAAGAATAAGGAGAAATAGCAAATACAGAAAAAGAAAATCGGGAAAAAACAAAGGTACAAGAAGAAAGCGCCCGCCTTCCTAATTAGGCAACTCCGGCCCCACCTTCCTAATTAGGCAACTCCGGCCCCACCTTCCTAATTAGGCAACTCCGGCCCCACCTTCCTAATTAGGCAACTCCGGCCCCACCTTCCTAATTAGGCAACTCCGGCCCCACCTTCCTAATTAGGCAACTCGGCCCAATTAATATATTATAATAGTATTTAAAAACAATATAATAGTCTATATTATAGTTTGATACATTAGGTTCAGACTATAATTATTTATAATATGATTATCTCATATTAGGGTCATTAATATATTATTATGAATAATGTAGTACATGACTTTCTAAGTAAGGGATTAATTAATATAATTTTTTTATATATTAATTAATCATAAAATAATTTGTTTATTTATTTATAATATATATAAAAAATGTCTTCGAAACCAGATGGTTATGATAAATGGCGGTTCTCAATTATTGGTGGCTTTATTGTATTATTAATATTTAACAGTTATACTTTTAAAGTTACAAATAATATTTTTGGAAATATATTAACCAAATCTAATTGCCCTACTTTATTTGGTTATGTATTACACACAATTGTTTATATTATATTTGTAAGATTATCTATGGGTATATAGTTAAAAAATTTATAAGAAAATAGTTAATTTGTTAATTTGTTAATTTGTTAATTTGTTAATTTAGTTGTTAATTTGTTAATTTGTTAATTTATTATAATATATTATGTTATAATATATTATGATTAAACATAGGTTTTTTCAATTGTTAAAAAAAATAAACATTGAAATACTATTAATATTAGTATTAATAGTAGTATTAGTAGCATTATTGTTTTATAATAATGTTAACATGGAAAACATGACTATTAATATTTATGCTGATAGTAAAGGTTATAAAATAAATGAAGTAAAAGACACATCAAATGTAAAACCATATACTAAAAATAATGATGATGCATCTGATTATCCAAGTGAATTAGAAAAAGTAATGCCTAATATTCCAGAACTAAAGTCAGGAGAAAATACAAGCGCAGTTAAAAAAGAAACAAAAGAAAAAACTGATGATAAGAAAGAAACAGAAGATGCTACGGGAAAACGGACATCTAAATATATAGATACTTTCACTGCACCAATAACAGCAGAACCACCACCACCATAAACATTATAAACAAACTAAAAATAAAACAAACTAAAAATAAAACAAACTAAAAATAAAACAAACTAAAAATAAATATATTACTTATACATTTTACAAACTATATAATATTTTAAATTTTTACTTAAAGATTTAATCAGTTTTTAAACTAAATAAAATACATGTTATCAAACGATTGCATTAGTAACAATAATAATAAACTAACAATAAAGACTGTTCAAATTGCGCCATTTCGCGTATTAATGGCGGCATTGAAAGATATTTTGTTAGAAACAAACATTGTATTTACAAAACAAGGAATTAAAATTATTAATATGGATAAAACACATACAATATTGGTTCATCTATTTTTAAAAGCGGAAAATTTTGAATTTTACGAATGCAAAGAAGAAAAAATAATAGTAGGTGTAAATATACTCCATTTATTTAAATTAATCACCACAATAGATAACGACGACACACTAACAATTTATATAGAAAACGAGGATTACAACGAAGGTATTGTAACAGAATTAGGATTAAAATTTGAAAATGGAAATATAAAACAATCAAAAATTCAAAAGTTAAAATTAATAGAACCAGAACAAGACGAATTAGAAATTCCTGATGTGAAATTTTCATCTGTTATTAACATGCCTTCAAATGATTTTCAAAAAATAATTAGAGATTTAGCAGCTATTTCAGAAAAAATAGAAATAAAATCGGTCGAAGACGAATTAATTTTTAAATGTTCTGGACAATTTGCTAAAGCTGAAATTAGAAGAAGCGAAAACAACGCTAATATGCAAATATTAAATAAGCAACATAATAAAATTATACAAGGCGAATATTCTCTCAAAAATTTATTATATTTTATTAAATGCACCAATTTATGCAATCAAATTGAAATATATTTGGAAAATAATAGACCTCTTATTGTAAAATACAATGTTGCTTCATTAGGTGAAATTAAAATGTGCTTATCGTCATTGCCTAGTTCTAATAATTAATTATTTATATAATCATATAATTATTTACAATTATATAATTATTTACAATTATATAATTATTTACAATTATATAATTATTTACAATTATATAATTATTTATATATTTATTTATGTTGCTTAAATACACAAATTTGGTCTTCAATATTAAATATATTATGAATGCAAAACGGATCCTTATTTGATGATGTGTCAAAATTCTCAAAACAATCCTTTTTTTTCATCCAAATCTTAATTATACAGAAATTCTTCTTTGGACTAATAGATAACCCGTTAATATTAGTCATAATAGTTTCATCATTAATTAAAGTATTGCCTATAATTTTGTATAATAAAACTTTAAAAATTGTAACAATGTTTGTATTACTTATTTTATAAGAAAAACATCCGCCATCAATATTATCCTCGGTCTCCCATAATGGTAAAATATTGTCTTTCATGAAAAAAACCATAGTTTTCTTTATAATATTTTCATGTAAAGTTTCAATAAATAGTGTTATTTCTTTTAAATATGAAAATTTGGAAATAAGTTTATAACTTTCAAGGGTCCATGCATTATCATTTTGATAATGTATCCAACAAGTCCAATCATTATTTAATTTATTCATAAATATATTAATAATAAATAAAATGTTTTTAATATATGTTAAAATAGTTAATTATAGTATAGGTTTATAGTATTAGCTAGTTGATGTAGTTGTTGTAGTTGTTGTTGTAGCAGGTGTAGTTGATGCATAATTAGCTATAGTTGTGCAATCACCTGCTGCATTTCTCACTCTTCCCGGAGGACAAATCTCATAACATACTAGTCCTGTTTTTGATTTATATGTTATAGGTGTTTCATTTACAGGACATGGTCTATTGTTTGCATATTTATTAACTGATGATATAACATTACTTGTGCTATTTGTTCCATAAGATGTTAAATCTTTGTGATCATATTTTAGAGCATATTCACTAGTTTTTTCTGCATCATTTGACGTATTCCATGCATTTTGCTCGGATGCTGATAACTTTTTCCACATAGCTTCAATGGTTGCTTCTATTTCTAGTGCACTAACTCGCGGATTTTTACTTTCTAATTCTCTCTTTACTGCGTCATACTTATTACGCTTAAATAAATCGTAACCGTCGACTTTATAAACAGTGCTATATTTATTATTATAACTTGTATATTTATTAGGATTATTAATAGTATTAATATTAGTATTTGGATTTGGATTTGGATTTGTTATTGATAGCGTTACATATGGATCTGTAACCCCCATAGCAGATTGCCTTGTTGCAATATAATTATTAAATAAACTATTGTTATTCATTATACTGTTTGAAAATATAGTATGATATAATTGCGAATTATTCATATACCTGATAAATGAATATTCGCCAAAATAGTTTAATATTTTATCGGCTATGACAAACTTTTTGGGGTTATTAGATAAATCATAAATAGACTGTGAATTAAAAGGCAGTTTATATGTTTTATCAATGTCATCATAAAATTTATAACGTAATTGATCTCTATCAATTCGCTTTTCTTTCTCGTATTTATCATAATAATAGGCATACTTTTGCTGATTTAATTTCTCTGACGCTGTTAATTCTAGATATTCACCCGACAAATCTCTCGCGTTTTGTGTTCTGGACTGGATTTGCTTGTTTTTAGGATCAAGACCGAAAACTTGCAATAATAAGGTGGATATAATTGTCATCATAATAATTGGTATTAAAACAACAATCCATGCAATAACGACATATCCTAAATCGCACAATATATTAATTATTAATGTAAATACAAGCATAAATATAAATTTTAAAAAAGCCTCATTAATGCTATTATTGTAAATATCTATAAATATTTGAATTAACGAAAACCCTATATAAATTAAAGCAGGCGCACAAATGCTTGTTAAAATCATTAAAATAATATATATTATATTATAATATATTATATATTATGTATTAATACAAGAATTAATATTTGAATTTATATAAGAATTAATATTTGAATTTATATAAGAATTTATATTTGAATTTATATAAGAATTTATATTTGAATTTATATTATAAAACATATTATTTTTCTTGTAACAGTTGAATAATCGAATTATTTTTTTCATTCATGATTTTATAAACCTCTAATTGCCCCTCAATACCACTAATAATCCTATCCTTTTCTTCTAACATTTTCGCAAAATTCTGCAGTTGCTCTTGCTGCTTTTGAATAATTTGAACTATTTGCTCATTATTTAATACAATTTGTTGCCCGTTTTGATTTAACACAATTTGACCCTGACCACCGTTTTGTTGCATTGCCATATTTTTACGTTCTTCCTCAATTTCTTTAATTTGCTTTAATACATCAGGCTTATTTGACGGATCGCCGGGTTGATAATTTTGTAATAGTCCATCTATTTTTTCCATATAAAATTGTCGCATGTCCTCGTCTTTAACAAATTCAGTTACGGTTCTTGCTGATGTTTTTTGATAATCATTTTCACCTTGTTCCAATAATTTTTTCTTATCAAATGTATTGTGAATATGCGAAAATACTAAAATCGTTTTTTTGGGCTCTAATTGAACAAACGGAACACTATAATTCTTTAAAAACGCCTTTTCTTCCGCTAAAGATGCAGTGTCTTCATATCTATGGTCTTTTAATAACTCACGCTTGAAAGCAAATGTCCCAGCTGTTGCATGATTTGGACCATATGGACCAAATTGAAACATTTTTTGAATATGCTTGAACCATATATATATTTCACTCGCTCCTGCACATAATGCCGATGGGTGAGTTACTAACATATTTACCGCGTGCGAAACGCGCTCGGGTGGATAATAATCATCGTCATCCATATACACAATTATATCGCCAATTGACTTATCATGCATAAGATTTCGCTTTTTTCCTAATGTCATTTTTCCATCATATTCATAATACTTTACTTGCGGAATATGAGAAACAAGATCCTTTATTTTATCTGTCCCATCATCAATAATAATCCATTCCATTCTATCTTTTGGATAATTTTGATGCATAAAACATTTAATTGTATATTCCCAAAAAGGTCGCCTATTGAATGTAGGAGTGCATATACTTACAAAAGGTAGTTCTTTTTTGTCTCCGCTCTTTTTCTTTCCCATAATAATATAAATATAATAGTTCTTATTTTCTTATATTTATATTATATTTTATATTATTATATATCATATTTTGTATTATATATTATATTTTATTATATTATATTATAATATAAACTTTCTTACCAAATTACATTACGATTTTAATATTTTATATAAAATAAGGAGAGCAAGTAATCCGCCCAAAATTCCGGTTGTTACATTATTTAATTTACTAATCGATGCCACCAATATTGTTACACAAAACAATATTGTTAATAAATTGCCATGACTTTTAATAATATCCAAAAATTCCACAGTATTGTATAATGGTATAAAAAACATGTTAAATAATAACGACACTGTCATGTAAAGAAATCCTACTGTAGCCGACATTAAACCAATACCAAGTGAAAATGAGATCATTATCATTATTGGAAAAATTAATAATATATCCAGAAATATATGACCTATTACTCTATAAAGCAGCCTTTTCTCTTTATATTCATAGGTCGAATAAAACATTTTCTTGTAATTCATTAGCTTATAATAACTACGAGGAATATCACATTGTCTATAAAATTTTTCGAACGCCATAGATGGATACCACCATAAGAATAACATACCAACCATAGTACTTACAGAAAATGAAAATGCCGCTATCATTATTAAAACATATAATATGTAACCATTTGCCCCGTTTAATCCGGGTATATCTGCATAATTAGCTATAATATTAAACAAAATTCCCGTAAAACATAAAAACATGAAATTGCTTAATATTGGATTATGTTTAATAGTTTGTTGATACATTATAGAAAGACGTTTCAATAATATTGAAATAAGTGATCTACTCAAAAGAACTGTATATAGAAAAAATAATGCAAATGCTCTAAAAGGCATTCTTAATAATTCTAACTTAATATTATTATTAGCATAATCAATGAGATTATACGGAAAAGGTTTTTGTTTCAGCACTTCAACATCATGCACTGTGATGCATTTTGTTCCGTTTGCCGCGTATTCTGCATATGTGCTCATAAATCCGGTCTTTTCTGGTCCACCACCTGTTAAAACGTTGGTTGTTTTATTGCATTCCTGATAAGGATACGTACATAAATCAGTCGGAAACATGTAATCTATTACGCTCAGCCTTTTCCTATTAAAACAATTTGATTTATAATAAATACAGTCTTTGCATTCGCCATATTTAAAAATGAATTCATAACATGCGCCTACAATTGCTGTTATAATTACTATAATAGCACTAACTATGATTAACATTACAATTTCGGATATTACTAAATTTCTTTTTCTAATTGGGGCAGAATGACATATTGAGCGCCGATTTGTTCCGCTTATGTCTGTTAAATCTATACCCATATCATAAAACTTATTGTCTTCTTTAATATCTAATGTAAAATATTCACTGCACGGTTCATTTGATATGTCAACAACACAACAACCATTAGGTGCTTCATTCATATTATTTGTAAAATGAAATGTACCATTACTACATAGAGGTATGTCTGTATAAGTACTATCTAATATAGAAATCCCTCCCGTAATATTATTACATATATCTGATCTGGCAGGACACTTTCCTGATGTTTTTGGTAAAGTACCAAATATTGGATTATCGGAATATATAGGTTGATCCATAATATAATATTAATATAACATATTATAATATTTTGAAATTATTTAAACATAATATAACATATTTTGAAATTATTTTGAAATTATTTTGAAATTATTTTGAAATTATTTTGAAATTATTTTGAAATTATTTAAACATAATATAACATATTTTGAAATTATTTAAACATATTAACTATTAAATAACTAGTATTAGCATGGGCGAAAATATTTATTGTTATAAATTTGATAATATGGATAAATATCTTGATTTTAGAGATGTATTAATTCTTCCTAAAAAATCAAAAATAAACAGTAGAAAAGATGTTGTTCTTGAGCGAACTATTGTTTTTCAAAATGGGGTGTCTTGGACAGGAATACCTATTATTGCAGCAAATATGACAACTATTGGAACATTGGATGTATATAAAGTATTAAGCACTTATAAAATTATTACATCGCTTCATAAATTTCATAAATTGCAAGATTTACTGGATTATAATAAAGAAAATAGTGAGTTTAAATTAAATCCTGACTATTTTATGATTTCAACGGGTATAAGCGACGACGATTATAGTAATTTAAAAGTTATTTTAGATAATTTTGACTGTAAATTCATTTGTGTTGATGTAGCAAACGGCTACATTTCTAAATTTAAAGATTTTTGTAAATCATTAAGAAGTGAATATCCCGAAAAAGTTATTGTAGCGGGTAATGTATGTACAAGCGAAGGAATAGACTTATTAAATGAGTTAGAATTGGATATTATTAAAGTCGGTATTGGTGGAGGTAGTGCATGTACTACGCGAATTCAGACAGGAATAGGGATGCCGCAGCTTAGTTGTGTGTTAGAATGTGTTCAAGCATGTAAAGAATATAATCGCATTAATTTTGAAATATACTATGAATATGATGAGCACCAATTAAAGAGGTCTTTTATTTTAAGTGATGGAGGCATTACTTGTCCGGGTGATCTAGTAAAGGCATACGGTGCAGGTGCTGATTTTGTAATGATTGGAGGAGCATTTGCAGGACATGATGAAAATCCAGGGCAAATTGTTAGCGATGAAAAGACGGGTGCTAAATATAAGTCGTTTTATGGTATGAGCTCGACTTATGCAATGAAAAATAATTATGCTGCAAATAATAATACTAATTATAGGAGCTCTGAAGGGCGCGAACTTAAAGTTGCTTATAAAGGATCACTAAAAAGCAGTGTAGAAAATTATTTAGGAGGACTTAGAAGTGCATGCACTTATACAAATAGTGCTAATTTAGAAGAATTGGCAGACAATACAAAATTTATTATTGTAAATAATCAATACAATTCACACTTAGTAGATGGAAAAATTTGAATGTATATTTTTAATGTTATTTATTAGTATAAATCGCTATTTATTATTATTTAGAAACATAATAATAAATTTTATAAATATATTTATATTACTATATTATAGTATATACTAATAATATTATGAAACTTAGTAATAATAGCAGAAATTATATTAAAATAGTAATAATATTATTTATAATACTTACAAGTATTTATGTATTATATGTTTTTCATAACGATTATAGAATTATGGAAGGTCTTGCAAATGTAAAAGATTGCTCTAATTGCACGATTAGACCAACGTCCGCAAATTGTGTTCCTTTATATGATATTAGTTATACTTATAGTCGAATTGGAACCAGCAATAAATGGAACTTAGACATTTCTAATGCAATAACTGATAAAGTTTTTTGCCAGTGGGAACCCAAATGTACTTTTGACAATATTACGCCACAAAATCAGCGCAATTCTCTCACAAATAGTAACATCGATCAAAGTATTTATGATGTACGATGCTGCTCAGGAAGCCCTTTTTACGATAATAGCAATATAAATTTCAATTATAACGCTATTATAGATAATATAAGCAATATAACAGATTGCTCGGCTATAACAAGTTATTTCCAACAAAATAGAGCAGGAATTATTGAGCTATCTTATAATGAAAGAGATTTAAATGCTGCCACACGAACATGTAATACTTTAGATCCGAATGGACGTTTATTTAATAAACGTGGTATGTTATTTTCAAAAATTGAAGCTAGCTTTAATATTTTTAGTGATCAAAAAAGTATGCCTTCTGACATTATAAATTATGTTTCATTTAGTAATTTTAGAAATACATTAAAAAACCTGCCAACAGGCATAACAGGTGCAATGCTTAATGGTTATAATGAAGCAGAACTAAATGCGGCACTATTAACACTTACACAAATGAATGATGCTTTAACATCGAAAGCAAGAACAGAAAATTTGCAAAGGCAATTAAACAGGTCCGATTTGACAAGTGCGCAAAATACTAGCTTTAGTTCTATTTTAACTAGGTTTGAAGATGCTTTTAAAGTTACGGGCTTATTACAAGATAGTAGAAGATTTGATTATAAATTAGTTAATAATGACAAGATGCCTAATCTTGACTATACACCATATAGTGGTAGCGCATTAAGCACTACTCAATATTTATTAAATTCAGAGCAGTTTTTTAATTGCATGGGTGAAAAAAAAAATGATATTAGCTCCTCATTTACTAGCGCGCAATTAGCCGAGTTTAGCAATAATGATTATTTTGGAACTGCTGGCCGACCCGTTTCTTTAGGTGGGCTTGGAGAAGCTTCTTATAATGCTTTGGGGACTATGCAAACTACCGGATATCCAAGTAATAATGATTTAGAAATGGAATTACGAAGATTAGAAATAGTTCCATCCTCCGGAAATGCGCCGGTTAGTGTAATAAGCTCTTATTTAAATGCGATCAATAGTTTTTACGATAAACAAATACGAAATTTGACAGGACCACGAGAGCACAGTTATAATCAACAATTAGTATTTGATAACAACAGTCTTGAAACAAAACAAGCCACCTTTTTCACATATAGCAAAGACACCAATAATGTTTATCCTTGTAGTCCAAGTGTTTTAGGTAATTCTAAATTTGAATATTGCGGTCCTGAAGCATATTATGAGAGCCCGCGTTTCTAAACATTTTATATATTTAAATACATTTTTTATTACTCCTAAGAAAATAAAAGTTCCTATAAATTTCGTAAAAAATTATAAAATCATATTTAATATATTCATGAATTATTAGAATTAGAATTATTAGAATTAGAATTATTAAATATTAGAATTATTGTTTTACCATAAATAAACATGACTTAAAATTTTTGCATTATAATAACCGCGCGATTTTCTTTTTTCGAGTGCAATAGCTGCTCCTCGTTTTTTGGTTCCTGAATGCCTATTAAAATAGTTTTGCATGCGTTTGCGATTATTATGGTTTTTATGCGAATATAGTTTAAGAGGAGTTCTATCTTTATATTGTTCATAGTCCGAAGCACCAAAATGTATTTTGCGTATTTTTTTTGTTGCTTTATTTTGAATATATGCAGTATATTTTTTGCCACTAATTTTGCTTTTTTCAAATTTAATTAGTGTTTCTTTCATTTTTATATATATAATAAAGATATATAAAGATAATTTTACAAAATATATTTTATAACCCTATTTTATAGCAATATTATGTCTACGCATATACCTATAAAATATTTGCCTAAACGACTTAGTTTTAGAGACAGAAAACGGCAACTTAGACAGCTTAAGAGATCGCGAAATGCTTATAAGAAGCATATTTATATTACACGTAAAAAGGTTAAATCGTATAAATCCAAAAAATCAAAGCACATATTAAAAGCGGAAAAAATATATAAATTAGCTAATCTCTCTATAAATGCCAATCTCTCTATAAATGCCAATCTCTCTAGAAAGACGGGGTGCTCTATAACTTCGCTACGCAAAATTGTGAAAAAAGGTCAAGGTGCGTATTATTCTTCTGGGTCAAGACCCAACCAAACGGCACATAGTTGGGGATTAGCCCGCCTAGCGAGCTCAATAAGTGGCGGAAAAGCGGCGGCAGTTGATTATGGCATATTAAAGTCCGGTTGCTCACATAATTCTAAGGCTTTGAAATTGGCAAATCAAGCTAAGAAAAAACATGGACTAGGCACTCGTAAGGTGCCTAAAACAATATTATAATTAATTCTTTATATATGTTTTACTATATATAATTTCGCCCATGTTAGCGCTGCCACATTAGCCCCGCAAGCCCATTTTGAAATACTAATAAATTATATTTTTCTTCAATAACATATAAATTATAATAATATTTATAAATATTTGTAGGATCTTTAGTAATTCCAATTACTACCCCGGTTAGCGGGTCACATATAGTCGCAAAAGCAGCACTCGCATCTAACGGTGGATTACTATAATTATTATATTCAAATTCGATCGTTTTAAAAAAATTAGTATTAAATGCTCCATTAGGCTGCTGCTTAAACGGGTCACTTGTTAACCCAAAATTATAACAATATAAACCCACCTTTGAACACGATCCGCTAGATTTACCATACTTTTCCAATTTACTAAATATTGAGCTATCAAAATCATATTCTCTGTATTTACCATCACAAATTATTGCAAAGTTTTTCAATATTTCGCACTGATTGGTTTGCTCAGTTGCAGACGGACTGTTGCCGGTAATATAAATATTTCTTGAAATATCGGAGCTATAACTAAATAATGGACTATAATATTTATGATTAGTAACATATAATTTTTGTAAATCATTTGGGATCTTATTTTCATACAACCAATTTGTATAATTAGACCACTCATTGCGCTCTTTTACGTCGCTTCTTTGAAAATACCACATCCAATTTTTTATTAATCCGTTGGACTCCAACTTTATTTTACTTGACTTAATTACTTTCTCAAACGCGTATTCATTAACTTCACGAATTAAATAACTTTGACTGTTTTGTGCAAAATATATTCGCTCTTCTTCTCCTAAAAAACATTGCGTACATATTAAATGAATGTCACTGTTTATTCGTGACGTTAAATCTTGATAGCTATCAACATCTTTTACTATTTCACTTAGCGGCGGAGGATTAATAAACCTTTTAAATTGGTAATCTATTACGTTTTGGTTTGCTTGTATTTGTGGATAATTATTATATGGTATACTATTTCTTGGATTACTATATAATACGTCTTTTATAGTAAATAACTCTTGTAATGGTCTTAATGTGAAATTAATCACTAATTCGCTATATTGTAAACAAACCAATGGAAATGCCATTATTGAAGACATTGTAAACCATGAATTTATTGGTATATATAAACTATATTCACGAATTGAAGGTTCTATTCCACTTATATCAGAAGCACTGTCTTTGTATACGCTTGGATAATTATTATTTCTATTATTAAAATTTGCCGGATCGTTTAACTCATCAATATGCCCTGTCATAATATCAAATAACCCTTTCTTGTGCGCATCATAATCACGCTCTACAATGTTTTGTAAGTAATGCCCGCTAAATTTTTGAATTATTGAACCGTTTATAGTTATATTGACGCTTTCAATAATTTGACATCCAATATGCTTTATCCACTTAAACTCATATGGCCTATATTCGTTAACACTAGAAGTAATACCAGAACTAGACGTAGACGTAGTAGTATATTTCAATATTGGACTATATATTTTCGGCAATTTTACAACTAAATAAGTATCCATTAATAAATCGCCGTAACGCTGTATTTTAAAACTATAGCTCGAGCTTTTAGTTATATCTAATTCCATTTGCCCTGTTTGGTCTATTCTAAATTTTTGTAATCCAAAATTAGTATACTTATAATATGCAGATTTAAAAAAGGTATTGGTAGGATTGCCTGTCAAAATAATATTTTGGTTTCCTAATGCTATTAAATTTAATAATCCTCCTGCCATATTATAATATATTATATTAATTAATATAATATATTATATTTATTTATGTTATAATCTCTATTTTTAAATTAAAATTTAACATAAATTTTTATATAAATTTTATATAATATATTATATAAAATAATATAATATGTCTTCTCGATTAATGGATTTAGATAGTAATCAATATTTTTATATAACATTAGTAATAATTATATTTATATTACTAATTCTATTTAGCTGGGTTGCAAATAGACTGGGTTTAAAAGATAGATCATGCGATAAATTAGCAAGATATTGGCCAACATTAACAAATACTTCCTATTTTAGATCACAAACAGAGTTAAAACCCGACGCTAGAGATTTATTTGATGGATCTTCTTGCAAATTAATAAATTATCATGTTAAAAGTGCCTATAATTGTTGCTGTGGGGATGGCTACAAAAACAATTTTGTGGCCTTATGTGCTTTAGAAAAAGCAATTGCTAATGGGTGCCGATTTTTAGATTTTGAGATATATTCATATAATAATGAGCCTATTGTTGCGTCGTCAACCGCTGAAAATAATTATATCAAAGAAACTTATAATTCGCTTTTATTAGAAGAAGTGCTAATTACAATTAAAGAAAAAGGTTTTAATCCATTATCAACTAATTGTGCAAACGACCCCTTAATATTAAATTTTAGAGTTATGAGCACAAATGTGCCTATGCTTAAGACTATGGGAGACTTAATTAAAAGACATTTGCATAGCTCTAATCAGTCATTCACATGTTCCACTAAAAAAGATATGAACCTTTTAAATACTAAAATGGAAGACTTATATCAAAAATTAATTATTATATGTGACTTTAATCCGCAACCTAGCATCATTACAACAACAGCTGATTTACAGAACTTGAATAGCTATATTAACTTAAAAGCAAAAGGAACATATTGTCATACATATAGGTATAATCAAATTGTTTCCAAAAAAGGTTCCGCGCAATTTATAGCAACCACAAAGTCTAAATTTGTAATAGTATTGCCTAATTTAGATAATTCAATAATAAACTTTGACACTACATTATCGTTTGATACTGGATGTCAGGCAATATGTATGAAACATCAAAATATAGATAATAACATACTTGGATATAATGGATTGTTTAGATTACAAAAAAACTTTTGTTGGATTAAAAAGAAGAGCGCTTTATTAAATGTTGATGTGCCAGAACCAATAGTATATGACGCAACTCTTGATTATAATAATGTTTCAATATTAGATTAATGATGTCTCATTATTTGATCAATGATGTCTCGTTATTTGATCAATAAGTCTACATTATATTATAATATTGTTATTATATTGTTTTGTTATATATTATTATTTACAATAATTATAAATGTTGTAAATATACATTTTTATATTTGTTTATATTAAAGTATAAACAAATATATGGCAGAAACATTTGAAGAAAAAGAATTACAAATATTGAGAGATGCTGTGGATAATGCAACATCGCTTAGCGGTATTAAACTTGCCCAATCGGAAACTATTAAAAAAATAATAGGCATATTAGAACATTTCTTAAGGACACACAAAACACTGTGTTATGGGGGGACAGCTATAAATAATATATTGCCAGAACAATACAGATTTTATAATAAAGATATTGAAATACCGGATTATGACTTTTTTTCGCCATATGCCATGGACTATTCGAGAGATTTAGCAAATATTTATTATAAAGCTGGCTACGAAGAAGTTGAAGCAAAGTCAGGTGTTCATAGTGGCACATATAAAGTGTATGTGAATTTTATTCCTATTGCGGACATCACATACATGGACAGCAATCTATTTAATAATATATACAAAAAGGCTATTAAAATTAATGCCATTAATTATTGCCCTCCTAATTTTTTGCGAATGGCTATGTATCAAGAGCTTTCACGGCCAATGGGTGACGTGTCGCGATGGGAAAAAGTTCTAAAACGTATTATATTGTTAAATAATAATTTTCCTCTTCGCGGGCTATCTTGTAAGCATAAAGACTTTCAAAGACGATTTGAGGGAAATAACAACGAACAAAACCAAATTTATGAGATCTCTAGAAGCTGTTTTATAAATCAAGGGTTGGTTTTCTTTGGTGGTTATGCAAGTGCGCTATATAGTAAATATATGCCATATAAAGAAAAGAAACAAGCTGCAAATATTCCGGATTTTGATGTTATTAGTGAGGACCCCGAAACAAGTGCTAAAATATTAAAAGAGCAATTGAATTATGAGGGTTTTACAAATGTAAGCATTAATAAAAAGCCGCCTATTGGCGAATATATAGACATTCATTATGAAATTGTTGTAAATAAGGATGTAATAGCTTTTATTTATAAATCAACTGCATGCCATAGCTATAATATAATAGTTATTGATGGACAAAAAATAAAAGTAGCTACAATAGACACAATATTGAGCTTTTACTTAATATTTATTTATGCTAATAGGCCATATTATGACGAAAATAGATTATTGTGTATTGCCGAATATTTATTCAAAGTCCAACTTAACAATCGTCTGCAGCAAAAAGGTTTATTGAAACGGTTTAGTGTTACATGTTATGGTAAGCAACAAACATTAGAAGACATGAGAGAAGAAAAATCAAAAATATATTCGCAAGTTAAAGACAATACAATCTCTCGTAGTTCAAAATTATATACTACTAATTTTTTTAGATATATACCAAAAGATGTTTTTACCAGTTCTTCAATTTCAAACAGTGACAATTTTACTAAAAGCATACGCTTAATTAAATCTGAAACAAAAAATGAAACCAAAACTAAAGCGAAAAGGAAAACTAAAGCAAAAAATGAAACTAAAAGCAAAAATGAAACTAAAGCGAAAAGGAAAGCTAAAAGCAAAAATAAAAGTGAAACTAAAACTAAAAGAAAGAAACAGTCTAATAAACGCAGTAATAAATTTATAGCCAGACCCAGAAACTACTTTTACATAAATTAAAAATGTGTTTGTAGACTCTCCTTTTTAAAGATTGTATTCATGATTTTTAACCATTTTATAAATTAAAAATGTGTTTGTAGACTCTCCTTTTTAAAGATTGTATTCATGATTTTTAACCATTTTATAAATTAAAAATGTATTTGTAGACTCTCCTTTTTAAAGATTGTATTCATGATTTTTAACCATTTTATAAAGTAAAGTGACTATTCAAGACTCTCAATTTCAAAGTTTTATTTTTATTTTTTTTAACCGTTTTAACCTTTTTAATACTATACTTGGATTTTATATTATTAGTCTTATAAGCATTTCTTTTGCTAAAACTAGCTTTAACATCTTCAAAAAAAGCGTGCATTAGATCATGATTGTATACTTCAGGATGCCCCTGAAATCCATAATAGGGATACTTCTCATGTTTTACTATTTCTATAAATTCTTTATTATACTTATCATAACTTGTTGCCACTATTTTATAATGTGGTATAATTTTTTTAGGGTCTAGTGCTAACGAATTATTATGTATTATTTTCTTTTTGGTTTTATTTATACCACAGGTTTTATTTATACCACAGGTTTTATTTATACCACATGATCCATGTTTATTACTAAATAAAAGAGCCGCCTTATAATTTTTATAACTAGATACATTTATAAATGTGTTCTTTATATTGTTTTTTGTAATATTATAATTTTTCGCTATTAAGATCATGTTTTCATAACCATTACAAATTCCCAATATAGGAAATGGTCTATAATACATATTTATAGATGTTGCTCTTTTCATTAAATATTTTTGCATTTTATAATAGGCCTTATAAAAATCATTATTATAGAAATTTCCTATTTGACCGCCTGGAAATATTAACCCATCTAAGCTATTAAGTAATTCGTCGTATTGCGATTTTGCAGTATTATAATATATAATACTATAATTAATATGTTTCTTCTTTAATAGCCTTATTAAAGTTTTATCAAATATAATCTCTCTAGACGTCTTATGTTTTTCATTTATATAAGGAGTTGCTAATATACCTAATGTTGGTTTATTTTCTTTCATACTATTATATTATTAATATTATTAATATAAACAATATAATAAAAATTATTAAAGTGTTATTGCTTTCTAAATATTATTAAAAACAATTTAAAGACAAAAGCAGAAGCTTATTGTCATGTACTAACTAATTTAACCTAGAGCCGGAAATCCGACTAAGTTAGCACCTATACCAAAACCGGCGCCACTTCTAGCACTTACACCCATGCTTGGGATAAATGTGTCTAATATAGAGAATGTTGCGGCAGCCATTAACGCGATTATGGCGATTTCTTCCATCTTTAATGGTTTTTGAGGAATAACAAAAGCAACAATTGCAACCATTAAGCCCTCCACTAAATATTTAATAGCTCTTTTTACTATTTCTCCCATATTGAAATTCATGTTTGTTTTATATTAATAAACAAGAAAAAAATATAAATATTTACTTAATTATATTTAATTTAAACATTAAATAAAAATAAATAACAATAAATAAAAATAATGCTAAATTAAATAAAAATAATGCTAAATTAAATTAAATAATGCTAAATTAAATTAAATAATGCTAAATTAAATTAAATAAAATAATGCTAAACTATTGATTTTATATTAATAATGCTAAATAATAGCAACTATTGCTATATATTACTAAATATTACTAAATAATAGCAAATAATAGCAAATAATGCTAAAATAATACTATATATTGCTTTTTAATATATTTTTGTAAATTATATAAAAAAATATATTAATAAAATAATTACTTAAAATTATATAAATAATACATTTATATAATACATGTCAACCAAAAAATCTGCTAAATCTAAATTAGTAGACAAGTCAGAAAACAAGTCAGAAAACAAGTCAGAAAACAAAGAATATGTTGACCTATTAGACGAAGACAAACCCATGAGTGGACAAAAATATGTATGCCTAAGTTTCATATCTCCCGAAGACCATATTAAAAATAAAAATCTATTTTATTTCGAGAAATTCTTGACCAATTTTGAATTTAAAAAAACATTCGAAAAATATACACAATTTTTAAATTTTTTATCTTACAAATATAATTTAGATTTTAATAAACTCACTAAAGACATGGAAGAATTTGTCGAAGAGGAAAAAGATAAATTATTTTTGACAAGCATTGATGACGAATATAAGTCATTTTTAGATAGTAAAGAAGAAGACCTTCAAAGAGAATATAATAAACTACATAGTTTTCAAACAAATATTCGAGGCATTAAAGTACGCGGTGTATTTGGATCTCAAGAAGAAGCAGAAATGCGGTGCAAAATTTTGAGAGATGCTGACCCTAATCATGACGTATATGTTGGAGGAGTTGGAATATGGATGCCATTCCACCCTGAAGCATATAAAACCGGCCGTGTTGAATATTTGGAGAAAGACTTAAATGACTTAATGGCGCAAAAAAAGAAAAACGATGAGATCTCTAAAGAGCAATTTAAAGAGCGCGTAAAAGAAAGCAAGAAAAAGGCCATCCAAGAAAATATTGCTAAAGCTCAAAAAGAAGGAAATAAGCTAATGCAAACAATTGACGAAGAAGGAAACCTTATAAATGCGGATAGAATGGATATTCCTGGAAAGAATTTACTATTTGGTGATGGCGATGACGACGATGTGTCTACTGCTGATTTACGTAAAGAGTTATTTGAGGCCGAGGACGTTATTGTTGGAAAACAAGAAAATAATGATCACGGTCTTTCGCAAATCTTAGAGCGTCAAAAAGAACTAGCAGAGCAATTAGCTGCTAAAACAGAAATTGACTGAAAAAGAATGATAATAGCTACAATGCATTGCTCTTACTTTAACATATTTTAATCTCCTAAAATATGTTATATATTACATAAAAAAAAAATAAAAATAAAAATAAAAATATGTTATAATTTTTCTTCTAATGCTTCTTCTAGTGTTTCTATTCTGCGTGTTATATTTTTAAGCATAGCATTTTGCTCTTGTAAAGATTTGATTAATATTGCATCAAAACTGCTATAATTAACTGCCTTATACTTAAGCGTTCTACCTTCTTGTATGTCTTTTGGACTTGGTTCTAATTCGGTTACCAAATTAGGAAAGTGGCCTTCTAATTCTTGAGCCAACACTCCAATATATTTATTATTAGACGATCCCTTCATAGTATAATCAACCACCCTAACTTTTAACAAATCGTCTAATTTGGGACCACTAGTAACAATATTTTCTTTTAATCTGCTATCACTTAATGCTCTATACGAATTATTTCTGTTTGTTATATTACCATCACCCCTAATTTGAACCTTTAAATGCCTGGTTGACGTTACATCGCTGTAATATTCTTTCATAATTGCACTACTTATGTCCGAGTTAAACATTTTATAACTATAACCATTGCTTGAATATACATGATTTGTTGATATATCTAATGAATTAACGCTAATATTACCCATTACAATTAAATTACCGCTTATTGTTGTCATTGGACTATTTACTGCTAATGTTTTGTTTATTCCATATACGCTATTGTAAATATTGTTGCTTTGAATTAGGGTTGTCCCGTCACCTGATAACGCATGTATTCCTGCTCTAGAAGTTGACGACTTACCACTAATAGATGCGCTTACTTGAGCCCAATAATTATTAGCATATGCAAACACTCTTACATGACCTCTATTTGAACTATTATTGTCCGATCCAATAGAAATTATTGAGCCATCATTTGATATAGCTACACTAGAACCGAATTCATCACCGCCTGATATTCCTTGAATGGTTTGACCTAATTGTGTCCAAGTTGTTCCTCCTTGATGTCCATATACATAGGCTTGTCCTATATTAGATATTGAACTACTTGTCATATAAACAGCAAATAGTGAATCAACATCACCACAATCACCCCATGTACCCGATTGTCCAGAACCAAACATCCTAAGACCTTTACTGTTTATATCATTAGGTAAACCGGTACCAAATTTCTCAATGCTCCAGGTATCTCCATTAATCCACTCCCAATCTAATGCTGATTTGCCTTGTGGATTTGTAGATTTTCGTCTTCCTCCTATCCAAACAGCAAACATACTTCCAATTACAGCTCTAACCGCTTGATATTCTGTTTCGCTTGTAATAGTAGCTAAAGTACGATTGTTAACTTGTTGTGCTATTGCTATATGGGAATTAAAGTTCGTAGCAACTGTAGAAAGTGTATAATATCTATATCCAGATGCTCCAATAACGATTGTATTTCCATTAGAAGATAATTTCATAGATCTTCCAAAATTTATATCAGGTCCTCGAATAATACCTTTAGATGTCCATATATTGCCTGAAATTGTAAATGTTTTGACCAATGAAATATCTGTCTGTAAGTAGCGAATTACTACAATACCAGAGCCACCTTTGCCTCCCACATTATTATAGCTACCACCACCACCACCACCGCCTGTATTGGCACCACCATTACCTCCACCACGATCAGGCACTGCACCGCTACCAACAACGTTACCGGCACCTCCAGATGTTAATGCACTCCCACCACCGGGCCCACCTGAATTAGACCCTTGTGATCCACCACCACCGCCACCACCACCACGACCACCCCAACCACCAATCGAAAACCGCCCGGCTCCGCCACCACCACCACCCCAATAATAACTTGGTCCTAAAATATTATACATTATGCCGTCACCTCCTGATGAAAATCCAAATTGACCCCCATCAGCTGTTGAATTTGTATCTGTGTCAAACCCTTTTGTTCCTGCTCCACCACCACCTGCCGCTCGGTTCGCATCTGTAAGAGTAGATGTCATACTACCACCATTGTTTCCATGAATAATTGCATTACTATTTGTTCCTGGACTATTACCACTACTACTTCCACCTATATTGGTAATATTCCCTCCACCTGCCCCTCCACCAGATCCTCCGTTGTTACCACTACCGTCACCATTGGTAGGATACGGTAATCCACCTCTACCACCACCAGCAGCAATAGCAGTAAAAGCACTGCTGTTTTCACCATTAGTCCCTGAAGCACCTCCATCACCTATAACAATAGGATAATTTGTTCCAGCACTAACTGATACCGAAGGTATATATACTACTCCACCAGCTCCACCACCGCCACTACTACCATTATTCCCAGTGCTACCACCACCACCACCACCTCCAACAATTAAGACCTCAACATTTCCGCTAAAGTCAGGGATGAAAGTATATGAACCCACTGTTGTGAAGCTATGGATTACATATCTACCGCTAAATGATATAGTGCCGCCGCTACGAGTTAATGATGTAGTGAATATGCTTGCACTAGCAAGTGTTTGTCCGTCTAATGATAAAGCGGTTGAGTAGCCTTCAAAAGAACCAGAAACACCAGCAATAGTTTGTCCTTGTTGTCTCCAATCATTTATAGTAGCGCTAAAATCATATACTCTAACAGCGCCTGCATTTGTTCCATTTAAATTATCTTTCCATGCACCAATAGCAATCCTATTTCCATTTCCGGCTAAACTTATGCTATATCCGCTTTCACTACCAACCCTTTGACCATTAATAGCAAAACCTTTTTGGGTCCATCTATTAGTATTGTTACTAAGCTCGTATACTCTAACTTGACCACTGTTAATCCCCGACACATCATTAGCTATTGAGCTACCAGCAACAACTCTTCCATTACTTGATAAAGCTAAATCCCATCCAAATTGATCATCGTTACTTAGACCAACAATAATTTCACTACTTAATCCTAGTTGGTTCCATCTATAAGGCGCTTGATTATATGACAACTCATAAACATAAATTCTCCCTTTTGAAATATCGCTTACCATCTGTAAATAGCGGATTACTACAATACCGGAGCCACCAGCACCACCACCCAGACGACCACCACCACCACCACCACCAGTATTAGCACCACCAGGACCACCTATAGTTAAACCACCATTAGAACCATCAGTGACCGCCAATACACCACCTCTTCCTCCTCCAGCATTACCCGAACCACCACCACCTCCACCATAACCACCATAACCACCAGATTGGTCTATATATGCGCTACCACCTCCGCCGCCTCCCCAATAATAACTTGTACCAAGTATTGAATTGGTTATACCTATACCTCCTGAACCATGACCAAATTGACCTCTATCACCTATACTTTTTGTATCTGTGGCTGCTCCTTGAGCTCCAGCCCCACCACCACCTGCTGCTCTAATTGGATCACCCTCTCTAATAGTTGTTGTATTACCGCCACTACACCCATAAATAAATCCAACATTAGCAATCCCATTATTTATTCCAATAATATTGCCACTACTTTCTCCACCATAATTTATTCTCCATTGTGAAGCACCAGCGCCGCCTCCACATCCTCCAATAGTACCATTCGTATCATAAACTAAATTAGTTCCGCCACCAGCTGCAGTAGCACCAAAAACAGTAGTATTCTCACCTTTGGTCCCTGAGGCACCTCCAGAACCTACTGCAACCGAATAACTAGTTCCACTAGTTATATATGAAGAGGTAATATATACAACACCTCCACCACCACCGCCACCACTATATGTTGGACCACCACCACCACCACCACCAACAAGCAAAACTTCGACATTTCCACTAAAATAAGGCGTAAAAGTCCCACTAGCATCAAACCTATGTATAGCATAACCACCGCTTATTGTAATAGTTCCACCGGAAGCTTCTCTTAATACTGATACTGTCCCAAAAGCAGATGACGCAAACGCAACAACTTTTCCATCATTTGAAATTGCTACTTTTTTATTATTAGTAAAAGGAGGTCCGCTGCTAATATCTAGCCCGACTTGGTTCCATAAAATATTATTAAATTTTTGACTATAATGCTTTGTATTTATTGTTTCAACGCTAATAGACGCACTATCTAAGCTAGTTAAACTAACGCTCGCAAATGATAGTTCTATTTGCTCTTTTAACCTATTAAATGATCCCTCAAAAACACTATTTGAAACATACGATAAATCAAGTTTCCTATTTAAAAAATTTAATGAACTATCAATTATTGGAACAAACATAGTGCCATAAACTATACTGTAACCGATACTATAAGGCGCAATAGGAGCACTAACAATAACTCTATTTCCTAATGCATTTAATGCTATAGATGTTCCAAAATAAGTATTTGCATACGTATCTAAAATATTTCTATAAAAATCTAATCTTACCCATCTAATATCATTATATTTATATACCATAATAACACCCCCATTTATACCATTATCAAAAGCACTAACTGCAAGTATATTTCCACTAGAATTTAATGATATTGAGTATCCCAATTTATCGCCTACAAGGTTATTTAGTGAGTTAGTTCTTACGTCACCTACTATATCATTATCTTGACCCAATTGTATCCAACTACTATCATTAACATATTTATAAACCCTAACTATTCCACTATTATAACCATAAATACTACTATTTGGAGAACTAACAGCAAGTATATTACCGCTAGCATTTAACGAAACGGATGTTCCAGTTCGATCATTTATCATTCCAGTAATAGTTTGACTTATTTGTATCCAACTAATATCATTGTATCTATAAACTAAAGCTTCGCCTCTATTATTTTTTCCAGGTGTTCCAACTGCGAGTATAGTTCCTTCAGCATTTAATGAAACATATCGTCCGTGTCTAGCATCCTCAAAATCTATACCTAGTTGTGTCCAACTTCCATCTATAATATATTGAAAAACTCTAATACCACCATTATCCATAGGACCACCAATAGCAACTATATTTCCATTAGAATTAAGTGAAACTGAAAATCCATATATCTCCCAATATCCCATGCAATCAATAGTTTGACTTATTTTTATCCAACTACTATCATTAACATATCTATATACTCTAACATGGGCTCGAACTGTATTATTCTCAATAGCACCAATAGCAATTGTGTATCCGCTATAATTTAATGATACTGAATTTCCATTATAAACTGTTGTTGTTTCACTATCAATATTATCACCTATTAGTGTCCAACTATTTGAATTATATTTATAAACTCTAACATTTGCTCCCGTATTAAGTCCATTGATGTCAGCATAATCCGTTCCAATAGCAACTATATTTCCTTCACCATTTATAGAGACACTTGTGCTTCTGCCTTCATAATTAGCTATTACTTTACCTGGTATAATTTGTCCTAGTCTTGAATAATATATGCCTTTTGTAATGTAAGATGCATCTAAATGTGTTTTTAGAGCACTAAATGATCCATCAAATGTTATCTTATTAACAAACGAATTATCTACATAAGACCGCAAATAAGAAATATCAAAGCTAGATTGTGTTATTAACATAAATGAATTATCAATTTGACTTCGACTGTAAATAGCATTGTAAGAATTGTCATTATTTGTTTTTAGTTGGCCATATGACAAATCAAAATAATTATTTAGACTATTGAGAGATGCTTCACTAAAGCTTCTAAAATCTATAAATGACACATCAAGAGCCACCTTCTTATTTTCAACACTTAATTGTCCACCTACAAAGTTCCATGTTGATCCATCGTATTTTAATGAGGCAACATTTGAAATATTTAATCCCGCACCGTTACCGGATAAATCGGTTTTATTTATTAAATTAGATGCAACACTTATAGCTACATCACTTATTTCAAAAATAGATGATGCAATAATTGTGTTGTTTCCGTAAACCATTAAGTCACCATTAACAATTAATGTTCCGCTAGCATTACCATGACCAGACGGGTCAATAGTAAATAAGCCCGGCACTTTTAGCACATTATTAAGCAGCTCTCCGTTAATGCTTAGATCATTCAAAAAAGAGGTCTTGTACACAACCAGTTCATTACTTATAGAAATGTTTGTTGCACTCAAATCGTTTGTTAAAACTTTGGCAGTTACTAACTGTTGACGATTGTTAATTATATAATTATTTATAGCATTATATAAAGTTACAAAGCTTGTTCCATTTACAAATAAATCATTGCTTATAGTTGTTGATCCATTTACAGTTAATAGGTTTTTTATGTATGCTGAATTATTAAAACTCGAGTCGCCCCCACTTACATCAATATACGTAAAATAAGCATTGCTTCTTCCACTAATGTCATTTGCAATAGTAGTGGCTCTAATATATCCATCATCAATGCTTCCATAGTCTTCAATACTAGTTAGACTGCGACCTTTATTTTTTAAAAATAATGTATTAATATTCAATGATTTTGCCGTAATAGATTGAATATTTGATACATCTAAACCCTGTAGATTAATCCCATAATTAAAAATAGCATTATTATTAAATATAAAGTTTTGATTGTTGGAATTTAATTCTATATTATTAGAAGACGATTCGATTATTAAATTATTAGTAATATTATTGGATACAAGCCTATCACAAAAAAATCTAAAAGGTATATGACTTACATTGAAATCAAAACTCATATATTATAATTTAATATAGTTAAATTATATTATATTTTTAAATCCATGACATAAAAAATTATTAAATAGCATAAATAGCATAAATAGCATTAGTTTATTTGAGAATTTGGCTATGTTTCTTACTTTTTCCTTATATTTCCTTTTAATCTCTCCAATCTCAAACTAAGATTATTAATAATTTGCTGCTGCTCTTGAAGAGCTTTTATTAACATAACATTAAAGCAACTATATTTAACCGATTTATAGTTTGTTGTTTTTCCTTGCTCAGTGTCACACGCATATGGACTTTCTGTTTCCACTAATGATGGAAATAGCTCTTCTAATTCTTGCGCCAAAACACCTATGTATTTTCTAGTTGAGTTATTTTTTAAATTATAATCGACTATTCTAACCTTTAGTAAATCTTCTAATTTGGGACTAGCATCAACTATATTTTCTTTTAATCTGCTATCACTAAGTGCACCTCTACTATTATTCAAATTATAGAAACCTCCGTCGGCGCTAATATATAAAACCGATCTTCCATAATTATTAAATTTGCTATAAAATTCCTCCATAATGGCTGTTGCGCTAGCAGAACTAAAATACACCGAACTATAACCATTATTATTAAATATGTAACTATTAGCAATATTCAATGAATTTGAAGACGTGTCGCCGTTAACTACTATATCACCATTAATTAGTACATGTGAAGTCAATGTTAAGCTAGGTGTTCTTATATTTTCAATAGTTATTGATGATATATCAACATTGCTAGCAGACACATTAGCAAAGGACCTTATGATTTGACCACTTAAATCATTATATGAAAGTTCTACATTCTTTCTTAACGCAAACGAGTTAAGTTTAGTAGCTAAAAGGCCAAATGATCCGTCCACATAAGCCTTTGACACATAATTCTGAACAATAGATTGACCACTTATAGAAAATGCTTGTTTTGTAGCAAATGATAGATCTATATAATTTTTCAAATTAGAAAAATCAGTATATGCAGAATTTAGCGTTACAAATGAATTGTCGACTTCAGTGTTTGTATAATAAACCAATTTATTAAACGAACTATCCATGTTTGTTTGTAATAGTTGAAAAGAAGTATCATATTTTGATTTTGATGCTATTAATGAGTTACTAATTGTTATTTGTAAGTCAATGAGCGAAACATCTAGTCCAACGCGCATATTGCTTATAAGCAAATTTCCACCGCTAATATTCCATGATGTTCCATCGTATTTTAACGAAGCAACATTAGAAACGTCCAATCCAGCAGGATTACTTGCTAAGTCGTCCTTGTTTATTAAATTGGAGGCAACCTTTAGCGTATAAGAGCTAATGTCAACAATAGAAGACTTAATTGTTTTTTTGTTTCCGCGCACTATTAAATTACCGTTAATAACTAATGACCCGCTAGCGTTATTATATCCGAACGGGTCTAGTGTAAATTCTTGCGGAACTCTCAACACCGCGCTTAATAATTGTCCGCTTATGTTTAAATCGTTTGCATAATATTTATTAAGCACATACAATTCGTTGCTAATAGTTATATTTGCCGCGCTTAAATCTATTGTGCTTATGCTATTATTGCTAAACTCGACTGCACTAGTATTAGCTAAATTGTTTATATAATCATTTATAAGGCCTAATCTGCTTAACATAGTAGCCAAGGAAATAGAGTTTACACTTAAATTGCTAGTTATAGTTGCCGATCCGTCTACAATTATATTTTGTTTGGCATAAAGCGAATTGTTAAAACTAGAGGTTGCTCCGCTTGCATCAATATATGTAAAATACGCGCCACGTCGCCCGCTAGCCGTGCCTTTATCGCCGGCTATAATTGGGTTATAACCGATACATGTATTTGTAACATACCCTGTTGGGTAGTCCATAACATCATAAGATAATATTTTATAATATAAGAAAATACCTCTATTATAATCTTCTATAATAGTGTAACCTCCTTGCACATCTATAATTCCTTGACGTTGTGCGCTAAAATTATTTTCTAATTTATACTTTATATAATATTTTGCTAATCCACTACTAACCGATTCGTCTAAAAACGATAACTTGAAATTGATGGTCGTTCCTCCTGTAGCATTTGTAGTTCCTATATTTACATTTTGCGATACCATAGTTGTATTTCGCCATAGCTGAATTGTTATTCGTTCATTGGCCGCATAACATGCATATAAAGTGAAATTTAAATCTACAAAAACTGCAGAGGGGACACCTATGTCAATTATATTGTATAATTGTCCGCTTAAATCCTGCAAATTGCTAGTGCTAGTTAAAAAACTATTTGCATGTGTTGTTGTTGTTCTTGTTAAATTATTATTATTTTTGGGTACATTAGCGAGTAATATATTACTTGTTCCTATTGAATTTAAAGTACTAATATTTACAATACCTTGGGGCTCGGCACTGACACTAGTGTCGGAGCTAGGATCTTTTTCTAATTTATATTTTAAGTAATATTTTTTAGGTCCGTCGCTTAAATTTGTGTCTAAATAGTTGAAACTATACGGAATAGTTAAACCATTTGTGGCATTTATTATTTCTAGTTCTTTACTTTGTGAAATCATACTTGCATCTCTCCATACTTCTAATGTTAGTCGCTCATAATAATTATAACAACAATATATATTAAGATTAATAGCTATTTGGACATTGCTATTAGATACATCTATAATATTATATAATACATTACTCAAATCCTGTATTTCATATGACGTTGTTGTGTATGAAGAATTGGCAAAATGCACTTTATTATTATAATTAGACGCATTTTCTATTTCTGTTAATATAATATTACTATCGGATCCCGTTTGTAAATTTATAATACCTTGCCTAATAAAACTAACATTATTTTCTAATTTATATTTTATGTAATATTTCTTGGGTCCGGCATTTAAACTATTATCTAAATATGTTAGACTATAAGGTATTACTATGCCACCGGCAGCATTTACACTTCCTAAATTTGTGCTTTGCATAAGCATACTAGCGTCTCTCCAGAATTCAACACTTATTCGCTCATACATGGCATAACTACAATATAATGTGATGTTAAGATTAACAAGAATTGAGCTATTATTAGATATATCAATTATGTTAAATAATGCATTACTTAAATCTTGTATATTAGTTGTAGTTGTTTCAAATGTATTGCTATAAATAGAATTATTAAAAAATGATGATTTATTAATCATATTTATAGTAGTATTTAATACCGCTGTATTAACATACAAACTTTCGGCAGAAATAGTTCTTAATCCATCTAGACCCTTATTGTTTAAATTAATAGTTTTATTTAAAGCTACATTATTATTGAATAATATTTTTTTATTAATTGGCACTTTAAATTGTATATTATTATTTATGGATTCCAGTATTAAATTATTAGATATATCATTAGACGTTAATTTATCGCAAAATATTCTAAAGCTACTTAAGCTACTATTAAAACTTTCATAGTTAGTCATAACAATTTAATTTAATTTTATATAGCTATATAATATTTTTAATAGTTTTTAACGTCATTTTTAACGTTTTTAACATTTTTAACAAAATATAAGCTAATGTGCTATTGTATTATTTTCTATAGTGTATCTACATCTTTTTCTAGATCTTTTTCTAGCTCTTCCAAAGACGCATATAGATTATTTATTAATACTTGTTGCTCTTGAAATGCTTTTATTAACATTATTGTTAAATTGCTATAATTTACCGATTTAATTCTCTCAACTGTGTTGTCTTCTACTACTAATTCAGGGAAAAGCTCTTCTAATTCTTGGGCTAACACACCTATGTATTTCGTTTTATCGGGACCCTTCAAATTATAATTAACCACTCTTACCTTTAACAAGTCTGCTAATTTAGGAGAGCTTGTAACAATATTTTCTTTTAATCTACTATCACTAACTGCTCCATATAGACCTGAATAATTACTCACATTTCCACACGCATCAATCTTAAATACTTTATTATAAATATAACCTACATTGCTATAATAGTCAACAATAGAAGCACTAATATCTGTTGCTACCAAATAATGCGAGCTATAACCATTAATAGAAACGTCAAAATTATGTTTATTGGAAATTCTAAATGATTTTAAATATGCTTTACCTGTTACTGCTAAGTCACCGCTTATTGTTGTGCTAATTGTTGTTGTAGATGGAATAAATGACAATGATTTGTTTATTCCATAAACACGTGAAGTATTACCAACTGATTTATTTATTACTTGAAACAATGTTGTTCCATCACCTGAAAGAGCGTGCACTGGAGTTCCCAAATTTGGTGTTATTCCAGTTCCATTAAGCATTTGCCCAAGTTGTATCCAAGTATTTGAATAAAGTTTATATACTCTTACATAACTACTAGCTCCACCTGCTGAAATTATTGTTCCATCATTAGATATTTGTACCCATTGACCAAATAGGTCATTAGCAGATGCTCCGTATAACGTTTGTCCTAATTGAGACCATTGCGCAATACTCTCTGAGTAAGCAATAGTATTTGTTCCAATTCCTAGAGCAACCCAACGAGTTCCATTCCATGCTACACTTCTTCCTATACTCGAAAAGATGCTGGTATTATTTACAACCCTAGTCCAATTAATACCATCAGACGAGTAAGCAATACTATTTGTTCCACTTCCTACTGCAACCCATTGAGATCCATTCCATGCTACATTAGATCCTGCAGTTGAAAATAATGTGGTACTATTTATAACCCCATTCCAAGTAATACCATCCGACGAGTAAGCAATACTATTTATTCCTGCTCCTACTGCAACAAAGCGACTTCCATTCCACGCTATTCCATTTCCTTCATTTGAAAAAATGTTTGTATTGTTTGTAACCGCTGTCCAAGTAATGCCATCTGTCGAATGAGCAATAGTATTTATTCCTTTTCCTACTGCAACAAAACGAATTCCATTCCACGCTACACCTTTTCCCTGATCTGAAAAGATGGTGGTACTGTTTATAGATGGTGCCCATGTAATACCATCAGACGAATAAGCAATAGAATTTGTTCCAAGTCCTACTGCGACCCATGTAGTTCCATTACCCACAACACCAAGTCCTGCAATTGAAAATATGTTAGTACTATTTATAACTGGCGTCCAATTAATACCATTTGGCGAGTAAGCAATACAATTTGTTCCTGTTCCTACTGCTACCCAACGAGTTCCATTCCATCCTATACCAAATCCTAGACCTGAAAAGATGAGGGTACTATTTACAGCCCCAGTCCAACTAATACCATCCGTTGAGTAAGCAATGCTATTTGTTCCTTGTCCTACTGCAACAAAACGTGTTCCATTCCATGCTACTCCATATCCTGCATTCGAAAAAGTATTGGAACCAATACCTGTCCAAATACTAGGTTCCATCGTATCTCCACTAATAGTTTTATAAACACTAACACTTCCTATTCCGTTAGTGGTGTTGCCGGCAGCTGCGCCATATCCAATACCGCCAACTACAATAGTATTTCCATCACTTGATAACTTTATATTCCATCCAAAATACTGATCAATAGTAGTCCCGTTAATTATGCCTATAAAATTCCATGCTCGCGGATTTCTGGTATTATTAAATCTATAAATATTAACCGTTGGTGTCGCTGATGTACGAGGACCTACAGCAAGTGTTGTTCCGTCTAATGATAATGACATAGAAAATCCTTGTTGGACATTATTAGTTCCACTAATGTCTTGTCCCATTTGTATCCAATTATTAGTATTAGCACTTAACTCATAAACAAGGACTTCTCCATTATTCAAACGACTTGAAGCAGCAAGAATATTTCCATTTCCTGATAAAGCAATATTATAGCCTAATTTATAATTAACTATTGGTTTTCCATTTATAAGTTGTCCTCGCTGTCTCCATACATTAGCACTTAACTCAAATACTCTAACTTGTCCAGTATCAGTTCCACTAGTATCACTTACAGCAACAACTCTTCCATCGCTTGACAAAGAAATTACACTGTTACCATCACCTCCAAAAAGTGTATTAGTGGTTTGTCCCACCATAATTTCACTACTTAGTCCCAAAGTCTGCCAACTATAAGTTGTTCCATTAAAACTTATTTCATAAACATAAAGTCTGCCTCTATTTGAAGCATTCGCTGGTTCAGTTAAAGCAACCACTCTTCCATTGTTTGAAATACCATTTAAAACTATAGGATTAGAAAAGCTAATATCTAGTCCAAGCTGGTTCCATAAACTATTAGCAAATGTTTGACTAAAGTGTTTAGTGTTTATATTATCAATAGTAATAGATGAAGCCGACGTAGTAATATTACTTGCATTAATAGTAGCAAATGAAATGTCAAAATCTGTTTTTATTTTATTATGCGACGCTTCAAAAACACTATTTAATAAGTACGAAATATCGAGTTTTTCATTAAAAGTATTAAATGAACTATCAAATTGATTAAGAGCTCCAACTCTTCTTTGCTCTGCATAAGAAGTATCCATAAGTGTTAATATGTCTCCGTATGAAATAGTAAATGTGTTTTTGGAAATATATGAACTATCTACATAAGATCGCAAAGAAGTTGAAGAAATGTCAAAATTAGATTTTAATATAAACTTATTAGTAATTTGGTTTCGACTATAAGTAGCATTATAAGAATTGTCTATATTCCTTTTTAATGCGAAAAACGATGAACTAAAATCTGCTTTAAATTCATTTATTGATAAGTCAAAGTCGCGTTTAGCCAGCGAAACATCATCAATAAGCAAGACTTTCTTATTTTGGACGCTTAATTGTCCGCCGCTAAAGTTCCAAAGTGTTCCATTGTATTTTAATGATGCAATATTTGAAATGTCTAGTCCTGCATTAGTGCTTGACAAATCTTGTATATTTGCTAAGACCAAGTTTGAAGCTAGCGTAATAGCCAGATCACATATGTCGACGACAGATGACGCAATAGATGTTTGAAGCCCATTTACCGTTAAATCGCCATTAATAATTAATGTTCCGCTAGCATTGCCATGTCCAGAGGGGTCAATAGTAAATAACCCCGGCACTTTTAGCACGTTATTAAGTAATTGTCCATTTATGCTTATGTCATTAAAATAGGCGGTTTTAAGCGCTACTAAATTATTGCTTATTGAAATAGCTGATGCACTTAAATCGTTTGTAACAATTTTAGCACTATAAAAATTTTGCTCTAATGCGGCTCTGTAAATATTAAAACTATTTTCAATAGATGCAAAATTATTTCCATTTATTAATAAATCATTACTTATAGTTAGTGTTCCATCAATGCGCAAATCTTTGTTTATAGTGAGATTAGTGTTAAAACTTGCGTCGCCACCACTCACATTAATATATGTAAAATAAGCGTCGCTTCTTCCTATAGTATAACTCGTATTATCTATACCGATGCTCGTATTTCTAATATATCCATTATTAACACTGTTATATTTTAGTTTATTATTACTAGGTAAATCTATATTGTTAACATATACAAAATTACTGGATATTTCTGAAACATTAGAAATACTTATATTATTGCAAATTACTCTATTTAATTCAACATGTCCATCGAAAATTACTGCATTGCTACAAAAATCAATATTATTATATGATGTTTCAATTATTAAATTGTTGCTTGCATGTATACTAAATAATTTGTCGCCATATAGTTTAAACCGTCTATCTTCATTAAAATTTCTTTCCATATTAACGTTATTAAATATTATTATACTATTAATATTTTATTAATTTTTTATGAATTTATTGAATGCGTAAAAATAAATAAAAAATTAATAAAAGTTTATAATGTTGATTTTATGTTGATTTTATGTTGATTTTATAATGTTTCTCTTAATTTTACTTTTAATGTTTCGTCAGTACCTACATATACTTGTCCAATACCAGCAGCAGCTCTAGATATTGGTAACCAGCTTAAATCAAAATAGAGCCTTGGACTATAAATACCTATATTAGGATTACCGTTAATATTAGAAGAACTATCAACAATAGTAATACTACATGATGGGTCGATGGTATTAATTCCTATTCTATTATATTGTGTATCTATACAAATTAGGTTACTAGGATCAATATTTCTGTTTGTAATAGAACCAATAGCCGAAAATGTCCCAATTAGCGTATTTATTGAAGAATTTTCGCTCATAGCTTATTTATAATATTATTAATTAAATTTTTAAGTAATAAGATTACTAAATAATATTTATTATTAATGCTTTTTAAATCTTTTTTATAATGCTTTTAAAATGCTTTCTCAATATTTGCCAGTCTGCTTTCTAAAAGCTCTATTTTTTTAACTAATTCTCCTATATATTGTATTTTATTATTTACAATGGATGCTAAATCATTAGAACCTTCGTTTTTAATAAAATTCTCGTTTTTATTTAAGTTTTCATTTATTGTTTGGACTTGACTATCCAATTCTTTGAGAGCTGCCAAACTATATACAAAAATATTATTATAATTTAAGCTATATGGGCTTTGTTCGTTACCGTTAATTACACTAAATTTTAGCTCATCTATTTTTTCTACTTCTTGGGCAATTAGACCTGCTTCTATTATGTATGGGTCGGTTAATGGACCCCTATAATGTGGATCTTTAAAAGTGGCTGTTTTCTGGTAAATTTGGGGGCTTAATTGCCGTATTGTTGATAAAGCGTTAGTTATAAGTTCTTCATTGTGTTTTAATCTGTCGTCAGATGAAATTATCATTCCCACTGAGGTATATCCTGTCCCTCTAATATTTAAAGACCCATCAATTATTAGTGAACCATTTATTGATATATCATTGCCTAGAAATGGATTAATATTATTTACAAATAATTTTGCTCTATTAAGCAACGTTAAAGAACTATCCATTAATACATTACCACTAATACATAGAGGATTAGCATTATTAAATGGTCTAATATTATTTACATAAAACAATGAACTTGCACTCATGTCTCGTGTTGTTAAGGTGTTGGTTATAAAACTATTGCAACTAATTTCAGCATTTATTCTAATATTATTTGATGTAAAAATTCTTGTATCTAAATAAATCATACTTGCATCTCCTAATATAAGAATATTTGTTTTCACTGTTCCGCTAACATCTATATCATATGCAGGGGACGACGTTTTCACACCAATACGGCTATTTTCAGTATCAATACAAACTACGTCATTAGCATTAGGCATAATTATATCATCAGTTAATGCGCTTATACTTGTAACAATCTTGTTAAGTCCTGTTGACATTGCTATATTATTATATTATTATTATTATAGATTAATAATAATAATTTAACAATTAAATGTATTAAAGCTTTTAAAAGTAAAATTCAGGTATCTATTAATTTTAATGCGTTGTTTTTATATTGTTTTATTAAATATTATTTGGCTCTAGTGCTTGTAATCTTGCTGCTAAACTATTTATGGTTGCTTGCTGCTCTAACAAACTTAGATCTTGTGCTTTTACTTTTGCATGCAATTCTTTTATAGCTGCTAGCCCATAAGTAAGAAGCGAATTATAATTTACACCATATATTTGGCTTACTAAATTGGTGGTTACTTCATAAGCATTAGCACGACTTAAATCATTAATAGCTTGTTGTTGATAATAGTTAAGCTCAAAACTTAAATCATAATTTATTTTTTGCTCATTATAACTAATATAAAAACTTGCTTCATTGTTCATTTTTTGTATAATGTAACTCATATCAAAACTTAAATCGCTAAGTATTTGTTCTATATTATTATTGTAATTATAACTTACATCAAAACTTATATCACTATTCATTTTTTCCTTATAATAGCTAATAGTAAAGCTTAAATCATTGTTAATTTTTTGTGTGTTGTAATAATTTGTGAAACTTAGGTCACTATTCATTTTTTGCTCATAATAACTTAGTGTATAGCTTATATCGTAATAATTCATTACTTTTTCATAATAATCTCCTCCACTTACAACAAAGCTTATATCAGGAACTTGTAATACTTCTTGAGCAATTAAACCTGCTTCATAAGTCCAAGCATGGCCGCTTAAATCACCGTTATAACTTGCGTCTAACATGGAGAAAGTTTTTTGGTAAAACTTAGGATTTAGTTGATCAATAATTGTTAATCCGTTAGTAATGCCAACTTCATTATGCTTTACTCTGTCATCTGAACTGACATTTGTAGATCCGGCAGTCATAGTACCTGATATAGCAATATTTAAAAAATTCCATTTACCAGTTTCATCAATATTATTAAAACTGCTATCAAATACATTATAGCTTGTTGGAGGACGACCTTTTAAGGAAGAAGTCATTACTCTATTTGTTCCACCAGGAGATATAGCAGCAAATATTCCTAGTTCAGGTGACCAACATACGTAAAGCCACTCGTTGGTTTCATTTGATGATACTCTCCCAGTCCATGTTATTCCATTAAACGAATACATTACTCTTTGTGATACTCCATACCGAGCTACAGCAACAAATATTCCTAGTTGTGGTGACCAACAAACACTTTGCCATCCATTACCTTCATTTGATGATTTTCTTCCAGTCCAAGTTATTCCATCTGGAGAAGTCATTACTTGATTTGTTCCACTTGTAGCTACAGCAACAAATAATGCGCGTTCTGGAGACCAACATACACTCCACCACTGATTGGTTTCATTTGATGATGTTCGTCCAGTCCAAGTTATTCCATCAGGAGAAGTCATTACTCTATTTGCTCCATCAAACGCAACGGCAACAAATAACGTTAGTTCTGGTGACCAACAAACATTATTCCAAGGATTAGTTTCATTTGATGATGTTCTCCCAGTCCAAGTTATTCCATCGCGTGAAGTCATTACTCTACCTGTTCCACCATTAGATACAGCAACAAATAATGATCGTTGTGGTGACCAACAAACAGAATACCAAGAACTGGTTTCATTTGCTGATGTTCTCCCTGTCCAAGTTATTCCATCTGGCGAAGTCATTACTCTATTTGCTCCATCAATACCAACGGCAACAAATAACATTAGTTGTGGTGACCAACAAACACTGATCCAACCATTGCTAGGCGATGCTCTAGAAGTCCAAGTTATTCCAGTTGATGAAGTCATTACTCTAGTTGCTGCGCCTTCACTATAAGCTACAGCTACAAATATTCCACGCTCTGGCGACCAACAAATACCATGCCAATAACTGCCTTCATTTGATGCACTTCTCCCATTCCATGTTTGTACCGCTTTTACTCCACTCGATGAAGGATTTAAACCAGGATAAGCATCTTTTGCCAATCCATAATATCCATTAACTGCGCTCCAACTTATATCACCGCTAATTTCTTGATAACCTCTATTAGACAGTCTTAAATTGTTAATATATGCATTGTTCCAATAGCGTGACGTGCTACCTAAACTATAAGTATTTGTTGTAGAAGGGATCATGTCGCTAACAATAGATGAATTGACTATAGCAGAACCGCCTGTACTATAAACAATAGATGCCGCTCCACCTCCGCCAGAACCATAAGGTAATCCGTTTATAGTATTAACACTTAAATCCCCAACAAATATATTTTTCCATCGTTTTAGCGCAGAACCCAAATTTGAACCGCTTGACCCAGACGTCCCTTGTAAGTAGCGAATTACTACAATACCGGAACCACCTTTGCCACCTAGTCCGCTATACCAAGCACCAGCACCACCACCACCGCCAGTATTTGTACCACCATTACCTCCATTAGTGTCACCACCTACTTGACCGTTAGAACCATCAACAAGAGCTGATTTACCACCAGTTCCTCCTCCACTATTACCTGCCCCTCCACCACCACCACCGAGACCACCCCAACCACCAAATTGATTATTATAGCCGCTACCACCACCACCACCACCCCAATAATAACTTGGTCCAAGAATAGCATTGACAATACCAACACCACCTGACCCAGCACCTGTTTGACCTGTATCGCCTGTAATATTAGAATTTGTATCTAATCCTTTAGCTCCTGCTCCCCCACCACCTGCTCCTCTGCATGGATCACCACCACGAGCAGTTGTCATATGTCCACCACTACAACCATAAATAAACCCAACATTAGCAACACCGTTATTTGTTCCTAGAATATTACCACTAGTCCCACCACCTTGATTTAGTCTGCTATTATTGGATGCTGCACCACCACCAGACCCACCTGCTGTTCCATCTCCACTATCATGTGTTCCACTTGTTCCACCGCCTGCTGCAGTAGCTCCAAAAACACGACTAAATTGTCCATTTGTTCCTGATGCCCCACCATCACCTACAACAACTTCATAGCTAGCCCCAAGTATAACATTTGTAGAAGGTATATAAATTACTCCACCAGCACCACCACCACCACCAAGAGTAGGCCCACCGCCTCCACCACCGCCAACAATTAAGACCTCAACATTTACATTAGACGCAGGAACAAAAGCAGACGTTCCTGTTGTTGTAAAACTGTGGATTATGTATCCACCGCTAATTGACACAGTTCCGCCTGTTCCTTGTGCCACCGTTACACTTGATGATCCTGATACTAAAGGATTTAAGTTCTGAGAAATATCAATATTACTTACACTTACATCCCTTAAATAAGCGTTTCCCCATGTTTTGCTAATAAGGCCTAAACTTGACCCATTATTTAAAAAAGGACTTATTGTATTACTTGAAACATCAATAGAGCTAATGCTCAAATCGCGTATATAAGCATTGCCCCATACTCTAGTAGGTAAGCCCAATGTTAAAGTATTGCTTGTTAAAGGATTTAAATTGCCAGAAACATCAATAGAGCTTACGCTTACATCACGTATATAAGCGTTGCCCCACGACTTATTAGGAGCACCTAAACTTGCTGAATTATTTACAAAAGGGCTAATTGAATTGCTTGAAACATCAATAGAGCTTACGCTTAAATCCCTTATATAAGCATTGCCCCATGTTCTTCCGATTAGACCTAAACTTGATCCATTATTAGTTAATGGATTTAAATTGCCTGAAATATCAATAATGCTAGTGCTTACATCCCTTAAATAAGCATTGCCCCAATATTTTGTGGAGAGACCTAAGCTTGAACCATTAGCATTTAAAGGGTTTAAATTGCCAGAAACATCAATAATGCTTACACTTACATCACGTAAATAAGCATTGCCCCATCTTCTAGCATTAAGACCTAAACTTGAACCATTATTTAATAAAGGATTTATGTTTAGCGAAACATCAATAGAGCTTACACTTGCATCAATTATATAAGCATTACTCCAATTTCTGCTAACATCTCCTAATCTAAAAACATTAGTTGTAGAAGGAATTATATTGCCACTTATTGAAGTAAGATTAATTGAAGAAGACCCGCCATAAACTTGACCATTGATTTTATTAACACTTAAGTCATCCGAAAATACATGTTTCCAGCGCCTCAATGACGACCCTAAATTAATGCTTACATCACGCGAGCATATTATATTTCCACTTACTTCAATAGAAGATGTGCTTATATCCTTTATGTAAGCATTACCCCAATATTTTGTGGAGAGACCTAGGCTTGAACTAATACTTGTTAAAGGATTTATATTTCCGCTTGTAATTAATTCACCACTTATTGTTAATATATTGGAGTTAATTGCTAAGGTTTTATCCATACCATAAACTCTTGAAGATTGTGTTCCTAAGTTATGAAATAAAGTTGTTCCGTCTCCAGCTAAGGCATGATTATAAGCTATTGCGCTATTATTAACAAATCCATTAATAGTTTGCCCTAATTTAATCCAATAATTGTTAATATTTTTAAAGAACTGAACATTACATCTAAAATTATTATCGGCACTAGAGCGACCCCCTAGTGTAATAATTGACCCATCATTAGACATTGATACAAATGACCCAAGCTCATCGCCTGAAATACCTTGAATAGTTTGTCCTACTTGTGTCCATGAAGTTCCGCCCACATATCCATATACATAGGTTTGTCCAATATTTCCTCCTGTAATAGTTGTTGTTGTTGTTGTTGTTGTTGTAGTAGGATAAGTCCCATAAATAGCTCCAAAATAATCGGTATCTTTTGTTCCATAATTATCCCAAACTTGATTATACATAGTATATGATGTAGTATAAAAACCAAACCTAACTACTGACCCGTTTGAAGCGGCCGGTTCTGCTCCATAACCACTGCCTCCAGGGAAAAAATTATGATAACTCCAAGGAGCTCCTGTAACCCATTCAAAATCTGTTGCAGTTGTACCTGCAGGATTTGTAGATGTTGAACGCCTACTTCCACCTATAATATAACTACCATTACTTGGACGTCCTGAAAGAGTGGAAACACTTGTGTTTTGTGTTGCGTTTAAAATAACAGCTAAATCACGGCCAAGGACAGTTCTTGCATTAGACCTATGTTGATTCCAAGTGCGACTTACATTATTAATTTCATATACTGGAGTTGCTGTGTAATCAATTGCTGTAGCAGAAACAGAACTACTAACAGTTCCAAGAGGACCATATCCAGGTGCTCCAATAACAATAGCATTTCCATTAGCCGATAATTTCATAGCTCTCCCAAAGTATAAATAACTTATATCAGGTCCTTGAATAATACCTTTAGATGTCCATGTATTGCCTGAAATTGTAAATGTTTTTACTTGTCCCGCATTAACTATGTTATTAGCATTATTAACATTTAAACATCCTGTTGCCAATGTTAGCCCGTCTAATGATAAAGCAGTTACATAACCTTCATAAGATCCAGAAACGCCTAACAATGTTTGTCCTTGTTGTCTCCAATCATTTATGCTTGCACTAAAGTCATATACTCTAACGGCTCCTGCGTTAGTTCCATTTGAATTATCTTTCCAAGCACCAATAGCAATTCTGTTTCCACTTCCTGCTAAACTTATACAATAACCGCTTTCACTAGCAACTCTTGGGCCATTAATGTTAGACCCTTTTTGTCTCCATATATTATTACTTAGCTCAAATAGCCTAACTTGCCCACAGTTAGTTCCACTACTATCATTAAGTATTGAGCTACCAGCAACAATTCTTCCATCACTTGACAAAGCTAAATCCCAGCCAAATTGGTCATCATTACTTAGCCCAACAATAATTTCACTGCTTAATCCTAACCGGGTCCAACTATAAGACACTTGATTATATGACAACTCATAAACATAAACCCTGCCTTTTGAAATGTCGCTATGTGAAGACGAAGATAATGCAACTACTCTTCCATCATTTGAAATTGCTATTTTATTATTGTTATTAGCTAATGGAGGTCCATTGCTAATGTCTTGTCCTAACATGTTCAATAAGCTATTACCAAACCTTTGACTGTAATGACGCGTATTTAATGTTTCGCCATATATAGTGTTAATATATGCACTATTCCAATTTTTGGTTGCTACACCAATAGACGACCCGTTAACAATTAAAGGATTTAAATTTCCGCTTATATCAATATTAGCGAACGAAGCATCTGATCCGTTAACAATTCCTGTTCCTGATCCACTTATTAAATTAGTTAAATTATGAGAAGTGTCTCCTTGCTTAATAAAAATAGCATTGTTTGCAGAAACCTCTAATATTATATTTCTACCACTATGCGGCTTTATAGTTAAATGGTCTCCGCTAATAGATGATAAAGTATGCGCATACATTTTCCATGATTTATTGCCACTATTGAAATTATGTAAGCTCATCAAACTGCTATATATATAAACTAAATATTAATATATATATTATTATTACACATAATTATATAACATTTTTTTATTTTTTATTAATAAAAATAATAAATAATAAATAATAAATAAAAATGTATTATCATATTAACTCGACGACAACCCATGTTCTAATGTTTCTATTCTAGATTTTAAAGTATTTATAATTGCTTGCCGATTTAATAAAGTTGTTTCTTGTGCTTTTACTTTTGCGTGTAATTCTTTTATAGCAGCAAGTCCATATACAAAAACCGAATTATAATTTAGCGTATATGGTTGTCTTATTAAATTGCTGCTTACTTCATAAGCATTAGCACGACTTAAATCATTAATAGCTTGTTGTTGATAATAGTTAAGCTCAAAACTTAAATCATAATTGATTTTTTGCTCATTATAACTAATATGAAAACTTAAATCATTGTTCATTTTTAGTATATGATAACTAACATCATAACTTAAATCGCTAATAATTTGTTCTATATTATAACTTATATCAAAACTTAAATCGCTATTCATTTTTTGTTGATAATAACTAATAGTAAAGCTTAAATCATTGCTAATTTTTTGTTCTTTGTAACCATTTGCAAAACTTAGGTCACTATTCATTTTTTGCTCATAATAACTTAGTGTATAGCTTACATCATAATTCATTACATTTTCATAATAATCTCCTCCACTTACAACAAAGCTTATATCAGGAACTTGTAATACTTCTTGAGCAATTAAACCTGCCTCATATATCCAAGCATATCCACTTAAATCTCCGTTATAACTTGCGTCTAATATGTTCTGTGTTTTTTGATAAAACTTGGGGCAAAGTTTATCAATAACTGCTAATCCATTAACTATAATAGCCTCATTATGCTTTAGGCGGTCGTCTGAATTATAAACTGTTGTATTTACAGTAAGAGTTCCTGTTGTAGCTACATTTGCAAAACTCCATGTGCCGGTTTCGGAAATGCTATTACTTGAAACATTGGCCGTACCTCCTGTAACACTAGCAGACGCATCAAAAACGTTATAACTTGTTGGAGGACAACCTCTTAAGGAAGAAGTCATTACTTGACTTGCTCCTGACCAGGCAACAGCTGCAAATATTCCAAGTTCTGGAGACCAACAAATACCATACCAGTACATACTTTCTACTGCTGTTCTTGATGTCCAATTTATTCCATCAGGTGAAGTCATTACTCTATTTGTTCCTTCTTGAGCAATAGCAACAAATAATTCTAGTTCTCCAGACCAACATACACCTGTCCAGCTATTATTATTGGAAAATGGTAGTATTATCATAGACCAATTTATTCCATTATTAGATGTTAATACTCTATTACCACCATGGGCAACACCTACAAATAAACCTAGTTCTTTAGACCAACATACACCATGCCATGTATATGCATTAGCTCCTGAAACTGTTCTTGCCGTCCAATTTATTCCATTGTTAGAAGTCATTACAACAGATACAGAAGCAGATCCAACAGCAACAAATAATCCTAGTTCTGGCGACCAACAAATACTAATCCAGCCATTAGTTTCTGGTGTTGTTCTCGGAGTCCAAGTTATTCCATTTGGAGAAGTCATTGCTCTATTATTTCCATCATCAGATATAGCAGCAAATAGTCCAAGTTCTGGAGACCAACAAACAGCACGCCAAGAATTGGCTTCTATACCTTGTGATTGTCCTGTCCATGTTATTCCATCTGGCGAAGTCATTACTCTATTTGTTCCACTATAAGCAATAGCAACAAATAACCTAAGTTGTGGAGACCAACAAACAAAACGCCATGCATTGGCATCAGCAGTAAATCTAGCGGTCCATGTTATTCCATTTGGCGAAGTCATTACTCTATTATTTGATCCACCCCAAGCTATAGCAACAAATAGTCCAAGTTCTGGAGACCAACAAATACCAGACCACTCATTAGCTACTGGAACTGTTCTTGATATCCATGTTTGAACCACTTTAACACCACTCGATGAAGGATTTAAACCCGGATAAGCATCTTTTGCCAATCCATAATGTCCATTAACCGCGCTCCAGCTTATATCTCCACTAATTTCTTGATAAGCTCTATTTGACGCTCTTAAATTATTAATATATGCATTATTCCAATAGCGTGACGTGCTACCTAAGCTATAAGTATTTGTTATTGACGGAGGTATATCACTACCTATTGAAGTAATAACATAAGAAGAACCGCCACCGCCAGCACTATATGCCGCTCCATTAACAGTATTAACACTTAAATCAACAACAAAATGGTTTTTCCATATATTTGACGCAGAACCCAAATTTGAATTGTTATTGACTAGTGGAAACATGTTTCCGCTTATTTCAATAGATCTTGCACTTAGATCTCGTATATAAGCATTATTCCATATTCTAGTAATAAGACCTAAACTTGAACCATTAGCTATTAAAGGATTTAAATTGCCTGAAACATCAATAGAAGTCACACTTACATCACGTATATGAGCATTGCCCCATCTTCTAGTGCTAAGACCTAAGCTTGAAGTATTTGCACTATTTGCACCTGCTACAGACTGTAAGTAGCGGATTACTACAATACCGGAGCCACCTGCTCCCGCAGGAGCCACATAACCACCACCACCACCGCCACCACCAGTATTGGGACCACCATTGCCACCAGTTAAACCTGACCCACTAAAGCCACTATTAAGTGCTGACCCACCACCCGTTCCTACTCCACCATTGCCACCACCACCACCACCACCACCAAGACCTCCCCAACCACCTGATTGTGGTTGGTAGGCGCCACCACCACCACCGCCACCCCAATAATAACTTGGTCCTAGAATAGCATTAACTACACCAACACCACCTGAACCCATACCTGTTTGTCCTGTATCGCCTGTACTATTCGGGTCTGTATCTAATCCTTGACCTCCGGCTCCACCACCACCTGCTCCTCGAATAGGACCACCATTGCGAGCCAGTATCATACTGCCACCACTACAACCATAAATTATACCCACATTAGCAATCCCATTATTTGTTCCTAAAATATTACCACTACTTGCTCCGCCCTTATTAAGTATTCCATCATGATTATCACCACCGGCTCCTCCACCACTACCACCGTTAGTGCCTACACTATCATATTGTCCGCTCGTTCCACCACCAGCAGCTGTTGCTCCAAAAACACGACTTAGTTGTCCATTGGTCTGTTGACCCCCACCAGCACCTACTATAACTTCATAGCTAGCCCCAAGTATAACATTTGTAGCAGGTATCCAAATTACACCACCTGCACCACCACCACCACCAAGTGTAGGCCCACCACCTCCACCACCGCCAACAATTAAGACCTCAACTGAACCACTAGACGCAGGAACAAAAGCGGACGTCCCTGTAGTTGTGAAGCTGTGTATTATATATCCACCGCTAATTGACACAGTACCACCTGTTCCTTGTGTCATACCAACAGTTCCTGAAGTTCCTGATGAAAAAGGATTTAAATTGCTAGAAACATCAATATTACTTACGCTTACATCGCGTATATAAGCATTGCCCCATGTTCTTCCTGGAAGACCTAAACTTGATCTATTGTTTAATAAAGGGTTTAAATTCAAAGAAACATCAATAATACTTACGCTTACATCACGTAAGTAAGCATTGCCCCATCTTCTAGTAATAATACCTAAACTTGAACCATTGCTTGTTAATGGATTTAAATTGGAAGAAACATCAATATTACTTGCACTTACATCACGTAAGTAAGCATTGCCCCATAACTTACTAGGAGCACCTAAACTTGCTCTATTAGCATTTAAAGGATTTAAATTGAGCGAAACATCAATAGAGCTTATGCTTAAATCGCGTAAATAAGCATTGCCCCATAACTTGTTAATTAGACCTAAACTTGAACCATTATTTAATAAAGGATTTAAGTTCAATGAAACATCAATAGAGCTTACGCTTACATCTCGTATATAAGCATTACTCCAATTTCTGCTAACATCTCCTAATTTAAAAAGATTTGTGCTACTAGGGATTATATTACCGCTTACTGAAGTAAGAACAATAGCAGTTCCTGCACTAAAAACTTGCCCATTAATTCTATTAACACTTAAGTCATCAATAAATAATGTGTTCCATCGCCTCAACAAAGACCCCAAATTAGAGCTTAAATCTCGAAAAGGCATTATATTAGCACTTACTTCAATAGAACTAACACTTAAGTCGCGTATATATGCGTTGCCCCATGTTTTGCTAGATTGTCCTAAGCTTGATCCGTTATTTGAAAAAGGGTTTATATTTCCGCTTGTAATTAATTCACCGCTTATCATCACTATATTGGAATTTATTGACAATGTTTTATCGCTGCGATAAGTATTTAATGTTTCACCATAAATAGCGTTAATATATGCATTACCCCAATTTTTAGTTGCCAGGCCTATACTTGAACCATTTGCAATTAATGGATTTAAATTTCCACTTATATCAACATTACTCAATGAAGCGTCTGAACCGCTCACAATAGGTGTTGCACCTCCTAATAGTTGTCCTCCAGTTATTAAATTACTTAAATTATAAGAAGTGTCTCCGTTCTTCATAAAAATTGCATTGTTTGCAGAAACCTCTAATATAATATTTTTTCCATCATGTGGCTTTATTGTTAAATGGTCTCCACTAATAGATGATAATGTATGCGTATACATTTTCCATGATTTATTATTGCTATTGAAAATATGTAAACTCATGGCATCAACTATTATAATATATATATATATTTTTTATATATATATTAATACATTAATACAAATATGTATATTATGTTATTTTAATTTTAATATGTGTTATTAATTATGCCTCTAATGCTTCTATTCTCTCAATTAAACTATTTAATTGCTCATCTAAATTAGTTGTTTCTTGTATTTTTACTTTTGCATGTAATTCTTTAATAGCAGCAATTCCATATGTAAAAACAGAATTATAATTTAAAGCATATGGTTGCTTTATTAAATTGTAGCTTACGTCATAATTAGAGCTAATGTCGTAATAATTAGCTGTTTTAATATAATTAGTGCTTGGGTCATAATTAGTGCTTGGGTCATTACTTTGGTTCTTTAAAATATAGCTTATATCGTAATAATTAATGGTTTCTTGATAATAATCTCCTCCACTTACGGCAAAGCTTAAATCAGGAATTTGTAATACTTCTTGGGCGATTAAACCCGCTTCATAAGACCAAATGTATCCGCTTAAATCTCCGTTATAACTTGCGTCTAACAATGTTAGCGTTTTTTGGTAAAACTTCGGATTTAATTTATCAATAACGTCTAGTCCATTAGTAATAACAACTTCGTTATGCTTTAATCTATCATCTGAGTTTACGTTTGCACTTTGTACTGTCATTGTTGGACTATAAATACTTTGAAAAGTCCATTTACCGGTTTGATCGATGCTATTAAAACTGCTATCAAACACGTTATAACTTGTTGGAGGACGCCCTCTTAAAGAAGACGTCATTACTCGATTTGTCCCATAACCAACAGCAACAAAAATTCCTAGTTCAGGAGACCAACAAGAACTATACCATATACCAGCCAGTGATGTTCTTGAAGTCCAATTTATTCCATTAGGTGAAGTCATTATACTTCCACTATGAGCAACAGCAACAAATAATTCTAGTTCTGGTGACCAAGTTACATTCCACCAACTAGCGTTTGGCACATTTAGTATATAAGTCCAATTTATGCCATTACCAGAAGTCATTGCTCTATATGTTCCACCATCAGCAACAGCAACAAATAATCCTAGTTGTGGTGACCAACATACACTCTTCCAAAAAGTTCCATTTGTCCATAGTGGTGTTGGTGTTAGTAGTGTTATCTGTGTCCAATCTATTCCATTTTTAGAAATTTTTGGCTCCCCCGATGAAACAGCAACAAATAATATAAGTTGAGGTGACCAACATACACTGCCCCAGTCAGCTGCATAACTTCTAACTATTACCGTCCAATTTATACCATTATTAGAATACATATGTTTATTATCATTTTGACAAACAGCAACAAATAAACCTAATTCAGATGACCAACATACACTTATCCAAGTAAAATTTCCATTTGTAATTACAGGAGCTAATGTCCAATCTAGTCCGTTAGAAGAATACATTACTCTATTATTTCCATCACTAGAAACAGCAACAAATCTTATTAATTCTGGTGACCAACAAACACTTCTCCATTGATTAGCTTGTGCTGCTGGTCTAGCTATCCAATCTATTCCATTAAATGAAATCATTACTCTATTGCTTCCATTGATAGCAACAGCAACAAATAGTCTAAGTTGTGGTGACCAACAAACAGAACTCCAGCTATTAGCTTCAGGAACCGCTCTAGCTGTCCAAGTTTGAACCGCTTTATCTCCGCTCGACAACGGATTTAAACTTGGATAAGCGTCTTTTGCTAATACATAATGCCCATTAACTGCGCTCCAGCTTATATCTCCACTAATTTCTTGATACACTCTATTTGACGCTCTTAAATTGTTAATATATGCATTATTCCAATAGCGTGACGTGCTACCTAAACTATAAGTATTGGTTGTAGAAGGGATCATGTCGTTAGTAATAGAAAGAACTCCACCTCCTCCACCTGATCCGTAAGCAACGCCATTAATAGTAGAAACGTTTAAGTTATCAACAAATACACGGTTCCAACGTCTTAACGATGAACCCAAACTTAAAGTATTATTAATTGAAGGTATTATGTTTCCACTTAATTCAATAGCAGAAGCGCTTACATCACGTATATAAGCGTTGCCCCAATATTTAGTGGAAAGACCTAAGCTTGAATTAGCAGTAGAACCAGAACCAGAACCAGAAGATGTTAAGTAGCGAATTACTACAATACCGGAGCCACCTGCGCCTGAAGGACCGGCATATCCTTCATTTGCTCCACCACCACCACCAGTGTTAGCTACTGCGTCCTGAAATGGTTGCTTTGTCCCTGGTGTTTGTGAACCGTTTCCGCCTCCATATGTTCCATTTGCTACTTGATAGGTTCCACCAAATGCTACACCTGAAGGACCCCCGTTTGATCCTCCACCTCCACCGCCCGCATAATATCTTAACGTCCCAGTTAATATACTAGTAATTCCAATACCACCCGTTGATCCAGATCCAGCGGCGCCAGCACCACCGCCACCACCACCTAAACCATCACTTACCTGAGGAGCACCATTAAATCCTTGTCCACTAATACCTAGACCTATTGTTCCACCATTTCCACCATTCTGTCCACCACCAGATCCACCATTTTGACCTGTAGGTGTTGACCAGCCACCTCCACCGCCCCCCCCTGTTGTGACAATTAAGGTTCCTATTGAAGACGATTCACCATTATTACCTCGAGCATCGTTTATGCTACTTGCACCACCTGCACCAACAGTAATAGTATAAGATCCAGCCGACAATGTGGTTGTTCCAGCAAGAACCCCACCGGCGCCACCACCGCCACCTCGCCCAGTACCACCACTACCACCTCCTGCTACTACAATATAGTCGATTGACCCGGGAGACGTAACAGTGAATGTTGTTGTTCCTACAGTTGTAAAGCTGTGGATTGTGTATCCACCACTAATAGTAACAGTGCCTCCGGTTGCTGATAGTGCTCCTCCTCCTCCTGATCCGACTGCAAAAGGAATTAAGCTAGTGCTTACATCAATATTGCCTGCACTCAAATCTCTAAAATAAGCATTGCGCCATAACTTACTAATAAGACCTAAACTGGATCCATTATTTAAAAAAGGATTTATTGAATTAATTGAAACATCAATAGATGTTACACTTATATCACGTATATAAGCGTTGCCCCATCTTCTAGTGCTAAGACCTAAGCTTGCACTATTAGCATTTAAAGGATTTAAATTGAGCGAAACATCAATAGAGCTTACGCTTACATCGCGTATATAAGCATTGCCCCAGTTTTTTCCGGGAACACCTAAACTCGATCCATTATTTAATAATGGATTTAAGTTCAAAGAAACATCAATAATGCTTGTGCTTACATCACGTAAATAAGCATTGCCCCATCTTCTAGTAAGAACACCTAAACTTGATCCATTAGCTAGCAATGGGTTTAAGTTCAAAGAAACATCAATAATGCTTACACTTGCATCACGTAAATAAGCATTGCCCCATGACTTGCTAGGTAGACCTAAGCTTGACCCATTAGCTAAAAAAGGATTTAAATTGAGCGAAACATCAATAGAGCTTACACTTACATCACGTAAGTAAGCATTACCCCAATTTCTGCTAACATCTCCTAATCTAAAAAGGTTATTAATACTAGGGATAATATCGCCGCTTACTGATGTAAGAACAATAGCAGGTCCTGAAGCACTATAAACTGCTCCATTGATTTTATTAATGCTCAAATCATCCACAGTTAGTGTGCTTAAACGCCTTAATGAAGTGCCTATATTAGAGCTTAAATCGCGTGACGGTAATATATTTCCACTTAATTCAATAGAACCAGCACTTAAGTCGCGTATATATGCATTGCTCCAAGTATTAGTTGAGAGACCTAAACTAGACCTATTAGTTAATGCGGGATTTAAGTTGCTTTTTGCGAGTAATTCGCCGCTAATCAATAATGTGCCTGAATTTAGCGCTAAAGTTTTGTCGCCGCGATAAGTATTTAATGTTTCAGCATAAATAGTGTTTACATATGCGTTGCCCCAGTTTTTAGTTGCTAGGCCTATACTTGAGCCATTAACTATTAATGGATTTAAATTTCTTGAAACATCAACATTACTTAACGAAGCATCTGATCCACTGCCAATAGTTGAAGCAGTCCCTAATCCTGCCATTAAATTGCTTAAATTATGGGAAACATCTCCACGTTTAATAAAAACAGAATTGTTTCCAGAAACCTCTAATATTATATTTTTTCCATCTTGTGGCTTTATTGTTAAATGATCTCCGCTAATAGATGATAAAGTATGTGAATACATATTCCATGATTTATTAATGCTATTGAAAATATGCAAACTCATCAACTATTATAACATTAATATATATTTTTTATATATATATTAGTATTAGTATTATTTAATTAATAATGTTTTTATTAATATGTTATTTTTATAAATGTTATTAAGCATTAGGTTCGTAAAGTTCTTGCAATGAAATGTAATTACCAGATGATGCTACAATACCGAATGGAACAGATATAGTATCATTTGACGGGCAATCTCTTCTAAACTGTAGTTTGTAAAATACGGTGAGCGCAGGCGAGAAGGTGGCGCCTGCAAGATCATCAATGAATGCGCCGTAATACACATTGTTAAATGTAACACCCATATTTGAACCTAAACTTATATCAGAAAACACAGGCTCATAAGTTCCTGCGCTTCCTGTTATACTCTTTAGTACTTGGAAACTTAAAGTTTGGTCCGCTTCTGGTGATGAAATATAGTTAACTTTAAATTCCATTTTAATGTATGAATTAGCACTTAATACAACTCGCGAAACAATGTAACCAGGAGCATCAATCCATGTATTGCTTACATCACCAATAGCTGCTGAAAGAGCGTCTTTTTTCAAAGTAAAAGTGCTCATTGTAACAGGGAGCTGCGAAGCATTAGTTAATGGTAGTACGTTTCCTGAATAATCAATACCGGCATAACCTGTTATTTTATTGGTATTACTTACAGCACTTGCAACAGTTAAACCACCGCTAATAGTTAGACCAACATTTGTTGTCCATCTATTTTCAGTTTTGCTATATACAAAGTTAGCATATCCGTTACCTAACTGAATACCGGCGTTATCAGCATCGGTGATTGATGTATATGTTGAACCAGACGCAAGAGTTAATAGTACATCACTAATGTCAACATTAGTAGAGTAAACGGTTGTAGTATTACCACGAACAATCAAATCACCCATAATCACAACACTGCCCGACGCATCTTGTGTAGTGCTGTCTACACCATCAACACCGAACGGGTCAATAACAATTTCATAAGGATTTGTAGATTTAGTAATTCTACCACCAAAAGTTCCTGAGCCAACTTGAATACCGCCTTCACTTACAATTTGGCCGTTAAGAAAGATGGTGCTGGCGCTAATATCAATGTTGCTATTATTGCATAAATCAATAACTGATTGACTACCTGTTGATGTAAGACTTAATTTAGAGCTGGTTGATCCTGCGCGAAGTCTAGAGCCGGTATACACATAGTTGTCGGTCACTCGATTGAAAATGAGGTCCGACATCCAAACTTTTTATATAATTAAAAACCATTTTTATTTTTAAATTTTAACTCATTAAATTAATTTAATAATTTAAAATATTAAATTAATTAAAAATATTTCTAAAAGTTTCAAAAAGTTTCAAAAAGTTTCTAAAAGTTTCTAAAAGTTTCTAAAAAATGCAAAAAATGTTTTTTTATAATTTTCTTAATACAATATTTGAAGAACCGGACAATAAAGTTATATTAATATTTATAATACCTTGCTCTTGTGCGCTAGCATTATTTTCTAATTTATATTTTATATAATATTTATTGGTTCCATTGTTAACATTTTCATCTAAAAGGGATAATCTATAATTACTTATAAATCCGCCGGTTGCATTTGTAATTCCTATATTTGATGTTCGCGATACCATGATTAAATCTCTCCATAGTTCAATAGTTATGCGTTCATCAAAAGAGTAGCAACACAACAAAGTAATATTTACATCTACTAAAACGGGAGTATTATTATAAATATCGATAGTATTATATAGTGATGCGCTTAAATCTTGTAAAAGGTTTGTTTTAGTTGTAAAACTATTGTTTTCGGTTGTTATTACGGTAGTATTAATATTAATAAGCGATAACGAATCGCCTACACTTATATTTAATGTATCAGAAGTTATATTGGATACATTTGTTAATAATATGTTACCTGAACCAGATGAATAAAGACTATTAAGATTTATAATACCTTGCTCTTGACTATGAAGATTATTTTCTAATTTATATTTTAAGTAATATTTTTTGGGTCCATTTGCTAAATTCTTATCTAAGTAGTTAAAACTATATGGAATAATTAATCCACCGGTAGCATTTATTGTTCCTAATTCATTGCTCCGCGATATCATGCTTGCGTCTCTCCACACCTCGACAATTATTCGTTCATTACTACCATAAGAGCAATATAAATTAGTGTTAATATTAATTTGAACATTGCTATTAAATACATTAATAGCATTATAAAAAGAATTACTCAAATCTTGTATATCTGATGTTGTTGTTGTTAAATTTTGATTATTAAATGTTGTTTTATTGGAATAATTGCCTGTATTTACAATTTCTCGTAATACTATATTACTTGATCCGGCAATTTCAGACGTTTTAACATTTATAATGCCTTGCTCGACAGTGCTGTCATTATTTTCTAATTTATATTTTATATAATATACTTTAAGACCTGCGCTCAAATTTTCATCTAAATATGTCAAGCTATAAGGTATTGTAATGCCACCTGTAGCATTTACTGACCCTAGGTCTCTATTTTGTGAAAGCATGCTTGCATCTCTCCATAGCTCAATTGTTATTCGTTCATTGTGAGCGCTGCAACAATATAATGAAAAATTAATATCGATTATAACTGATCTATTATTACCTACATTAATAGTATTAAATAATGATGTGCTTAAATCTTGCGTTAAGCTTGTAGATGTCAAAAAAAAACTATTTTCAAATTGTGCTTTATTGCTAGTATTTAGATTAGTGCTATTATTATTAGTAACAAGTTCTTCTAATCTATAAAGTTTTTGCGATTGATTGCTAATATATGTTAATAACAATTCTAATGTATTATTATAAGACCCAACAATTGAAGTGATTTGATTTGTCAAATTGGAAATACTTTTTCTACCAATATATTTGTATACATTTATAACGGGTTTATTGGTATCATTAATTACATAAATCCCATTATATAAATTTTGCGCTGCTAAATTGCCGAATGCTGAAAATACTAATGTTCCACTGGAATGATTATATGTCCAGCTACCTCCTTTACTTCCGTAGGGTAAATTATGTAAATTAATTGCTTTTGTTAATGATAATTCAGTAAATATTTCATATAAATATGGGTATACAAGAGAATTTCCATTTGAAACGTCGTAATAAGATTTATAATCGTAATTTAACGAATCTTCTAAAACATTTTTAGAGGTACTATCTAATTTATACCATGATGCTCCGTAATTAATAGGTTCAGTATTATATGGTTGTTGTAACTTAAGTAATTTAAATCTTCTTACTGTTCCTGTACTATCGTCTACAATACTGCATTTTGATTTATTTTGATCATCATGTGAATAGGTAACGAAATTATTTATTTGCAAACCTAACTCGGTCGCTGTTTTAACTATTCCATTTATATCAAAATCGGGATATTGTGGAACACTTTCTAAAAGAATTGCTTCACTCATAAATAAATTATTCTAAATAAAATTATCATTATTTATTTATAATAATATTTGTAGTAATATATTAATTGTTTCGTTAATTAATTAATTAATTAATTATTTTATTTTATTTTATTTTATTGTTTTTTTATTGTTTTTTATTTTATTTTATTTTATAAGTTTATAAGTTATTTTATTTTATTTTATTTTATTTTATTTTTATTGTTTTTTTATTTTATTTATTTATTATCCGCTTGCTAAAGCAGGGCTATAAAGTTCTTCAAGGGACATAAAATTGCCGGTAGATGCTTGAATACCGAACGGAGTTGAAATTGTATCATTAGCAGGGCAATTCCTCATTAATTGTAGTTTATAGGTTACATTAAATGTATCACCAGGGATCGGAAGTCTATCATAAAATATAATATTATGTACATTATTAATTGAAACACCCATATTTGAACCAAGACTTAAATCAGTACATATGGGTACATATGTAGCACTCTCATCAGGTCTCATTAACCTAATGCTTAGAGTTTGGTCTGCTTCAGTGGAGGAAGTATAGGCGATTCTAGCTTCAATCTTCATACGAGAATGTCTAGATGTCGCATAATAGCTTATACTCCAACCACTAACATCATGCCAGACACCTGTAGCTTGAATACCTGACGGGTCAATACTCGCTGGAAGAGATTCTGAATATACTATTTTAAAGGAGGAAAAAGTAGTATGTATCCTAGCACTGTTACTTGATGTTGTCATTGTGTTGTGAATTTTGAGCCCTCCACTAACATCTAGACCCTTATTAAAAGTCCATCTCTCATTGTTATCATTCCACAGCATAGATGCATAACCGTTGCCTAACTGAATACCTCCTCCGTCACCGAGAGAAGATGTTGAACCTGAACCGGAAGCAAGAGTTAATAATACATCACTAATGTCTACGTTAGTAGAGTAAACTGTTGTGGTATTACCGCGAACAACTAAATCGCCCATAATTACAACTTGGCCAGACGCATCTTGTGTAGAGCTATTTGAGCCATCAATGCCAAAGGGGTCAATAATAATTTCATAAGCATTGCTAGATTTAGTAATAGTACCGCCAAAAACTCCTGCTCCAATTCGAATTCCGCCGTCGGAACTTATTGATCCGCTTACATCTAAATTTTGGGCAAGTTGTAATGCTGTAAGTGCTGTTGCGTCACCACTTGATGTAGTAACAACTTTTAATCCGTTAATAAAGACAGTGGACGCACTTATATCAACATTGCCATTATTACATAAATCAATTATTGTCTCATTGTTAGCAGTTGACAATCTTAATCTAGGATTAATATTGTTTGTGCCTCCTCGTAGTCTAGAGCCTGTAAAAATATAATTATCACTGGGGCGATTAAAAAGTAGGTCGGACATATTTTTATATTTTATAATAATATTATAAATTTATAATTAATTAATTAATTATTCCTAAATTAATTATTTTATATATTGAAATTAAACGCAATAAATAAAAATAAATAATAGTTAATAATTGTTTATAATTGTTTATAATAATTAGACGCTGAACCATTTAATGCAACATTATGCATGAAACTATTTCTTATTTGAATTTCAATTAATATATTTGTTAAAACATATACGTGTAAGCTTTGATAATTATTACTTTTTGGATTAGCAATATAATCATCATATAGAAAATCTAATGTGTTAAAATTGGATGTTAATATATTTTTAATAGTATATGCGTATTGAGTGTTATAAATATTATTACTATCATTATAAATAATTCTTAGGCCGTATATATCGTATGGGATTTTCTTTTTTTGTATTTTTTTAATAATACGCGCTCCTGATTTTATGCGACTTTCGTAATTAATAATTATGTTATTATTATTGTTATTATTATTATTATTATTATTGTTATTATTATATGCAAGACCTTTAGTAATAGCATGAATAATAGTATTGCTATTACTAGTTAATAGTGTATTTGAGAGATTTAAAAAGTTGCACACTAAGAAAAGTAGATTGAGCATATATATGTATATGTAAAATAGCCGTATATATGTTAAATAATATATATGTTAAATAGTATATTTTGATTTAAATATTTTTTTAATTATTTAAATAATGTTACAAAAATTGAGAGATTTATATGATAACGATAGTTTGCCTAATTTATTATTATATGGAAACAATTTAGTAGGTAAGAAGACGTTACTTGAGGAATTATTAATTTATATATATAAGACAAATGAAAATATAGAAAATAATACATTAATTTTGAATTGTAGTTTGGGCAAAGGCAACATTAAATTTATTAGAGAAAATTTGCGTTTTTTTGCCAATACAATTACTCATAAAAATATTACTAATTTTAAGTCAATAATTTTATTAAATGCCGACAGTTTAACGTTAGATGCTCAATCGGCGTTACGCAGATCAATAGAAATATATAATCATACTAAATTTTTCATAGTAACTGCAAATAAGTCTAAAATAATAAAACCAATATTATCAAGATTTAGCGAAATATATTGTAATGACAGAAACATGGAACTTATTAATAAATCAATAAAATATAATAATAGCAATAGCAATAGCGCCAAATTTAATAATAAGCTTTCATTACTTATTAAAATTTTAGATAGTAAGCTAGAAACACTAAAAAATGAGTACGCTAACGCTAATGAGTACGCTAACGCTAATGAGTACGCTAACGCTAATGAGTACGCCAACGCTAATGAGTACGCTAACGCTAATGAGTACGCTAACGCTAATGAGTACGCTAACGCTAATGAGTACGCTAACGCTAATGAGAACGCTAACGCTAATGAAAGCAACAATGATTATAATATAAATGTGTTATTATTAGACTATAGTTCATTAATATATAATAAAGGCATAAGTGCAAATAATTTATTAGATTACTTTACAGCTAGGTCAAATTTCAAGACAGATTATAATAAATTTTTGTTTTTTTTCAATATATATAAGAGAGAAATACGTGTAGAAGAATATTTAATATACATAATATTATATTTTTATAGCAATGCACTAGTTATTGATTTTTCGGCATTAAATGCTAACTAAATTAGCATTTTTATTATGTTAATTAACTAGCGTAATAATTAAAATGTTAAATAAAATACATTTAGATAAAATACATTTAGATAAAATACATTTAGTTAAAATTAATTATTTAAAATAAAATTTTAGATTATAAAAATGGATGATTTTAATCTTTCAACAATAATCGAATCTAAAAATGAGTGGTGTGCGCGATTAACAAACACATTAACTCCATGTGTAATTGAAGGTCTAAGGTCAATATTTACAGAAGCCTATGATGTATGTTTAGAAAACAGCGAAGAAACTAAATATTTAATGACATTTCAAAATTTTTTAAACAATATTCCAAAGTGGAGTTCGGAGATTGTTGAAAATGAGAAACAGCGTATAATTACGTCTAGCGCGTGTAATTATTTAGAAGATTTAATAACATGTGTGCATATTACACAATTGAAAGCACTAACCTCAACTCGTGTAGGTTTAAAGCAAAAAAAAATAAATATTGATATACCAGACCTTCATAAATTTATACATAAGACGTATATAAATGTAGCGCGAAAGGTATATGTAAATATTTATTTATTTGAAAAGAATTTAAAGCCTCTGCAAGTTCAAAAAAACAATAGGGAGTTAGAAATAATAATAAAGGAGTGTATTTTAAATACAATTAGAGAGAGTATACCGATTGAGCATATATTACAAATGTATTTGGACGAAACATTGGAAACCGATGTTGAAGTAGAGGAGAAAAAGGAAGTAATAACAGATAAAGAGGCATTAGAAAAAAGCAAGAAAGCAAAAGAAAAGAAGGAATTAGAGAAAATTAAGCAAGATACGGCAAATAAATTGAGAGAAGAGAGCAAGATTAATTTAAAAAATACGATTTTGAACGCAAACAAGGATTTAAATGAGGACAATGTAACAAGTGCAAATAGCAATATTAAAAAGTTGGATTCTAAAGTTTTAGAAACTGATGAAAGCAATAATGCAAATGCGAATGATTACAATTCTGAAACGGAGTCGGAAAGTAATTTCAAGTTAAAGCTAGACAAAATAGACAAACTAGATAAATCGCAAATTGACCTTAATATTCAAAATTTGAGTGATGATCCCGACAAATTAGATTTAGATATATTAGATTTAAATCATGATGTTAGTGATAATGAAAGTATAACATTGGATATTGAGGAGTTGAGTTAATGCTAAGTTGCTAAAAATAGTTTATAACTATTGTTTTAAATCAATTCGTTATAATTATAAAATTCATTTATATTTATAAATTAAATGAATTTTGTGATACCTACATTGGCAATAAGTATTATGTATGTGTTATTTAAGATTATAGATACAAAGTATATATCAAAGGACAACATACCAGTAAAATCAATAACTAAAGATGGATTTATTGTGTTTTTGTGTGGGTCCATTGCATTATTTGCATTTGAACAATTAGATTTTAATAACATGATAGGCGGGTCAAAAGCCGCCTTATCTGCTTTTACAAATAGCCCCGATTTTTGACATTAATCCGTTTTTTTCTTTAAGTCCTTTATTTATATAATATAAAGTTATTTTTATAATATATAAATTTTTCGTCGCTTTTAAAAAATTAGCTTACCATAATAGGTAATTGATCTATATTAAATATTTCTTGAATATTGTTAATTCTTTTCTTTGGTACTTTATAGCTATCAAATAATGGTTTTTGTAATACATTTTGTGGAGTGTGTTTATGAACTGATCGCGCAATCATTTTATATAATTTGAAGTCAGGATATCTCTCTGTTCCATTATTTTTATACAATATATTTTTATTGTTGTCATCAAAAACCCATTCAATCATGATTTTTTTGATAGGAGATTTTAATTTTTTGATGTCGTCCAAGTCCTCAATAAAATAATCAAATAGGCTGCATCCTAGGCGGCATAAGTCGAAGCTGCTATTTGGGCCAATAATTGGCTTGTCTTTATTTAAATATGGCTCGCAATTATACTGCGTCGTTGCATCGCCTGCCTCTGAATAGCTGTCACTGCATATAAATTTATTTTTGAATTTGTAAATGGCTCTTCCAAAATCGATTATTTTGTATATTTTGCCAAACGTGGGGACTTTATAGTGTGCGTTGTTATATTTATAATATAAATATTGTTTTGGAGTAGACACATATACAATATTATTTGTGTGCAAATCGTTGTGGGTAAATTCAAACACTTTCTGATATGTAATTAATGTAAATAATATTTGCATAATTATAGACTCCCATTCGCTATCTTTTATTTTATTATTTACTATATAATCATCTAATGTATTTTCGCAACTTTCTAATATTATCATTTTAACAGGTATTTTATGAATAGAGCAAAATATTTCTTCGCTATTGAAGCTCGTTTCGCTGCTTTCGTCATCATCATCGTCGTCATCATCGTCGTCTGAACCATTATTGCTTGAACCTGTTAAATTAGTATTTGAAGATCTAGAAGAACATGTTTCGGAAGAATTTGTAGTATTAATTCCTGTATTAGTATTAGTATTGCTATTAGTATTATTTACTTTATTATTTACTAAAATATCTAAATTTTCATAAGTTAACTCTAAATTGGTTTTATGTGTTTCTTCAATATTAGCTTCACAATCAGGAAGGTCGCTTAAATCACTAATGTTTAGGTCACTAATATTTAGGTCACTAATGTTTAGGTCACTAATGTTTAGGTCAATCTCGGAGTTATCTAAAACTAAAGCTTTCTTATTTTTTTTAGTATTATTAAATAAATTGAGTATTTTTTCATTATCATCGAAAACAAATAAATTGTTTATGTGCTTGTGAAAATAATCCGATTCGTTTAAATATTCCAAGTCCTCTGTAACATTATATTTAAATTTATTTTTTACTCCTAAAAACGCCCCATAATAGTCTAAACCGTTATAAAAATTAAAGTTATTTAATAAACAGCTTGACAAATATGAAAAAAACCCATCAATATATGCGGAGTTATTTGGATCCAATATTTTCTTATAAGTTTTCATGTATTCCATTGATTTTGCATCTAAATCCTCTTTATCTATAAATTTAGGTAATTCTAATATATTATAATTATTTTCATATTTTCCTATCATATATTTTACGGGGTCAATAAGAGGGCTATATTTAATAAAAATCTCTTTTTTAGATTTATTATTGCATATATCTGTAATTATTGCTAAAAATTTGTTATAATTAATTTTTTCTAAAATTAATTCTAAACTATACTTATTATTCAAATTAATAGCATTATAATTAGTATTGTTTAAGTTAAAAAAATTATTATATAATGGAAAATAGTTTTGCGAACTTTCTATATCTAATAACTCACTATTGTTAAAGTTCTCAAATAGCTGTTTATTGTTATTTTTTTTATAGTTTATTTCCATTTAATAAATAAGAAATACTTATTTTTTTAATTTATAACACAAATAAATATATTAAACTATAAAGTTTAAATAAGAAAAAGTATAAAGTTTAAATAAGGCAAATTATTAAGTTTAAATAGCAAACTATTAAATATAGCCAATAAATATAAATTATTTAGTAATGACACTAGAATTGAAAAAATTTGACATTAAATCTATAAGTTTTAGGCCAGATGAAAATAAAGGGCCTGTTATTGTGTTAATAGGGCGGCGCGATACCGGTAAAACTTATTTAGTGCGAGATTTGCTATATTATCATCAAGATATTCCTATAGGGACAGTAATCAGTGGAACAGAAGCAGGCAACGGTTTTTATGCGGAGCATGTACCCAAATTATTTATTCACGATGAATACAATACCGCTATTATTGAAAACATATTGAAAAGGCAGAAGACGGTAATGAAGCAGATAAAAAAGGAAGTCGAAGTTTATAAGAAATCGAATATTGATCCGCGAGCATTTGTTATATTGGATGATTGCTTATATGATGGAAGCTGGACGAAAGATAAGATGATGCGTCTCCTATTTATGAATGGTCGGCACTGGAAAGTGATGTTGGTCATAACAATGCAATATCCTTTAGGTATTCCTCCAAATTTGCGCACGAATATCGACTACGTTTTTATATTGCGCGAACCATATATTGCAAATCGGCGGCGTATTTATGAGAACTATGCAGGCATGTTTCCAACTTTTGAGAGTTTTTGCCAGGTTATGGATCAGTGCACAGAAAATTATGAGTGTTTAGTGATCAATAATAATGCCAAATCGAATAAATTACATGACCAAATATTCTGGTATAAAGCCGAACATCATAAAACATTCAAACTTGGCTCAAAAGAATTCTGGGAAATCAGTAAAAATATGGATTCCGATGACGACGAAGAGATGTATGACCCTAATACGAGAGATAAAAAGAAGGGCCCCAAAATTAATGTGCGCAAAACTAAATGGTAAGGCGTTGCTTCTAGATTTTTGTTTCTAAATTATATAAACAACAACAACGATTTAAAGACTAATTACATTATTATAGTATAAATATGACTTCTCTCGATATTGTTAATTTAATAACAAATAACCCTATTACAAAGCTAAATGCTAACAATAACAATAAATTATTAGAAAAAGTGAAAGCTAACTTTACAGAAATGGAGCAACAATTATTTATAGCTAGTTTTTATACTTATTTAAATTATGATAAAACAGCAGATTTTATTGTAGATATAGATTATATTTGGAAGTGGTTAGGATTTAATAGAAAATTTAATGCAACTAGCTGTTTAAAAAATAATTTTATAATTAACAAAGATTATAAATATAGTGATGTTAATGATAGTTTTGCTACCGCACGTACGGGAGCAAAAAACACAGGCAGTGGTGGTCACAATATTCAAAAATTTTTTTTAAATATTAAGACCTTTAAATCATTATGTTTAAAGGCACAAACAAAAAAAGCAGACGAAATACATGAATACTATATTAAGTTAGAAGAATTAATTAATGAAGTATTAGAAGAAGAAGCATTAGAAATGAAAAATAAATTACTAATAAAAGATAATCTTATTACAAATGCTATTCAAGATAAATTAAAAGCAATTGAAAAAACTCTGGTTTCTCAATTTCCTGTAAATTGTGAATGTATTTATTTTGGAACTATTGATAATTCAAACGCTGAAGGAGAGAAATTAATAAAATTTGGACATAGCAATAATCTCTCCGTGCGATTACAAGACCACCATAAAACTTATGAAAATTTTATTCTTCGCGATGCTTTCAAAGTTCATAATAAGCAAGAAATTGAGAATGCTATTAAAACAAGCTCTAAAATTAGAAAACATTTACGCACTATTGAAGTAGATGGAAAAAATAAAAACGAAATATTAGCATATGATGAAACTAACTTTACAATTCCTTGTATCTCAAGATATATTAAAAATATTATTTCTGAAAAATCATATAGTATTGAAAAATTTAATATCTTAGTAGAAGAAAATCAAAAATATAAAGCAACATTAGAGCAATTAAGTGATGAAAATGAAAAATTGAAGGTCCTTAATAATGAATATATAGAAAAAAATGAAAAATTAGAGCAACTTCTTGCATCTATTACAAATAATTATGAAAATAATAATGAAACCATTAATGTAAATAGTGATGAAACAGTTAATGTAAATAATGATGAAACTAATATAATAAGTGCTGAACTTAAAAATAAGTTTGATAAATTTATCGATGAGTGTTGTTTTCTTCATAAAGAGGTAGAGGTAGCTTCAACAACAATTGTAGGGCAATTTCGTATTTATAATAGAGAAAAACCTACAAAACTCGTATTTAGCATGTTTAATACATATATGAGAACACGATTTTTAGCATGTCGCATTAGTGGTCAAAATAAGAATCAAGTTGTTCATGGATTTAAAGGAATAAAGCTAAAAGACATTGTATATAAAAAAAGCAGTAGTTCAAATGAAGTAGAAAATTTTATTTTTGAAAGTTGCATTTTCTCTCCCGAAGGTCGTGCTTCAACTAATAAAATTGTAGAAGAATTCATAAATTATAAAAAGAATAATAGTTTATTAATCAATAATAACGAGGACAAAGATGTTAAAAATTATTTAAAAAATTGTCAATATATTCTCGGTGGACCGATCCGCTTACATAATATAAATGCTACATATGAGGGTTATTACGGTATTAGTTTAAAAAATGACTATTATCAGGAAGCTAGAGATGACCAAATTGCGACTAGTGGTAAAAAAGTTCAAAAAATAGACGCTAGCACCAAAAATATATTAAATAATTGGACCACAATAGCAAAAGCAGCAATTCATGAAGATTTCTCTCCGGCTAAAATGAGCAGAGCAATCAAAAATAATACTTTAATTAATAATGCCTATTATGTTTTAGCAAATTAATTATTATTTGTATTCTAATATATTTTTGCAACCGTTCTAACAGTCGCAAAAATATATACACTTTGCCCATACACAATCATGTTTTTTGCTCCTGAACGTTCAGGACCAAAAAATATATAATAAAAAACAATATAAAGAAAAAAACAAAAAGCACAAAATTAAAACTCATCGCCAAATTCAAAAGTGTTTAGTTTAGCATCTTTAGTTGTGAGCGAATACTCACTTACGCGGTCTTCAAAAAAGTTAGTTTTTGTTTCAATGCTAATGTTTTCCATCCAATCAAACGGATTTTTGCTTTCATATATTTTGTCGCCTCCTAATTGAAGGCTTAAGCGGTCAGCAACAAATTCAATATATTGTTTCATTAATACTTGGTTCATGCCTATTAATCTGCATGGAAGCGAATCGTTAATAAATTCGAGCTCAATTTCAACAGCTTCGCTAATTATTTCGTGAATTTTTTGCTTTTTAAGCGGCTTTTCTAATTTGCTATGTAATAATACAGCAAATTCGGTATGCAATGCTTCGTCCCGCGAAATTAGCTCATTTGAAAAGGTTAGTCCAGGCATTAGACCGCGTTTCTTCAACCAATAAATAGCGCAAAATGCACCCGAAAAGAAAATACCTTCAATGCAAGCAAACGCAACAAGGCGAGTAGCAAAATTGGACTTCTTATCATTAATCCACTTTATAGCCCATTGACCCTTCTTCTTAATGCAGTCATATTCATTTAGCGCATTAAATAATTTGTGCTTTTGCTCTTTATCTTTAATATATGTATCAATTAATGTGGAATATGTAATAGAGTGAATATTTTCCATAGCAATTTGCAGGCCGTAAAATGCTCGCGCCTCACTTAATTGCACTTCACCCATAAAGCGAACACCTAAATTTTCTAACACAATTCCGTCACTAGCAGCAAAAAACGCTAAAATCATGGAAATGAAATGTTTTTCATCATCATTTAGCGTGTCCCAATCTTTATTATCTTTTGAAAGGTCAATTTCTTCTGCTCTCCAAAACAAATCTTCTGCTTTTTTATACATTTTCCATATGTCTTGGTCTTTAATTGGAAACATAACGTAACGATTAAGGTCTTCTTGTAATAGAGGCTCTACGCAATTCTTATTCATTCTAAATAATATATGTCTATATTTTTATATAATTTTTATAAGTGTTATTTTTTTTATTTAATTATTTTTTATTTTTTATTAAATATAAAAAAATATACAATATATAATTTATATGACTAGTTTTGGAGGTTCTATTGCCAAACATGACATGAAAGTTAAAAAGTTATTAGAACAAAGCAAAGATGACACTACTTATCTTATTGATCAATATAGCGCATTAAAACGAGTATCATCAAAAAACCCTGATATTTTAAAATTATTAGAAGACCGCAAAAAGCAGTTAACAAAAAAACTACTAATTAAAGAAAAACAAATTGAAGCATTATTAAATATTTCGGACCATTTAAATAGCATAACTTTAGAACAAAAAAGCCACAATGAAACACATATTAAAGATATACATAATAAAATTGCAATATTAGAAAAGGAAATTAGCAAATTACGCAATATTATTTAGAGAAAATTATAAATAGAAAATAAATAGAAAATAAATAGAAAATATATAATTATATTCTTATATATTATTATATACAAACATGAAAAGTAGAATTTCAAGTTCTATGTTGAAAAAAGTTATGAATAAGAAAATATTTAATAATAATTTACTTAATAATAAAATAACAAACAATAGAATAACATTGCTAATTGTAGCGGCAATAGCGTTCTTTTCGTTATATATACATATTGTAAATTCGCATTTTAGTGCTGTGTTATTATTTTTCTTGACGGGCGCTCTTGTATATGGTTTTACTAAAAATATGGTTATTGTTTTAGGAAGCGCATTTTTAGTAACTACTATTGCTTCTATGTTAGCGCGGTCTTTTGGTTTTAAAGAGGGTATGGAACCAAAGAAACCAAAGAAAGCAAAGAAAAAAGAAGAAGAAGAAGAAGATGGAGATGAAGAAGAAAATACAGAAGATGAAGTGAGTGAAAATATTGAAAAAGCACTTAAAGGCCTACCTGCGGCTATAGATGAAGGTGCTTCAGCACCAAAAAAGGGCGCATCTGGATTTGATAATAAACAAAAGTTATCTCCGGCTTTATTTAACACACCAAGTAAAAAGAATATGGAGCAGCAATTAGGAAAAGCATCAGAAGCAGAAAAAGCATATGATAATTTAGAAAAAATCATGGGTACTGAAAATATTAATTCTATTTCGTCAGACACAAAGGATCTTATTAAGCAGCAAAACGATTTAATTAAGCAATTAAAAACTATGACACCGGCATTAAATAGTGCTATGGCATCATTAGGTGGTTTAGATTTAAATAAATTGACGGGTATGTTTAATAGTGCTACTAAAAATCTCTCGGAAATAAAAGATGAATAATGCAAAATATTATTTCTATTTCTAATATTATTTCTATTTCTAATTAGTATTCACTATTTATATAATAATTATTTATATAAATAGTCATGAAGCGTGATTTTATATATATTATTAACAATAAATTACATAATTATAACTATTTAAAATATAGTTTATTATTTTATATAATAATTATACATTCGTATTATGCTTTATTTATTTATTTAAAAAATAATAATAACATGCTAATATTTGCATATTTTTTGTTACTCCTTTTATGTTATACTAAATTTAATAAGTTTAGTTATTTTATAGGTTATATTTATTTATTATTTACAAGTTATTTATTTTCAATTAATATATTTTCAGGTATTATAATTGAAGGAGCAACAGGAAGAAATGCCGCAAAAGAAGCAAGTGGCGAAGCATTTCTTAAAGACGAAGAAAGTCTTGGATCTAAAGTCAATACTAGAAGAGAGAGTGCAAAAGCAAAATTAGATGAAGAACAAGAAAATTCAAAGTCCGAACAAGAAACAGGACCAGCCGGGACATATTTGGCAAAAAGAGTATCGCAAAGATCATTAAATATAACAGGAAATGACTTTAAAAATCCAACTTCAACCAAGAGTGTGGACACCACAATAAACAGCAATCCTCCAAAATCAGTAAATATAAATTCAGAAGTAACTTACTAAAGTTTGCCCAATAATTTGTCAAAATGTTTTTAATATGTTTTTATTAATTATTATAATATTTATTAATTATAATATTGTATGGGTAAAAAGTGTATACCTGGAATATTGTGTATAGAAAATTACACATTATTATTTTTAACTTTTGTTATTTTTGTAATTTTGTATTTTATGTATATTAAATACACTAAAAACTTAAATAAAAATATATATAGCAATAACAACAATTTATATAGCAATAACAATAACAATAACAACAATAGTTGCAATGAAAAACATGGTTCTTACAATTATGATAGTATACCTATTTTAGGAAATGGATACGTTAATAAAGAACACGACGTATTATTAAACCCGTATAGCGCGCCAATGCGTGATGATAGAGTTTATAATAATTCAAACTATGGCGGCGCAAGAGTAGCTATAAATGTTCCAACACAATCTATAAATACAAGCTATAGACAAATTGGCATTTTAACTCGTGTAAATGGATCAGAAACCATTTTACCATTGTTAGGAAGACCTTTATTTACTAATAGAGATAAATGGAATTTCTACACAATGAATGACAAAAATGGCATGATAAAATTACCGGTTCGATTTAAAAATAAGAGCTGCACATCTTGCCAAGGATGTGATAATTTATATAGCGGAGATACAGTATATGTTGAAGGATATTCGGATACATTTAGAGTTACTATTTATGATAATAATACATTGGAATATATTCCCAGCTTATAAAATGAATATTAGTAATTAATTAATAACTAATAACTAATAACTAATAACTAATAACTAATAACTAATAACTAATAATTATAATTAATTAATAATTATTTATTATAAATATATATAATTATTATAAATATATAAATATGGCTTTTACAAGATTTTATGACGATCCTTGTAGAATTCAAAAGTATTTAGAAGAGTCTACAAGTATTGGTAATTATAATATGAATGTTCCAGGTAATGGAACAAACCCAACATTTTTCAATGATCCATATATTAAATTACAGAAATGGGGTGGAAATTTGTCTTCAAATAAAACCGATTTAGAAAGCGAATTGTTTATATTACATAGAAAATTAAATCGCGACACTATAAAAGAAAATAACTATGTAGATTATTTAAATAATCATGCCATTTATAATCAAAATAGTAGTAAGGCAGATAATAATGAAATAACAGGGCAATCACGTCTAACACATCCGGCATGGGTATATAGAGAGATTAATAATTTTAATAAACAAGAACAAGGTCAAGGATCCAATTATTATGTTCCAAATAATTTTAACTATTTACATTTAAATCCTCAAGCAAATATATGTATTCCTTTTCATAATAATATAAGTTCGCGAATGTTGCAAAAAGATTATTATGCATTAAATAATAATTTTGATAGAGAGAAAAGAATAACAAATGAATAACAAATGAATAAATTATAATTCAGTTTATATTTTTGTTTAGTTTATATTTTTGTTTAGTTTATATTTTTGTTTAGTTTATATTTTTGTTTAGTTTATATTTTTGTTTAGTTTATATTTTTGTTTAGTTTATATTTTTGTTTATTTTTAATAATTTAGAAACTTGTTTAAACTTATAATATATTATATTATTTTATATTATATTATATTAAATAATATGGCCGCACTGGCTATACCTATAATTGTATTGGGAAGTATATTCATATTATCAGAACAAGAGAAAAAAGATAGCGCAAAAAATTCGGTACTACAAGAAGTAGATAACACGCGCAAATTGTTTTTCAATAATAGCAATAGCAATAGCAATAGCAATAGCAGTTCAGAAGGTTTTTCTAATAATGTTCATGGTAATAATAGGTTCTCGGCTAGCGCACCATCTTCAGCAAATACATACAATAGCGACGCATTTAATAACAATAATGCTGCTGTGAATTTATTATCAGGTCAGCAAACAACAGCACAACAATTTCAGCATAATAATATGCAGCCTTATTATGGTGCTAGAGTTAGGGGTCCAAGCGTTAACACTGTTATAACGGAATCTATTTTAGATAACAAACAAGGAGCAGGTAGTCAAAATTATTCTAAAGCAGAAATCGCACCTTTATTTAGGCCAGACGAAAATTCGCATAATCCAAATGGAACACCTAATAATAGCGACTTTTTCCAGTCACGCATGAACGAATCCATGAAAATGTCAAATGTAACTTTATGGGAGCCGCAAAGAGTTGGTCCAGGTCTTAATATGGGTTACGGTTCTCAAAATTCGAACGGTTTCAACACCGGCGGAGTAGAAGGCGGTCACGGATTTAATTCAGGAATGATGGCACGCGAAAGTTGGATGCCTAAAAAAGTAGATGATTTACGCGCTGAAAATAAACCCAAAACCACTTTTGATTTAGATGGACATCAAGGCCCCGCAATATATCCTATTAAATTACAAGGTCCAAATAATAAAATAGGTGTTGTTGAGAAACATTTACCAGATAAATCTTTCGAATCGGGTCCTACACGCTGGTTTACAACAACAGGCATAGAGCAAGCACCTCCAATTAGAAGCACACAAGTAATTCCCATGGAAAATAGAATTGACACTACTCGCGAATATTACGGTTCTGGATCAAATACGCAAAATGGCCAAGCTACATACACAAATCCCGACTATGAAGCAAGTAAGCGTCAAAATTTGGCGGCGCTTCCACTAACCAATGCTAATGCAACCGGAACAAACTTTGCTAATCCTTCCGACTATGGAGTACAAAGCTACAATATATTACATAATAACCGAACAACACAGCCCAACACACCTGAATTTGGAGGTGTATATGGTATGGCAAAAGCCGTTATTACTCCTATATTAGACATTTTTAGACATACACGAAAAGAAAATGTAATTGGAAACTTGCGCGAAACAGGTAATGTCAATGGACTAACCTCACAAGGTCATATATTTAATTCTAATGACAAAACAAAAGTAACAAATAGAGAAATGACAACTGAAAAAATAGATTTGAATTATGTTAATGTGCAAGGTCAAAACCACAGAGGCGATGGCTATAAAGTTAGCGATCACCAAAATTATAATAACCAAAGAACTACAACAAATAAGCAATTTATTGGAACAGGCGGCGATAATAACCAAGGGCAAAGGCTCTATAATAATGCGTATGCGCAACATAATAATGTAAACAAGACTTATGAAACGCGGCCAAATCAAGGAAGCATGTCCTTATTTAATAATTATAATAATTCTACCACGACCCGCAATGAAAACATATTTCAACAAAATAGGCCATTAGTAACTAACAATGGGCTAAGTATTATACCTTCGGCTGACTTTATTGGAGAGCTAAACGGAAAACAAAGTTATGATTTAAATTATAATAGTGCTCGTTTAGATGGAAATATATTAAGTGCCTTTAAAAATAATCCATATACACAATCTCTCACTAGCGTAGCATAAAAAGCGTAGCATAAAATCTCTCTCACCTTTATTTATTTATTTATTTATTTATTTATTTATTTATTTATTTATTTATTTATTTATTTATTTATTTATTTTATAAGTATATATATAAATGCTTCAAAGACTTACTTTAAGAAAAAAAAGAAAGTCTCAAAATGTGCGCGGTAAAAGAAGGAGAATGACTTACAGAAAATCGGGACGTTATAGTATCGGTGGTAATGATAATGATAAAATTATGGCGTTAGAAAGTCTAGCCAGAGATGCACTTGCACAAAATAACGAAGATTTGTATAACTATTATAAAGACTACATAAAAACTATAAAAGACACGATAGCAGCTAGAAAAAATAAAACTTCTGTGTCACCACCTGGTTCACCGAAATCAGTGATTGACGATGAATATAGTGCCGGCGGTGGAAAGCGTATACGGAGAAGGCAGCAAGGATTGAAACAAAATAAGTTACAAACTATTAAAAAATATTACAAGAATAAATAAAATAACATTTTATTTAGTTTATATTGTTAAATTAGTTTATTTATTTATTTAATATATTTGCAAATAAATAAATTAAAAATAATTTAATTAATCTAATTAGTCAAATTAGTTAAATGTGCGGAATAACTTTTATATATTCAAAAGAAAACATAAATAGTTTGATCCATATTTTTAATAGCCTTGAATTAATACAAAATAGAGGTTACGACTCCATGGGAATATGTTATCATAATTCGGAAACAAACAATTATGACATAATTAAAAAGGCAACAACTTTAAAGGACGATTGTTTAAGTCTTTTAAAAAATAAGTTTAATGAAAACGATTTAAAGGCTCGTATATACTCCAAATTTGCACTAGGACATACGCGATGGGCGACACATGGAGGGAAAACAGATAACAATGCACACCCGCATATTTCCAATAATGGCACTATAATATTAGTTCACAATGGAATAATTAATAATTTTCTAAGCATTAAGGAATTTTTAATTACAAAAGGCTATAAATTTTATAGTGAAACGGATAGCGAAGTTATTGCAAATTTGATAGAATATTATATACTAAGTAATAACAATACTTTTGAAACAGCTCTTAAAAATAGTCTTGCAATGTTGGAAGGAACATGGGGGCTAGTAATAGTTTATACCAAAATGATTGACACTTTTTATATAACAAGGCATGGGTCGCCATTATTATTGGCAAACAATAGCAATTTTATATTGTGCTCTTCTGAAATGAGTGGATTTATAGGACTTGCGCAAGATTATATAGCATTAAGCGACAATAGTGTAGTAAAAATACATAATAATGATTATACATTTTTGGATTGCGTATTTTCAGAAACTAAACTTGCTAATGCTAATGCTAATGCTATTGACTATATTAAATATAGTATAGAACCACTAGATTATGAAGCCATGTTACATACTAAAGATCAATATGCGCATTGGATGTTAAAAGAAATATACGAGCAACCAGACACAATACAGAAAGCATATAATTATGGAGGCCGTATTAGCAATAACACAATCAAATTGGGGGGTCTTGACCAGCTAATTAATATTACATGTTATATTGAATATATATATTTGATTGGTTGCGGAACAAGTTATAATGCTGCGCTATTGGGAGAGATTTATTTAAATGAATTAAATAAGTTTGTAAGTGTAAAATGTGTAAATGCGTGCGAGTTTAGCGAAAGTTGTTTACCAAATATAAAAAATTATAGTACGCTAATGTGCATCTTTTTGTCTCAATCAGGCGAAACGACTGATGTATATAATTGTTTAAAGATTTGCAAAAATAAGCGATGTTTAACAATGGGTATAATTAATAAAGTTGATTCGTTAATAGCGCGAGAGGTTGAAAGTGGTGTATATTTAAATGCCGGTTTAGAAATAAGCGTTGCATCGACCAAGTCTTTTACTAGCATGTTAACCGTGTTAAGTTTAATAAGCATGTGGTTTGTTAATAACCATCATAATAATAATATGAAAATAAAGAGCCTTCGTTATCTCTCACATTCTATAAAGCATTTATTATACGATAAAATTATTGAAACTAAATTGCTATTATTGAGAGATAGTATAATAAGTAAAAATTACAGCAGCATATTTATTTTAGGTAAGCATAAATTATTTCCGGTTGCATGCGAAAGCTCCTTAAAAATCAAAGAAGTGTGTTATATTCATTGTGAAGGATTTTCAGCCGGTTCATTGAAGCATGGGCCATTTGCTTTATTAGATGACAAAAACTTAACGTTATTATTAATAGATAGTAATGATATTGCTAATTATAATAATTTGAAATCCACATATTATGAAATAGTTGGTCGTGAAACAAACCTATTTGTAATAACTAATTCTCAAAATGTAATAAATGAGCTACAATTAGCCTCAGAAAATTATTTACTAATAAATAAATTAGACTATTATAATGAAATATTATTTACAGTGCTATTGCAAAAATTGGCCTATATAATTTCTATAGCAAAAGGTATTAATCCTGATAAGCCTAAAAATTTGGCAAAAGTAGTAAGTGTGGAATAGTGGTGCTTGTACTAAGTCTTTAAATCATATTTTTATATATTTAAAATATGATTTAAAGAAATGATTTATAAAAAATTAACTTAAAGAAATAACATTTCAAAATTTTAAACCCCATCTACTACGTCTAACATTATTTTCATATACATTTGGTAATAGTTTCTTTGCGTAAAATGTATTTTGATTATAAAAAATTTCATTTGCGGGGTTTACTAGTGTCCTAAAATGCTCTATATTAATAATATATTCTTTTTGATGTATTAAAGTTAATTTATTTGCATCATGCGTATCATTGTTAACATCATTAATCGCATCATTATGCACATCATTACTTGCAATATGATTAGCAATAGTGTAATTTAACTCATAAATTTTATCCAAGTTATCTATAAAGTTCTTTTTTATATAATTACCAGGCTCATTATTACTTACTAATCTATGAGGACTATCATAAAGATGAATAACCTCTTTAGCGTTTAAGGGATAAAACTGACTTCTGTCAATGTTTAATTCATGTAATAATACTCTATCAAGCATAGCATTATCTTCTAACCCCCAACCCCAATTATTAGGAAATCCATTGCATTGCTCAAAATCGCCACCAGTTATGGAAAAAATACCGCCTAAAGCAAAATGAAATCCATAAAAATGCTTTACAGTTCCGTGACTTGTAACATAATTAAAAGTATTTTTAAATGCCGGTAACGTATCAATATCATTAAAAACAAATGTAATATTTTTATAGTCGTCTGGATATTTATTTTTCATAGCAATAAATCCAATATTTTTTGTAGCTCCTCTATTAAAAGGTCGCAGATCTGTTTGGTGACTATAATAAATCTCATAATCATTTTTATCATGATCTTCCATTATGTATTTCATATATATAGAAAAATGTGTCTTTTCCTTTTCGCGATTTCTATACGGCACAATGAAAATAAATTTTGGAATTATTAAATCCATTTTTAATTATTATTATTATTATGTTATATTTAAATTTATTAAATAATATTAATTAGTGTTTATTAATTATATTTAATTAGTGTTTATTAATTATATTTAATTAGTGTTTATTAATTGTATTTTTTTAATATAGTTTCAGGAATAAGAATGGTTTTATAGCTTTCAAGTTTTTTATAACATTTATTAATAGTAACTTCGCTAATTTTACTAACATTATTAATGGACGATTTTGTAATGTTTAAATTGCAAACTTGTGATATAAAATAAATAATACCGCCTGCAATAGAATGCGGTGTATTTTCCGGTATTAATTTTAGTTGCTCGATTTTGAAAGCAACAAATTTACATAAGTTTGTAAGCTCATTATTAATATTTAATTTACTACAAAATCTCTCAATAAACGACGACGGCGTAGTCTGACTTAATGATGTAATATCTTCGTTTAGTGTACTATTGTGTTCTATTTCGTTAATAATTGTAAGAGCATTTTTGCATCCTTTAGTAGCGCTTGCGTTATCTAAATTGAATATATCAGCTATTTCTTTGGCCGTTCGTGGATAATTATTAATCCTGCATGAAATGTAAATAGATGCCGCAATAATTCCATCACGATTAAGGCCTCGATAAGTCTTTGTTTCCGATATTTTTTTATGAAGGCGCATTGCTTCATCAATAATAATTTTTGGAATGCCCGAATTTTGTGATATATTTGAAATTAATTGAAACTCATCATAACGCGACTTTTCTTTATAAGGCATAGCTTGCCAATCAGTATATCTGCGAATTTTATGCATTTCATAACTCGATTTACCAGGGCATAACACTTTGCAACTGTAAGAAGACTCCTGTAATAACGGATTAATAGGCATCCCACACCGTGTAGGGTCTGAGTGACTGTTATCGTCTGCCCCATAAAATCGCCATTCAGCAGTTTGATCCAAATTATCTTTAAAAATAAGCCCACAACATATGTTAGAACATGTTAAAAACCCGTCTTCGCCTATAAATAATGAATTGTCGCAATTAGTACATATATTGTCATTTACAAGCATGTTTTTTTCTTGGCTATAAACACACTCTAAGTCAGGCTTTTCGTTATATTCTTCATCAAAAATAGTCCATAACTTTTTATTTGAAGTTTCCTTTAATTTATTTTTCCGGGTTTCTTGCTTGCTTGATTTTTGTGGTTTATTTATAACAGCATCATAATTCAATTGTAGCGACATCTAATCTCTCAATTATTTAATATTTTACTTTTAAACTATTTTGTTTCAATTATATATTTTAATATATAGTATTTTAATATATAGTATTTTAATATAATATTATAATATATTAGTATATATTATGAATTTCTTAACAGATAATTTTATTACAAATTTTTTTTCTAGTTCAAATAAATCACATGAAGATCTCAACACATTTGTAAATAAGAAGTTTACATTCTTTTTGAATAATTCTAATTTGTTATTAAATTTTGTTTCGGATTTTGAAGACTATAAGAAAGGTACTATGCAAGTTAACAATAATAAATGTAATGAATGCGAAGACCTTTTTATTTTAACAAATGATATTTTTGAGAAGTACTTTAATAAAGTCAATATTCCATTTAATATTGATGTTACCAACTCTAGTGAAGATCCAAATTCTAAAACAAACTACAAGAATAAAGTACTATATTTTTTTGATATTAAAGACTTGAAAAAAATATTGCATGCCGAAAATTTAGAACAATCAAACCCTGATTTAAGTGTATTTAATAAAAAGAGATTGTTGTGCAAAATTATTTCTATTAGTTTTATCAAAATCTACATTATAGTTAAAAGTATATATCAAACCTTTAATATTTTTGATACGTTAATCGAAAATAAAAGCGCATATGAAAGCAACAATGAAAGCAACAATGAAAGCAACAATGAAAGCAACTATGAAAGCAACTATGAAAGCCAAGAACCTGCACCTTATGTAGCACCAAGTCCTGCTCCTTATATAGCACCTACAACTGATATAGCACCTAGTAGTGACATAAAACCTGATCCAATTCCACAGCCAGCAGCAAGTCCACAGCCAGGAGCAACTCCAGAACCAGGAGCAACTCCAGAACCAGGAGCAAGTCCAGAACCAGCACCAACTCCAGAACCAGCACCAACTCCAGAACCAGCACCAACTCCAGAACCAGTAACAACTCCAGAACCAGGAGCAACTCCAGAACCAGCAGCAACTCCAGAACCAGCAGCAAGTCCTGAAATAAAACCTGATCCTAGTCCAGAGCCTGTGGCAAGTTCCGAAGTACAAGATACTACAACAAATAAGCAAACTCAAAGCGGTGGAGGTGTTTTTACAGATATATTTAGTAAATTAATAGGTACAAAAGATAGCAAAATAGAGGCAGGCAGCCCTGCATATAGTCAAGCAGAAGTTCCGCCTTATAATCCTAGTATAAGCTCTATAAGCTCACAAACTAACTCAACAGAAAAAAATGGAAAATTACAAATATCTAACAATATATTTTATTCAATATTTGTTATATTATTTACAAGCACAGAACATGAGCTTTCTACGGATAATTTTAATGCCAAGTTTTTAACCGAAGGTGTAGATAAAATGCAAAATGAAATGTTGTCAAAAAAACTACCAGAAATCATAAAATATATTTGCAAAAAAAATATATATTCAAAAGATTTTATTGGCAAAAGCTGTTTATTATTTAGAAATGATAATTTCAATTTTTTGAAATTGGAAACGTCTAATAGTGAGCAAAATGACGCAATTACATTTATTCAAGAAATAGACAAAGACTTTGGAGATCTTGATAGATTTATAGAAAGAAAAAGAAAACTATTTGAAAATTCTTTAAATAAAGAAAGTATTGAGTTATTATTTAAATATTGTAAAACAGACACATCTATAACATTTGCCAATTACAAACTTTTTAATAAAATCAAGGAAAATTTAAAAATAATGATTAAAAATTACTTTAAATCAAGAAGTGAGCTATATAATAATATATTAAAAGAAATTTTCGTTTTTGATAATAAATCACATGATATTATTAGCTTACAAAGTAAACTAACATATAAATCTATTACTGATATTAGCAAAAAAACGAAAATAATATTGCTAGATTTACACATAACAGTTTTTGCATCCTTAAATAATATTTTATCTGATATTGCCAATGAAATTAATGTTATGGGTCCTATTGATGCGCCAACAAGTGACAATAATGATGCAGTTCAAGAAGCACAACCTACTACAGGAGGCAAATCAAAAAATATGAGAAAAATAAACACAAGAAAACATAGAAATAATAGCAAGGCAAAAAAACACAGAAAAACAAGAACAAAAAGAGGCAATAAAAGAGGTAATAAAAATTTTATTAAATAAAATTGATTTATATTAGTTATTTATTATTTAATTAATATAAACTAAACATGTTTTCAAGGAAAGATCTCTATATTTCTGATTATGTTTCACCTGAGCACATTCCTATTATTATTAACTATTTTGAATATTATAATATTGCCAAAGTTAAAAAAGTAGAAGTGTTTAAGCATCTTGAGCCTGAATATTATGTTGAAAATACTAATACAAACAATTATGGTTATGCGTTAATTGAAATTGACACTTATTACGTTAATCAAGGAGCACGAAACTTTTATAGTGCTATTGAAAATAATAAAGGATTAATTGTGTATGATGATCCATATTCTTGGGAAATTACGTTTAGTCCGTTTAGCGAAGCAGCCGATGTTAGCAAAGCAGCCGATGTTAGCGATCCATCCGAAGAAGTATGCGAAGCTGAAGATTGTTATTCTAGTTACGACGAAGAAGAAGAGGTAAGTAAAGCAAAAGAAGAAGAAGAGGAAAAAGATGATTTTAATTATAATAGTTATGAAAAAAACTTTAATTGTTTTAAGAATAAGCAAAATTCAAAAAAGCAAAAAATAACTCGTGAACTATTAGATATTAAAAAGACATTTCATGATATTAGCACTAGACAAGAGAAACTACTAAATTTATTAATTCTCAATAATAAATTAAAAAACTCTAAAAATAATTCTAAAAATAGCAACAACCAAAAAGCAAAAGATCCCAGAAACACATGGAACCGTCGTCTTCGTGTTTTATTCTAATTGATCAACACTTGTTACATCTTTGTAAAAATCCTCGCTATCATTAATAGACGCCTCTTTACAACAACCATATGTTGTGCGATGCCATTTACTAATCCCATATTTTTTTATTGCCTCTATATGTTTAGACGTCCCATAACCTTTATTGGTTAAAAGTCCATAATAAATATTTAATTTAGGAAAATTATTGCAAAGTTCTCTAATATATTTATCGCGCTCTACTTTTGCCAATATAGAAGCAGCAGCAATTGAGCAATATTTATTATCTCCCCCTTCAATTAAAATATGATTTAATTGTTTAATAATATTTGATGTTTCGCAATAATAAGTATAAGGTTTAAAGTCGTTTCCATCTACTAATAAATAGCACAATTCATTTGAACAAATCATATTATTTTTTGCATAATAAGCATTTAGAATTTGTCTTAGCGCTTTATGCATGGCGCTTAATGTGGCTTGTCTAATATTTATAGCGTCAATTACTTTCTCATCTTCATAAGACACAGCCCAATATAGCGCATTTTTTTGTATATAGTCGGCAACCTCCATTATCTTGGTTTCGGATGTAAATTTTTTGCTATCTTTTAATAACTCGTATTTGAATTCATGATCATTAGGCAATACAACAGCCGCGCTATAAACTCGGCCAAACATGGGACCTCTACCGGCCTCATCAATACCTATTTCGATAATAGCACTATTATTATTATATTTTTTTTCCAAACATTGTTTAGAATTTTTAACTTTTAACATTTAAAATAATATAGAAAATTTATAATATTTATTATATAATAAATATAATATGGCTTTCAATTTTAAAAAAAATTTCTTAATAATTATGTTATTAATAATTGTACTATTATCAACAATAGTGTATATTAATATACAAAATATTAAAGAAACATTTATATCAAATAATATGATAAACACTGAAAATATTATTATAGATACACGTGATACAAGTTATAACTATTATAAATTAAACGACGGTTTTAAACCTTATTATATTAAAGATCATATTCTTACTAGAAGCAGTTTAAACCGTATTGGAGATGTTTCTGCAGGTACCTTTATAAATAATAAAAATTATTTTCTAACTAATAACGCACAATTAGCACATTATATAAGTGCTACTACAATAACATTGTATACTTTTAAAGTTAATCAGGGGATTGTATTAGATTTAAGTTCTAGTATAACACCTACATCAGATATTAGTAGTATATATGTATTAATGCCTGAACTTTCGGGAAATTTATATGATATTAGTACCAATAATAAACTATCTAGTGTAACTATTAGAATGAATAATGTAGACGTTATTAAATCGGGAATATTTCAAGAACGCGCAGCAGCAGCAGCAGAAGCAGCGGCTACAAATTCAACATCGACAGCAACCGCAAACGCAAACTCAACATTAGGAGTTAACATTTCGGGATTATTTGGCGGTGGAGTTAATAATATGACGGGTATTAGTAATGAGCTCTTTTTATCTTTATTGAATAATGGAGCTTTTGGAAATGCATACGTGCCGCCTGTATATAATAATTTCGAAACAGCTATGAATTTAGCATCAAATCCCGTAGTAAATCCGGTAAATTCAATGAACCCTTTAGAATATGCGCAAACTCTTTTTGGTCCAGAAGTAACGCCTATGATGTCAAAAAATTCATCTTTAAACAGTGATTGTAAGATTGATGAGGCTAAAGACGCAACTACTAATAAATCAAATAATAGTAGTTCAACAAAAGATATGTTTAAATTTGATAGTACTGGCAATTTATTATCGCAAAATATAGGCGGCAATAGTGGTAATAGTGGCAATAGTGGCAATAGCGGTAATAGTGGCAATAGCAATAATAGCACTAATAGCAATTCAAAATGTGCCCCTTGTCCTGCTCCGCAAAGATGCCCAGAAAGCAATTTTGAATGTAAGAAAGTTCCAAATTATGAGCAAGGTATAGATAATGCGTTTTTACCTAGACCCGTATTAGCTGATTTTAGCACTTTTGGTATGTAAATAGCATAATTTAATGCTAAATATTATTATTATTAGTCTTTTTCTTTTTATAAAAAGAGTAATAATTAGTATATACACTTTCTCAAACATTATGAGACTAATAAAATAGTTTAATCATAATATTTTCATGTTATGTATTATTTTTTTAGTAGCAACTTTAGTAATTTATACTAAAGATGTTCCTCCTCATCCGCCTTTTTGTTTTCTAACCTTTCCAAAGGTTTTACTTGTTCTTCGCGTTATATTTTTAATAAAGGCTATTAATTTTTTCTTAGTAAAAGAGGCAAGATTTTGACGCTTTCTTCTTTTTGAATTCGAACGTTTACGCATTTATAACATAATTAACTATTTTAATTTGTTTTAAATGTTATAAATGTTTTAAATGTTTTAAATGTTTTAAATGTTTTTAATGTTTTATTTATTTTATTTATTTTATTTATTTTATTTATATATATATATAATGGTTAAACGTAAGAAGTCTATACGTATGAAGTCTATACAATATGCCGCGGCTATACCATTGCCACATTCTTCAATGACCCCCCGTTTAAATACATACAATAAAGACGCAAATATGCATAATCATTTTAATGAATTAATGACACACGAAGAAAGGTCGCGCTATATGAGTAGTCTAGACGGTAAAAATTTTCCTGAATTTGAAAAAACTATGTATAATAAGCCTGCAAATAATACACTCAAACAACAAACGGGCGTTATGACTACGCTAGACGGTAAAGACTTAAATTATTATGAAGACGCTATGTACGATGCCGAAAAACTACTAGCAAACAAGAATGTTAATACATTTCACGAAGTAAGCATACAAAACATGTCTGGAAAAAAGCTGCTTGATCGTTATAATGAATTACACACAACAAAAGAACGAGATGACTTTATAAAAAGTTTAAAAGGTGATAAGTTAACTATTTTTCAAGAAGCTTTAATTAACTCTATTTCTACGGCATCTGGACTAAGAAAAAAAAAGCGTTCTACAAGGCACAAGAAAAAGAGAGGCAAAAAAACGCGTAAATATAGAAGAAAATATTAAATATAATTAATTAATTAATTAATTAATTAATTAATTAATATTATGATTATTTAAATCATTTTTTAAATCATTTTTTAAATCATTTTTTAAATCATTTTTTAAATCATTTTTAAATCATTTTTTAAATCATTTTTTAACTCATTTTTAAATCATTTTTTAAATCATTTTTTAAATCATTTTTTAAATCATTTTTAAATCATTTTTTAAATCATTATTTAAATCATTTTTATTTATGTTTAAAACATTTTCTATCTATTTTAAATGTTTTACACTTTTTCTCTTGTGGAACAATATTTATTACGCATTTCGCTTTTTTGCCGTATAACGGCGTTGTACAACCTTTTTCTTTTTCTTTCTTTTTTGTATAATTAAATAGTTTAGCTTTTTCAATAGTGCATCGTGATCTGAAATTTTCATAATTATCGCGCACTTCGCAATATGTTAGCCCCGACTCCTTTCCTAACATTTTATTTATTTGTTCATGTAAATTAAAAATATAACGCGAAAAATTATTTCGATTTTCAAAAATTTCAGGTTTTAATGGAAACTTTTTAAAATTATTTGTAAGATTTATTCGGCAATATTTGCAAGGTAATGTATATTGAAAATTAAGCAACAATTGTTTATATTTTTGTTTTTGTATATTTGTTGGATTAATCGGATAATTAAAGCTCATTACATGTAAATAATGCCACAAACTTGGCCCCCATATACTAGTTAACATACCGTCTCCGCTACTATAATCCTTATTATTGTAGGTTTTTTTTGATTTTTTCTTTGTATTATTTTTAATACTTTTTTTCATATTTAAAAAACTTTATTACTTTATAATATATGTTAATATTATAAATTATTATAAATTATTATATATTATTATAAATTATTATAAATTATTATAAATTATTATAAATTATTATAAATTATTATGTATTATTATATATTATTATAAATTATTATATATTATTATATATTAAATAAATAATAATAAATAAATAAATAAATAAATAATTATTATGTATTAAATATATAATTATTATTTATTTAATATATAAATAAATATGTTCAATAATATAGTAAATATAGTAAATAGTTATTTAGTAAATTATAAAAATGAGTTTGTAAAAACTGCAAATGACAAAATAGGAATTTTTATAATATTAGCAATTACACTAATATTTTTAGGACTAACCATATTTTTATATAATAATGTTGTTAAAGGCATGTTAAATAAAAAGCATCCATTAAATAGAGAATTTGTAAGCGAGCGCAATAGCGACGATGTGTTAATATTATATTTTTATACGCAATGGTGTCCTTATTGTAAACAATCTTTACCAGAAATTAAAAAATTTGAAGACTATATTAGTGGATTAAATAGCGAAAATAGTTATAAAATTACATTAACTAAAATTGATTGCGACGAAAATACAGCAATGGCTGAAAAATATAAAATTCAAGGTTATCCAACTATAAAATTAATATATAAAGGAAAAGTCTATGATTATGATGCTAAACCCAATAAACAAAATTTAATAGAATTTTTACAAACGTCAATTAAGTAAATGAATTAAATAGTGGCTCTATATCATCAAAAGGATCATTGTTAGAACTAGTTAGCAATAAATCGTTATTGCTTTCCAATTTATTATCTAATTTATCAATATTATCAATATTATCAAGAAATTTTTCTGCTTGTAATACTCCTAAATTTATCAAGTAAGCCCTTTCTGTTTCATCTGATAAAACATGTTTCCAATAAGCACTATCAATTGAAGTGTATGTTAATGCGGTATTTATATTATTTTTTATATAAATAATAATTTCATTTTCAAAGTTTGAAATTTTAAGAAATAATTTTTTTATAAGAAAAAATACATATTCGAAAAAATTGGAATCGTTAGTTATAATGTTATTAATGTTATAATCTGAATATTTGTTGTAAAAGTTATTAGATAAATCAATAGGTTGCATTTTATCATTCATAAAGCATAATATTTCATCATGACTGCATTTTTTTTCTGCTATACACTGATTAATAGGGCAACCAACTATTATAGCTCCGTCTAAATAAAAACAATTATCAATATATAATGGAACAAAAAGGATGGGAATACTTAAAGACATATAAAGCGCATCCACTAATTCTAGATTTGGATTAGTAATATAATTAAATTTTATTTGCTTTATATCATTCAAGCTACAAGCAAATATATTAAACTCTATTTTGGTTAAGTTGTAAAATTCTAACAATGTAATATTTAGCGGAATATTTTTTGCCAAAAATAACGGCTCAAATACATTAATTAAAAAAGTTTTATTAATTAAACCTTTTTCATATAATATATTAATATATGAGCTATAAGTAATATTAAATAATTTGTTCCATGGTCTTTTAATTAAAAAGTCATCCATCCATGCCCATTCAAAATTTAATATATATATTAAGCCTATAATACCTCCTATAGATATAGTATATAGTGATTCTATATTTTCATGTGCAATAAATTTTTTCTCGGTCAAATATTTTAATGCACCATATTCAACCATTCCAACGGGACCGCCACCTGTAAAAACAATATGTTTAATTATAGTCATTTGATATATTTAAAATGAATATAATTATTTTTATATATTTATTCATTTTAATATTGTAATATTGTAATATTTTTATAATTTTTATAATTTTTAATATTTTTATATTTTTTAATATTTTTATATTTTTATGCAAAAAGTATGCAAAAAGTATGCAATAAGTATGCAATATATATAAAAAAAATATGCTATATACTTAAAATATATATGTAATAAATATAAAATTTTTTCATCTAGTAAATTGCTATTAACATCGTCATTATTAACATCATGATTATTAACATCGTCATTATTAACGTCGTCATTATTAATAATGTCATTATTATTACTAGTACGATTAGGATTATAATCCATGGTTTTAATAAACTTTTTTGCTTGTGTTGATCCCAAATTTATTAAATACTCTCTTTCACTTTCTGTAATTAAAACATGATGCCAATATTTTAAATTAGAACCTTCATGAGCTAAAGCCACATTTATACTATTTTTAATATGAACAATTATCTCATTTTCTATATTTGATATTTTCATAAACCATGCATTTAAAATAACATAAAAATATTTTAAAAAACTAATATTGTTATTGTTATTGTTATTGTTATTGTTATTGTTATTGTTATTGTTATTGTTATTGTTATTGTTGTTATTGTTATTGTTATTGTTATTGTTATTGTTATTGTTATTATTATTATTATGATATGGATTAGATAAGTCAATAGGTTTAGTTTTATCATTTATAAAGCATAAGATTTCACTATAATCGCATTGCTTTTCAGTAATACAATTATTTACAGGACAACCTTGTATTATAGCTCCGTCTAAATAAAAGCAATCATCAATATATAGTGGTGCAAAAACAAATGGAAACGCCAAAGACACATATAAAGCATCAACTAACATAACATTAGGCGTATTAATATAATTAAATTTTTTTTGCTCTAATGTTGTAAAACTGCAAGCATATATATTAAACTCTATTTTTATTAAATTATAAAATTCCAACATTGTTATAGTTAGTGGTATATTTTTTGTTAAAAATAACGGCTCTAATGCATTGCATACATTAGTTCTATTTATTAGCCCTTTTTCATATACTAAATTTGTATAAGAAAAATAATTTGTATAAGAAAAATTTATTACATTTTTCCAAGGTTTTTTAATTAAATAATCATCGACCCATAACCAGTCCAGGTTTAATAAATATATTAAACCTATAAAGGCTCCGATTGATGTTGCATATATACTTTCTATATTTTCATAAACAATATATTTTTTTTCAGTTAAATATTTTAAAGCGCCATATTCAACTAATCCAACAGGACCACCACCTGTTAAAATCAAGTGTTTAATATTCATCAATATTTATATTTATATATTTATATATAAATGTATATAAATATAAACGTATATTATTATATAAATAATATAATTTATTTTTTTTTATTTCTTTAATTTAAAAATAAATTATTATGTCCAATGATATTTTTTATAATTTTTCAAATAAAATAGATAGTGAAGACAGTTCTTTAAAATTAAATATAGACGAATTATATAGTAAAAAACAACAGCAAGATTTGAATGTTTTAAAAAATTATAATAATATATTAATAAGAATACATAATAAAATTAAATATAATTCAAAAAACGTTTTAAACGAACATTGTTGTTGGTATGTTGTGCCCGAAATGATTTTAGGTATTCCTAAATACGACCATAGAGACTGTACTGCTTATGTTATTGAAAAATTGCGTGAAAACGGATTTATTGTAAGATATACGCATCCAAATTTGTTATTTATAAGTTGGAAACATTGGGTACCTAGTTATGTTAGAAGTGAAATAAAGAAGAAAACCGGAAATTCTATTGATGAACATGGTAATATTATTGTTGAAGATACTAACACCGATAACAATAACAATAACAATAATGCTAGCTCATCAGTAAATAGTGAGCATATGTTATTTTCTAATAACAAAAGTATTAAAACTACTTCTGCGCAATCAAAAGATTACAAAGACATTAAAACATATAAACCTTCTGGTAATTTGATATATAATAATAGTTTATTAGAAAAATTAAGTATTAATTGAAAATTATTTAAATAGGTATTATTATAAATAATAATACATAATACTATTAAACATTATATTTAAATGTTATTAAAGGAAACATTAGCAACAATCTTCATTATTATTGCAGCCTGCTATAGCATTAATACTACTAATAATAATAGTACTAATAGTACTAATAATAATAGTACTAATAATAATAGTACTAATAATAATAACAATAGTGAGTGTGTATTAATTAATGGAGGGGGGTTTTCTGGATTTTGGTATTACTATGGTTATTTACAAAACTATAATATTAATATTGGCAACAAACCTATTTATTGTTATTCTTCTGGATGTGTAGCATATGTAGCTTCAATTGGTAGTAATAATTATAGTTATTTACATGATTTAGCAATTAACTTAGTAATTGATTATAATAATAAAAAAATAACTAGTTATGAAATAAAGGAAAAATTTATAAACATTATTTCCTATGCTAATATTAATATACAAAATTATAATCTTAATATATTAACCTCTAATTATGTCGGTCAATGTAAAATAACAAAGCCTAAAACTGTTAGTGAGTTAATAGTTGCACTTGACGAAACAACAAACATACCATTAATAACGTCAAAACTTGATTTTAGTAAAAATATTGATGGCGCATTTTGTATAACATTTATAAATAAATGTGCGCATACTATTAGAATTCCATATGATTATAAAATTTATAGAAATATATTTAATATTAATATGAGTTATAAAGATTTTATTTATTTTTTAACATATGCTAAGTCATAAGTGATAAGTTATGTAAAAAAAATTGATATTTATTTTTACATAAATTTTTAATTATATTATTAATATTATTAATATTATTAATATTATTAATATTATTAATATTGAAAAGCTTAAAATATCAGCATGAAGGCGAGTGTACAAGATAAACGTAAACCTTTGCCAAAGTTGACAAAACTATTGCCACCTTTTTGTGGTTTTATGATTGATGACGTAGTGACTTGTAATATATGTTTAGAAGACAATGATGGAGCTATTGAAATAGATGGCTGTATTTCTGGAAAAGGAAAACGAAGGCTTGTTACCTCATGCGGTCACATATTTCATAAAGCATGTTTACAACAATGGACTGCTGCATCTTTAAAAGGTTCATTGTGTGGAATAATTACTTGCCCTTGTTGTAGAGGACCTGTCTATATGGATCAGCAAAGTAGTCAAGCAAAAGAAAAATTGTTTGCTGCTTTAGCACAATGTAATTGTTGTGCAAGGCATCAAAGTGATAAACCATTGACTTATGAACATGACCCAGAGTTAGATGCTAGGACTATGTCAAAAGCTCAAGAAATTGCTCTGCACACTCTTTCAGCAGAAGACTATATAGAATGGCGCAATGCTGACTGGCTGCGTAGAAACGACCACCTTTTTCAGTGCGATTGCCATTGTAGAACAAGAATGCGGTCAATGGTTCGTCATATTCCACCTCCTAGCCCATATGACTGGACTAGTAAATAGTCTTTAAAAAATTGTTGTTATGTTTTTAAAAAATTGAATTGAATTTTTTTTAGTAAAGTAGTAGCCTGGCTATTATATAGCGAGCAAAGAGCAGCAATCACTATGGATGCTCGTGCTGTTGCGATCATGCGCTTTATTACCGCGGAAGAGCACGACGAGAGGGTGAAGGATGCTATTGCTTTTGTGATGGAGGGTATTCAGTCTTCGATGGTTATGGCCAAGCTTCCTGAAAAGTTGCTCAGGTTCATGAACATGTGGGCAAGAACCGGGTGGTACGATCACAACGGAGAGGCGAAGTTTGAGCACTGTTTGTGGAAAGTGGTGGCTCGGGAAATGCAGAAGCGGGTGTTTGCCTTTTTAGTGGAGCGGTCTAGGGAGGAAATGTGTATGCCCGATGAAGATGAATTCGCCTTTGATCATGCTCTCACGAATGTCATGCGTGCCTTGGAAGGTTTGGCTTGGGTTGATGGGTATTGGCCAACTCTGGGTGCTGAGCTGGCAGATGAGGCGGAACGTTGGGTCACAGAACACCATGAGCACTTCTTGATTGAGGGAGGTGACGGTGGTCGTTTCCAGTATTATGACTGTGTAAATGAGGAGGTGTGTGATCATATGCCTCATCGTACAAAGCCTGTGGTCTATGAGGAGCGGGACTACGAAGATGAGGAGACAGGAGAGGAGGAAGAGGAGGAGACGGGATGGGTTTGTGTAGGTCCTGGTACTCTTGTGCCGTGCTGAAACTCTTGTGCCGTGCTGAAACTCTTGTGCCGTGCTGTGTGTTGCATATTTTTTATTTTTATTTTTATTTTTATTTTTATTTTAATTTTTATTTTAATTTTTTATAAAAAATAGTTGCTATGTTTATTTAAAATTGAATTGATTTTTTATTTAGTTAATTAGTAGCCGAGCGATTATACAGAGAGAAGCGTGAAGCGACTATGGATACCCATGAGATTATGGAGTTGATGACCAATGCCAAGCACGACGAGACGGTCAAGGATGCTATTGCTTACGCGATGAAGGGTATTCAATGTCGTGTGATTATTGCGCATCTTCCTAAAAAGTTGCTCGAGGTCATGAATATGTGGGCAAGAATTGGGTGGTATGACCACGACGGAGGGGCAAAGTTTGAGAAATGTTTGTGGGAAGTCGTTTCTCGGGAGCTGAAGACCCGTGTGTTTGACCTTTTAAAAGAGTGGATGATTGGTGAGGGTGGAGTAGTATACCCGGAAAAGGATTTGTTTTATGCTCTGGGCACCGCATCAAATAGTTTGCATTTTTATAAGGAAGAATATTGGCCGACCATGGGTGCTGAGCTGGAGGCTGAGGCTTTGCGTTGGGTAAAGGAGCATGACGAAGGTCGCTTGATAGAGAGCAGTGACGGTGGATATTTTCAGTATTACGACTGTGTAAATGAGGAGGTGTGTTATATTATGCCTCATCGTCCTAACCCTCTGGACTACGAGGAGCAGGACCAGGAGCAGGATCTGGAAGAGGACCAGGAGCAGGAAGAGGACCAGGAGGAGGAAGAGACTGGTTTGGTTCTTGTGGGCGCTAGCACTCTTGTGCCGTGCTGAAACTCTTGTGCCGTGCTGAAACTCTTTAAATGCGTATTGTGTCTTGCATATTTTTTATTTTTATATGAAAAATATTGTTATAAATTATTAAAATTGAAATACTTTTTATTTATTTAAGTTCTGGCCTGGTATTTATATATGGAACCTGATATGATTGCCGAGATCCGTGGCTTGTTTGGCGATATTGTTACTGACGATGTGCTGTTTCAGGTTATGATAAACAGGGCATACGAGGAAGTGGTACGTGTCATTCAAAGCGGGTTTGATGTACGGAAACTTCCTAGGGAATTGGAGGCCATCATGAATTGTTGGATAAGAACCAAAACCTGGTACGTTGAACATGGAGTATCAAAATTCGAAGCTTGCTTGAAGGAAGTCGTGGCCGATGAAATGATTAGGATCATGATACGCTTTTTGGTGGGGCGAAAAAATGCGTTACAAGACGGTGAGACGCTCTATGAATGTGACTTGCGTGATGCTCTGAAACGTGTATCGCAAGATTTGACTACCATGGAGTGGGAAACAGAACTCATCTTCACATACTACGCAATGTGTTGGGCACAAAATCACAACGATCGCATTCTGTCTTGTGACTACGACCATGATTTCTCGTGGGTTAGCGAAGTAACTGGGGTGACACATTATTGTTTGCCTCATCTTGCCAAGCTCACAGAGTAAGTTAAGCGGACAAGGTTTGAGTGAATGTTGTGTGTTTTGCATATTTTTTTATTTTTATTTTTTTTAATTTAAAAAATTTAATTATTATTGTTATACTTTTTAAAAATTGATTTACTTTTTTATTTAGTTAATTAATAGCCTCCACAAAGCGCGCTATGTTTGCCGAGATCCGGAGCTTGTTTGGCGATCTTATTATCGATGACGTTCTGTTACGGACAAGTATCAACATGGCAGGCGATGAAGCAGTAGAGGCTATTCAGCGCAGGTTTGACGTTCGAAAAGTTCCCAGGGAATTGGAGGCCATCATGAATTGCTGGATAAGGACGCGTTCCTGGTACAATCAGGATTATGTGTCAAAGTTTGAGTGTTGTTTGGAGGCTGCGGTGGCTGATGAAATTCGTGTGTTCATGACTACCTTTTTGAAGGCAAAGAGGGCAGTGTTACAAGACGGAGTTCTCAATGAAGGTCACTTCTATGATGCAGTGGAACGGGTATCACGTCGGATGGAACTCATGGATTGGGAGACCGATAGTCGCTTGACAAACTACGCAATTTTGTGGGCTCAACACTACAGCGATCATGTTTTGCAATGCGACTACGATCATGCTTTCGCATGGGTTTGCAATGATACAGGGACGACACATTGTAATTTGCCTCATGTTCCTAGGCATCTCAAGAATGTCGATCCAGAGCTATTGTCCGTCGACTTCCAGCATGAAGAAGGTTGGGATTGCTCTATTTGTTTAGAGGCTGACGCCTAAGATCCTAGTTGTGTTAGAACCGCATGTGCGCACATATTCCATAGGGGATGCTTGGAAAAGTGCAAGCGATCATATTTTGATCAATAGGAAAATTATTACAAGGATTGTATTCCGTGTCCGTTGTGTCTTGTCTTGTGTTACGCATTTTTTTATGCATTAGTGTTTATGCTTTATTAAAATTGAAATGATTTTTTATTTAGTTAACTATTAGCCTCCACAACTAATATAAAGCAAAACAAAAACCATGGATAGTATGGATACTATTAGAGCTTTGTACGATTACGATGGTACTGGTTTTCAGCGTACTATCGATCGAAGCACTAGTATGGATAGTATGGATAGTAGTGATAGTATGGATAGTTGGTTACAAACGCAAAGTATTCGTATTAGCACAATGTATGATCATACTGCTTTTGTGAATATCATAAATTATCAAATCGCTAAGATAGTAGAAGAAATTCAAAAAACTATTGATTTAAGTAAGCTTTCGAGAGATTTGAAGGCAATTATGAATAGTTGGATCAGAACGCATTCATGGTATGATGAAGATAAACTGTCAAAGTTTGAGCGTTGTCTTCGATGCATAGTGACAAAGGAAATGAGACGTCAAACTATTGAGCGTTTAGAACAACAGGACATGCCTTCTTTTCCAGTCAACATAGATGATTTGTTTTATGAACTAGAAGACGCATTTAGTCGTTTGACTAGTTCAGATTTTTGGGATATGGACACCGACTTGACAGCCGAAGCAAAAAACTGGGTAACAAACCATGACGAATGCCTAATAGAAAGCGACTTTGACCGGTCTTTTTCGTGGTTTAGCAGTCGGACAATGTCGACCCATTATCACTTACCTCATGTATGTATGAGCAATAACAATATAGAATTCGTGTCGTTGAAAGTATTAGCAATCGACATTAAGCACGAAGAAGGTTGGAAGTGTGCTATATGTTTAGATGTTAATTCAGAAAATCCTGTATGTGTTAAAACTGTGTGCGGACATATATATCATAACGATTGTTTGACTAATTGTAAGCGTGCGTTCTTAGAACGCAAAGAAAATTGCTACAAGACATGTGTTCCTTGCCCTTTGTGTCGTGCACCTGTTAATTGATTATTATCTTTTGTGTCTTATAAAAAAATGTTTTTTTCTTTGTTTTTAATAGTGCGTTGTTTCTGTAAATGTTATTTTTGACTTTATAAAAACATCAGCACGACATAGCGGGCAACTGATTTTCGGTTTAATTGTATCTTTTTTTACTGCGTCATCAAACATTGGATATAAGCATTTTATGTGAAAACTATGTCTGCATAAAGTTGTAATAGTACTAATGGGGTCCATAACACACAAACAAATAGAACATTCATTTTCACATGCATCACATAGTTGTTCTGCTTCTTTTATTGCTTGTGGTTGTGTTTCTTTAAGACTACAAATAATAGCATATATTTTGTTTTTTATGTCAAGACCAGTTTCTTTGCTATTTAGTAAATCTAATGCTTTATTGTATGTATAATAACCAAATAGCGTAATCCAGTTATCTTTTCTAAACTCATTTACTATCGATTGTAGTCCCTCATAATCATTTTGTGCGTATGCTTTAGAAGTTACATAATGAAAAATTTTTAAGCGATTATCGGCTATATATTGATAAAGGTCGCATAGTATGGCATGTGGCACATTTAACTCTTTAAATCCGTGTTTATCTAAAAATAATGTATCAATAAACAATAAAATTGCATAATTAGTCTTTAATTTAAAATCATCTTCGCAATAATAATGAGTATTGATTAATGTTTTATAAAAGTGTGCAATATTTTGCCTATTTAGTAGCACTTGCATAATATAGCTATCAACACATGAGCTCATTAATAAGCGTTATTAATGATTTAATATTAATATATTAATATAATAATTTAATATTAAAATAATACAATCAATTTTTTCTACGATAAAAAATTTTGGTTATTGCTTCTTATTACGACGACGATACGTTTTTTTGTTTTTATGTTTTTTGTGATAAACTACCCGTCTTCGTCTCGTTCTTCCTGAACCTATTGTTATTAACATATTACTACTATCGCGTAATGATTTATCAGCAATATTTATATAATGATGATTATTTGCTTCTAGTGCTTTAGCTCTCAATGTTGATGCACTAATCATTAATTTTACTAAACTAGTTCTATAATTATTTCTATCTTTAGAATAAGTATTATTGGATGTAGATATACTCCGTGTAACATGGGGGTGTTGATTAAATAACATTTCCTGGGTATTCTTATTTTGTAAATCACTAATAAATTTTTTATAAGCTATATCAAGTTGAGAGATACGTGTTTTATATTTAGAGCCTAAGTTATGAGCATCTGGTTCTGTAGCCATGTAACTTTTTATATAAATATATAAATATATAAATATATAAATATATAATGATAAATAATGAAAGCTAGTTTATTCCTAACATCAATAAATAATCTTAAAACATTTAAACTAGCATCCTCCTCGTAGTCGTAATACAAGATGAAGAGTACTCTCTTTTTGAATATTATAATCGTTTAATGTTCTCCCATCTTCAAGTTGTTTTCCTGCAAAAATTAGTCGCTGTTGATCGGGGGGTATACCTTCTTTATCTTGAATTTTGGCTTTAATATTATCGATGGAATCGGACGGCTCTACTTCCAGCGTAATAGTTTTTCCTGTAAGTGTTTTTACAAAAATTTGCATAATACTACTATATAAATTAGTGTGTTATGTTTTTAAATTATTACTAAATATATAAATTAGTGTGTTATGTTTTTAAATTATTACTAAATGTATAAATTATTAATATATTAATATATTACTATATAAGTATATTATATATTATGAGTAAAGTATTATTATTTTTGTTGTTTTGTTTTCCTGCACGATTATTATTAGCTTATATAGCCAAGAAAATGAGTTTATATTATTTACCATTATTTTCAATAATAACATTTATTATAGGTATATTATTTATAAAAAATTATATTACAAATGAGCCAAAAGTGGGGTTTTTTGGCTCTAAAGTGTGGTGGTCTAATTATAGATTAGTTCATGGTATTAATTATTTGTTTTTTAGTATAATGGCATTTTTTCAATATAAAAATGCGTGGATCTTTTTATTGTGTGATGCATTATTAGGATTAATATTTTTCATTTACGAACAATATATTATTAATTATAGATTGGTAAAAGCGAAGAAAGACACTACCAAAAAAGACATTACTAAGAAATAGATTATATAATAAGCTCAAGTTTTAAAATTAAAAATATTCTTAAAATTGATAATAAAAACAATTAACGTTATTAATATAATACTATGAAAGTATTAGTGTTTGATACTGAAACAACTGGCTTACCAGAAAACGGCGCATCTATTTATGATAAATCAAAGTGGCCATATATTATTCAGCTCAGTTATATTTTATATGATATTTCAGATAACAGTGCATTAATTAAAAATAATTATATTAAGATTGACGGTTCAGTTGTAATTCCGCAAGAAAGTTTTGCAATTCATCATATTAGTAGAGAGATTTTAGACATACAAGGAATAAATATTGTGGACGCATTGAAAGATTTTAATGAATGCGTGAAATTATGTGATATTGTTGTTGGTCATAACATATCTTTTGATAAGCGACTGATTTTTGTGGAATGTTTTAGGCACAATATTAAACAATATTTTACACAATTTAAGAATAATGAAAAACTAAATAAACCAGAGTTTTGCACTATGAAAAACTGCACAGATTTTTGCAAGTTAGAGAGATTAAGTAAAACAAACAAAGTTTATAATAAAAGTCCTAAATTAAGCGAATTATATGCATTGTTATTTCCTAATGAACTATTACCTGAAGATTTACATAATTCACTTATAGATGTTACCATGACATTGCGGTGTTATTTAAAATATGTTTATAATTTAGATGTTAAAGAAATAAATGAAACACTAAAACAAGTTTTATTAAAATAAAAATAAAAATAAAAATTATAAATTATAAATTATAAATTATAAATTATAAAAATTATAAATTATAAAAATTATAAATTATAAAAATTATAAATAAAAATTATAAATTATAAATTATAATGTATTATATATTATAATTAATATATAATATATACTATGTTAAGACAATTTATTATAAAAAATATAAATTTAGTATCAATAGTTATTTTTTTATTATTATTTGCACTAATAATGTTCATAAAGCCAACAATTATTTTTGATAAAAACGGAAGACCGCGTGATTTTGGGATAGGTTATAAAAATAAGACAATATTACCTCTCTGGTTAACTGTAATAATATTAGCAATAATATCTTATTTGTGTATTTTATTTTATATAAATTATAACACATTTATTAATTAGCTTATTGGCCGGGATTTGCGGTTTCGTAATCACTAATAATTTGATCTACAGATTTTTCGCAAGATATACCTATAATATAATTATAGCTAATTGAGCTAATTAATATACCTGCTAATATATACCAAACTAATGTTCCAATAACATGTTTTATGGTTATTAATTTATATAATTTCATAATATTTGGGTCATTTGCATCTGCTGGACCAATAATGTTTGCTTTATTTAATTCATCAACAAAATTTTCAAAATTAGATAAATCTATATCTATTTGATTAATGAATTTTGATTTATTACTATTGATGGTATTAATAGCTTTGACTAGTTCATTTTTAGTTGGGTCATCTTTAATTACGTCGGTTTTGGTAATTAATTCTTTTAATGTTTGCTCAACACCTAACATGGATATAAAAATATATCCTATTGTATTAGAAAAAGGAGTTATCCAACCTGGAAACAATTTTAAAATAAAAAATAGTAACACAAATATGATTATCCATGGTAGCATTGTAACTACTAATATATAATTCCACTCAATACTTTGGTTGCATATTATTCTTGAATTGTGAATATTTAAGAAATATGAGCCAATAATAATAAATAACATATACACAAAATTAATAATATTGTTATCTTTAGCGCTATTAATAGTTTCTATAGTTTTACTGCTATTTATCGTGAAAAGTGTGAAAAATAAAAAGCACATTGTTACTAATATAAAATATATTAGTGATGATCCCGGACTTGGAACCTCTGCTTCTGCTGTTGAAGCTGATGTTGAAGCTGAAGCTGATGTTGAAGCTGGTGCTGAAGCTGGAGCTGAAGCTGATGTTGAAGCTGGGGCTGCTGGTGCTGAAGCTGCTCCAGCGACCTCGGAGGCGGCAGCGCTAGCAGCGAAGGCGGCGGCAGCTTCTGCCATAATAGTATAAATTAGACTAATATAATAAATACTTAATAAATACTTAATAAATACTTAATAAATACTTAATAAATTAAGTATAAATTTTATATTATAAAAAGTAATACTTATTAATAATGAATTTTGACATTGTAAACTATGCTAATAGTCAATTTAGCAAATCAACAAATGTATTAACTGATAAACCTAAATTAGTGGACAATGGAGTTAAATATTTTTTAAGAGGGGTTCTAAAAAATTGCCATAATTATAAGCAAAATAATATTAATATTTTTTACAACATTACTATGTTTATATGTTTTATACTAATATTAGGAATAATATTAGCTATGCGTTATAAGGGAAATTCAATGAGTAAGAAATATTATGAGAAAAGCATGAAAGATAAAGAATATATAATGTCTAAATTAGTTTATTATAATCGTCAAAACTTAGATAATCAACAAAAACTCAGAAATAATATGATAACAAATTTACCTGACTATGGTAATCATGTTGAAGCTAATATATTGCATAAGAATTTATATTTTTCTTAATCATATAAACTTATATAATACTATTTAATACCTTTTTTTAAGATAATATAAACATTATAAACATTATAAAACTTTATAAGATAAATACTAAAAATAAATATATTTAGTCTATACATAGACTATATTTATAATTATGACTGAAACAACCGAGAGTTATTATAAAGATTTGCAGGATTATTATAAATTAAAAAATAACTATCAAGCACTAAAGCAAAAGAAAATTACTGAATTAACTGGACTAGCGACCTACGGTAAAGATGGCGACGTTAAAAAGAAAAGTTTTGCGAAATTTAGAGCAAAATGTATTAATTGTAAGCAAGATGGCGGCACATTATTTACTGAAACTAGCGATTTATTAAGAGCAACATGCGGAAATAGCGTTCAACCTTGCAAATTAGATTTGGCTATTAAGCGAAAGAAATTTGTGCATATTACTGAAAAAATGGGCTATGTAAAACAAGAACTAGAAAAGTATAAAAAAAACATTATAACTACTAAATTAGATTTTCTTTTTAATTATATTGAAGAAGATAAAGCAATAGAAATGTTTGAGCTTTTGAAGCAACAATTAAATAATAGCCAAGAAAATTATTTGAATTTATTAACGTTATACAATTCTATTATGTATAATGAAGAAATGAAAACTTTAATACAAGAAAAAACACTTGATTTTGAAAATAACAAAAAACTGCATAGCGAGGCTTTAGAGCTATATAAGTCAACTGGGCAAATAATGTATTTAAAAAATGCAATGGAAATCTATAAAACGAAACTCTCTCTATTAGGTAATGAAATAATGAAATTAAAATATAAATCTTCTTATGTTGAACATAATGAGCAAGACCAATTTATATTATTTCAAAATAATCACAATTTAGAAGATTTAATGCTAGAATTAAATGATTAAATGCTTACATAATTTATTATAATTTATTATATAATTTATTATATAATTTATTATAATTTATTATAATTTATTATAATTTATTATAAATATAATAAATATAGAAAAGCTAATGGGAAATAACTTTAACAAATTTTTTATGAAAATATATAACTCCACAAAATATATAAATATTAGCGTTTTTCTCATCACCTTTTTATTGGGTTTAACATACATGTATTGTTTTGAATATAATAGAAAGGTTGTTGTATATCCTACCCCTCATAATATAGATAATATTGAATATAAAGACGAGGCCGGAAATTGTTATGGTTACAAAATAAAAGATGTTAAATGCCCTAGCGACAAAAGTAAAATAGAGAATTTGCCTTTAACGTAATAATGTAATAATGTAATAATGTAATAATGTAATAATGTAATAATAATATATATATATATATATTATAGTATAATATATTATGATTGGCAACGTTGTTAAAAATTTAATGCATACAAATATGGGCAAAATAATATTATCGGTGTTATTAGGGCTGGGATTTGCAACGCTATTTAGACAAGTATGTAATTCTAAAGACTGTTATAGATTTATAGGCCCCCATCATAATGCGCTAAGAGACAAAATCTTTGCAACAGATAGTGATAAGACACAATGTTATACATTGGTAGAAGAAAATATACAATGCGGGTCAAAAAGCAAAACATTAGAATTTTCTACCAAGTTTATGTAATACAAAAAATATTATAAAAAAAATATTAAAAATTGATTTAAAATAATATATTCAAGTAGCTATCTTCAATTAGCTAGCATTAGTTATGAATTTTGACACTAAAGTTACTTATAATATGCATGCACTAAACGCTACAACCCAAGAAGATAACACTAATATACTATTAAAACTGTTTTTATACATTATATTACGTTATTTTATTTAGTTTAAACATTTTTAAATAATAAAAAAAAATTATTTAAAAAAATAGTGCGCATTATTAATATTATTATGTCGTCCACCGTTGAAACATTTGCCTTTCAGGCTGAAATTAATCAGCTCATGTCTCTTATTATTAATACTTTTTATTCAAATAAAGATATTTTTTTACGTGAATTAATTTCCAATTCATCTGATGCGTTAGATAAAATTAGGCATCATTCATTATCTGAAAAGAGCGTATTAGACAGCCATAGTGAATTGGCTATTAAAATTATTCCCGACAAGGTAAACAAAACATTAACCATTTTAGACACTGGTGTTGGCATGACCAAATCGGACATGATTACTAATCTTGGAACGATTGCTCAATCGGGTACAAAAGGGTTTATGGAAGCAATGAAAAGTCAGGGAGACGTTAATATGATTGGGCAATTCGGTGTAGGGTTTTATTCTGCGTATTTAGTTGCTGATCGTGTTGTTGTTGTTTCTAAAAATAACGATGACGAGCAATATGTGTGGGAATCTAACGCGGGTGGTTCATTTACTGTGAAAAAAGATGATTCGGGTGTTAGCCTTGGTCGTGGTACAAAGATCACATGTTATTTAAAAGAGGATCAGTTAGATTATTTAGAAGAAAGCCGGATTAAGGAGCTAGTTAAAAAGCATTCTGAGTTTATTAACTATCCAATTAGTCTTTATGTTGAAAAAACGGTTTCTAAGGAAGTAGATGTTGAAGAGGAGGTTAGCGATGCAAAAGACGATGAAGACGTAGATGAAGACCTTGGTGAAGAGGTTAGCGATGAGCCAAAGATTGATGAAATTAGCGACGAAGACTTAGCCAGTAAAGTTAAAAAAACAAAAACAGTTGAAGAAGTTGTAAGCGAATATGTTTTGCTAAACAAGCAAAAGCCTGTATGGACTAAAAAACCGGACAGCGTTTCAAAAGATGAATATGCATCTTTTTATAAATCATTAACTAATGATTGGGAAGACCATTTAGCGGTTAAACATTTTAATGTAGAGGGTCAATTAGAATTTACAGGACTATTATTTATTCCAAAGCGTGCGCCTTTTGATTTATTTGAGCCTAATACAAAAAAACAAGGTCATATTAAATTGTATGTTAGACGCGTATTTATTAGTGATGAATGCGAAGATTTAATTCCTGAATGGTTAAGGTTTGTAAGAGGAGTTGTAGACTCCGAAGATCTTCCGCTTAATATTTCACGTGAAATGTTACAGCAAAATAAAATTCTTAAAGTAATTAAGAAAAACATTGTTAAAAAATGTTTGGAATTATTTAACGAAATCAAAGATAACACTGAAGATTATGCGCAATTTTACGAGCAATTTAATAAAAATATTAAGCTTGGAATTCATGAAGACAGTTCAAATCGCGATAAATTATCGGAACTACTAATGTTTCATAGTACAAAGTCGGGACAAAATATGGTTTTCTTAAAGGACTATGTTGCTAACATGCCGTCTAATCAAAAGCAAATTTATTACATTACAGGACAATCGCTAAAATCAGTAGTAAATTCGCCATTTATTGAAAAGTGCAAGCGGCGAAATTTTGAGGTTCTTTTCATGGTTGATCCAATTGATGAATATTGTATTCAGCAGCTTAGAGAGTATCAAGGTAATCAATTAGTTTGTGTTACAAAAGAAAGTCTAAAATTTGAATATGACGACAATGAGAAAAAACAATGGGAAGACTGTGTAAATGAATTTAAACCATTAACAGAGAAAATTAAGGAAATCCTTGGACCTAATGTGGAAAAAGTTGTGTTGAGTGAGCGAGTTGTTAACTCCCCCTGCGTTTTAGTAACATCAGATTACGGGTGGACGGCTAATATGGAGCGAATTATGAAAGCGCAGGCGCTTCGTGACAATAATACGTCGTCTGTTATGATGTCCAAAAAAATTATGGAAATCAATCCACATCATGGAATTATTAAATCGCTTAAAGACCGTATTAATTTGGCAACAAATGAGCACATGATTAAAGATCTTGTAAATTTACTATACGAATCGTCTTTAATTTCAAGTGGATTTAGTATTGAAGAACCTGCTACTTTTGTAAATCGTATTAATAATATGATTAAGATTGGGCTATCAATTGAAGACGACGAAGTTGATAATATGAAGGAAGAATGCACTAAGGAGGAAGATGACACTAAAGATGGCGAGGAAAAGGAAGATGTGGACGTTTCACAATCAAATATGGAAGAAATTGACTAATGGAAGAAATTGACTAATGGAAGAAATTGACTTACACTTAAAATTATATTATGTTATACTATAATTTTAATTATGAAAAATTATTTGCGTTATTAAATGAATAAATATTTAGGAAACTATATTAATTAATATATGTCTTCAAGTGGAATTACTTCAATAAATGAGCTTCCTTCTTTAAACGGGCAAAATGGAAATTTGCAGCAACACCAAATGATGGCTCAGCAACCTCAAAATATTATTTTAAATAGAAGCGAAACTATATCAACTAATAATAATCAAATGACCACATCAAGTTATAATAATTTAATACCGCCAAGCGGTTCTAATACATCTAATCCTATTATGCAAAATAGTCCATTAACCATGGAAAATAGTCAGCAAAGTCAGCCACCACCCAACTACAATGAGTTAATTAGTCAAATACAGAAAGCAGCCGTTTATGGGTCAACGGCTTTACCGTCGCGAGACATTCCCATGGAACCTGTCAAAATTATGAATGACGTCCAAAGCCAGCCTAACTATATACCTCCGCCGCAAATTCAAGAAGATTATATTAAAAATAGTATTAGCCCTCAAAATATTATAGAAACCAACATGAGAGAATATAAACAAGACAACATGTTTGAAAAAATATATGCCGAATTTCAATTACCATTAATAATTGGATTACTATTTTTTTTATTCCAATTGCCAATTGTAAAACAATACAATAAATCATTATTACCATTTTTATTTAAAACCGATGGCAATCCAAATTTATATGGTTACATTGCCAACAGTATTATGTTTGCTTCCATGGTCCATATATTATTAAAATTGGTTACTTATGTAGTATAATTTTTACCGACCTTTATCCATAAAATAATACTTATTGTGAAACCGACTAAAAATCCGGCTATACACTGATCTGGGCCATGCCCCATAATTGGCGCAGTTAAATAAGGTCCGACAAAAAATGTTAAAATAGAATAAAATATCATTATGGCTATTGAGATTGGCGAACTTAAATGAGACATAATATATATTATAAATATATATTATATATTTGTCTTTAACTTGTTTTATATTTCTTTCTAAAGTAATCTTGTTCTTCTTGGTTTTCTTAAACTTCTTGCCTTTGTTGCCTTTTTTTTCATTTTTGAACTTCTGGTTTCTCTTCTTTTTGTGTAATTTTTCGTGTAATTAGCTCTCTTATTTGATCTTTTTTTGTGATATTTTAAACCAAAACCAACATCTTCGTGATCACTAGACGACGTCGATGATGAAACCGATGAATGCCGCGGTGATTGTACTAGTGATGGATGTGCAGGTGATCGATCCAGATTAGGCTGGGGAAAGTTGGGAGGAAGAAAAATAGTAAGAGAATCACGACCTATTGCTCGTTGACGCGTAAGTCCTGGTGCTTGCGGAAAAAGAGGATGAGGAGAAAGCGAACGAGGAGAAAGAGGATGAGGAGAAAGCGAAGGAGGAGAAAGAGGATGAGGAGAAAGCGAAGGAGGAGAAGGCGGAGGAGGAGGAGGAAGAGAAAGAAGAGGAAGAGGAAGACCAGGACTTGTACGAAGACTAGACGGGCTACTAGGAAGATGGCTTGAAGCCATAGCTAGTCTGGCGTGTGTATCAAGAAATAATATATGATTATGTGTTTGATTAATAGCTCTTGTTATATGAAGACTAAGAGTGTTTAAATTGTCCATTAGTAAATTTAATGTTTGACTACTAATGTTTTCGTTGATGTCTTTAATAATCACTCCACTGGTCATTATATTATTAATACTATTAAGTTCTGCATCAATGGATTGGTTGTCACGTTCAACTAATTGTAAATAACTACTCCTCAATGCATTAACTCTTTTTATATTAGCGAGTATTAGTTTAACTTTAAGCTGAATAGTACGTATATTTGTATTTGATGGATTAGTAATAGCAATAACTTTAGATAATAAATTTCTTAGTTCTTTTTTTATAGAAATTACTCTTCCTAATTCTGACTCCGGTGCTATTGGAGACATATAATACTATATTATAGTATTATATATTAATAAATTTATTTTCCATATTTACAATATTGTTTTTGAGAGAACCCGCGGGGTCTTCTACAATTAATAGACTTCTTATATTTTGCGGTCCATGCTCCTCCACGTTTGTCTCTTTTGCTTCTTTTGCCTCTTTTTCTAGATATGAGTTGTTTCTTACCACGCGCTTGATTTAACGCTCTATCACTAATAAGTGCTCTTGTAAGTCTACGCTCAAGCTCGCTTACAATCCTCATTATACTTTGTTGTTGTTGATATAAACTATAATGATGCTCGCTTGCTAATCTGTAAGTTTCTCGCGCTAGTTCTTTTTCGGCAATAATAGGAGCAAGACCTGTTTCCATTAGTTCATCGAAAAGAGCGCTGATGTGGTCAAATCTTGCGCGGTCAAATCTTGGATTTAAATTATTTATGTCCGTGTCTTCATCTTCATAATGTGCATAATATTCAAACCACTGCCTCTTTAGTTCACTATATTCCATTCCTAAGTTGGACTGATTAAAATTCGTAAGAAGTGTGTATCTTAAATTATCATGTTCTTCATTCAACCTTTCATAGCGCTCGCCTTCATCATCACTGCGTCTTAGTGCGCGGTCAACTTCAATAGTTAATGCATCTAATGCTGCGCGTTGTTGTCTTAAATCGACTTCTAATTCTCTAATAGTATTTCCTAAAATGGTTCTTCGTGTTTCTAAAGCCAGTGTTCGTCGTGCTAATGCAGTTGGATTATTGCGTCTTTGAGTTGCAGACCTTAAATGCATTCTAGGGGTTCTAATAGTATTTTGATTAATGCTAGACATATATATATAAGAATATAATAATATATTAGTATTTGTTATCTAGTTTCATAATCCTCTTTTTTTTGTTCTTCTATTATTTGTTTTTCTATTATTTGTTCTTCTATTTCTTCTTTTTTTACCATATGCTATATGTTGTTGTGTGTTGAATTGTCTTATTTGATTAATTAAATCAAATATTTCTAATGCAATAGTATGTCGACTATTTAATAAATTGCGTATTTTTTCTTTAACAGTTGTTAGATTATTATCTACAACATTATACACTCGTTCACTTTCGTTATATGCTGCTTGTGCATAATCTCTTTTTTCTGTTTGTGTTTTTTGTTCCTCAACATTTCTTGCTTTACTTTGTTTTATACTTTGTTTTATACTTTGTTTTATACTTTCTGTTAACTCATTTGTTAGATTTAAATTAGCCATCTTAGCAATATTTACGTGTGCTAGATGACCAATAAGAACTGTTTGTTCTTCCATAGTATTTCTCAATTCTTCTTCTAACCCGGCTATTTGTATTATTAATTCATCTTTTCTACGTATTAAAGCTAGTTTACTTATTATATTATCGGATATTACTTCTCTACAAATAGGACAAGTAGTATTACCATATTGTATGATACTTTCTAAACATTTATCATGAAATTTATGACCGCATTCTAATACACTAACGTCTTTATTTAATATCATTTGATCTAAACATATTGGGCACATATTTTTCTTTTCTTCATTTATTATTCGTATTGTTCTAAACTTATTACTTCGTTTAATAGCTTTTAATGACCTGGCTCTAGATTGAATTGTAGTTGCTGCTACATTTCTTTTTGTTCTAACCTTATTACTTCGTTTAATAGCTTTTAATGACCTGGCTCTAGATTGAATTGTAGTTGCTGCTTTTTTTTTGGCCAATGAGTTTGGACTAGGTGAAGGCATATTAATTATTATATTATTTATTATATAATATAAGAATAAAATAATAATTTTACATTAGTCGAATAATAAGTTTATATAAATGATAAACTATAATAAATGCTCCAACAAATCCTAAGGCATTATATGTTTCTTTGGACAACTTATTTTGTAATCCGTAATATGCTAGTGCTATAAATCCCGGAATAAATAATATATAATGGGCGATGTTAAGAATATTTCTTAAATTAGTAAATTCTAATGTTGGAAACGGAACAAATAATATTATACCTAATCCTAATAATCCTAACGCATAATATATTGGTCTTGGTGACTTATGTTGAAAATAACCAATATATACTAATAATGCACCAATAACAAATATATGTAGCATATTGACATACTTCATTCCTATTTTTACAATGCTCATTTACTTATTATAAAATAGTAAGCTATATTATTTTTAGATTTTAGATTTTAGATTTTAGATTTTAGATTTTAGATTTTAGATTTTACTTAAATTTCCAATATAATATTTTGGTAAAACACTTTCGCTTACAAAACTAGGGTGATTAATAGAATTAAAAAGTCGTGTTGCATCTTTGCCAACGGCTTTCATAATAACATCTCCTCCTGGATGTGTTGGTATCCATTTACTAATATTATAAACTTTATTTTCTATTATTGTCCATGCATCACCCTTTTTTTTATGTTTTTTAACTTCGCCCAATGTAAATGTGTTTTTAATGCTACCGCCTAGTTTGTGTTTTAAGGTCTTATTATATGTCTTGTTATATGTATTGTTATATGTCTTGTTATATGTATTGTTATTTGTATTGTTATTTGTGCTAGTTTCTAACAATTGTGTTATCTTGGCTATACATCTTTCAGATGTCATCAAAGCACCTTCGCACCATGCTTGATACTTTGAATAATTTTCACCAATAATATAAATACGACTATAAGGATTTAATAATTTATAACTTAAATAATCGGAGTCTACTCCTTTTTTCCAACATGCTACACCTGCATCCCAAAAATACATTTTAATATATTTACTTAAAGGCACCTTTATACTAAATAGTTGATTTAGTTTTGCGTTTAACTTAACTTTTACGTAATCAAGTCCCTTACTAGCTAATAAGTTATTCCAATAACGCGCATTAGCACAATCGCTATAACTACTCATAATTAGTCCATTATTTGGATTAATAGGAATTACAAATTGGACATTAGTATTTGTAATTGTTTTTTCAATATTCTTGAACCACACAGATCCGCTCTCTTGTTCTTTATCATAAATCTCGTATATTCTTAGGAGATTTATTGAATTTATAGAGTTTAAATCGCTTAGCAAAGGCTTGAAGATTGTCAATTTTGTCAAGCTTTTTTTAGGAATGGCGCATATTACATGTTTTGAATATATTTTTTTTGAGCCAGACCCTTTACTATTATAATTTGTAACACTTATTTCAAATAAGTCGTCTACATTGTTATTTTTGTAAGTTATATTTTCAACATTAGAGAGATTAACAAGCTTTATATTATTGGACTTATAGCCTTGTGTTTTTTTAATAGCCACTACTAGCTCATCTATTATTTGCTCTAGTCCTCCGTTAAGTGTGAAAAACTCCGCACTCTTAGTATAATCATATTTAAAATATTCAATTGCATCGTAAGCGTTTAATTCATTCAAATCGGAAGAATATTCAAATACGTCTTTCGCTGCTCGAGAGAATGACGCAGACACATATTTTGTAAGAAACTCATACAAATAATAGCTTTGTTTTGTAGACTTGCCTAATTTGGAAACTTGGGGGCTAAAGAAAAATTTGGTTAATTTGTCCATAATGTAATCTTTTGTTGATGTTTTGTTGATTGCTTTATTGTCTCTTACTTCTATATATGTTTTAGTATTTGGAATAGGGATTATTTTGGGTTTTAGACCGAGTTCATTTATTAAAGTGTTGATTAATTTATGATGAAATCCTAATCGTCCTGCGCCTAAATCCATGACATATTCTTGCTTGTCTATAGTTTCTTTATATGAATATATTCGACCGCCTAGCCGTTGTCCCGACTCTAATAATAGAATTTTTAGGTGTGTATACTTTTTTGACAATTTATATAAAGTGTAAAGGCCTGCTATGCCTCCGCCTATTATTACTAAATCATAAATGTTAACGGTATTGTTATGATTTGTTTTATTTGTTTTATTTGTTTTATTTGTTTTATTTTTTTGTGTTTTAGTCTTACTATTAGTCATGTAACTATATTATTATGTTATAGCAAGATAATAAAATAGTTTATTATGTTATATTATAACTACTATAACTAGTTATATGTCTAACATTATTCAAAAGTTGTGTAGCGCTACGTGTATTCTCTCTTGCTGCTCTTAATAAATCAAAAGTTATAGTACGCATATTACTTAACTCTATATACATAGCTACATTTACATCTATTCCATGTAATCTTATATAATTAGTAAATTGTAAATATGCTTCGTCATAATATCTTTGTGCTTCTTGTTCGAAACGTGCTGCTAATTGTTGAATTTGCATTGCATTATTTAAACGCATATTTCGGTTTGGGTTGTTTAGTCGATCCCTCAAACTAGTTATTAGACGTTCTAAATGTGCTAGTGCTTGCAATTTTTCTATTATTTGTTGTCTTTGTATTAAAGGATCAGTCATTGTAGTTCTACAAAGAGGACATATGTTATTTCCGTGACGTATCATATTTTCTAAACATCTATTATGAAATTTATGACCGCAATTTAGTGTTGTATTAGCTTCATCATCTGTCATTTGATCTAAACAAATAGGGCACTCATTTTCCTTTTCTGCATTATTTATTTCCATAGCTCTTAATCTTTCACTTAAAGTTGGCAGTTCTTTGTTTGCTGCTGACATATTAGCACGCCACGCTTCATCATATCCTTTGCCTAATCTATATGAATAAAATTTAGTAGGCGCATGGTGTTTTTTTGATTTTCCTCTGGGCTTTCTTCTAGGCTTTCTTCTAGATTTTATTCTTACAGTTTTTGCTGTTTTTACAGGCATATTTCTTAAAGCTTTAAAAAATTCAGGTATAGCAACAGTAATTACTTTATCATTATGTAAGCCAAACATTATTATTTTATATATATATAAAATAAAAGTATATAATAATATAATATAAGAATATTATTATAAATTAATGTTTGCGCTATAAATATAAACAATATTATATACATTAACGCCTAATAGAATTTGCTAGTGCTAAATCTTGCCTCCATGATGCCGATATTGAAACTTGTCCTGGTTATGCTCTTCTCGCCACTGGTGCTCTCTCCGCTGGTGCTCTCTCCGCTGGTGCTCTCTCCGCCTGTATCCTCGCCCTTGCCGCAGCCACTATTGCCACCCTCGACGCATCCGCCCTCGCCGCCTGGGCACTAGCCATTGCCGCCATCGCTGCTGTATCTGCCGTCTCCGCCCTCTCTGCCTCATCCTCCTCATCCTCATCCTCCTCATCCTCATCCTCCTCATCCTCCTCCTCATCCTCCTCCTCATCCTCCTCATACTCCGCTGCTGCTTCTTCAGGCGGGTCCTCTACTCTCACCATCATCGCCCTCACCGCCATATATGCCATATACTCCGCATTCGTATTCGGCGCCCTCTCATTAGCCCTATCTAACACCGCCTCTGCATTATTTAACGCTTCGTGCGGACTATAAGATAACAAATTAGTGATGTAGGTGCCGAAGTAGTTGCTAAATATTTGTGCACTACACAATGGGCACTTAATAAATCCTTTGCTTAAAGCTTTTATTAAACAATCAGTATGAAATATATGGCCGCATACTAGTTCTGTAGCATTACTAATTTCTTCTATTGGCATTTGACAAAATACGCATGTTTCTTCTAATTTATTTGCATGAATTACTGCAGCTTTTAAATCACCAACAAATCCTCGAGCAACTCTTGTAAATCGTTTGCCTTTTCTTTTGTCTTTTGTATATAGTTTTTTCACACTAATTTTTTGTCTTAAATTCTTTTTATGTCTTAAATTCTTTTTATGTCTAAATGTTTTTGAACCTCTTCTAAATTGTTGCGCTGCTTTCTTTTTTCTTGTTAATAATTTAGAGGTAGATGAAGGCATAATATATTATAGTATAGCATTATTATAATTATAATAATAATATTAATAATAATAATAATGCTATATATAGTATAATATAGATCATTAATTCTAAACTTTTTTTCTTTATTACCTTCCATGTATTAAATTTTCATATTCTTCTGATGTTATGCCATTAACAGTAATAGAAGGATTAACAGCCCTGCTTTGTATAGGTGCTGATACTCTCGGATATACTTGTAACCAAGTAGCCCATTGTCTATTTGCTAGCTGTCTATATGTGTTTCCATTGCGTGGAAAACTATTAATTACTATTGATGAAGCATTCATAAACCAGGTTGCTTCATCAAATGTTGTTGCATAACGCATATTATCTATTAACGCATTAGCACGATCAATAGTTGCTCTGATTTCTTGTAATCGTTGATACGTTTGTAGCCATACTTGGGTTCGTGCTTCCCTGAGAACTGCTTGTTCACTTTCTGGCAAGCTATCAATTAGTAGATCTGTTTCATGTATCAAGCCAATTGCTTCAATCATAGTAGCAGCATTAGCCAATCCTGCTATTAACGCATTAACACGATTAACAGTATTAGTATTATTAATATTATTACTAATAGGCATTGAAATAGACCTTTGTAGGTGATACGGTCTTTCTGGTGCTATAGATGTTCTACAAGATGGACAAGTTGGATTAGTGGTATTCCATTGATCAATACATTCTCTATGAAATTTATGACCGCAACGAAGTGTTTTTGTATGTCTTGGGTTTAACATAGCACCTAAACATATAGGACAAGTGTCAACTTTTGGTAGCGCGCTTCTAAATTTTTTTTGAATTCTTCTTGTAGCAAGTCTTTTTGATAAATCTGCTATTTGAATTCTTCTTGTAGCAAGTCTTTTTGATAAATCTGCTATTGCTTGTCTTGTATTTTTTCTTTTTCTAAATGATTTTTGAATATGTGTAACTACTTTTGTTGTTGGACTTAAAGACGGTGCTGTTGGATCTAAAGCTGCTAATTCTTGTACATGTGATGGAGCTATTCTACCTATAGATCTTCTTGTAAATAATCTTTTTCCTAAACTTCTTAATTTTGCTGTTTTGTTTCTTATATTTTTTATAAAGTCCATATATATATGGATATTATTTTTTATAATGCTATAATATAGATTATGAATTCTAATAAAAATATATCAAAGTTATTTAAGTTGATTAGTGAGAAAAAAATATTTTTAATATTGATTTTTCTAAATTTGCTGTTTCAACATTATATTACTTATTACGTAAGTGCTAATATTAATTTAGACGCAGGCAAGGATAAGGATAATGATAAGGATAAGGATGCATATAACACTATTATTATTGCATCTTATATAATAGGTTTCATATTAATTATAATTCTTGTATTTGTTCCTATGTCTGCATGGCTAAAATTTATAATATTTTCTCTCTTTTCTGTTGCCTACGGAGTAATATTTATATCTATAAAAAACTATTTTGATCCTAATATATTACATAGTTCTGTTGTTGGAGCTATTATTGTTTTTTCTTTTATGATATTCTTTGGAATAGCTCTAGCTATAAGTGGATTTAAATTAACCAATAATGCGACTTTTACTTTATTTTATGCTATTTTAGTATTAATAATAGTAAGTGTTGTGCAATATTATACTTATTATTATTCTTTTATAAAAAAGCTCCTACTAATTGCTGTTGCAATCTTATTTACATTATATATAGTAAATACAACAAACAATGTATTACATCGCAATTATGAAGGAGACTTTGTAACTGCGTCCTTTGATTACTATATTGATAATTCTAATTTTTTAAACGCATTAAAAATACATAATAACTAAATTACTATTTTTTGTTTTCCTATTTTTGCCAAAATAAATTATTTTAGTATATTATACTAAAATGATTTTCAAAAAATCAAATGTAGCAAATAAAAGCAAAAAATCTTTTTTTAAAAATGATATAGCACAAGTATTTAGGTTGATTAATGAAAAGAAGAGTTTCTTTGCGTTAATTTTAGCAAATTTATTATTCCAACTTTATATTACTTATTATGTAAGTGAAAATGTTAATGTACAGGAAGAGCAAGAGAAAGAAGGAGAAAAAGGTGCTAAAAATTATGACATGAAATATATTGGTGCATTAGTAGCAACAATTGTTATTATTTTAATTTTGGCATTAGTTACTATGCCGTCGTGGATGAAATTTATATTGTTTTCTCTCTTTTCTGCCGCTTTTGGTATTCTTTTAGCATATAGAAAATATGGATTGGATAGTGGTGTTATTAGAAGTGCGCTAGCCGGTACAGCCAGTATTTTTGTTACTATGTTTGTATTTGGAGTAGCACTAATAATGAGCGGTATTAAATTAGGTTTTATTACTGCTCTCATTTTGTTTTTTGCCTTATTGGCGTTAATAATTATTAGCATTGTGCAATATTTTATTGTTCAATCTTCATTATTAAAAAAATTAATAGTTATTGGATCGTTAATTATATTTTCAATTTATATTGTGTATGATACAAACTCTATATTACAACGTGATTATAGTGGCGACTTTATAAGTGCCTCATTAAACTATTATTTGGATTTAATAAATATTTTTACTGCATTATTGGGTGAAGGCGGCGATTAAACTATATTATGATATAATAATAAATGATGGTATAATAAAAATTATGGTATAATAAAAATTATGGTATAGGAATAAACTTCCACCCTAAATCGTCACATATTCTCTTCCATATTTGGTCTTGTTCTATGCGCTTTTCACGGTCTTTTAACATAGGAAAATATGGTAAAAAACTGCGCTCATTCAACAATTCGCATAATTTATATAATGTGTAATAATAGTTTAAAAAATTTACTCGTTCTTTAGGGCAATATTTCGAATATGGCTTTTGTAGCTCCATAAATAAATTGCATAATGTTTCTTCGAGTTCTGCGCTCATAATAGGCGGTCTAATTCCTAGTTTATCTTTAATAAAAGGTATATGTTCATAATATTTATTGTAACCAAGATTTTTCAATATTTCCTTAGTTTTTTTATTTGACAAATCACTCAAACTTATGCGCTCCTTTTTTATTTGGTTTTTAATATTTTCAAATACTTCGTCGGGTATATTTGTGCTCTCTTTAGCCTGAAATTGCGCCAAAATCTCTTTTAAATGATTTATTCGTTTATAGGCATAGGAGCATACTTCTTTAGGCGGTTCTTTATATGATGGTTTATCTATATCTATTAAATATTTAATACTGTTAGAGCAATTAGAGCATATTGTCATGCCTTCACTTTCAACAAATATTAGCTCACCGTTATTACATATATTACATATGTCGGACGGATAAATAAATTTGTCATAATTTAAATAATTAGGGTCAATATTGTTGAAATATTTATCTATATTTTTATTACTATCATTTTTAATTAAATTATTTTTATTTGGATTATCCATTATGTTATTGCATATGTCATAACTTAAATTTAATGAAAAAAATTGTTTGACAATATCATTTTTGTCAGAATTTTCTACCATTTCATTACTTGATATATTTTTTTTATTTTCAAAATAATCAAAAATATATTTAGAATTATTTAAATAATAATTCTTTTCTTTATTTCTAAGAGCTTTAATAGTGTTTTTATATTTATTAATAAGTTCTATAATTTCGGTCTTATTTTTTGTTTTAATTAGCATAGTTTCCAATTTATCAATTTGCTTTAAACATTTAGGAATAGCAACATCTTCGTTGTATTTAAATGATTTTATTATTTCATTATGTTTATTATCAAGGGTCGTTTTAATTACGCCTGTTCTCTTCATAGCAAGACTAATTATATTTTTAGCGTATTAAAAATTTATATATTAATTTTTGTAATTAAATATTTTGTAATAAAAACAATTAAAAACAATTAAAAACAATTAAAAACAATTAAAAACAATTAAAAACAATTAAATTAATTAAAAACAATTAAATTAATTTCAAAAATTTTTTTTCTTTAGGAATATTATAAAAAAATGGCTGGTGGTTTAATGCAATTAGTCGCCTATGGCGCACAAGATGTATATTTAACAGGTAATCCCCAAATTACTTTCTGGAAAGTTACCTATCGTCGTCACACTAATTTTGCCATGGAATCGATTGAGCAAACTTTCAACGGACAAGCGGATTTCGGTCGCCGTGTTACATGCACTGTTTCGCGTAACGGTGACTTGGCTTTCCGCACCTATTTGCAGATCACACTTCCCGAAATCGGCCAAGGTCTAGGTACAACAACTGATCCCAATGTATATGCCAGATGGTTAGACTTCCCCGGCGAGCAGTTAATTTCGCAAGTTGAAGTTGAAATCGGTGGCCAGCGCATTGACCGTCAATATGGTGACTGGATGCACATTTGGAACCAGTTAACTTTATCGAAAGAACAGGAGCGTGGCTACTACAAAATGATCGGCAACACTACCCAATTAACATACATTTGCGACCCCACCTTTGCGGACGTTGATGGCCCTTGCTCTGCCAATGGTGTTCGCCAAGTATGTGCTCCCCGCAATGCGTTACCAGAAACAACTCTATATGTTCCGCTACAGTTCTGGTATTGCCGTAACCCCGGTCTAGCTCTTCCATTGATTGCTTTACAGTACCACGAAGTTAAAATTAATTTAGACATTCGCAACATCGAAGAATGCTTATGGGCGGTTACCAATGTTAACGGAACCGGTAAAAAGGCCCTTAATGCGTATAAACAGTCGTTAGCGGCTGCTTCGCTCTTTGTTGATTACATTTTCTTAGACACTGACGAGCGCAGACGCATGGCGCAAAACCCCCACGAATACTTAATTGAACAGCTTCAATTCACAGGTGATGAATCGGTTGGTTCATCGTCCAATAAAATTAAATTGAATTTAAATCACCCATGCAAAGAGCTAATTTGGGTTGTACAGCCTGACGTCAATGTTGATTATTGCGCGTCGCTCACCGAAGGCCATTCGCTAAATCACTTACTTGGTGCTCAGCCATTCAACTACACTGACGCGCTAGATGCGTTACCTAATGCTATTCATGCCTTTGGCAACAAAGGTCTTGTTAATAGCACCTCGTACATCACTGCTTCGTCGCTCTTTGAAGATCCATTTTCTAATAAATTAGCTACTCCGTCTGGATTTGTTAGTGGCACTGCAGGAGATTTTAATGGTGGTGCGACCGAATCGGGTGTATCGGATGCCGGCACATTCGTTTTAGCTGAAACCGCGATTGATATGCATTGCTGGGGTGAAAATCCAGTTGTAGTTGCCAAATTACAGCTTAACGGCCAGGATCGCTTCTCGGAGCGTGAAGGCACATACTTCGATTTAGTTCAGCCATTCCAGCACCACACCCGTGCGCCTGACACCGGTATTAATGTTTACTCATTTGCTCTAAGACCTGAAGAGCACCAGCCATCAGGAACTTGCAATTTCTCGCGCATTGATAATGCCACTTTACAGTTAGTTCTTTCGAATGCGACTGTTCAGGGTGTTTCTACCGCCAAAGTCCGCGTATATGCTGTTAACTACAACGTTCTTCGCATTATGTCGGGCATGGGTGGTCTAGCGTACAGCAATTAAATAATAAGTCTAATAAGTCTTATGTTTTTTCATTTAATTTTTTATAAATATAAAAATTTAATGAAAATAATGAAAATAATGAAAATAATGAAAATAATGAAAATAATGAAAATAATAAAAATAATGAAAATAATGAAAATAATAAAAATAATAAAAATAATGAAAATAATGAAAATAATAAAAATAATGAAAATAATGAAAATAATGAAAATATAATATAATATAATAATTATTTTATAATACATTATAAATACAAATTATTATGAGTGTATCTTTAGCTATAAGTAGTTTTTATATTACATACGTGTTTTTACTTACAACCGGTGTAATTACATTTATAGAAGCATTACGAAGCCCGGTTCCTCAAATTCGTCACATTATGAATTTAGAAACTTGCATTTCAATTGTTGCAAGCTATTTTTATGGACTATTTATTGAAGAAATAAATAAGGCGCAAAATTTGTATAATGTTAAAGATGATACTAAAGATAATAATAATAACATTATTGATAACATTACAAATAAAGATAGTGCTATAATTAAGCCTTTAAGTGTTATACCTATAGAAAAAATTAATAATATGCGCTATATTGACTGGTCTATTACTACACCTTTTATGTTATTGGTTCTCTCTATGGTATTAGGCTATGAAAACAAAGTAATAGTAAAATTTAGACCATTTGTGTTAACAATGGTTCTCAATTTTGCCATGTTAGCATTTGGATATAGTGGAGAGATTGGGCTATTAAATAAAAATATTGCAGGTTTTATGGGTTTTATATTCTTTTTTCTAACATATGGGACAATATGGAAGCTTTTTATGACAGGATCAAAAATAACTATCCAATCCAAATTCATATTTTGGACTTTCTTAGGAACATGGTCACTTTATGGAGTATTTTATTATACAAATGAAGCAACTAAATTGATTGGATATAATATTTTGGACTTAATAGCTAAAGCGTTTGTAGGTATTTTCTTTTGGCTTTATTTAACTAAATCGGTTGTGTTTTAGTTTTGGTTTTAATATTTTATTTTTGTTTTTTGTATTTTATTTTTGTTTTTTGTATTTTATTTTTGTTTTCTTTATATTATAATATATGAATGATTTATCAAAGAATGACTTATCAAAGAATGACTTATCAAATATTATAATAAAAAAAGACGAATGTAAGAGAATAAGGAAACATAATGCTATTAAATTACCTGATACATTGTTACATTTAAGCATACCGAAATATATTAACTATTATAAAGAGTGTTATAATATTGAACAAAAACTATATAGAGAATACTTTAAAATAGAAAAACATCCATGTCAAATAAAAAATAAGGCCTATATTTCTTCTAAGTCCAATAAAATAACTATTGTGGAAAAATTAAATCAAATAATCAAAATTTTAGGTGATTTAGACAATGTTAAAAATGATGTTAATAATGATGTTAGTAATGATGTTAGTAATGATGTAAATACTGAAGATCCAAAAATAGTAAAGTTGCCAAAATATATTTCAATTAAGGACCATGAAAATGATAGCTCTAAATTCTATTTAATTTACGATAATAAAAACAAGACACGGCATACGTTGCAATTATTATGCTATAAGTCGTCCTCTTTCGTTCAAAGTCTTAACACATTTTTGGAAAATATTAAAAATAGGTTTGATAAATCATAGGTTTGATAAATCATAGGTTTGATAAATCATAGGTTTGATAAATCATAGGTTTGATAAATAAAAGAATAGTGATTATTATTTAAAGTTATAGATAGTACTATAAGTGATTATGATTAACGACTTACCTAGCGAGCTACAAAATATTATATTAACTTATACTAACATAATATGTCATGTATGTCAAAAAAAATATGATTTCAATATTTTATTTTATAAGAAGCAAAGTAAATTCTATTACTGTAGTAAAATATGTTATGAATTCACTTAAAAAAAACGTAATAAATTCTAGCTTCTAGCTATGCTTTAAGTACTATGATTTATGAGAAATTTCTCATTTATTACTTCTAATAAATCCTTAACTAGTTTGTCCTCATCAATATCAAAGAAGCATTGAATATTATTAAGGATTAATGATGCATCGTCGTCGGGTATTAACTCCCTATCTCCTGGCTCACGCAATAGTGTATTATATACATACGTAATAACAGGAATATTTTCACAAGTTACAATTCGACACATGTTTATATATTCAATATAATCAAGAACTAACGGAAAGCCTTCAATAAATGCTTCGCACTCTGTGTTCAACCTATATACCAAATAATTGCATATTTCAGTTTCATTAAAATATGCATCATATACAGCTTGCGTACAAATCTTTTTAAATTTATTTTCAATAAATGAACCTGTCAATAGTTCAATGTTAAGGTGCGGCTCATAATTAGTTTTTTCAGTTAGCATTTGCATCTTTAGCATTGATTATTGATAATTGATATATTAGTAATTATTTATAATAATTTAATAATCAATTTTATTTATAGAAAATATATAATTTTGAAAAAAAATAAAAAAAATATATAATATACATAAAAATTATATTAAAAATTACTATTAAAAATATTAATATAAACTTAATAATATGAGTTGTATCTTATATTATAGTAATTATTGTGAAAATTGCAAAAAAATATTAAGTATATTGTCCAAATCAAGCATCAAAAGTAATATTCATTATATATGTATTGACAAACGCATAGTTAGAAATAATACTACTTATGTTGTTTTAGAAAATAACCAAGAAATTTTACTTCCAAATACTATTAATGCGGTTCCTGCGCTAATGATATTAAATGATAATTACAAAATATTATATGGAGACAATATTATGAGTTATTTAAAGCCGGTTGAGGAAATAGCCGTTCAAAAAGCTACAAATTTTAATGGAGAGCCGTCAGCATTTAAATTTGATTTGTTATCTAGCGGAGTTGTGTCCGATAACTTTAGTTATTTAGACCAAAATAGCGATGAATTATCGGCCAAAGGTAGTGGCGGACTAAGGCAGTTATATAGTTATGCCACAATAGATTATAGTGATAAAATAGAAACTCCACCCGATGATTATATTCCTGATAAAATTGGCGAAATTAATATTAAAAATTTAGAACAAGAAAGAAATGGTGTTTAGTTTATAAAATTTATATTATTTAATATATTAAGTAATTAAGTAATTAAATAATTAATTAATATTTTTTATTATTTAAAGTTATAATATTATTTTTACTTATTAATGAAAAGTAAAAATAATAAGCCAGGTTTAGAAGTAGAGGATGCATGTTTAGAAGATGCAGGATTAAAAGAAGACACATCATCAAAACACGAAAAAAAAGCGTTTACATTAAATAATGTAAATGCTATTACTCTTATTAACTTTTATAAAATTTTCAAGGATTTACTTAATGATTTAAATAGTAGCTTTAATGACAAAGTAGGTTCATTAATTGAAAATAACAAAGATTATCAGCTTATTATTAATTATAGCTTGCCGCATTACAAAGAAAACATGAATGCCGATGAATATATAAATTCTATAACTTTGGATAGCATAGATATTAATTTTATGACGTCACTTAATAATGTGTATGAATATTGCAAACATACTTTTGCGGTGCGGAGCATTGATATATTATACCAAAATGAGGATATTTTTTTAAATAAGGGAAATGTTAAAAATAGCAATAGCGATGATAATGTTATATGCACTATGTTTTTGCCAGATATAGATTTTGCTGATTTATATTATGACGATACTAGTTCACAAACTAAACAAACAATATGGAAATATTTGCAACTCTTATTATTTAATATAATAACATCTATTGATGATATATCATTTTTCGGTAATTCATTAGAATTACTTAAAATTATTGATAGCGAAAATTTATCGGCAAAAATTCAAAGCACCGTTGAAGAATTAAGCAATATTTTTTCATTTAAAGAAAATAAGGTCCCCAAAAAAAATAATGATGACCAAGAATGTAAAGAAGAAGATGGAGAAGATGGAGAAGATGACGAAGGCGATAGTCATGGATTAGGAGACCTTCCTAATATGGAAGGTCTGTTTAATACTATGTTTAACGATTTATCAAATAATTTTAAAGAGTTTAGTGAAAACATGAAAAATCATAATGATGCTGATGATGCTGATGATGATGCTAATGATGCTAATGAGGCTGACGATTGTGCTGGTGCTGAACATACTAATAAAAATAATAAGCACAATGATTATGCTATTCCGGATAAAGAGGAGCTTTTTTCGCATTTAAATAATTTAATAAATGGAAAAATCGGTTCATTGGCTAAGGAAATAGCGGAAGAAACGTCGAAAGACTTTGATTTAGAGAGTGAAAATTTAGGAGACGTTAATGATCTTTTAAAAGGTTTTATGAAAAATCCGTCTAAAATGATGGGTCTTATTGATAATATTAATAAGAAAATAAATAACAAAATGAAAGATGGATCTATTAAAGAAAGCGAATTATTAGAAGAGGCAACCGAAATATTCAAAAATATGAAAAATATGCCTGGTATGACCAATTTTAATGATATTTTAAAGTCGATGAACCTTGACAAGTTTATGCCTAAAGGTGGTAAAATTAACCCAAATACGTTTCAAAATATGATGGAGCAAAATGTTAAAATGTCTAAAATGAAAGAGCGCATGCGGAAAAAGGCTGAAAATAATAAGGATTGTGCTGCTCAAGATGCTCAAAAAAATGCTGCTCAAGATGCTGCACAAAATGCCGCTTATACAAAGAACGCAAATGATTTGCAAGATTTAACAGCCAATCTCTCGTCGTTAATGGAAGAAATGAAATCTAATACGAGTTTTATTGAAGATATTATAAAAAATCAGGGAAATAGTAACTCTACTGCTTCTACTCCACGATCAAATGATGAACATTCTAAACGCAGTACTAATAATAAGAAGAAGGCGCATAGGAAAAAAAATTAATAATATCTTTAGCGTTTATTGAACTATTATTGAACTATTATTATTAAATAATTTATAAAATAATTAATAATAATTTTTTTTTAAGTATAAAAAGTCTATTTATACAATAATAATATTAAAATTTATTATTAAGTTATTATAATATAATAACTTATGGTTAACGGTTTTAATGAAACATATATAGGAACAAGTAATGGTCAATTGAAAGACGACCTTTTATTAACTGATAACATTATTACCAAAACTATTAAATTGGATCCTACTAAATTGGATGCTACTAATGTTAATGCTACTAATGTTAATGCTACTAATGTTAATGCTACTAATGTTAATGCTACTAATGTTAATGCTACTAATGTTAATGCTAATTGTGCTACTAATGTTTGTGTTGGTGAAAATAATAATGCTAAGCATGAAAATATTGCATTTTGGATAGATGACCCAACTATTTTATTTAGCAAAAAATATATATCAGAATTATGGCCTTTAGACGAAATGTCTCGAGAGCAAAAATTAAATGCTATAACAAGATTAGTAATATTATTAACTTTAGCCGGATTTGTAGTCTCAAATAATTATAAAATTATTGTAACAGGAATTGTTTCAATATTTTTTTTAATAATTACATATAAAGTTTTGAATAATAATAATATTGTAAATCAAAAAACGAGAGAAACATTTAGCAATGAAAATATATATGATAAAGTAAAGCATAATTTTACTAATCCGACAATTATAAATCCAGTAATGAATATATTATTACCTGAAATACAGGATAATCCAAATCGCCTTCCGGCTGCACCTTCATATAATAAAGCTGTTGAAAGAGCAATAAATAGCGAAACACAAGACTTTATAGTTACAAATTTTAATAATGATGAAACTATTAGAAATAAATTATTTGATAGTAGAGAAGATAAATTTGATTTTGAATGTTCTATGAGGCAATTTTATAGTACCGCAAATACGCGTGTTCCCAACAATCAAAACGAATTTGCTAGATTTTGCTATGGTAATATGGCTTCTTGTAAAGATGGGGATGTAGAGATGTGTTTTAGAAATAGTGAGCGTTAAACTTAGTTACACTTTTTTAAATTAGTTTTTAATATTTAATATAAATATTTAATATTAATATTTAATATAATATTTAATATAAATTTCAATATTTAATATTAATTTTAATATTCAATATTTAATATAATATTTAATAGTAATTTTAATATAAATTTCAATATTAATATTTAATAGTAATTTTAATATAATATTTAAAAAATAATATATTAAATACATATAAATGACATCTACAACAGCTTATCCATATACTTTTGATGCGATGTCCAGAATTGGCAATGATAATCCTGCTATAGATCAGCGCAATATTCAAAATATTAGTGAAGCAAATTACAATTTAGAAAACTTTTATCCATCGTGCCCTATGTCGTCGGCCATTGACTTTGCTTTAAGTCAGCCCAATGTTTTTTACAAAGGTTCGCATGAAGGAGGCGTTAAAGGGTGCGAAATAGAGGTAAATAATGATTTAAAGTATACCCATATTTCGCGGCCTGCTTGTAAATTGTCATTAGTAACAAGACCCTTCATAACTGTGCCATATTTAGGAAAAGGTTACGGAGACTGCACAATAGAAACACAATTAAGAACCGGTCAATTTGATTTAAATAAAAAAACGGTTAATAATATAATGGAGCAGTCCTTTTCAGACTATCAAAATTACCCATTAATTGATAGCGTAAAAGAAACCGTCTCAAATAGTGCTTACAAAATAGAGGATGATGCTATGAAAGGTTGGCAGCGTGGAGGTATGAGTGCGCGTGAATTTGCGCGTAACCAAGATAAGCAATGAGCGGGTTGTTTGAAAAAGTGTGTATATATAGTGTTGTTAAATAATGTTTAAGTTGTTTTTATTGTTTTATTTATTGTTTTATTTATTGTTTTATTGTTTTATTGTTTTATTTATTGTTTTATTGTTTTATTTATTGTTTTATTGTTTTATTTATTGCGCTATTTTTATATAATGCAATATATAATATGGTATTGTTTAACATATTTGCTAAAAATACAAAAAATCTACAAAATTTAAAAAAATTAGGAACTAGAAAATTTAGAGAGCTTAGAAAAAGATTTTTAACAAAAAAAGTACGCTCTTTAAGCCCTAGAACAAAACTTGTTACGCAAATACAAAGATCATACAGAAATAAATTGAAATCGAAAAAAGAAATCATGAAAAGGCTTAAAACAATGCAACATTTGGCTGCTCGTGAAGCCGCAGAAATTACCGATGCCAACGCTATTATTGCGCATAATCAAGCACAATTAAAAAATAGAACAGCAAAGAACGGGACAAGCGTACGAATGACACGGGGTCACAAACAAAAATTAGAAGATGAAATTAGCGATGCACAATGGGTATTAAATACTCATAATAGGTATAATTATAGAGCACAAGCTCGCGAATTGGAACAACAATTAAATAAAATGTAGGTTAAAAATTGAAAAACTAAATCAAAATAGAGAGAATATATTATTACTTTTTTTCAATATAAATATTGTAATATAATATAAATAATATAATATATTATGTTACCTAATGCTATTAGCAGTTATTATAATAACATAAATAATATAAATTATGATAGCACATTTTTAACTACATATAACTTACATGATGACTATGATGATAGAAATTTGTGCTATCAAATACAATTATTACAAGCACTCAAAATTGCCTATTATGATAATACAATATTGACAACACATATTGAAAAAATAGGTTATTTTTTGCATAACAACACTGAGTTAGAGGCCATTTTAGTATTATTAAAAGAAAAATATAAAGATAGTAACATAGCTTTCATGATTAATGAACACAATAATAATACACTATTTCAGCTTCTTTTTAGTTACGAATATTTTGAAACATTTCATAAATGCTTATGTAAATATATAAATGAAAAAAAACAATTAGGAATGGAGTTGGGAAGAGAATTAGTAAGAGAATTAGTAGAAGAAAAAACGTATTTTGATGATCTAAAAAATATAATTTTACTATAATATTATTTGTCATTATTTGTCATTATTAAAACATAATCACAAATAATATATAATCATAATAATCAAAATAGTCATAATAATCATAATAATCATTCTTTAATATAAATGCTATTGCATAGTTTCTTTATTATTTTATCTTCATTATTTTCCTTATTATTTGCGATTGCAACTAATGTATGGGTATAATAATCCTGCTTATTTTCGTTATTTTGGAAATCCGGATTTTCTTTTGTCCATTTGCTTAATGCGAAAAATTGCTTTGTTGATACATCTTTTATTGCTCGTTTTATCTTTTCCTTGTTAATGTCTTTTTCCCAACTATTGGCTTCCTTAATATAGAGCGACTCTCGTTTTATATCTGTGCAATATATTGGTCTCTGATAATATCCTAGTTTATTTATATTTTCTATTATTACATTGCTTAATCCATTTACTAACCCATTATGTTTTGTATAATCAAGCTGTTGTAAACTAACCTCTATTGATTTAATAAAATCACTCATGCTAATCGCATCTTTACATTTTTCATTTAAAAATACTTGAATATTAAACTTCTGATTTGTTGTAGTTATATTATTTCCCACTTTTGGTATTAATTCCTTTATTGTAGCCGTCAATTCTTTAATCTGGTTTTGTTGCTCTTTTACAACATTCATTATTAATTCTTTCGATAAAGCCAGCTGATTATTTAACATATCATTTGAATTCATGTTTTCATCACTAATACACTTCTTTTTATGTCTATAAAGCCCCGAGCTGTATTTATATGCCTTATTACAAACTTTACACATGTAAACAGTCTGGGGTTTTGGGGGTGGGTTTTTTGTATCATTTGTATCTTTTTGTCGGGTTTTGTGCTTTTGGGTTGATAAATGTCTGCCGTAATCTTTTTTATTAGACGATACAAAGTGACAAAAGTCACAACAAAAAAAACAGGGGTTTTTGGGTAAATTTTTTGTATCCATATGTACCATATAAATGGTACATAAAAAATCCCTAAATTATTTTTTTTTAATATTTTATTTTTTTTGAAAAATTATGATGCGAAAAAAAACAGGCTTTAAAAACATTTTGAGAGCTTTATGGTCTAAACCCGTTTTTTTCCATGTTTTTTTCCAAAGTTTTATAAAGGCTTAATATACATAAAATAGGACATTTATAAATGTCCTTTTTTGAAAAAAATCCTGAAAATATATTTCAGAAAAAAAACACATATAAAAACCTTTATAATAACCAGACCATGAAAGGTCACAAACCTTTTTCTGCCAAAAAGGGGGCCTAAAAAAACCGTTTAGTTTAATATATGAAAACTACTTAAAGAAATTTGGGAAATCATTATTTTAAAAATAAATAAATCAAATAAATCAAATAAAACAAATAAATCAAATAAATCAAATAAAAAAATAATATAGATTATATAATAACATGTCTTCTACTAGAAATAAAAATAGCCAATTAAATTACAATTTAGAAAAATCCAATTATGAGAAAATTTTACATGAAAAGCTCTACTTACATTCATCATATGGAAGGCCTATTAGCGAATGTATTCCTTCAATTGGATACATTCCAAGCCATATTTCGAGAGATGCATTGGCAAATAATGCTATAGATATAGAATCGCAACTAAGAGGTATTGGATCAACAAACCTAGAAACACCTTGCACACCTGTTACTCCAAGCATTAGAACATTAGAACTAAAAGACTTTTTTGAAAGGCAAAAAAGCGTGGTTATGCCAGTCCCTTTAATATATGAAAACGGCCAAAGACCCACGCTCTAGACTCTCAAATTGTTTAACCAAAAAAGTAAATAAATTAATAAAAATAAATAACATGGCGAAAGACCCATACTCTAGACTCTCAAATTGTTTAACCAAAAAAGTAAAAAAATTAATAAAAATAAATAAAAATAAATAAAAATAAATAAAAATAAATAAAAATAAATAACATGGCCAAAGACCCATGCTCTAGACTCTCAAATTGTTTAACCAAAAAAGTAAAAAAATAATATTTAATTTTTATTATAATTGAAATTAATTATAATAAAGATAATATATTAATATAAGTTAATATAAGTTAATTATGACAAACAGTAATAGCTTTATTATTAGCATTTATAATTCCCGCAAAATTTTATTAGAAATTCTGCAAGAGCGAGGATTTAATATAACCAAATATTCAAATTTTGGCATTACTGAAATCGGTATTTTGCTAGAAAATAACCAGCTAGACATGTTATTAGAAAACGATAATACAAGAAAAAAAATATATGTAAAATTCTATATTAATAAGCTAATAAAGCCGCAAAATATTTATGATATTGTAGAAGATCTCTTTCATATTGAAACAATATTAGAAAAAAAAGATGACTTAATGATTATTATTAAAGATGAACCAAATGATACTATGATAGAAAACATTAAAGATATTTGGGTTTCGGAAAACATTTATGTGTCCTTACTAAATATTAAACGCCTACAGTTTAATATACTAAAACATTGTTTAGTACCAAAACACACACTGCTTTCATTAGACGAAAAAGAAGCATTCATGAAAAAATATAATATTATGGATAAAACACAAATACCAGACATCTCCTTTTTCAGTCCAGTATCACTAGTTTTAGGAATTCGCCCCGGAGATGTTGTTAAAATAGTACGCTCTAGCAGAACAGCCATTCAAGCCGATTTTTATAGGATTTGTAAATTATATTAAAAAAATAGTAATTACAATATTTATATTACAAAATTTATTATATATAGTAATATAATAACTATATATATTAGTAGATTAATGAATAATCAGGAGCTATATATGTTTGATGATTGTTATTTAAAACCTGCTGCTACTACAGAATTGAGCTTTAATTCAACTTTATTTAACTCATATAAAAAATACCGCACAACAAGCGTGAGAAACTGTGAAATACAGGCTTTAAGAAATAATAGCGACTTTTTTTTAGTTAATGATATTTCACTTGGACCTAGCAATATTAAATATACTAATTGTTATATACCCAAACAAGATAGCGCCCAACCTTCCGTAATAGGCGACAACTCAATTATAGAAAAAGCTTTCAATTTATTTAACACAACCTTTAACCCATTTACTAAACAAACTAGCACAATAGACACATGCAATAACTTATTATATAATAACGCTTTTGCAGTCGGAGACCAAAAATGCTTCAAATATTCTGTAGACAAGAAAATTTATGCTCCTAAACAATATTATGCTTATTATAAAAAGCCCATACTTAATGAAAGTAATCGAAATATTATTATACAAGATCCTGCACTATATAAAAATTATATTGTCCCACTAAAAGCGTATGAAGGCCTAATAATGATTGACACTGTCAACTTTGCAAATAATGGAGCTTTAGCAACCTCATTTAGAGACTATATATGCAATCCTTCCAGAAGTAATGAAATATATTTAGATACACAAATTATTAAATTAAAACAATTTTATGAAAGCTTATTTAACAGATTAGACGATATTAGCAGAGACATATCTTCTATAAATTATTTAAATAAATTTGACACAGAAACAATAATTGCTTTAAATGTAAGAATAAAAGATAGAAACAAAGAACTTAATAACTTATTAGGATTTGGCGGAGCCAATAATGGAAGATTAGACGATACAACCTTTTTAACACAATTTAAAATAGTTGAAAACATAATCTTAATATTAATTATTATTAGCGCATTATTTCTTTATAATAAAATGAGGAAAAAATGAGAGAAAATGAGAATAATATATTATTCAAAAAAAATATATTATTCAAAAAAAATATATTATTATATTATTAGTATTATAATAATATGATAAATGAAAATAAAATATTATTTTATAGTGAAGAATTAAATGAAGATGTTAATCAAAATAATAATTTATTAAACTCAAAAGAAGTGTTAATTCAAAATAATAATGCTAATACTATAAATAGTAACTCATATAGTTCAATAGTTGATTCCATAGATTATTTAGGATGTATTAATGGAAATTGTAGCAAAATTAAATGTGATTGCAACAGCATGAACTGCAATTGTGAGCAAACAAGTATTAACAACAGCCATAACCATAGCAGCCATAATAGCAGCCATAACCATAGCAGCCATAATAGCAGCCATAATAGCAGCCATAATAGCAATAATTTTATATCAAACTTGATAGATTTTTTATATGTAATGTTTGTAATTGTATTTTTAATTTATATATTTTACAACAGAAATTCTCAACATTTAATATATGTTTTAGGAATAACTATTATATATATATTTTATAAAATATATATTATATCTAGTTAAGCATTATTTTATAAATATATACATATATAAATATTTTAATATTATATATTAAAATATTAAAATAATATGAAAAGCAAGATTAGATTTAATAATCAAAATATCAAAAGTTTATTTAAAAAGGGTTTAATATTATTTATAGTAATAACATGTGTATATTTATTATATTTGAACGATTTAATACTTGTACAAAGTATTATTCAAAATAGTTTGCATATTAAACCCGAGACCATTGTAGAGACTTTTAATGTTAATAAATATGTAGACATTTGTAAAAGTAGGGAAACCCGATTTTACGACTTTAGAAGCGGACCATCAACAGAAGCATCATCTGCGTCCTTATATTATGAAACAATAGATGCAAGCAATAATTGCGAAAATTTATGTGACGCTATACCGAATTGTCAAGCTTTTATGATGAGAGAAAACTCAGCAGGAGTACTTGATATAAGCAAATGTTATATGTATATAGGCGTGTTGGATTCCAGTAATATTGACAGAAGTAATATGTCTATTAAGGTAAATTGTAATTCTAAAATGCTGCCAGCATCATCATATACATACAATGGATCCGGTTACATAAATAAAAAGTATTTTGAAAACAATAAATCCAAATTTAGCTATATTGATATATATTTAGATAAAGCCAACGAATTAGTAAATACACTGAGAGATACAAAAGCACAGTTGAACTCTATGCTATATCAAACCGAAGATAATGGGCAATTAATATCAAATCTAGAAAATAATAATAATAACATTGGTGCATGGCTTACATCATTTGGCAATTTAATAGGCGTTAATCCAACTAGATTATTTAGTATAAATAATAGTTATAATCCTTTTACAGATGACGTTGAAACAGATCCTACCAATATAGCATTAAATAAATTATATGCTACTTCTAAAGATACGCCCGCACTATCAGAAAAAATAGCTGATATTGAAAGAGATAGATATGTTGATAATTTGTTTTATACTATTTTAGCATTTATTATGGTTATTACAATAATATTATTAGTATTATATAGATTAAATGATAATGTTATAATTAGCGATAGGTTTATGATATTTTATTTTATTGTTATTGTTTCTATTTTTACATTTATACGATTTATGTTAAATAAATAATAAAAATATAAAATAATAAAATATAAAAAAAAAATAATAAAAAAATATAAAAATATAAAAAAATAAAAATATAAAATATAAAATATAAAATATAATAATAAAAAAATATAAAATATAAAATATAAAATATAAAATATAAAAATATAAAATATAAAATATAAAATATAATAATAAAAAAATATAAAATAATAAAAATATAAAATAATAAAATAATATAATATTAATCCATTATTATGGGATATTATTATGTTAATCCATTAGGCGATATTAAAGATATAAGTTATAATAATTTACAGAAAATTAAAGGAAATAGCTTAACAAGAACAGCACAATTAGAAGACAGCGAACTAAAATATAAAAGTCAAAACATGCAGTTTATAATATGGTCAATTTTTACAGCACTATTTTTATTAATAGTAATTGTATATTTAAGAAAGATTAGAAGAATATAAATTTTTAAATAAAAAAATATAATATAATATAGTTTTATATTATATTGTAATAATTAATAAATGGCAGAAGATAATGAAATGATAAATTTTAGTAATATCACAAAAGTCGCAGTTTATCAAGTATCACAAATTACAAATAAAGAGCAACAGAGCAATCAATATTTTGAGCTAATTCAAAGTTATCGTGCACTGATAAATAAGTTTCCTGAACCAAAAAAAACAAATGCTACAAAAGTCGTTGATCCAATATTTGCACCTATAGAAGATAGATTAACAAATGAATTTAATGATAACCTATTAGCAGGTCTTAAACATATTACAACTATTACGGATAATAATGCTAAAACACAATTCAAAAGACAATTTATAATTAATGTAAATAATTCATTAGCATTAATACATGAACCATTGAAAGGTAAATTTCGAGAAAAATTTAATGCAGTACTTGAAGAAGATACGCAGCAAGAGAATGCTAATGAAATGAACACTTTTACTACTAACACACAAAATGCAGTTGATCAAATATCACGAATTACAAATAAAGAGCAACAGAGCAATCAATATTTTCAGCTAATTCAAAGTTTTCGTGCAGAGATAATAAAATTTCCTGAACCAAAAAAAACAAATGCTACAAAAGTCGTTGATCCAATATTTGCACCTATAGAAGATAGATTAACAAGCGAATTTAATGATAACCTATTAGCAGGTCTTAAACATATAACAACTATTAAAGATAATAATGCTAAAACACAATTCAAAAAACAATTTATAAGTAATATAAATAATGCATTAGCAATAATACATGAACCATTGAAAGGTAAATTTCGAGAAAAATTTAATGCAGTACTTGAAGAAGATAAGATACAAGATAATGCTAATGAAGTAGCGGCATTTAGGAAGTATCTAATAGATGCATTGGATAATATAGCAATGATTAAAAATAAAGATGAACAAATCAATAAATTTTTTGAGCTATCAAAAAATTTGCGTACACAAATAGAAGTTCTACCTGAACCAAATAAAACTAAAGCTAATAATATTGCCGATGAATTACTTACACCCGGAGAAGATTACCTTGTTCAAACAATTAAAGACAACATATTAGCAGCTCTTGATAAAATTGAAGCTATGAAAGATCAGAATACTAAAGAAAAAGTCAGAGCACAATTTATAATTGATATAACCAAATCAATAGGACTGATGCATGAACCATTAAAATCTAAAGCAAAAATAATGCTTGATCAAATTCTTAGTGGAGAAGATAATGAAATAGAGGCGTTTAAGCAGGCACTGCCAGCAGCAGTTGCTGAGATAGAAAAGATTACAGATAAAGATGAGCGGCACAATAAATATTTTGAGTTAACCGAAAATGTGCGTAAGGCTATAGCAGGTTTACGCGAACCAAAAAAAACTAAAGCTACTAATATAGCTAATCCAATACTCGCACCTGTTGAGGATAAACTTGTTTTAACATTAAAAGATGTTGTATTAGAACAACTTAAAATATTAGAAGATATACAAGACGATAATGTAAAAAATCAATCAAGATCAGAGTTTATAAATCAAATGAGCAATGCTATATCGAGAGTACATGAACCATTAAAATCTAAATTACAAACAACGTTTGAAGCAATAATTAAAGATAATAATAAAAATCAAGCATCAAAGCTAGCAGGATCATTTGCCAAAGCAATGCAAGCGGAATATGATAAATTTATGCAAGCAATTGGACTAAAAACAAATGAAATTGATGCTTCCTCAAAATATATTAATGATTCGCAAAGCACAATTAAAAGTCTAGTTTCTCAAGCAACTTCATCAACAGATACTATAAATAATAAGGTAACTGAAATAACTACTAGTGTTACTCAATCTAATTCATTATTAGATACATTACGTTCATATATAACAACTGTAAGCGATAATGTTACTAAATCAACACAGTCTTTAGCAGAAGCAAGTAATGCAACAGAAGAGGCAAAAATATACAGAAATGAGGCAGAAAGATACAGAGACGAGGCAATGCAATTTAAAGATTTAACAAATCAAGAATTAGAAATAGCAAGAGGCATAAATATTGATATATCAAATGAATTAGTTCAAGCAAAAAATCTTATGGATGGCACTGCAAAAGCATTACGAGGAGCAAATAGCACAGCAGGTTCTGAAAATATAATACAGGTTATCCGACCGAAAGAAGCCACGAAAACAAGTACATCAACTACATCAACAACAGGATCACAAGGTTTTGCAAATATTAATGAAGGATTTGAGGATTATACTAGTTATACTCCAGAAGAGCTAAGACGATATGCATTAGTTCAGTCATATGTAGAGAGGGAGAATACATCACGAACACGCATGCTTCAAGCGTCCGAATTATTAGCACAAAAAGAGAGTGTTGCCAACAATATTGTTATGGATTATATGTATGCAAATGAAAAAGGGACAACAGTTAGTACAATTATGGATAGAATAAGCCAACTTAATAATGATAAAAAGAGAAAACTTGAAATAAATACATATTATAATAAAGCACGCGAGCAATACATTAGAATATTAATGGTTATAGTTATTGCTTGTATAATAATTGTCCCACTTGTTATAGCAAATAAGAATAATAGTATCAGTCATTTAACGTTTATGATTTTAACAGTTACAATCATATTTTTTACAATAATTTTTATATTTTACAATTTTGCTGATATATATTCGAGAGATGATATTGATTTTGATAAAATTAACATACCATATGATAGAACAGCTACAATATTAGAAAAAGACGGATCACTAATTAGGAAGAAAAATCCGTTAACATCATTAACATTAACATGTATAGGACAAGACTGTTGTGACGGGTCAATGGTATATGATTATGCAAGAAATAAATGTATAGCAACCGAAAATTTTGGAAATATGTTTGAAAAATTTAATGCTATAAATAACACATCATCAATGGTATATCCAAATGAGGGTTTTATGAATAATAGTAACTTCAAGAATAACATGATACAAACGTCATTCGGTTGCAGTAGTATTGATAAATTTATGACCGACGAATGCAGGAGACCAGTGGAGGCAGTGTTATAATATTTAATATATTTACTATATTTAATATATTTATAACATCTACAATAAACAATATTTAATATATTTAATATATTTATAACATCTACAATAAACAATATTAAATATATTTAATATATTTATAACATCTACAATAAATAATATTTAATATAAATATATTATATAATATAATAATTATATAATATGGGAAATAAATCTTCTAAACCCGAACCATGCTTTGACGCAGCAGTATGTGAGCCATGGGTTGAATATGTAGCATATGAATGTGAACAAGCAGGAAATAAACTTGTAGATAAAAGTATTATGGCGGGTCTTAATGGTTTAGTAGGTAGTGATAAAGCCAAAGAAATGCTGAAAATATGGACAGATGTAAATAATAGGTTAAACGGAACGAGCAATTACAAATGGGACACTACACAACCAGATACAATATTAGTAAATGAAACAGGTTTTTCAGATGGCTTTACTAATTACGAAGGATTTCAAGAAGGAGCAGAAAATAAGGACAAATGTGTAGAAGATGATTGTGCAATTGCAGCATATAAAATGATTGCAGACTGTAAAAAAATAGATCCAGCAATTCCAAACGAAATATCAAATATAATTAATAATGGCAAGCCTTTGTTATCATCTAATATGAGGAATGCAATAAATCCAGAACCAGTAACTGAAGAGGTTCCTAAATGGGTAAGTCGTTCTTTTCCAAATTTATCAGGACAAATGTATAGAGCACCGGCTCCAAAAGCAGCACCGGCTCCAAAAGCAGCACCATCAGCACCATCAGCACCATCAGCACCATCACCACCATCAGCACCATCACCACCATCACCACCATCACCACCATCAGCACCATCAGCACCGGTTCCAGTAACAACTCAAAATTTAAATTCATCATCAAATCCAATAAATGGTTCAAGTGTAAGTTCAAGTTCAAGTTCAAGTCCAAGCCCAAGCATATTAGGATTTACAAATAAAGAAGGTTTTGAAAATGAAAATATTGGAGTATACAACTTTATAAAAGTAGCAATACAAGATCGCCACGACAGATTTAAAGATACAGCAAGTTTTGCAGCAGATTGCAGGAACAATTCATTTTATACAATGAAAAAATTTATAGGTGAGGAAAAAGCAATGTTAGATAAATTGCATAAATATTATACTTCTTTTGTTAGTAGTTACGAGACATTATATTTAAATAAAGAAACAGTATCTAGAACAATAAATAGCAAATTAGACGAATTAGAAAAAATACAAAGTAAAATAGATAGTTATAAAACGAATTTGCATGTTGACAATCGAAAAAATAACTATCAAAATGACAATTACATATATTATAGTAGTCTAAAATTTTACATGTTAATCATATATTATAGTTTATTTATTTTATATTTAATATTTTCAGAATTCATTAGCGAAAAACAATATAACAATAAAAAAGTAGTACTAATATTAGTGCTATATTTAATAATTCCAATAGTATTAACTTATTCTGTAAACATAGCATATGAAGGATACATATTTTTTTTAGAATATTATAATATAAAAGAAGATACAAAAAGCTATGTTGATATTGTAAAAGGAAAATAAAAAACAATAAAAAAAAAACAATAAACAATTAATCACTATCATAATCACTATCATAATCACTATCATAATCACTATCATAATCACAATTCTTCAACATCACTAGCATCATCATAATTCATTTCAACATTGTACCACTTGCCTCTAGTACACTTTCCATATTGTTTATTCATATATTCTGTAATTTCTTTTCCATTTGGAATATTATCTCGTCCATACTGCATAATATACCATTTTTTGAATTCTTCCAATAATTCAGTTTTCTTAATAAGTCCATCACGTTTCCTGAAAATTTTATCTTTAGCAAACTCGGTTAAATAATCTTGTGCTTCGCGATAATTATCACTAACACTAGTAACAATCTTAGCATCTTGAACATTACCTTGTGTTTGGTATGCAATATTAACCAACATAGAAGTCAATACCGGCGCCCACAAAGTGAATTTTTCATCGATCTTCTTATCGATCAAATATTGATATGGGAAATTAGATTTAGGAAATTTGTCTTCGTTTTGGTAAGGCGCATCAGTAAATTTAGACATAAAATCACAAATACGAATTCGCCTCCACGTACCATCATCGTTTGTATTAATATCAAACAATACATTTGTGCATACAACAAGTTTAAATTGCGGAATAAATGTTATAGTATCTTTAAAAAGCGCACGACCTTGAATAGGGTCACCACCAGTAATTTCTTTCATAATGCCTTCATTAATCTTATCGCCTTTACTAGGTTCTTGCATAACCGCATAGCGTACTCCCACTAGCGCAACAATTTCGGAAGACGTGGAGCCAATAGAGCAGCGATTTTGCGTGATTAATGTAATAGGAACGGTTGCCTTATAATCGCCCAAACATTTGCTCATTAATTCGACTAACTTAGATTTGCCGTTACACCCGCTACCTGTATAAATATTGAATGTTTGATTGGCATTAGTTCCGATTAATGTAGACGCCAAATGCTCCCACATATAGCGGCGCAATTCTTCGTCTGGAAATAATTCATCCATAAATTTGTTAACTTCTTTAATAATGGAATCATAATTGTTGTTAATGCTTGATTTACATGAGCTAGTTAAAGTTTTATAAGGAATGTAGTCAATATTTGTAGATTTAGAAATATAATCGTCGGGCTTTCCTTTTCTGTGTATTTTGTTTGCAAAGTCAATTACATAATTATTGAAACATAGCAAATAAGGATTGGCATCTAATTTATTCATAAATTCTTTATCATAAAATAGTTCTTTTGCTTCTCTCATGATGTTATTTTTCCAGCTTGTGGTTTTGAGTAAAATGCAAATGTCGCCTAACTTATGAGAGCGTATTTTCAAGTTTTCGGTATTTTCATCATTATTCTCTTTTTTAGTAATAAGTTCAATGAGCTCATGCGATTTAGCGCAATATATGTCATGCATTTTTTTAGATATTAATAGTCGGAGGGTGCTTCCCGAATCAATTTCGTCCCATTTATGATTTTTGTATTCGTACCATTGATTATTTTTAATGCTTACGCATATGAATTGGTCTTTAAATAGCTGATATAAAACAACGGCCAAGTCAAATTCCGTGACTTTATCTTTTAAAATCATGGTTTGCAGTGTTTGATCAATATAATAAGAAATGGTTTCGCTGCGGATTTTCGTGTATTCGGCAAGGTTATCTGTTTTTGCCCAAAACATAATAGAGCGATTTGTTAGTCCATCATTATTTTTGGCATCAAACTTTTTCCAATTATCGTAAAAGCGGGCTACATCGGAGAAACTAAATGAAGGCGATAATGAGCTCAATTTAATCCAAGTTAAGAATAGTTTTTCATGTGTATTCTTAAGAGCCCAGCCTACACGTATCCATTTATTGTAACCGCCGCTATTATAATAGCTTTCGGGTAGGATCATAGTAAACTGATGTGTTTCTTTTACCTCATATTCGGTACACGCAATTTCTTCAATAAAACATTCAATAAGATTGTCTAGCGTAGCGCTATTATCAATCTTTGAAAAATCATACATGTCAAGATTGATCTTAGAACTAACAACATTTACCTTTGCTTTATGCTCGCGATTATGCAGTTCTTTTTTTTCAGTTTCTATTTTAGAAAGAATAGTATCATTATTTTTTAATTCAAAAGATTGATGATTATTGTAGCGCGCACTCATTAGTGGCAGATGTTCTTTAATGCTAATTTTTGAAATGTTGAATTCTTTGAAATTCCATATTTCTTCATCATTGTCGTAAGTTAATTCAAAATAATAAGTCAAGCTATACGCTTTATGCTGTGGTTTTCGAGAGCCATAAACTTGCCAATTGACGAAACCTTTTGTTATTCCTTCGTCAAATACGTCTTCATATTTATTTGTAATAGGAATATTGTCCCATATGCCTTTAATTTCGCCAATTACCATTTTGCGTAAAACACATTGGACGGCCTTGTGTGTTTTAATACAAAATACAATATGAATACCGTCCTTTGTTTTGTCTTCAGTAACATTTACGTCGGGTTTTTCATATATATACACACTAATTTTGGAATTATTAGGAATGTCATAAATCAGATTTAATTTATTAGCATATAATGCAACCAAATCAATAATATGGTCTTTATTGTGTTGCCTCTCAGTGACCGATTTGTCATAACGCAAATCAACATCAACAAGCAAAGGCCCGTCTTCTATTAGCTGCTTTTCGGTCAAATATTCGCGCGACTTTTCTTCGAAAACATGGGTATAATATTTACTCCAAAACTCGGATAAATTTGTGATGTTATAACTTCCGCCAAAAATATTTAATTCTTTGCTGCCTATTTTTGTGTGACTAATGACACCTTTATCGGCTTTAACCGATTTTAAATATTCATCCCATTTAGATGAATTAGAGTTGCTTTGTGTTATATTATTAGTCATTACAATTATTTAATAATTATATATATTAATATATTTTTATTTCAATTTTATAATATTTAAAAAATGTAAAATTTGAAAAATGTAAAATTTGAAAAATGTAAAATTTGAAAAATGTAATAAAAAATAATATATTAAAAATAATATAATAAATATATTATGAATTATGAGTATAAATAATGCCACAATAAAAAGAATAGCCAAGGATGTTAAATATATAATGGCCAATGGTTCTTCTTTAAGTTCGGAAAATATATATTATAAACACGATGAAGAAAATATAATGAAAGGTTATGCGCTAATAATAGGTCAACGCGACACTCCATATGGCTACGGGTATTATTTTTTTGAATTTAATTTTCCGTATAATTATCCATTTGCGCCGCCTGAGGTTCGTTATTTGACAAATGACGGGTGTATGCGTTTTAATCCGAATTTATATATTAATGGAAAAGTGTGTTTATCGGTATTGAATACGTGGGCGGGCGAAAGTTGGACGGCGTGCCAAACAATATATTCAATATTGTTTACGCTGTCGACGGTATTGTGTGCAAATCCATTATTAAATGAGCCCGGAATTAGAGAAGACCATAATGATGTGCATAAATATAATTATTTGGTTACTTATAAGAATGTTGAATTTGCAATATGCAAGGTACTTAGGTTGGTGTGTTTTGATGAAGACAAATCATTTAATAAGGGCGATGTTATGATTATGAAATTATTTAAAGCAATTTTAAGTGAAACATTTACAAACAATAAGGAAAAGATCGTGGAGTTTATTAATGCTAATAGGGTAAAATATCATGATTTAATTAATGTATCATATAATGTAAATAGTGTTAGTACTAGCGTTAGTACTAGCGTTAGCGAAGCAAATAGTACTAGCGTTAGCGAAGCAAATAGTACTAGCGTTAGCGAAGCAAATACTAGAAGACACACACGAAGAACAAATTTGCATATATCTGTATACAATTTAAAATACGATTTAGACTATGATATATTGAAGAAGTTAGTATATGAATTAAATATAGCATAAATAGCATAAATAGCATAAAAAGTATTAAAAAAGTATTATAATGTAAAATTGAGTAATTATTTAAATAATTAACTATAGTAATATATAATATAAGTAACTATGGATTTTTGTTCTAATTGCAACAATATGTATTATATTAAGTTAGAAAACCAGGATTGTGATAAGATTGTTTATTATTGTAGGAATTGCGGAAATACAGACGACAAGTTAGTAAATGTAAATAAATGTATTTTAAAGGAAAATATTAATGTATCTGAAGATAAATTTAATATTCATATTAATAAATATACAAAATTAGATATTACACTACCACGAATTAATTATATTAAGTGTCCAAATGAAACATGCGAAACAAATGCCCAAGGCTATGATGCCAAAAAGAAGGAAATTATTTTTATTAGATATGATGATACTCGAATGAAATATTTATATTTATGTAGTCATTGTGATTGCATCTGGAAAACAACATAAACATATAAGACTATAAAAACTTTATTTTATGCTTATTTTTATTTGTTATTTTTATTTTTTATTGAATAAATAAAAAAAACAAAAATAACAATAATTAAATATTATAAAGAATTGATATAAATTTATAATATTAAAATAATAGTATATTAGTATATTAATTATGGATGATACTAATCGCGACGAGCAAGATATTGAAGAAGTCGAAGAACCAGAAAACACAGATGATGAATTAGATAATGACGCGTCTAGTGAAAACGAAGATAAGCAAAGTAATGTAGATATTGAAACAGACGATGAAGCAATTGAGAGCGAAGATGAAGAATTAGACGAAGAAAAGTTGTACGATTCGGATGATGTGTCGGAGAAAATCAATGTTTTTGATAATGCAAAAACGAATTACGTAAAATACGATTATGAGTTGGAAGACGTGGGCGATAGTGCTAGTTATAAATTAAATGAAAATTTTAAGAAAAACCATATATTAAATTACCACAATGAGTGCTTACATAAAAATTTTAATGAAATAAAAGAGATGTGTAAGGTTACACGTGATAAAGATGGAATTATTGTAGATGAAATGCATAAAACAATACCGCTATTAACAAAGTATGAAAAAACTAAGATTTTGGGCATGCGCGTAAAGCAGTTAAATAATGGGGCACAACCATATATAGCAACTAATGAGAAAACAATTGATAATTATTTAATAGCATTACTGGAATTAGAGCAAAAAAAAATTCCTTTTATTATTCAACGACCATTACCAAATAACAATTTTGAATATTGGAAACTACACGATTTAGACATACTATAAGTTTTGTAAAAACGCATAAACGTATTAACGTTTAAATCTATTTCCGCAATCTAAGCATGTAACAAAGGTTGTCATAGGCTCATCTGCGCTTCGTGTTTGTAATTGATAATATGTGCATTTTTTTGATTTACATTTTCCGCAAATAAAATCATCCGTAGATGCTTCTATTTTTGGTGTAAACTTATTTTCATCTTTAATGCGTTTTTCTTCAATTAATGTATTCCATAGATCCGGACGCACTTCTTGATGGTTCATGAAAGCAAGCTCATGAGCTTTAAATGATTTACATAATAGTTTATCAACTATTTCTTTATTTTTCAGACTTAATAATACGCAACGCAATTTTTGAATGTATAAAATGACAAACGCTTCATTAGACCACTTCTTAATAAGTTTTTTTTCTTCACTAGCTGATAATGAATAATTATAAATACCTTTTTCCAAATTGGTGCTTATTTTTTCATTATTAAGTATAATATTAATTTTAGCAATCACGCATTGTCTAAATTTATCCGGATCATTAATAGATCTTGTATATTTACTCATAATTACAATATTATAAAAATATTATATAATATTATAAATAAAACTTTATATAATTATCAATTTTATAGTTTATAGTTTTAAAAAATATATATATTATAATTTATAGTTTTAAAAATATATATATTATAAAAATATATATTATAAAATTAAATATATATTATAAAATATATTATAAAATATATTATAAAATATATAATAAAATATATATATTATAAAAAAGTATTTAAAAAGAAAAATATAAGTTTTATAACATTTCTTCGTCGGAATAACAATACAATTCATAACTTAACTCAGAATTAACATCATAATCCTCATTTTTATTTGTACTAGGATTGACACCTGATGTGTCATCACTATTATTAGTTTCAATCTGATTTTTAGGATTTTTTGCCTTATTATCAACACTTAAATCATGCATAGGATCATCATTATTGCATGAGCCGGTTTCAATGACATCATTAATACTAAAAAAAGCAGTAAAAAAATTGCCATCTAAACTAATATAATCGCTCGCATTTTTCAGTAAAAAAATACACTTATTATTGCTATTTACATTAATAGAATGTTTTGAGAAAACAGTATGTTGATTAAAAACTTTACATACATTATCAGTTTTAGACCATAATTCGAGAGATCTAATGTCGTCCACTTTCCAAGTATATAATTTATTAAAATTATTAGACGATTTATAACCACACTTTTTAAAAATGTTTTCTTCGTCTACATTTTTAATTTTGACCAGTTTAAAGGAGCCATTTTTAAATGTAATACAAGATATCATAGCGTTAAGTTATAGTAATTAGATTAATTAATTTATTAAATTATGTTTAAGTATTTATTAAATATATAATGAGTATTTATTAAATATAAATTAAATATAAATTTTTAACTTAATATACAAATACAAAAGCAATGATTTTATATATTATAACATGGACATTTATATATCTTATACTGATTTTTTTATTACATAATTTATACTTATTTTTTCAAGATAACTTAACAACAACAAAAAATAAAGATTATTATAATAATGTATTAATAGAAAACATAAGCAACAATGAAGCAAATGTAGAAACCGCAAGTATAGAAACTACAAGTATAGAAAATACAAATCCAAATGAAATAAGTCCAAATGAAATAACTACCAATTTAAATAATGATTTTAATAATCAAATGAAAAATGAATTAAATGACTTTATAAGTAAAATGTAAAATGTAAAATGTAAAATGTAAATGCTATAAAAACTAATTATTTTTAAAACTGAAAACAAATCATTTAAATATATAATATTTAATATATCATTAACCTATTATAAAATAATAAATGTATAAGCAGAAACATGCATTACATGCATTTAATGATTTTAATTTTATTAGCTCTCGATTTCCGTCACATAATTTAATAGCTAATAATTCAAATTTTAATATAACAAATATAGCACCCGATTTAGAGTATTATGTACTAAAACCAAAAGGCAGACGAGGCTATTTATGGTTTACATATTATAAAAAAGAGATGCTTTGTTTATTAATTTTTATAAATAATAAAAAATTAGACGATGTTAGTAATGAATTTTATAAATATGAAATAGATTATGATAATACATTATGCTATAATAATGTATTATTAATAGGTACTTATTTTTACAAATATAACAATAACAACAAACGCATAAGCTTACAACATTATTACGTAATAGATAGTGTATTAAACTATAACTATTATAATAACGTGTTAACAACAAATCATAACAATGATTTATTTATAGTAAAAATAAATTTATGTAAAAAGGTTGTTGCATTTGTTAATAATGCGACGTTTAATATTAATTTAGGAATAATTTTAAATAATTATAGTGACATATTCAAAATTATATACAAGTTAAATTATGAAATTTATTGCATATCTTGCTATAATAGCAATAAGTATTTAGGGAATTTTATAGTAAATGTTCAAATGTCAAAATCAATTAATAAAAATGTAGATAATTATGGCTATAATTTTAAAGTAACAGCTAGTATAACACCTGATATATATAATTTATACATTTTAGAAAATAACAAAGAAATATTTTATGATTATGCATTAATTGATAGTTATAAAACAAGTGTTTTTATGAATGATTTATTTAGGAAAATAAAAGAAAATAAAAATCTGGATCTTTTAGAAGAAAGCGACGACGAAGAAGAATTTGAAAATATAGATTTAGAAAAATACGTTAATTTAGGAAAAAGTTATATTATTGAATGTTTTTATAATAAAAAATTTAAAAAATGGATCCCCAAAAATTTAGCAAAAAATAATATTATAATTGATAAAATTAAAATTAATTTAATTAAAAATAAAAATAAAATCTTTTTATAATATATAAAAAAATGTTGTTTGCGTCAAACGATCTAATTGTTCAGGAAGGTGGTACTAATAATAATAATAATAATTACAATAACAATCAAACCGCTGGTCGCAGAAGAAGAAGAAGAAGAGGCACCAGAAGAAGAAGAAGAACCGTGGCAGTTGGTGGAAGAAGAAGACCTAGAAAGTCGAAGTAATTAATTAATTATTAACTTTTTTAGTGTGTTATAATTTATAATATATTTATAAATTATAAATGAGAGGTGGTTATACTTACAATAAAAGAAGACAAGGATCTAGACGTATGTCAAGACGTGCCTCTAGAGGCAGAGGTGTAACAAGACGTTTAAACCGTCGCTAATAATATTATATATTATTACTATTTAAAGACATAATTAGTAATATAATTAATAAGTTATTTAGGAATAATTTATTCATTTTTTAAAGCATTGGTGCCCGAGCGGTCTAAGGGGTGCGACTCAAGTTCGCATGGCGCAAGCCTCGTGGGTTCGAACCCCACCCAATGTAAACTGTTCTTTTTTTTTATAATTTTATAAAATAAATTATAAAAAAAAACGTATATATTTCATGCTTTCTATCATGCTTTTTTCATGCTTTTTTAATCGCTATTAGGTCTAATACTCGTTTGACGCCTTAGAGGTGGCGGCAGCATAGTTGTGTAATCGCGACTAGGAAGAGGCGGAGTACAAGGTACATATGACTGGCTGCGCTCTACTTGTGTAAATGCAGTTGCCATGCTACTTTTTTGCCTATTTACAACATTTCCAACAGACCTATATGCTGCATTGCACTCATCAGTAGTTTCGCTATAATTGATAGCATGAGTTGGTAGAATTCCGATCTTAGATGCTTCAAAAATAGCGTCTTGATTTGCGCCCAAATAAATCAACTCAATGCTATATGTTTCCTGAGCGCTTTTAATGAGTTTCTTAAGAGACTGCACGTTGTACTTTTTACTACAATTTTCACAGCCATCAGTAGTAATATAAATCAAACATTTATCAAAACTCTGCGGATTATGGAGCTTTTTCTCCATAAAATAGGTGAGCGTAGACCCAATCGCATCATAAAGCGCTGTTTGCCCTCGCGGAACAAATTGGCTTAGCTCAAGGGGGCTAACATCATTAATATTTACAGACTTAGCCAACATGATTTCCTCATGGTCAAACAACTTAATAGATACATTCACAACCTCGTCAGGCTTTAGATCTTGCTTAATAATAGCTAAAGTCGAATTAATACCACCAACAGTGTCTGCTTCCTTGCCCGACATAGATCCAGAGCGATCAATAATGGCAACAACTTCTTGGATAATAGACATATTTATAGGTTGATTGGTTACTAACTAATATACAATAATTTATTTTTAAATCAATTTTTTTTATAGATTATAGATTAGTTTATATCTTTTAAAAATGCAAAAAAAGCAAATAATAATAAAATAATAATAAAATAATAAGCAAATAATAATAAAATAAAAATTGAAAATATATAAGGACTTATTTATAATTTATATATATTAATTATAAATGTCATATAAGGCAAAAGTATCAAATATTGATGAGCAAAATGGCATATTGACTTTTACATTAAGCAATGTAAATGTTAGTTATGCTAATGGATTGCGAAGAATTATGCTATCCGAAATCCCAGTTATAGCAATCGAGAGTTATCCACATGATAAAAATAACGTGACCATTTTTACAAATAAATCGCGATTAAACAACGAATTAATTAAACAACGATTGAGTTGCGTACCTATTCATATTGATGCTTTAGAAGATTTTCCATATAATGACTATGTGTTAGAAATAAATAAGACCAATGACACAAACCTAATTATTTATGTTACAAGCGAAGATTTTCAAATAAAAAATATTAAAACAGGGAAATATTTAACCCGGCTAGAGGTTCAAAAAATATTTCCACCAAATCCTATTAGCGCAGATTATATTGAATTATTGCGCCTAAGGCCAAAACTGTCTTCAAATAGCGATAAAGAGCAATTGCACTTAGAAGCCAAATTTACAATTAGCAATGCTAAAAATAGCGGCATGTTTAATGTTGTAAGCACATGCTGCTATGGAAATTCACTTGACCAAGTAAAAATTAAAGATGCATGGACACTAAAAGAAGCAGAACTTGCACTAAAACACAGCAAAGAAGAAATTGCAAACCTAAAAAAGGATTGGATGATTATTGACGCAAAACGACACTTTGAGGAAAATAGCTTTGACTTTATTGTCGAAACACTTGGAATTTATGATAATTTTAAATTGCTTGATATTGGAGCAAATATATTGATTAAGAAATTATATAGCTCTCTTAATTTAATAAAGGCAAATATTGATTATATAACGGAAGTCGAAGATACTATGGAAAACTGTTTTACTATTACATTAGAAAACGAAGACTACACTATTGGAAAAATCATTGAATTTAACTTTTATGACAAATATTTTGTCCAATCAAAAGACCTTAATTATGTGAGCTTTCTAAAGAAACATCCTCATGATAATTTTAGCATTATCAAATTATCTTATAAAAATCCTATCACAAAAGACGACATTATGCTTAATTATGAGGAATGCATTAATAGCTCAATATTGGTTATTAACTCAATTAAAGAATATTTTAGTTCTAAGTAATAGTTACGACCCTAAGTAATACTTACGACCTTAAGTAACTAAGTTATATTTTATTTTATAGTCAAAAAAAATTGATACATTTTTTTATGTAAGCAACTCTAATATTAAGAGCAAATAAGAAAATATGAGTTACTATTCTGAATTAGCAAAGCGAGCTGTTAAGGCTTGCTTTCCAGAAGTAAAACCAACACAAGTAATCCCGGTTACATATCTAGAACCACTTGATGCTAAAAATATTATCAAACAAGATGTGATGGACATTAACACAAATAAACTATGTTTTGCGTTGAGCGATGCACATGAGCGCTGCGGTGGTATACACGACAGTCATACTTCTATTTCAGATGAAGAGGCATGGCGAAAAGCAGCATTGGTATGGGCTGATACTTCACATACCAATGCTGCTTCCTACTATTCTTCAGATGGTACCAGATGGTGGGAAGTAGCGTCGGCATGGACAGAAGCAAAGACAAAAGCGAAGGATAGTGCAACAATCAAGACAGCGTCCCAGAGTGACACCGATGACACTTACTATTCAGACAACGAAGACGACTTCAGTGACGCTCCGCCTAGATGGAGTGATCAGCAAACGGAGATGAAGATGGAGGACTGGGCAGAAGCAGCGATGACGGCATGGGCGGCTGCGGAGGAGATGGAGGCGGTTGACTGTGCAGTGGTGGCAGCGATGACTGCCGTTGATAGGGCTGTGACAACACTAAGAGTGTCTAGAGCGGGTATAGCGGCGACAATCATACAAGCAGCAGCAAGAGGGCGAGCGGTGCGTGCTTGGAGCGTCTGGGTCTCATCAGCAAGTGCCGACGGGTTAGAAGAAACATGGGATGCACTAGTTACACAGGAAGATGTAGTTACACAAGAAGCTATTGTTGCATGGGAAGCTGTTGTTGCGTGGGCAGAAGCAAAAGCACAAGAACGGGAGGCAGCAATCAAGACATAAACCGACAATGAGTTTGATGAATAATAACTAAGTTATATTCTTGGTCTCCAAATTAAAGTATCTGAATATCCATTAAATAACATTGTTTTTTTATAACAAACAACGCTTTCATCGCGGACCTCTCTATATGATGGCGGTTCTAGGTCCTCATTATATAAGGAAATAATAGCATTAGAAATATCTAATGTAGGCACATTCTTTTTTCTTACATTCTTTGATCTATTAATATTTATAGTATTGTTATTATAATTATTATAACCTAAATCTGTAGGATTTAGATTATTTGTATTTTGATTATTTGAAGGTTTAATAAATGACTGCAGTTTATCACATATATAACCCATAGGATGCATCATGTTATATATTTATAAAATAAATATTTTTTATATATTTATTTTATAAAGATTAGAGAGATTTTTTATATAACAATAACAATAAGTATTCTAATATACCATTTCTTCGTTACAACTTTCTTCGCTTATAACACTAGTAGGACAAGCATTGTCAGATGTAACAGATTTATCATATTTTAAAGCTCCTGCTTGAGATCCTTGATTAAGATGAACATTTTTATAATTAATAATAAACATTTGCTGCGCTGGATGTAACGCATTTACATAATCAATCACATATTTTTTATCAATAATTTTATTATGCGGTTTAAGGTCAGTCTTGTATTTGTCATGTAACTTATACATATGCGATTTATATTCAAATTCATATTCTTTTAATGGCTTTTCTTTGCGAATAAAACAACTAATGTAATTCATAAATAAATTGCTTGTATAATAATAAAGAGCCAATTTAAATTTATTAAACATAACAGTATGCTCTGGATAATATTGCAAAAATTCTCCAACCTTATTTTCCTGCTTTAACGATAAATAATTAAACTGCAATTTTGGCTGATTACCTCGCAGTTTTCGGACCTCTTCATAACTTGCATTTCTAATTTTACTACGTGTCCCGTCTTTGCTATATAAAAAACATCCTACACAATTATATCCCGCGTTTCCAGATGCATAATATGCTTTAATTTCTTCAAAATTAGTTACTGGATACTTATTTACAAACTTAATATTACTATTAAGAAACACATATGGTGGACAATTTAGGAGAGATTGAATATTGATTTCATTAACACTAACTTGATCTAAATTATTTACACTTAATACATTATTAATGGGATGAATAATTTCATAAACTTTAACAAGATGAATAACAGGCGTAACAATAGGTGTAACAATCCTATTAAAAGGATGCTGCAACACAAAACTATATACATACTTTTCATCCAAACAATTAAGGTCTAAATTGCAAATATTGCATGCCTCAAAAAACATAGAGCGAAACGTAAGATTATAATAATCTTTGAAATAATTGTTGTTATCAAAATACTTGTAATTTTTAACATCATTGAAAAAAACAATGTTTCCACCAACAGTTGAGCGAGTAGCAATTTCCCATGTTTGTTTAATAGTATCATAAAACACATTAATCATAGTTCCATCAATATAATCCTCAACCCAACTGTTTTCCGGCGAATATGCATTTACAAAATACATATAGTCAAGCGATTTTTCGGGCGCAAAACACACAACCTTATTATTTCTGACAATAACCGAACGAAACTTGGCTATATTCAAATAGGCCGCAAAATCGGTCTTTACAATCGAATTAATTACTTCTTTAGAATATTTAATAATTTTATATTCATTGTTGTTAAATGTATATTTTTTAATAGTAAAATAATTGTCTTCATTCTTTAGAGCATTTGTAACATTAAGATTAATTGAATTATTAATACTTACCATATAACGGTTATATAATAATATTATTATTTGTTTGTTTATCTTTAAACCATTTTGCAATAACTATTTTTTTATAAACATAAATATCATAAAGTTCAATCTCTCTTTTTAATATTATTAACTTGAAATAATATTAGAATTATATTAATTTCTATTATAAATATAAGATTATATGAGCAAAGTAATACTACCTACAACAACAATAATACCCAAAGTAATAGATCCTAAACCAACAATAACAGCAACAGCAACAGCAACAGCAACAACACCTAAACCAACAATAACAACAACAACAACACAACCTAACCCAACAATAACACCCAAAGTAATAGTTCCTAAACCAACAACACCAACAACAACAGCAACAACAACAACAATAGCCCCTAAACCAACAATTCAACAAGTAATAAATGATCCCAGAGAATTAGCAGAAGAAACCCCGAAACCTATAGTATATAATATTAGCTTGCAACTTGGCGACATTATACAGCTAGACGCCCCATCAAATAGCTCATTACATGATAAAATTTACTTTATAAAGTTTATTAATAAGGAAAAAATAGTGTTAATTGATGCTGCTAAAATAATAACTTTAACAATAGGACTAAACGGTAAATTAGAAGAGGAGTCTATAAGTAATATACTCTTATTAAGTAGGCATAAAAGTCCGAGCTTTATTGTTCAAAACAATTTAGAAATAAAAAAACACATTTCCATTTATTTCGGAGAACCACTTCCAAAAGTATTGAATGGATTAATAACTAATATTGAAAATGACATGATAGAAGTAACAACATTACCAGAAAACGAAGTATTATATATAGATTTTGCATATTCAGGCATTCCTGAGCATTTGAATATTGAAAAAATTATAATACGCGAAAAAGTGGATGAAACTAAATTAGTAGCGTCACAGTCGCGCGACGAAGGATTAACTTCAACCGACGCATTAAACAAAACATTGTTAGACAACGACGACCAAGAACTAAACTATGACTTAAAAGTATATGACAGCGTAAAAGAATACGAAGACATTATTATAGATGTTATTGATTTAGGGGTTGATCTAGGCCCTATAGAACATGAAGTAAATGTAGCCGAAGACGAACAGCGTTATAGTTTAGATAAACAAGTCAACGACTATTTAGATAAATTGATAAACGCATTTTTGCCGGAACAACGCAGCCCAGAAGTAATAAATAAAATACATAGCGAAATAAATTATTATTTGCAATTACGGACTATTTACTCCAACTTTGATGATAATAACAATCCTTCAATTATAGACGAGCGCGGAGAACATTATAAATATTTAAAAGAACAACTATTCAATTTAAACAGAAAACTATATTATATATTGCCGGTTGTATCAAATGTGCGCAACTTACTAATAAACGACGTTAGCGAAATCGACGAAATGGAAGACAAAAATTCTTATAATTATCAACATATTGGAGAGTTTATTGAAACGCTCAATGATGTAGCAATGAAATGGAGTAATAACAGCTCAAAAGAGAAAATAAATAATTACAAAGAACACATAAAATCTCTCTTGGAGCTCTTAGACAACAATATAAATTATAACGAAGAAAACATAAATGTAAATGGCCAAATAGAAATGGTAAATTCTATTGTAGACGATTTTTACAATTATAGTGTCAAAAAAGGCGAACTTACAAAAAGCCGGTTTTTAACAGATGTATATAATGACGGCTATAATATGTTAGAAACTTATTATGCAAATAATAAGAAATTTACTAAACCTATCAAAATAGTACCCAACGACTTTGTCAAAATAATAGGATTTATCACATTACCGCTACCGTTTTTCAATTTATCTAAACTACACAGTCCATACACAAATATATGCGATAGGTCCAATCTTGACCACCACTTTATAGCCATTCAAAGTCTATTAAACAAGCAAACATTATATAATAAATATGTCTTGGAAAACGATACAAAAGATGACTATATTAACAATCATACTAATATTCATAATAATACCCTTTTATCCACAATAAATAATTTTAGTTCAGAAGAAAACGACCTTCCTTATTTGGAAAGCATGAATTATTTAATGGAAAGCTTTGTACCGACGGCCAGCGCATTTATTGATGAATATGTGAAACTTTATAGCGTCCAATCTCTCGACCACCGACGCTACAATTTACAGAATTTCGTATATGATCTTCAACCGCTAAACATAGATATATATAACCTACATGTTAATGACTATAAAAAAATAGGCAAATTAGTGGATGCAAATATTGACTATTATAAAAAAAACTATAAAGCCAACGAAACAAGATTTGTGGAATTCTTGAAAACTATAGCCGATCTTAATAGCAATATATACAACAACCCTTTAAATAATAGCAAATACAATAATCTACAATTTTCTTTTAATATATTGACAAAGGACTTAAAGGCCGAATTATTTAATTTTTATAAAATTAGCGAAGACTTATTTAATAGTAACGAAGAATTGTATAGCGCTATTGTGAAAATAGATAATGCGGAATTCTTTATGCAATGTATAAATAAAAATATAATGGATTTAGTGGTGGGAAACTTGCTAGAAAACTTTATAAAGGCTCACTCCCGAGAGAAAGAAGAGAGCGAAGAGCGCAAAAACCAGAAACAAAATCAAAATCAAAATCAAAATCTTAGTCCAGATGATCCGCGTAATCTATCATCAGTAGATAATTTATCATCAGTAGATAATTTATCATCCAAAGATATATTAAAAAAGGACTTAGACGAGCTACAGTCTACATGTGACAGTTACATATTGTCAAAAAAATATAACTCTTTACAATCACTAGAAAACGACAATAATAAATTAACATATTTTGACGCTATTTACGACAATACATTTTACAGCATAATAAATGATTATAAAACAGAACGCGCAAATATGGATCGCAAACAGTTTGTCGACTTTATAGCAAATAAACTTATGGGGCAATTGAGCTTAACAAAACAAAAAGCATATAGAGAGGCAGCAGCAATTGTTGATGAAAAACGCGAAGTAATTGACGGAGATTATGCACTATTAACCGATAAAACCAGCAACAAAAATTACATATATATAAGAGTAAATAATACATGGACATTAGAGCCAAAGTTTGAAAACAATTTTGTCATAGAAACCAACCAAATATTTTGTAATAGCAATAAAGACTGCGTTTCGGTTAATGAAAAATGCATGACCAATGAAGAAGCGAAAAAAGCCAACATAAATAAAGATGTGGACGAAATATTAAAGAGTTTCGAAAATAAATATGACTTAAGCATAGAAGACATTAAAGGCAAAATAAACTCAAATTATGAAAATTCTAAAAAAAGAATAGCAAAAATTGAATTGCTAAATAGATCAAGTCGAGAGAAGATTAGCACCTATTTATTAAGCCTTTCAGACGTCCAAGAAAGTAAGGCGGCAATGTCTCCATATGAGAAATTGAGAGATCACATATTAAAGATGAAAGATTTAGCCTATAAATATAGTTGCATTAATAAATTGTGCCTAAATTTTACGAGAAACGCAATAAAAGATGAGCCACCACAATGGCTTTATTGTATTCAAACAGGAATTCGCTTGATCCCCTCCTTTTTCCTTAAGTTAGCAAACGTTTTTATCAATAAAATGGACTATGCGCGCGAATTAGATGCTATTTGCGCAGAACGAGGCACAATTAGCGACGATAATAATTTTTGGGTAGACAAATATAGCGGCTACATCATTAAGACAATAGCATTTGACACCGAAGAAGGTTATGATGAAAAAGGCTTTAAACTATATACAAGAGCAAATGTTGAGGAAGATTATAATATTAGTGTTAATGTTAATGCTGCGCTAAAAGATCAAGAAATAATGCAATTAAAAGAAAAAGCAAATCCTAAATCGCTAAATCCAAATATTGGAGTAATTACAAATATAGTAAACGCAATGAGCACTAATATGGGAATAAATATTAGCCATAATCATGAACTGCTAATTAATAATGTTTTAACAATACAAAATTCAAATATTCCATCGCAACAACAATATGAGCAATTTATTTTAAAAGCAACGCAAAAAGAGGGCAAAGTAAAGGCAATGCCTACTTATAAAGAAGCATACAATTCGTCGCTGCTATTGTTAACATTGGCTTTTCTTGTATATTGCATTCAAATAAACATCCCGTCTTTGCAATCAAAAAAGACTTTTCCGGGCTGCATTAAGTCGTTTAAAGGTTATCCGCTAGACGGCGAACAAGATAAAACGTCTATTGCATATATAGCTTGTATTGCTAGTAAATTGAAAAGTTCTATTGATCCGTGGAGCAGTTTATTAAAAATGTCGGAAAGCACAATTATGAAAAAAATGGAGGCGCTTATTGAAAAATATATACTTCCAAATAAAGAATTGGTCTCTCATTTGAATAAAAAACGCGCCTACTTATTATCGGAAGACGCGCAAAAAGACGCAATACCGGAATATTTATCCATTAACAATTGGCACACATTTAATCCGCCACTAAACGACGTTAATATTATGTCGGAAAACGTGGAACCACTAGACGATACCTTTAAAACCATCTTATATGACACATTTTCTAGAGGAAGTCCAAATAATATTAAAGAAACGTTAGAAGCAAAAGCAATATATAGCAGTTATTATATTATTGAAAAAATCCAAAACATTGTTAAGAAAAATAGCCCATTATTGAAAAACGCAAATGATAATCCATTCTTAGAAAATGCATGCTGTAATTCGAGCAAAAACACTATTGACTATTTTATAAGCGAAGACAAGTCAATAGCAACTTATAACAATTATGTTGCCTTTTATAATAATATATTAGCTAGCATAGACCTATTAACATATGCTCCGCAATTATATGACCCAAGAAACACGAAACAAAAACGCGTTTCCACTGAAACATCATTTAGCGAAGAATTAGTATATAAAGCATTTATACACTTTTGCAACTTTAATAATCAAATTCCGCTAGACGACGAATTGCGAGGACTATGCTTAGACAAACCGGCAAAATATGATAATATTAATAGCAAGCCTATGAAAGATATAATTAGTTCTCTCAAAGATGAAGGAAAGGTGTATAATTTTTCGGCGTTTGTTGAGTTAATACATATAATAAGTAAGCGAAACATAATACATGTAGCGGCGCATTTTCCCATATTAAACAATATTGAGGCAATGCGTATATTAATTGAGGCATATAGACAAAATAGCTACTATAACTTGGACGATGACTTAATAACTAACTTAGAAGTCTTACTCGACAACTTTTCAATAACTGCGGACGAAAATAGCGAACTTCGCAATTTCAAGAACTTTATAGGTAAGTCAAATGTGCTATTAAAACAAAATATATTACAAATAATTAGCAAACAAACCTCAATAAGCAAGTCGGATGTTGCAAAATTCTCTCAAAATTTGGCCATTCAAATAGATGTTGAAAACATTAAATTTCACCAAAACTATATTATAAACTTTTTATATATTTTTCCGTCAATCATTAGCAATAAAAATATTAATTATGGAGCAATTCCAAAGCATTGGAAGCTATCCGAAATACACGTTAAGGACCTTGCTAATATAATACAAAAATATTATAACAATTTAAATAATTTTAACGTGCGACCTGAGCTATTAATTGCATTCAAAATAATAGCTAAACGCTGCAAAATATTGGTGGAATTAATGCGCCTATTTTTATATGATAAAAATCTCATGGCTAGTGCAAAGTCGACCGTAAAAATCAACAGCATATTTGACGAACAAGTGGTAACAATGTTTTACAATTTTATATTTTATAAATTGATCAATGAACTAGTAAATATTAGCGAAGACGAAGAATTTTTACTAGAAATTCAAGCATTAGAAATAAACGACTATGCAAAAGAACTATTTTTGAAAAACAGTGTTGCTTACGTTTTAGAATATATAAACATAATGTCTAATCATTACAATTTGGTTAATAATGGATACAAAAAGGTGAAAGAGAAAATTAATATGGCAAAAGAAAAGGAAAAAACCATTATTACCGATTTCCTTAAAAATCTCTCTGATGAAGAACGCGAAATTGAAAATATTTTGAAAAATAATAAGCTTGAAAAGTGGAATAAAGGCATGCAAAAAGGACTAACCCAATATGTAAAAGAAAATTACGATGAAGAACGCGAAGCATTAGAAAAACAGGCGCTAAAAGAACGCAAATTACAGCAAAACAATAATGTAACCGCCATGAATAGAGAATTGTATAATCTTGATAACGACGAAGCTGAGGCAAGAGGTCAAGCTATAGATGAAGAAGAATATAGCTTGTCTAATGTCCCGGATGATGATGATTTCAATTATGACAACGATCAAGATGGAGATTATTCAAACGGCCCAGATGACCGAGATTACGATTAGGATTAAAACTTTTTTTTGCAGATTTCTTTTTTACAGATTTATTTTTTACAGATTTTTTTTTTATGTTTACATAATTTTCCATTTTCTAATATTTTAAATATTTTATTACTATAATTTATAATAATAAAATAATGAGTTATCTTGGCTTGTCAAGCTTTGTACCTCCACAAGAAACTACTATAGAACTCACAATGGAAGAAAAAAATAAGTATATAAGTAGTGTTCTAACTAATGCAAGAGAATTAGCAGAAAAAGAGGAATTTTGGAGAGAATTAAGAGAAGAAGCACAGAAGCTGGCATTAGCAGAGGAGCAAAGAGAAAATGAACGAGCAATGGAAGAGGAAAATAAACGAAGAAAGGAAGAAAGAGAATTAGCAGAAAAAGAGGAATTTTGGAAAGACATAAAAAGAAAAGCGCGGAATCTGGCGTTAGCAGAGGAGCAAAGAGAAAATAAACAAAAAAGATCAAAAATACAAGCTTTAGATCCATCATCTCTAGCTAAACTTATACATTATATACATAAACAGAAACAGAAACAGGATAAATCGTTTTTACATATTATTAAAGATATTGACACTGATTTAACTGATTTTATAAGAGCTATCTATAGTCCTGACATTAAATTTAATAAGAAACAATTTAATAATGAACATTATAGGACATTTAATAATACTATAACTAATACTATAACTGATATATCTGATAAAATTACAGCTAGTAAAAATATAGCTGGATATAAAAGAAAGTCTAAACATTACAAGTCTAAACATTACAAGTCTAAACATTACAAGTCTAAACATTACAAGTCTAAACATTACAAAAATACAAATAGAAATACAAATAGAAAAACAAATAGAAAAAAAAACACACAATTTAGAAGAACAATTCGTCGCCTAAATAAAAAAACCAAAAACATGTAATATAATTAAAATATATACTTATTTGTATATAGCAATAATGGGTTTAGTATATTCGGATACATTGAAAGAATGGTGCGAAGCAACACTACAATTTTATCAAATAGACGGTATTCCTGTTCCACGAATTATTGATAATTATTGTCATCGTGTGTTATATGGAAACGCTGGTAATAGAAAATCATTAACACACCATCGCAAAAATACAAATCGCAAAAATACAAATAGAAAAATATACAGACACATTAGAAGATCAAGTCGTCGCCCAAATAAAAAACGCTAATTTTCCATAGAAAACTTTTTAATACTTTATATTTATTAGCTTGGTGTAAGGAAAACACAAAGTAGAAAACTTTTTAATACTTTATATTTCTTAGCTTGTTGTAACGGAAACCTTCTTTCAGGATGATTTCTTAATTCTTCCGCTAATTTTTGCCTAGTTGTTCGTTTTTCATATTTTCCCTCAGCTAAGTCGTAAATATTTATAACTACTTTTGCTTTTAATAGACGACGTGCTTTTGTTATAGATGGTTGCTGTTCTTCACCAAATAGCACCAATATCTTATTTAACCATAACAAATCATTTAAATTTTTTTCCATAGTTTCACAAATATGCTCTCTTTCCTTAACTATCTTTACAATTAAAACATGAAGGTCTTCATAATCTTCACTATTTATTAAATTCATAATAGGATTGAACTTAATATGCTTACTCTTTAGTTTAACTTTTAATTCGTCTATTAAATCGTAATAAGTAGAGGCCATTATTTTAATGCTATTATAATACTATTATAAATAGCATTTAAATCAATACTATTTATAATAAAGAGGAAAAATTAATATATTTTAATATATTATAGATGTATAGAAATAACTTTAGTAGAAAACTTTTTAAAACCAAAAATAAAAAAAGAAAAACAAAAATAAGAAAACAAAAAACAAAAATAAGAAAACAAAAAACAAAAATAATGAGAGGCGGAGGTGAAAGAGAGGAGTGCATTGACTATTTAAAGACCTTAACGGAATATTCTAAAATTAAATTATATACATTTTCTGGGATGATAAAAGGCTTACAAGATGTTTATGATAATACACCATTAAGTGAAAAAATAGATGAACTAATTAGAAAAATAGATGAACTAATAGGTGCTAATTATACCTTGAACAAAATGAATGATGTTGTATCTGAATGTCGTAATGTTTTAAATTTATTATTATTATTATTATTAAAAATACGACAGCAACCCGATAAATTGGATAGAAATATTGATAAAAATATAATAACTACAATTATTCATATTTATGAAATTATCTTTGGTTTAGAAAGTATAATACAAATTAATGTTAACACGGATAAGGAGTACATTACCTATTTTGAAGATAAAATGAATAAATTAATAAATACATATTTTGATGAAGATGCAACACGTAATCAAGCAGATTTTTTTTGTTTTTCTTTATACAAAGCGTATAAAGAATATGGCGGAACAGAACTTACAAATAATATCACTGTAATTTGTGAAGAGCTAAATAAAGCCATACATGCTAACCAACGTATTTATTACAATATTAAGAAACTAGCAGACTGGTTGTTGAGAGATGTATCAACAATAATAGTATATATAAGAAACGTGGATAATTTAATAGGGGAAATAAGGGAAGAGGAAGAATGGGAAAAGAAAATAGGGGATTTTATGAGTTACATTACACAAATTATTCTTATATCGGAAATAATAGATCAAGGAATTGAGAATTCAAAACTGAAAATTCAAGGTTTGATATTGAAGATAAAGGAAAAGACAAAGGCAGCAACAAGAATACAGACACACACACGCTCCCGAAAGGAACAGAAGAAACACAGAGACGCAGCATCGGTGAGAGCAGCGACAATGTCAAGGGCAGCTACAAGATTACAGGCGCAGCAGCGCGGTAAAATAAGTCGAAGAGATGCATTGATAACTGATGAATTACAATTTCAAGCAGAACGAGCAGAACGAGAAGCAAAACGAGAAGCAAAACGAGAAGCAGAAACAGAAAAATGGCTTCAAGAGGAACTCGACAGGATCTAGCGTGTGTGACTGAATATGTAAAAACAAAAGTTTGGTAATATAGACAGTTTATACGCTACTATTATAAATAGCATTATAATCAATACTATTTATAATAAAGAGGAAAAATCATTTTGTAAAATCTGCTTTTAATATTATTGCTTCAAGCGCTTTGAATTTATCAAACGTTTTATTTATATTTGCATTTAATATTGAAACATCAATCACATATAGTCCTATTAATTTTAATTTGTTACCTTTGCTGCCTATTTGATTTGCTGGTAAAGATAAAAAATAACAAATTAACAAACAAATTTTCTAATTATTCTTCATGTTCTTCTTCTTCCAATTCATCATCATTAACATCAACATCAATGCCTACATTTTTAACAATTCCCTTAATAAATTGCTCAGCTAATTCTTTATTATTTTCAATTTCGTTTTCCAATTGCTTAATAAGATTGCAATTATAGTCACAATAGGCAACAATCTCCTTCTGCTTTTCGAGAGAAGGGACGGGGATTTTTAGTGATTTTAATTCATCCATTTCTAAATTTTTTTGTGCTGTTCCTCTTGCACAATTATATATAATATTTTGATTGTGTAATAAGTAATATCCAATATATTTATGTAATAAAATTTCTGTTTTAGGTTTTACTGACAATCCACTATCATTTAAGAATATTTTTTGATTAATAAATCTAACACATTCTAACGATAACGCAAATCTTCCAATAAGAATATTAAATCCATCACGATTAAATGTTTCCGTTGAAAACATTGCTCTTCCACTTCCATAAACTGGATATTCTCCTTCAATATTATTACTTCTAACAATTCTTGTTCCATAATCAATACTACAAACCTCTCCTAACTCTTTCACATTATTCTCTCCAAATAATTTTTGATTATTCAAACAAAACTCATTTAATTGCTTCAATTCCTCAATCTTTGTTAAACTTGTTTTATTTGCTTTTTCATATATATAATCTAAATAGGCTACAATAGTTTGCTGTTTTTCGAGAGAAGGGATCGGGATTTTGAATTTAGATATATCATTTGTAGAAATATTAGGTTGCGCAGTTCCTTGTGCTAAACCTAATACTTTTTCATCAATATTACAACATACATACCAATAATATATATATTTTTGATAAATACCTGGTTTTGCATTTATCTTGCCTACTCGTTGGTTCAAATAAGATTTATTTTCTAAATTATATATTCCTATTTTTCCTGTTGTAGCACCACTTAATGCTATTAATATATCCCCTTTTTGTATTTCAAATGATTTATATTTATTATTTTCTTCAATATATTCCGTTATTTTATTTTCATCAATGATTCCATTTTGAATGGATTTAATTTGTAGAATACCAATATTTGTAGCATTTTGTTTTTCATAATTAGTTGATTTAAAAGAATAACCATTTTGAAACTCACAAACCTCTCCGAGTGTTTTTACTACTACATCTTCTTCATATTTGTCTTCTACACTTTCATCTTTCATATATTCTGCGTAATTAAGCCCATAAGAATTACTAACAATTTTCTCAATAGGAACTTCAACCAATAGATTTTTAACATCTTCATATGGATTAAAGTCATAAAATGCTACTTTGCTAGTTTGATGTGTTTTTGAGAACTTATAAGTTCTTCCATTTTCTTTTTGTGTTTTAGAAGACTTGATTGTAGTTTCTAAAACATCACTTCCTTCTCTCTTTTTCACAAAATAAAACACACAGGTTTTAATCGAAGTATAAGTGAAAATTCCAGATGGCAAATAAATAATTTCTTTTAAATCGCATGTTTTCATCAAATATTCTCGTACGGCTACTAATGTTTTATTAGTTTTTGAAAATAAATCTTGTCCATCAGGTAATACAACTGCAGCCTTTCCATTGATTTTTAACATATAAATAATTGCTTGAATAAACAAACTAACTGCGTTATCCGATTTAATAGGAATATATTCGTTTTTAAGCGAACTTTCAAAATCATCATATTTTAATCCTTTAATACCAAATGGTGGATTTGCTAATACGTTATCAAACTTTCGACTAATAGGTTCTCTAATACTATCCCCATTTTCTAATTGTTCGAACATATGACCCGATGAAATTAACATATTTGAAACAGCGAGTTGATATGTGTCTGGGTCTAATTCTTTACCATATAATCCTTGGGTTTTAATAAAATCCCAATTAGGTTCTATAGCTTTAACTTTTGCTTGTTGTAAAATAACTTGCAAATAACTAATTAGGAAACCACCTGTTCCCATTGTAGGATCTCCGCAAGTTTCTATTGTCCCATCTGCTTTAATTTGTGGATTAATTAACTTTACCATCATTTTCTTTACCAATGGTTGAGTAAAATATTGTCCTAATACTTTACCTGTCATAATATCTTGGAAAACTTCTTCATAAGCATTACCCAAAACATCATAATCAGTGCTGGATAAATCAAGTTTGTATAATTTCTCAATTATTTTTTTATAACTTGATTGGTGACGAATATCAAAACCTTTATCTTTCAAAAATATATTTTTTGTAGTAGGGTGAACCGATAAAATAATATCCCATAAATATTTCATAATTACAGGAATATTTTCCTCTTTTTCATCTGCTAATTTAGTAAAACGAGAGATTGCTAATAGTCTCTTTTTATTAACTTCAATAACACTTTCATCAAAATGAGAAGCAAAATCATATTCATAGTCATCAATATTTATTTCATTTCCAATGTGAGGTTCAATTAATTTAAGTATTAACAAATACGATAAATTTTTTAATGCTTTTTCTCCAGTAATACCTTCATTATCTCTCAATACATTTAAACATGACTTGAATACACTAGTAAGATGAGACTTAATATCATTACTAGTTTCTTTTGCTTTAGCAATTTGCTCCATTTCTTCTAAACTAATACATGGAGCCTTTTTGATTTTATGTCTTGTATAATCGCACTTTTGAGTAAACACCTTTTTGCATAATTCGCAGCTATAACTTTTAGGATTTGCCATTTATATATATTATATATAAAAAAAAGTAATTTTAACTTTAAATCAATTTTTTTAATATTATTATAATTTTTTTAAAAAAAAGCATTTTTTACTTTCGCCCAACTTACAAAATAATACTAGGAGACTTTTTCTTATATTTAATTTCAATTAACTCTCGTAAATCTCTCAAATTATAATAGTCAACCCAAAATCCATAAGGTGGAAATAATACATCTTTTGCACATAATTCACTACAAACGATTGCTAAATCTAAATTCTTAAAATAAGCGAACTTAATTTCTGGATATAAATCCAAATATTCATTTACCTTACTTTTACATGTTTTCAAGTCATAATAAACTCGCTCTATGCTTAAATAATCAATCCAATTTGTAAATACTCCTTTATAAGCTGTTTCAGGGTCATCTGGTAACTTGTTCAGTCTCAAAGTTAAAGCATAATAGTCTTCCTTAGTCTTAACATTATGTTCAGCAATAATTTTCTTTGCTTTTTCGTAACTTGTTCCTAAAGCACATCGCTTTACTGTTTTAAGTCTTAATTCTTGTTCCAATAAATCACTATCAACATCTGGCTTAGGGTTTGGTTTAGGTCTAGGCTTATAAGGACCTGATTTAGGTGGAATATCGACCCTAACCACCTTAATCTTATAACTAATAGTTTCATCTTCGAGACCCATTTGATAAATGACTTCTCTCACCTTTTTCCAATCTGAGTTATTGCTATTATCCAACCAATTGTTATTATTTATAATAGGCAAAATGATTTTAGTTAGCTTGTCAGGTTGTTTAGCATTCTTTCGACTAGCTCTTAGCGCTGATTGCACTATGCGAATATTAGAGGTCATATTTTCTGCAAAAACTACACCATCCAATAAAGGAAAATCCCAGCCTTCGCCTAAACAATATACACAAGTAATAATGCCATAATGCGCCTTTTCAAACGATGCAAGTATATTTTTTTGTGTATCCTTATTCATAGAGCTATCATAATTAGAACAATATAAATCATCTAGAGTAAAATAACTCTTACTTAACAGCTTTTCAATATAGCTATTTACTTTTAGCGCATGTTCTTTATTATTGACATAAATCAATAAATGATGTGAGTGTCCATCAGCAATACTTTTTAAGCCAGCATAAGCACTTAAAAGTAGGCGTTTGTCGTTTTCGTCATCATTACTAGTATTGTTACCCTGATTAGTAATTAATAAAGCTAATGTGTTTAATTGAGCTTCATCAGTATAAAGGGTTTGGATTATGTAATCACAAACAATGTTATTTTGAATTGCCCACAATAATGGGCGCTTGGTAATAATTTTTCCAAAATAAGCTTCATTACTATTTGAAATTAATAAGTCATCATCACAAGAACAGTCTTTATTTTCTAAAATTTTTAGCGTAGCGGTTAATGATAATTGTTTAACACATTTGACATCTAATATTTTCACATATGTCTTATGTTTTTCTTCAATAATATGATGACTTGTTAAGTGATGAACTTCGTCCAAAATTTTCATATCAAATGTAAAGTTTGCATATAGGCTAGCACTGCAAACTTTATGAGAGCTTGCGTAAGTAGTAATTACAATACACTTTTCTTTATTTTTATTTAAGAATAATGTAACGTCTTCAATATTAACACTGCCTTTAACAATTAAGCACGGACAACCAGGAAATAGTTGTGCAATAACCTTTTCCCATTGAACCAATAATAATATATTAGGAACACCAATAAGAATAGTATGCGCAGCTAGGTCTTGACTAATCCATAGTGAAATAAGTGTTTTTCCAATTCCACATATTAACACAAGAAGACCTTTATTATGTTCTTGAAAATGTGATAGCGAGAGATTAATTACCTCAGTTTGATCAGTTCTTCTAGTATATGGGCTTTTTTTAAGAGCCTTTAACTTTTTAATTAGGCGACGGACACTTTTTTTATTAACATATTTTGAAATTTTAGCAATATATTCTTTGCGTACTATGTTCTTTATTTCATCACATGTTAGCAATCTAGCTTCAATATCGTGTTTTATTAATTGCTCTTTTATTAATGGAATAATTTCTTTTTTATAAAATTCTTTGCCCGCAAAAGGCCGACGCACATGAAAGCTCTTAAAATCTTCGCCTAATTTTGCTTCAGCAAGAGACATTTTTGCAAGAGGAACTTCAAAAACATATGAAAAGTCGCCTTTTATAAATTCACCCGTTATATAAGTTGTTTCTCTATTTGTAATATTTTGCGTTTTGCCCAATTTACAAACGCCATATAATTCATATGCTTCGTGTATTCTAATATAAATATAGCCGACTTTTGCCATAAATAAGTCTGCTAATTATATTTTATACTTAATTTTAAATTATAAAATATAATTAAAGTTATCAATTTTTTTCAAGAAAAAAACATATATTTATATATATTATACATGAGCAAATCAAGAAAGTTAGTTTCAAAAAACAATAAAAAAAATAATTATACAATGAAAAAATGTAAAAGCTTTTGCAAAAATGATTACAAGCCTGAAATGGAGAAAATGAGTAAAAAGAGAGCACAAGAAGAAAAGTATAGTTCTTTTTTTATGAAATTTGTAAACGATGCCAAAAAAAAGTATCCAAGTGTGTGTCAAAAGATTTATTGTAATCCAGACTGTAAAGAAGGTTATACTTTCAATGGTGATAAAGCATTTGAAAGTAAATTTAGAAAAAAATTAAAAAATGGATTTGTTGAAGATTATTCTGCAAGCGAAGTTAAATTGTTTAAAAAGAAAGGAGCATTATCTGGGTGTAGTAAAGTAGGAAAAAACTATCAATATGGATATAATGTTTTTCATAAATAAACTATTATTTTCTCAATAAAACTATTATTTTCTCAATAAAACTAATATTAGCTTATTATATATGGCGGCGTCTTCTTCTTCATCGTCAAAATCAGATTTATTAACAAAAGAAGAATTGGAAGCAATTGATTACCAACATTTAGTTGTAATGGACAATATGTATTCGTTTAATATAAGTAAAAAAACTAAAAGCACAAAGAAGGACAAAGAATCAATAATTAAAAGATTATTAAAATATGAAGTTAAAAGAAGCAAATTTGATCCTGTAGAAGCTTCTTATTTAAAATATGAATTAGAAAATCCAATAGCAAAGTCATTACCTTCTGGGACCTTTTTACCGCCTTATTTAGTAGGAGAAATATATAACATGAAAGAAGAGCTAGAAGACAGAGATTATGAAATGGACTTTCTAAAAAATATATTTGAGCCAACTGCAAGACCACAAAATTTTGGTGCATTTTTTAATTTTACTATTAACGGTTTTAATGTTAGACTACGTATGCAAGGCGACGATGCGCGATTTAATGCGCACGTCGAAAATTTATATAGTCCAGACTTTTTTATTAAAGATTATAACTATTTAGTGCGGCGTTTCGGGCTAAATGCCAAACGATTACAAGAAAGTGGAGCATATAGAGACACAATCGGTCATAGGTCGGGATTATACGGACCTCAACCACCATTTACAACTACAATTCCTACTAGGGGAATTTTTGAGAGCTATGCCAACTTTAAACGCTTACATATTGAAAAATTTTTTTATGAGCATGTATTGGCAGCTTATTCAATGATTATAGTTATTGGTGATGTAATGACAACTATATTTAATTATTGGAATACTAATTATGTTCCTAGCTATCCGGAAGATAGTGCAAACACAGAATTACAAACACCTTATTTGCCTCATGCTCAAAATAAGCCAGTAAATGTATTAAAAGTTTATATTAGCGCATTAAATAAACTATTGTTAAAATTGCGCGGTTACAAAATATTATTAAGTCCTAATGTAATAAATGGTATAAATAGAAGATTGGACACCTTAAATGAGTTTTTAGTTGAACCCGATGCTAGCATACTAGACCAAGCAAACGCCAAATTTAGAGTTAGAATTATAGAAAAGGGACCAACATTTCCTAAAAAGCAGCGTTCATATACTCCACGCAGAAAGTCTAGTCGTACAACGCGTCGGCAAAAATCCATATAGTTTTTTAGTGTTTTTATTTTATTTTTTATTACAATAAAATAAAATAAAGCTAGTCCATTTAACCGCTACACATTAAGCAGTCTTTTTTATCATCTTCGTCATCATCTTTATCGGCTTTCTCCTTATCGCCCTTATTCTTGGGCTCAATAGTAAATTGTTGCGCTTGATGCTTTGCTTTTCTGCGCAAATAATATATTCCTGTTTTAAGGCCGGCCTTCCAAGAATAAAAATGCATACTTGTGAGAATTTTGGAGTCGGGATCTTCAATCCATAAATTCAAGCTTTGTGATTGGCAAATATAAGCGCCTCTATCGCGAGACATATTAATAATTTCTTTCATGGGTAATTCCCATACAGTTTTATATTTCTCTTTCAAATGAGGCACCAAATCTTGAATATGACTAACACTGCCTTTATTTGCAATAATACTATTTTTTAGATCTTCGTTCCATAGTCCAAGCTTCAATAAATCTTCCACTAAATATTTATTAACTAACACAAAATCACCCGCCAAAGTTTTCCTACTATAAATATTGCTTGTAATAGGTTCAAAGCACTCATTATTTCCTAAAATTTGACTAGTGCTAGCAGTGGGCATGGGAGCAACAAGCAAGCTATTACGAATTCCATAAGTCATAATATTTTCTTTTAGCGCAGCCCAATCATAGCGCCCAGAGCTAGGAGTAACATTCCATAAATCAAACTGTAACTGTCCATAACTTGCAGGAGATCCTTTGAATGAACTATATGCTCCAAGAAATTCGCTGTCTAAGTTGTCAATTTCGGCTTTAACGGGTTTAACGCTAGCAAGTGCTTTCTCAATTAATTTGTCATTTTCTATAGCAACATGAATTGATGCGTCACTAACATTATAAATATTGTATTCCCTACATTCGTCTTCGTCAGAAACAAAAGTCCAATTATTTAAATAATATTGCACTTTCAAAAATCTCATATATTCAAGTCGTTGCTTAGATAATAACATGCTCTTTTCTAATGCCGCATAATAGATTGTTTCAAAGATTTTAATATTAATTTCTTTTGCCTGGTCTGATGTAAAAGCCAAGTCCATTTTAAAGAAAACGTCTGCTAATCCTTGAATTCCAATTCCAACAGGCCGATGTTTAAAATTCGATCGCTTTGTTTTTGGTGTAGGATAATAATTAATATCAATTACATTATTTAGATTTGACACTACAATTTGCACAACATTGTACAACTTTTCATAATCGAACGTCTTAGCTTCAGTAATATACATAGGTAACCCTAAAGAAGCTAAATTACATACCGCGGTTTCTTGCGAATCGCTATATTCAATAATTTCCGTACATAAATTAGAGCTTTTAATTGTTCCTAAATTTTTCTGATTAGATTTAGCATTTGCCGCATCTTTATATAACAAATAGGGTGTTCCGGTTTCCATTTGCGAATCTAAAATTTTAATCCATAAATCGCGCGCATTTATTTGCTTGTTAAATTTGCCCTCATCTTCATATTTTAAATATAATTCTCTAAAGGCCTCACTGTGGCAATCGCTTAGTCCTGGGCATTTATCAGGGCAAAACAAGCTCCATACTTTATTGCCCATAACTCGCTCCATAAAGAGGTCACTGATCCATAGCGCATAAAATAGGTCTCGACATTTGCTTTCTTCGTCTCCATGATTTTTTTTCAAGTCTAAGAAATCTTCAATATCCGGATGATGCGGCTCAATATAAATGGCAAAACTGCCATTACGCTTACCACCCTGGTCAACATAGCGCGCGGTTTTATTAAACACACCTAACATGGGTATTAATCCATTTGATGTTCCGTTTGTGCCTTTAATATATGCACCCGAAGACCTAATATTGTGAACATGTAGTCCAATACCGCCTGACCATTTAGAGATTTGCGCACATTCTTTAAGGGTGTTAAAAATGCCTTCGATCGAATCGGATTCCATAGACAGCAAATAACACGAACTTAATTGTGGTCGCGGTGATCCGGCATTAAACAAAGTAGGAGTGGCATGAATAAAATATTTTTGCGACATATAGTCGTATGTTTCTTTCACCTTTTCCATATTTGACCCATGAATAGTAAGTGCAACTCGCATGAGCATATGCTGAGGGCGCTCAACAATGATTTTATTGCAACGCATTAAATATGCGCGCTCTAATGTTTTAAAACCGAAAAAATCAAAAGCATAGTCACGCTCATAATCTATAAAAGAATTAATAATTGCTTTATTGGTTTCTACAATATTCATAATGTCTTCATGAATTAATCTAAAGCTATTATTATTAATGTCTCTGTAATCATAGAGCTTTTTAACTGTTTCATAATAACAGTCGCTTGTATTTTTATGTAAATTTGAAACAACAATAGCACTGGCTAATTTAGTATAGTCCGGATGGACCGAAGACATAGAAGCACATTGTTCGGCAGTTAATTCGTCGATTTTGGTGGTTTGAATATTATCATATAATTGGTCAATAACCTTCATGGCTAGTTGAGCGAAAATAATATGCTGTAAGTTAAAATGTTTTCCTAGTGATTTAATACGCTTAAGAATTTTATCAAATGAAATGATTTCCTTTTTGCCATTACGCTTAATAACATGCATTTCTAAATCGTTAGATTTAGTATTTCTCATAGCGCTAATAATTATAATTAAATTAATATATTAGTTATTAATTTAATTTTAAATGCTAATAATAAATATTTAACAAAAATAACAAAATAACAAAATAACAAAATAACAAAATAACAATATAACAAAATAACAAAATAACAAAAATAACAAAATAACAAAATAACAAAATAACAAAAAAAAAATAATAATACAAAATCAAACATTAACATTTAATTAAACATCCGGACTTATAAAAATCGCCTTTTTCTTTATAGTCTTCGTTACTAGTTTTTCGTTTATTATTTAGTCGGTTTACATATGACCCATCATTTTTTTCGCTTACTAGCGCATTCCAAAAAGTTTCAATATAAGGCTGAATATGTTTAAACCATAACTTATTTCTTAATACTAAAACGCAACTAATAGTTTCTAATTTCCAATATATATTTCTAACATAACTATAATCTTTATTTTTTTCAAGCATAAGTTCCATCCACATACTATAGGCGTCGCTTTCTACATCATGTAAATTAAACGGAGGATATTCATAATGCACGTCTTCATTATTAATTGAAAACTGCATAATAAAGCCGCAATGCTTATTACCGCCTTGCTTATTAGATGAAACATTAGCATCATAATCTTCTTTATAATCTTCAACGCCAAAATATTCAAGAAATTTCGTTTCTAAAAAGTCGCACTCATTTAAATTGCATACTTCCATTTGTAGTTGCATTTGTATCCAATACTCCATTTTAGGTGTTCCATTGATCTCTCGTGATACAACATTTTTAATTTCCAACATTCTACCATAAATAGGACTATTTTCATCACATACAATTCCATCAGGTGATGCAGCAATAAAGCTATAGTTAGCATGAGGAATACATCCAAATTCCGACACTTTTGTATTATTTAAGTGTTCATAATACAATATTGAAACAGGCTCATATTTTTGACCCCAGTGCATGGGCGAATTAAGATTATTATTTTTATACTTACTAGGATCGCTAGTACAACATTTTTCAAGTATTAATTGGGATTGAGAACTTTCACTAGTAAATATTTTATATATATTGGAAGCGGTTAACGTGGAATTTCTGAAAACATACCACTCCGGAGTTCTTTGTTCGGGTTGAGGAATATTTTGTAATTTGAAAAGCGTCTCTTTAATTACATTATGATTGGGTGTTGTTTTTCTAATATATGATTTTTTGTATGATCTTTTGGGAATATAAAATTTGAAAAGTATATTTTGACCTAATTCAATAGTTAAATGTAATAGGTTAGACGCGTCATCTTTGTGTATATTAAATATAGAACATAAAATACCAGTTTCTATAAGTTGCGCATAAAATATTTCGCTTGTGTCTTCATAAATTTCATCATACAAATCGTAATACATCATTTGTAATAAATTGGAGTTAATATAATCCATCATAAATTCAATAATATTTATTAATAATTCTTGATAACACTTATTAACATAAGCATTTGTTATATTTAAAATGTCCGCAATTTTGTATTTAGTTATTAAGTAACATATATAGGTGTTATATTTCATAGTTATTTTATATTATTTAGAAAATAACTATTATATTGTTTATATAATATAATAAATCAAAAAAATCAATTTTAAAATATTTAAAGCATTAACTATATTAAAAATGAACTTAAAGAAACAAATATATTAAAAACGAACTTAAAGAAACAAATATATTAAAAACGAACTTAAAGAAACAAATATATTAAAAACGAACTTAAAGCCCGACTTATGTTAAATCATGAATTTTAATTGTTTTGGCCTTTGATTTGTTATCACATGGTAAACATTTTACAGTAGACACATGCTTGTCGTCTTTTTTAAGAATAAAAATTCTTTCAATAGCATCAAAATGTAAATTCGGTATACTGCTAATTAGACCGGTTTCTTTATCATAAATTACGTCCTTGACTTTGCTAAGGGCTTTTCTTTCTAAGCATTTTAATAAGTATTTGTGACATTTATTAGTTTCGGCGTCGCTTAATTCGAATTTTTTCTGCAAAATATCTATATGCGTGGTTAGTTTCTTTATTTTTTGTGTTTTATCTAATTTACTCCAATTTTCCTTTTTGTTTGCAGTCAATTCGCTTTCCAAAAAATTTGATAATATATTGTTATTTGTATTATTTATTTCGGGAACTATTTCCTGTCCATTAAGCAGCATTGTTTTATATGCAATATTTTTTAATTCTTTGCAATAGTCGTCTTTATTTTTGCTTTCTTTAGCATTCGCATTCGCATTAGCATTCGCATTCGCATCTAATACATTTTTACTTGCTTCACAATTCATAGCATTTAATAAATCGCAATTTTCACTAACTTTTTTCTTACTCGGAGGCATGGTTTCTCTCTATTATATTAGTATAATATTTCAATTTTATATAATAATCATATAATAATATAATATAAAACAATATTAATATAATATAGGTTTAGTAAATAGATTATATTTATAATATGAGTAAAGTTATTATATATAACAGCGCAAAAAAAACATGTATTAAGAAGATAGAAAATAATGAGAATATAGAAAATATAGAAAATATAGAAAATTTAGAGACTATAGAGGACGCTACAAAAAAAATAAGTAATGACAAAATAATGTATGAGAAAAAATCATACTTGGATTTAGTAAGCAAAGTAAGCACTAACAAAGTAAACAATGAAGTTAACGATATGAGTGGATCTATTCTTAATATTTATGATAATTATACTATGCAGTTAGTATTAATTCAAAAGCTATATAATGGTACACCATTTAACGAGGATAAATACTTTATAAGAGCATTAAAGTATAAATTAGATTGTTATAAACAACAAGATATAAAAAAAACATATGATAGTTATAATAATTTTATAACATTAGAAAATATTATTGAAAAATTGGCCGCTAGCACCATGTTATGTTATTATTGTAATGTTAAAACGCTAATATTATTTAAAAATTCGAGAGAACAATGTCAATGGACCCTCGATAGAATAAATAATTATGATGAGCATAGTAATAGCAATACAATAATATGCTGCTTAAAATGTAATCTGCAAAGACGCCGAAAAAATAGCGCAAAATTTAAGTTTTCAAAGCAATTAGAACATAATTTAATAGTATTAAAAAAATTGACTTAATAACATAAATATAAGTTATATTATTTACGATTAATATGGCTAATACTAACAGAAAGTCATCTGAAATCAGAAAGATTTTAGAAAAATTGAAGCACGCATCTATTTCAAATAGTGATTATGTTTCTTCGCGTGAGCCGTTTTTTATGAATAGTAATAATTGTGAGCCATTTCAGCAATATAATATGTTATATAGCGGTGAACAAATCCCGGAAGGTTTAAATAGAAATATAAAAGTTATATATGAATTATTAGGACATCAACGTAAGGAAATATATTATGGATCATGGACTATTATGAGTATTGATGAAGCATTGCAACGTTATACAGAGTTATGTCGTCGTGGGCAAACACAAGTTTTTGATATTGGCTATAAATATGGGGGAATGGGATATATTGATGTATTAAGTTGCGATTTAACAAGTCATTTATTATTTTATAGAGTTGACGGCGGGTCAAACGATTATGATAGATTGTATAATTTAAATAAACTAATTAGTGAAGGGTCGCAGCCTTATGACAAATTTTATTTTAGTACTTGGTTTTATAATGTTTAGATTTATAACGTTTAGTTTTATAATGTTTAGAACTGCTTATAAGTGTGTCTTTTATTTTGTTCATTAGGTTTACGCTCATTAGGTTTACGCTTTAACGATTTCTTTTTTTTATTTTTTCTTATTTTTTTAACATAATATTGTCCGTATGCAATACTTGTATTTGATGGTTGATAAAGTTCTATAGGTCGTTTAGGGTTAGCAACAAATATAATATCACCACTATGTCTGTAAGGTTTAAGCAAGTTATCATCTGATCTTTCAGCGCAACATGTTAATGGTTTTTTGCCTATATAAGTATATATTTCATCATTAAAGTCTATGCTACTCAATATATTAAGCGCGTCATTGCTATCTCCTCCTATAACTGTTGATTTTACATTCCATATATCACCAAATCTTTCTTTTGCTTCCTCCATATAACGGTCAATAACCAATTTGAGTTTAGTTGACGCATAATATGGCCAATTTGGACCATGAATATTAATTAAGTTTGCTTGAGCAGTCGTTCTAACACATGAAAAAGGTCTACCAAGGTGTCTATTTGGTTCATATGGACTATCAGGTTGATATAGACCATGATAACCTATGTCATTACCGTAGAAATTTTCAAATTCTCCTAAAACTAATCTATTCCATATTGTAAGCACAGTTGGATAATAGCCATCTTTCTCAATAGAGTAAGCAACAAAGCAAAAATTACCGAAACTACCATATACGTAATATGAGCCTTTTGGATCTGCGGGTATTTCTTCGCTATATATAATTCCTGATGGTCCACCATTAAGAAGTTCTAATAATGCTTGGTAGCCTCCTTTGAATTCGCCGTTTTCCAATGTTACTTCATATGGGTTTGTAGTGCTTATTCTTTTTCTATCGTTCATTTCTTGAAAAAACATTACATGCGGATTTTGAGTGCTAAAGAAATCATATACTAAATTTGCGGCATTTTTCCAATATAATCTTTTATCTGGTCCTTTTATCCGTGATAGAAAATAAGCTTCACTTGCGTTACTTGCATATGGATACATAGGACCAATATCACTTAAGTAACTCATATTATAGGACAATCCTTTTAAAATTATTTTTCTAAATTTTTTAAATTTTCCTTCTAATCCTTCTAATCTAAAATCCAGACAAACAGGTTTATGGTCTGATGTAGTCGAGAATGGTATTGTTGGATTACTTGTGCGAGTAAGTGGACGAATAGAAAGAAGAGGTGGAAGAGGTTGAAGAGGTTGAAGAGGCGGTAATGAAGGAATAGGTTGAAGAGGCGGAAATGAAGGAATAGGTTGAAGAGGCGGAAATGAAGGAATAGGTTGAAGAGGTGGTAATGAAGGAATAGGTTGAAGAGGCGGAAATGAAGGAATAGGTTGAAGAGGCGGTAATGAAGGAAGAGGTTGGAGAGGCGGAATAAGATCTAACGGTTCAATTTGAAGAATGGGTCGTAACTTAGTACTATTCCTTCTATTACGTCTTTTAATATTTGAGTTTCTTGTTCTAGGCATATTATTGTTATAATTGTTATTATTATAATTATAATATATTATAATAATGGAAGGATTTAGTAGATTTATAAATTACTAAATAACAATTATATAACTATTATATAAATGGTTAAAACTCGAAGAGTGAAAAAAACTCGAAGAGTGAAAAAAACTCGAAGAGTGAAAAAAACTCGAAGAGTTTCAAGAAAAAAATTGAATTCAAAAAGGCGAGGTCGCGGTAAGGTACACGAATTACCTTTCTTAGTTAAAACTATGTTGAATAACGTAAATGTAAAAGCTAATAATGCACAGTTTTATGAAAAAGGTATTATGGAAAAAATAATGACAATGGTTCCCAAAAGGGATGTAGTTAAGGCCCTAGCAACTAAAGCACTAGCGGATAAAGTAAAAGCAGATAAATTAATTGCAGATAAAATGAATGCAGATAAAGCCGAATATGAGCGTCGAGTACTTGCTGCTCTTCCATTAAATGAAAAAATATTGAAAACGCAAGAAGCAGAAATAAAACGTTTAGAAATGTCGGGTCTAGATGGACCTGCACGGCGAACGCGTAGTAAAGCACATCATGCTACAAATCCTGTGTTAGAAGAATTAAGATTAGAAGCTTATCATACTAGGATGGTGATTATGCAGCTACAATATTTAGCACAAAAAATTAGAGAAGGCAAAACTAGTGTGCCTAGCTACTATAAGGATTATGCTGAATTTCTTAGAGGAAATCCCGGATGGGATATGGAGAGAATGGGATATGTAAAAAGATTTAGACCACCTGGATACGAAAATTATGATAAACTTAAAGCTGAAGCTGAAGCTGAAACTAAAGCTGAAACTAAAGCTGAAACTAAAGCTGAAACTAAAGCTGAAACTAAAGCTGAAACTAAAGCTGAAACTAAACCTAAAACTAAAGCTGATACACCAGAAGATCCTGTAAAACTAAAAAAATTAGCGCTAGAGCTATATAAAAAAAGTTCAGCAATGAAAGCCAAAGCAAAGGAAGATATAATTGAAATGGGACGTGATGTAGATAAAGAAAGAATTGACATTATGCTTGAAAATAATTTTTACGGGTTAACTGATAAACAGCTTGAAGCATGGATAGCTAAAGCTAGAGCTAAAGCTAAAGCCGAAACTAAACCTAAAACTAAAACTAAAGCAGCTAATTAAATCATTTGCCTCAACTTATTTTTTTTATTTGGTCCAATCATTAAAACATAATATTATGTTTTTAAATAGTTTTTTAAATAATATTTAGCAATATAATATTATGTATTATTATATAAATGAGGCAAACGCGAAGAGCAAGACATAACAGAAGACATGGCGGAGTAAAAAACGCAACATTAAAAGCAGAACAAAAGGCATTAAAAGAAGCACTAAAATCACAAAAAAGGGCAGAAGCTCAAATTCTAAAAGATGTAAGAGCATTTAAAAAAGAAGAAAAAGCCAGAATTAAGGAAGAAAAAGCCCGCCTTAAGGCTTTAAAAAAGACAAAAAAAGCACAAAAAGCGCAACCTAAAGTAGAGACATCTGCTGATATTGCAAAAGTTGAAAAATTAGCGCTGGAACTATATAAAAAAAGTTCAGCAATGAAAGCCAAAGCAAAGGCAGATTTAATTCAAATGGCACGTAATACTGATAAAGAAAGTATTGACATTATGCTTGAAGATAATTTTTATTGGTTAATTAGGAAAGAACATGATCAAGTATGGCTAAATAAAGCTAGAGCTAAGCTAAATAAATAAATAACTATAGTGCTATTTTTCTAAAATTATGCAATAATTTTTCTCTAAATAGCGTTTTACATAATATTTGTCATCATCGCTTAAATCATAATAGTTTTCATTAAATTTAAAGCAAACAACATATTTCTCTCTATTAACATCATATACTAGTTTAGACGCATTATGTTTTACTACTTTTGTGCATAATTCACAAATATATTTTTCATAATACTCGGTATTATGACTGGTAGCATAATACATGTTATAGCAAAATCTTCTATAATAGTTTATTAAATACTATTTATATGATTTTATATAAATAGTATAAAGCACTACAAACATTTAATAGCGCCATGGAGGGCGTTTTCTTGTGCTAGTTCTTTTTGATGAAACAGACTGCGCTAAATTTGACGCGATTTTGCTTACCATATTATTTGTTATGGCTTTAATTGGTGATTTGTTTTTAATTGAACTAGCTTTTTTTTTATGGCATTTATTATCTCTGCATTTTCTTGTACCAACTTTGCATCTTTTTATTGCATTTTTTCTTACCCATGATGATTTTCTATAGCACTTTTTATTTGATGAACAACGGTGTCTTGTAGTTTTGCATTTAGTATACATTGTTATATATTATAACAATATAAAAAATAAATTATAAATTATATATATTATTAAAATTAAAATTTAAATTAAAATTAAAATTAAAATTTAAATTTGCTAAATATGTGTTATTCCTAAAAATTTGCTAAATAATGTTAAATTTTTCATTATAGTTTAATTTAACATTATTTATACCTTTTATCATTTAAAACGCTCTTTTTTTCTGTAAAGAAAAAATAATATTAACAGTGCCACATTTATTATCATGCTAACAGTGCCTGCTACAATTAGCGAAATATCAATTATAAAAAACCCATGCAGCAACCAAAGCAAATTAGTTAGTAAAATGAGTGATAAAGAATGTAATGATAAATCTTTTACACTTTTTGTGTTATATGTTTTGTATAGTTGGGGAAATAATTGAATTGAATTTACAATTGGTGCTAATGTTGCTACAATAAATGGTATCATTATATATTTATTCTACAAAATAAACTGCGTTTGAAATTTGAAATGAGAAAAGGTTAAATTTTTCCTATATTTAAATTAAATATTAATTAATAATTTTAATATAAATATTAAGCTATTCTTAACATTAAAACATGTCATTGTATATAGATACACAAAGTGACGTATTATTAAATAAACTATTACAATTTTATAGTGAAAATACAAATTTTGATAAAATGATTAATATTATAAACGGATCATCACCTATATCTTTAAGAATAGTGGATTGGTTTGTTACAAATTACTCAAAAAAGAATTATGTTGTATACATGATAAATAAGGACAATAAAATGGAAAAAGTAAATGTTTATAATGATTATAAGCTTAAACTAAAAGCATATAGCAAAAAGAAATTTGATCCATTTTGTAGATGGGACAGGATTAATGTCCCCTATAAAGATGACAAATTCATTCAAACAACATTAGGGCAACTTAATTTTTTTAAATGGACTATAGAAAATCAAATATTAGAATATATTGAAACAAATTATAAAATAATTGAAAATGACATGAACTTAAGAAATTGTTGCTCTAAAGTAAAGAATAGTTCTATTAATTCTACAACGTCTATATCGTCTGATGAAAGTAGTAGTTCGTATTCATCTAGCACATCGACTAACAATAAAACGCGTAAAAAACGCGAAGAATTATCGTCTAACGCATCGCGGTCAATAAATAAAGAATTTATTGTTACAACAGTTGAGTTTAAATAATATAAAATATAAAATATAAAATATAAAATATAAAATTTTATTACGTTATAATAACTAAATTACAGTGTATTATATTATATTATGGGTAATATAAGCAGCATAAATAAAGTAAATTATGCATACGTACAAAAATGTATTCATAGTAATAGCGAATTAATAATACTAATTAATACACTCAATTATGATAAGCAAGAATGTTTAATTAAAAATAGTATTGTTGCGTCCAGCGAAGAAGATATAATAAATAAATATTTGAAAACTAATAAATCTATAAAAATAGTAATATATGGAGAGAATTGTAGCGATAATAAAGTAATTCACAAATATAACCAACTATATAATTTGGGATTTGTAAACATATACGTATATTTAGGAGGAATTTTTGAATGGTTGTTATTACAAGATATTTATGGAGATGAAGAGTTTCCAACCACTTCTAAAATAATAGATATATTAAAATATGGAAAACTTGCCAAAGTTATTTAGCAATTAATAACTTTAATAATTAATAATTTTAATAACTTTAATAATTAATAATTTTAGCAAATTAATAACTTTAGCAATTAATTAAATTTATAAAATATAATATATTTTATATATATATAAAATGCTAGACAAATTATTAGGATCAATGCAAGGCGGTTCAGACACAGTGGAACCATATAATGGAGCTGAAACAGGAAGTGCATTAGCAGGCGGAAGAAGACGTCGCAGAACAACAAGAAAAGGAAGAAAAGGGAGAAAAGCAAGAAAAGGATCAACCAAAAGAAGAAGATCAAGAAAACAGAGACTTTATGGTGGTAACTCGCAGCAGCAGCAAGAACAGCAAGAACAGCAAGAACAGCAAGAAGAACAAGAACAGCAGCAAGAAGAAGAAGAAGATGAACATGATGCGTCAGGCGGAGCAAGAAGAAGAAAGGGTCGTCGTGGAAAAAAAACAAGAGGCAAAGTGAGTGCTTGGATTACTCATGTATTAAAATTCGCCAAGGATAATAAAATGAAATATTTCCAAGCTTTAAAGGATAAAAGATGCCGTGCCACATATAAATCTCATAAATAGAAATCCTATAAATAGAAAAATGTAAATATTATTACAATTAATATAATAATAATTATTAACAATTATTATTATTTTATTATTATTTTATTATTTTATTATTATTTTATTATTATTTTATTATTATTTTATTATTTTATTATTATTTTATTATTATTTTATTATTTTATTATTATTTTATTATTATTTTATTATTATTTTTTAACTAGCTTATTATAGGTTTAGAGAGATTATGCTCATTTAAGCAACTTATAAATTTTCTGCGTCCTATTATTTTTATATTTAATATGCATACATTTAGTATATAATATATATTCTTGCAATAATGAATTTTTTATTGCTTTTGTCCTCTCTTTAAGTGCTTTCATTTTATCTTTTGCGTCAGCCTTGTTTTGTTTATAATTGTTTATTTTCTCTTCCATGGACTTAATATTTTTCAAAATAGCGTCCAATTCTTCAGTTATGTGTTGAGGGATTTCTTTATTTTTAAATGGGGTCTTTTTAGATTTATAACCCGTTTTTTCCTCCTTTATTTTTGCTCTTAACGAGACTATAAGCGCTTCTATGTCCTTTTCAATAGCGTTTAAATTAGAATTTAAATACACAGCATCTCTCAAATCTTCGTTTTCAACATGCGTCATCAATATTGGAACATTTATCATTATTGGTTGTGCAAATTGCGTAGGATCTTTCTCTCTATTTAAATAACTAATATATCCAGATAGTTTATTTGCCAACACTTTTAATCCGGTTTCACTTAATATGTTTTGAGACGTCATATATTGCTTCTTAAATTCTTCCTTATTTGTACTAATCTTTTCACTTTCATGCGTCATAAATAAATTTGTTAAAGCAAACAATTCTAACGGACTATTTGTAAAAGGTGTTGCCGTCATAATCATTAGCTTACACGAGTTAGCCCCAGAAACCTTATAACTATTACTTATTAAATTTTCCATAATTTCCATATTTGGTCGTTCACTAGCCTTTAAATCGCCGCCATACAACTTATGAGCTTCATCAATAATAATAAGTGTTTTGTGTAATATGTCGCGCGATCCGTTTCTCTCCAATAATATATCATAAATCGCATTTTTTCCGGCTAATAAATTACTAAATTGCTTATATGACATAGGGTCTAGCCAACTCTTAGATAAAAGTCTTTTTCGCTCGGGCAAGTTTTCGGGAAGTACAAGACCCTTATTTATTTCATCAAGTAATATTACATGACATATTTGATCAAATATATTTTTCCATACGTCTCCCTTTAATGTTGTGCGTGTAACCCATAATATTGAATAACCTTCTTTCTCAAAGCTAGATGAGGCTGTAGCAACACCTGTGCATGTTTTACCTGTTCCAACAGAATGCCAAAGGAGAATTCCTTTATATGGTGACGCAGGAGTGAAATAATCCGCTATAAATGTTTGAGTGGGATTTAATGTAATACTATTTGCTTTATTTGTGTTAGGTGCATTGTTTACATCATCTTTAGGGCTAGAAACACATTTATTTACAACTTCAATAGGATCCCATATAAATTCTTTTGAATTATAATTTGATCTTATATAATCTCTCATTTTTATAAAACTCATTTTAGTAAAATTCTTATTTCTAGATAGTGTAGGAGAAACTATTAGTGATCTAGATCTAGTTCTTGATTTCATGTTTGATCTTGATTTAGATCTTGATTTAGATCTTGATCTATTTCCTTTATATAAAATTAACGGATACTTGACGGGCGCAGCATCATCTTCATTATTAATTACCAATTCTAAAGCAAGCAAGTCCTTTTTAATCTCGTCTAAATTATTATGTTTTTCTATAATATGCGGTATTCTAATATAACGCTGTGACCATTCCAAGTTAACATGCTTACAAAATTTATTATCCAAATCTTTCATATAATTACACAAAAATTGGCGGACATTTGCTTTTGCATTTGCCAATAATTGCCCCGGGTGATTGTATTTTTTATACACATATTTCATAAAATCAATACTTACAGGAATGTCATTTGTGCTTTTCTTACCGCATTTACCCATACATTTTATATTGTCAATTTTGAAAAACTTGGAATTATCGCTTTGACGCTTAAAGTTAGTAGTGGCATAAGTAGTATTAGCATTAACAGTATTACCATTAGTATTAGCATTAACAGTATTAGCATTAGCACCACCCATCAAATAAAAATCTTTTTCCATAAATGCTCTATTTAAATCATTTACTTTATGTATATTCTTGGTTAAGTCATAATCAACCGCCAACAATGGTGCTAATTCATATAATTGTTTAGATAATTGTATCATAGCACTGTCAAACTCGCTATAATTCATAGTGCTGTCGTTATATTTTTCCACATTTTTAAATAATAATACTTCTTCGTTTTTATCATAACTTTCATAATTATTTTCCATTAATGACCTATTAGCATACATAGTTTCACTTGTTATTTCGGGAATAGTTAAATAATAATTATAAACATAGAGAGGCCAGCCTATATTTTCTTGAAATTCTAATCCTTTTTGACCGCATGTCCGCGTTGCGCGCCCTATTGTTTGTTTAAGGTCTGCTATTGTTATAGATGGCTCAAAAATATGAACATATTTTACATCAAAAAGGTCAATGCCTTCTTTAAATCCGCTATCTAAAATAATTAGGCGAACGTTTTTTCCGTGTATATTAGCGGGACGCTCATTAAACAATTTTAATACTTCTTTCTTGATCTTTTCATTGAAAGTAGTGCCATACACACTATTAGAGCTCAATAATGCGAAATTTTTATAATTCGAGTTTTCGACATCTAAATATAGTTTTGCATTTATTTGATTAGACACCTTTTTTGATTTAAGTATATTATTATAACCATTTGCCTGAAAAGCTGATGCAATTATTTTAGCCCCATAGCCTCCTTCTTTTACGTCGGAAAATATGAAATGCTTGAATTTACGCCCATGATATTTTACATCTTGACTGTCTAGCTCTCTAATATTATTTAATAATTGAACCATTTTTGGAGACGCTTCAACTAACTCATTGTTTAATTTCTTGGGATCATAAGCCGCTTTGTCAAACTTATGATAATTCAAAATTTTACTAAAATTGGCTGTTTTACGCATACAAGTAAAAATTTTTGAACGCTTTTTTCTAGTGTTTTTTGGTTTATTATCATTCTTTTTATCATTCTTTTTATCATTCTTTTTATCATTCTTTTTATCATTCTTTACTGATTTTTCTTTATTGGCCTTTTTTGCAGTGCATGTAGCATTATTTTTATAGCACTCTAATATTTGAATAAATTCATCCCGATCTATAACACCTCCTTTATCGGGATGATTTTTCTTTAACCAATCTCTTACTAATGATTTGTCATTTAAACCATATTTACACATAATTTTTTCACATGACATAATATTATTTTATTATATTATAACAATATTTTAAAATAATATAAAAATAAGATTTAAGATTGCTAAAAAAGCTTTATTTTATAATACTATAAAATTATAATTTATAATTTATAATCCCAAAAATGTGCGCCCTATTTTGCTTGTAACAAACATGCCACACCCAGACCCTATTTGCAGATAAAATATATTTGTATTCTTAGTGCAACAAACTAAATAACCAGACAATATTATAAAAGCAAAGAAAAAGAACCAAAAAAGACGCGTATAAAAATCCATATATATTATTGCATATAATATATAATATATAATATATAATATATAATATAAAAAGGATTTAAACACTTAAACACAATTTTAATATACGTCAAATTAATTCAGCAATAGCACCAAACACAAATTTATATTCTTCTTTAATCTTTGTATAATGGTCCAAACCAGCTATTATGCGCCAAACTAGCTTATATTTGTGTTCTAACAATTGCGCACACTTTTTTTGATATGCTAAATTATAGATTATGTCTTTTGATCCACTATAAAAAAATAATGGTGTTGCTCTATTTTTTCTCAATTTAATATATTTATACATATATAGCGATTTAATGCAAAATAGTCCTCCTAGTGGACTAGGTAATTTATTTAATATATTAAATAATAATGTTCCACCTTGAGAGACGCCTATTATAAATATGCTTTTATAAGTCTTTAAAATTGTGGCCTCATTATTGATAATAGCAACCATTCTACGCGTTTGCTCATTAAAATCACTGAGACTTATTTTGTCGACCTTATTTAAATTGTTATAACAACTATAATAATTATACCATGATGCAATGTTATATTGCTTATTATGTGGATAATCAATAGTCATTAATGGCGATTGTGGTAATATAAATTTGCAATGCTTAATTATATTATTAAAATTAGCACTGCAATAGTCTATATAATCATTAAAATAAGACGCATCTGAATACATGGGATGCAACATTAATACACTATATTTATGTGGTCCTTTATGACTAATTATTTTACAATTATCATACATACTATAAAAATATATTATATTTATGCGTTAATGCTAATTATTATACATAATTACGCAACCAATCTTCGGCTAAGAATTTGGCATCATCACTATAATAAAATTTAATTAGGTTACGTAATCTCTCTGTTGGTTCGCTATTTAAACGTTCATCTGATAAATCTTGATCTCGTGTAGTAATTTTTTCCCAACTGTCTCTAAACTTCTGTAAATTCTTTATTAACTCTTCCCGTGTCATAGAACTTATTGGTTTGGTTAGTGGTTCATACATTCCTCGATAATTAGTAATTGGTTTACTAATTCTGGCGTTTATGAGTTGTGTTGCTTTTTTTTGTTGACCTTTATCTAATAAATTATAAATTAATTCTAAATCAGCGCTTTCAATTGTTGAGTGGCGCAAACTAAATAACTTTTGAGCCATAGCTTCTTTTGAACCATTAAATGATGCATTATATTTTTTAAGTAGTTGTCTTAATTTATCTACTGAAATGTCATTTTTTTTGCTTTTTTTAATTGTATATTTTTTTGTTTTATTGCTTGCTTTGCTTGTTTTGCTTGCTTTGCTTGTTTTTTTTGTTTTCTGTAATTTATTTTCATTTACTTTAGACCACCGCTTACTATTTTTTGTTTGTATTATTATCCAATTATTACCATCATTACCGCGTTTTATCGTTCCAACAGGAAATGTAGTCGCGCTTTCAGATGGTCCTTGTCTTGTCATTCTTATTCTTATATTCTTATATAAGAATAAGTATAAAAAAAATAATTAAACAAAACACTTTATATTTACTTCGTTTTTATATTTACTTCATATTTACTTCATCTATAATGTAAATATAAAATCATACATTTTTCTTGTTAGTTCATCATAATAGCTATTGTCAATAAATTGGCTTGTATTTGTTTCTTCATTTCCATTAATGACCAATACTAACCCTTCTTCAATAGCTGTAGGATTGTTTAACCATACATCATGATAATGATGACAATCTTTTAAATATTCAATTGGTATAGTTTCTCCCATACGACCCCGTTGTTGCACACGTAAATCGCAAATCTCTGGACTTGTTCTAATATAAACTATTTTTAAATCTTGAAAAATAGTTTGAAACTCTTTAAACATGTTCAAATAAATTATATATTCAATGAGGGTCATTTTTTTAGCCTCATATAGACTTTTTGCAAATACAAATTTGTCTGTATAAACGGAGCGCTCACTAATAATAACATCGTAATTTTCTTTTAGCGCTTCCTTCAGTAAAGATAGTCGACTAGTGTAGGCCATTACTTGAAACGCAAAACTATAGCGCTCATTATTTTCATAAAAATGAGTAATAATACTTTTTCCATTAGCATCTCCAATTGCTTCCCAGCTTGAAACCGGCTCTTTTAGAAAACAGATTTTGCAATTATTGCCTTTTAAAGCGCAAAAATTAGCAAAGTTTTTTTCTAAATAACGCATAATGCTCGATTTTCCGGATCCAATATTACCATCAATCGATACAATAAGTGGTGGCATTATTTGGCAAATATAATTAAAACTTATAATATGTTTGCAAATCAATTTTAATGTTCTTAATTTCTTAATTTCTTTAGTTCTTTTTTATTAATTTCTTAATTTCTTAAGTTCTTAATTTCTTACTTTCTTTTTTCGTGTTCTTTTTAGATTGGATCCACCACTACGTGGTTGACTTCCATTTCTTCTTTGCAGCATATTATTGTGGTAAAGAGCAAGCCCTGGATTAGGAGTAGCTCTACTTGTCGACCTACTCCATTGACTATTACTATGTGGATCTAAAACTTCACTTTTAGGTTTGGCAGGTCTAGCACGCCCAGGAGGTCCAGTAATTACCTTCTTGCCCAGCGCCTCCTTCCTAGCCGCCTCCTTCTCCTCCGCCGCCTTCTCCGCCGCCGCCCTCTCCGCCGCCGCCCTCTCCGCCGCCGCCACCCTCGCCGCCGCCCTCTCCGCCGCCGCCGCCGCCGACGCCGACGCCGCCGACGCGCTATTAATAATTCTATTTCGACGAGACGGATTACCCCGGAGTCCAAGTCCAGAAGAGGCTCTCGGAACAGCAGCATCTGCTGTGCGTTTTTTTTTAACCTGGTCTCTCGCGCCTTTGCCTCGCGTGATTGCCTGTATCTTAGTGGCTGCATTTAGTCGTTCAACATGGTTATCATATGCCAATTCCTCCCTTTCCTTCCTCACATCCTGGCCTCGACGTGCTGCCTGTAATTTCGTGGCGGCAGCATCTCGAACAGCTTGATCAGCAGCAGCAGCTTGAGCACGTGCGTCTGCTTCTGCTCGTGCTGCTTGTTCTCGTGCTGCTAGTGCTTCTTCTGCTGCTTGTGCTCGTGCTTCTGCTGCTTGTGCTCGTGCTTGTGCTCGTGCTTCTGCTGCTTGTGCTCGTGCTTCTGCTGCTTGTGCTTCTTGTGTTCCTTCTGCTCGTGCTGCTAGTTCTCTTAATCGTGCTGCTTCTGCTGCTGCTGCTGCTTCTGCTCGTGCTGCTTCTGCTGCTGCTAGTGCTTCTGCTTGTGCTGCTAGTGCTGCTGCTGCTGCTGCTGCTGCTGCTTCTGCTAGTTGTGCTGCTTGTGCATGTCGTACTGATTCTGCTCGTGCTTCTGCTGCTGCTGCTTCTGCTAGTTGTGCTGCTTGTGCATGTCGTACTGATACTGCTCGTGCTTCTTCTACTGCTTGTTCTGCTTCTAGTAGTCTTGCATCTGCTAATTGTCTTGCTACTTCTGTTGCTGCTTCTGCTACTGCTCGTGCTGCTGCTTCTCCTGCTGCTCGTGCTTCTGCTACTGCTCGTGCTGCTGCTTCTGCTGCTGTTCGTGCTTCTTCTGCTGCTGCTTCTGCTATTCGTGCTGCTTCTGCTATTCGTGCTGCTTCTGCATCTTCTGCTGCTACTCGTGCTGCTTCTGCTGCTGCTGCTGCTTCTGCTCGTGCTGCTTCTGCTGCTGCTAGTGCTTCTGCTTGTGCTGCTAGTGCTGCCGCTGCTGCTGCTGCTGCTGCTTCTGCTGCTTGTGCTCGTGCATCTGCTGCTGTTGCTTCTGCTCGTGCTGTTTCTGCATCTAGTAGTGCTTGTCTTCGTGTTTCTTCTGCTTGTCTTCGTGCTTCTTCTGCTCTTAGTGCTTCCTCTGTTGCTGTTTGTGCTGCTGTTTGTGCTGCTGCTATTGCTTGTTCACCTTCTGCGCGTTCTACTACTGCTGCTGCTTCTGCTGCTGCTCGTGCTGCTGCTACTGCTGCTGCTACTGCCTCTACTTGTGCTTGTGCTGCTGCTAGTGCTTGTGCTTCTGCTTCTGCTAGTGCTTGTGCTTGTGCTGCTGCTAGTGCTTGTGCTTGTGCTGCTGCTAGTGCTTGTGCTTCTGCTTGTCGTTCTGCTTGTGCTTGTGCTTGCCGAGCAGCATCTCGTTCGGCAGTTAGAGTAGTTAGAGTATTAGCAGCAGCAGCATCTCGTTCGACAGTTAGAGCAGCAGCTTGTTGGGCAGCTTGTCTAGCCTCATTAAGTTGGCTCCTTAGTCTTTCAATTTCTTTTTTATCATTACCATTATCTTCAGCGGCCTTTAATTCCCGTTCAGCTAGTCTTTCCGCCTCTTCAGCTACTCTAGCCGCCTCTTCAGCTACTCTAGCAGCCTCTTCAGCTACTCTAGCCGCCTCTTCAGCTTTTTCAAGAGCTTCACTATTTGTTACAGCAGCTAATAAGGCAACTAATGCAGGAGCAACTTTTTTACCACCACCACCATCATCATCATCATCATCGCTAGAACCATCAGATTTTCTAATATTTTTTTTATTTATTGCAGCAGCTAAAGTTGCAACTGTTGCAGCCGCAACATCGTCATCGCCTGGATCATCATTATTATTATCATTTATAGATAAGTCATTATTTAATGATGCAGCCAATACTGCAACAGTTGCAGCAGCAACATTATTATATTCTTCATCTTCTTTTCCATCTTCTGTATTAGCATCACTAACAAATGGCTTAACATTATCATCTATATCCACTTTTGGCTCTTTTGGCTCTTTTGGCTCTTTTGGCTCTTTATCCTCTTCTATAACCTCTTTTAAATCTCGCTTATCATCTAATTCTGGCTCATCTTTAACAAGTGGTCTTTTTCCAGACGCAACATTTGATCCAGGTTCATCTTCTTCATCTTCAACTTGTCCAAGATAGAAATTAAGTAATTTTTTAACATCTTCGTTACTAAGTGCTTTTCCATTTGGCCGCATTTGTTTTATTAATTCCATTATTTTTTTAGTAATTGCTTCTATTTTAGCTTCACTATTAACCTTATTTAATGCGTTTATAAGATAATAAATTTCTCTTTTTAATTTTTTTTCATGTGTGCTTAGCCTAACATTAGAAGTTAGATCGTCAAGAACTTTGAATAATTTTATTTTAAAATTATCGACGTCCCATGGTTTAATATTTTTATATAGGTCTGTAAGATTGTCATATTCATCGCAATTAGCCAATCTAGACCCAGAACAAATTCGAGCAAATACATTTTTTAACATAAATTGTGCAAATGAAACCGAATTACGTTCATTATCGGATAACACATGTTTGGTATGTTGTATTAAAGCTTCTTTTCTATTATCATCATCAGAGCTTGATAAATCTCTGTTTTTTTCTAATAATTTTTTATGTATATATAACACAAATCTAATATATATTTTTAAAGTAGATTTCAAAAGTAATAAATCATCTTTATTCATGTTATATTATTATATGTGTATTTACTATATAATATATTATTATTTTAAAAATAAAAATAATAATAAAACTAATAAAACTAATAAAACTAATAAAACTAATAAAACTAAAAAATAAAATTATAAAACTAAAAAATAAAATAAAAATAATAAAAAAAATAAAATAATAAAAATAAAATAATAATATAATAATATGTCACCCAATCCAACCAGTGTTGAACAAGTAAATAATAAAGAGTGGTTGCGATTTTTAGAGTTTGTAAAGCGTAAATATGGTGAAGATAATGCAGACTTTATTAGAACAAATGACTATTTAAAGAGAGAAAATCCAAGTCAAAGCATTTCTCAATATTATAGAAGTAAAATACCATCTATAGGCAATCAAGATTTACCACTATCTGAATTATTGAAAAATCCTGTTTTTTTAACAAGTGTTCTAGGTTCCAACGACAGCGAAATAGCAGAATTTACAGATATATATAATGAAACAAATACTTTAATGAAACAATTAAATAGCACAGAAGACAATATATATATTAAATGCAATCCTGTAGACGACAATGGAAATGTAATAGACGAAACAAATAATTCAATAGGAACTAATATAAGCAGTTTAAATGCTATGTTTGGCGAACTAGGATCAGGATTTAGTCCTATGTTATTATATAGCACTATAGGAATGCAAACATTCATAAGTCTAGTAATATTTTTAGTAATTTATTATATTGGTAAATATATTTTCATAGATTATCCAAAAGACGTTATTTCAAGACGAATATAAAGTATATAATTAAAGTATATAATTAAAGTATATAAATTAAATATTAGAAGCGCTATGTGTATCACATTCAACAGGATTATAATTGTCAATACTTGTAATATTTTCAGGGCGTTGATCTATTAAAGTAACCATTTCTTCTTCTAAAGTTTTAGTATTTAAATGACTATTCAAATTCTCCATTTTTGAAGCTCTAGTTGTTTCAGATTGAGCCATAACTCCATGATCAACTTTTTGGGAGCGACTTAAGAATACTAAAGCTACTATGCCAAATAATAATGCAATAAGAGGGTTGCTATTAAGTAATAGTATTATGAAAATAATAGCAAGAGAAAGATACATATAAATATTGTTTATATGTGGAGCATAATTATAAGGCGTTGAAACGTTGCTTATTAAATATAACAATAACAATATTACAATAATAATTTCGTATGGTTTAATATTGGATAATTTCATAGTACTTGTCCTTAAAGTGTTTGTGCTCTTATTAATAAAATCCATTATAGTATAATAAAATATTATAAAAAAATATTATAAAAAAATATTAAAAAAAATATTATAAAAAAAATATTATAAAAAAATATAATAAAAAATATTATAAATATTTATTAAAAATACTTAAAATAATAACAACAAATTATAAATATTATAAAAAATTGTTTATAATATTTATTAAAAATACTTAAAATAATAACAACAAATTATTAATAACTAATTAATAATAACAAGATTACTATAAAATAATATGCTAATTAAAAAGATTAGCCCTAAAAATCGCGAAAATTATAATGATTTAAGTCAAGTTATAGAAAATATAAAAAAAAACAATATGCACAGTTATTTAGGTGCTAAAGGATATAGTATATATAAATCATGTTTAACTCCTAAAATAATAGAATTTATAAAAAAGGAGTTAACGGTAAAACCAACATTACAAAATTCTTATGTTGAAGCAAAATCATTTCCCATTTATCAAGAGTCGGAAAAAAAGATTTACGTGCCTCGTTATTGGGGAATAGCTATGTTTGGACACCCTAAAATGCTTAAAATTCCTTATGGAGAAAATATAAATGTAAAATTTGAAGGACTATTGAGAGATTATCAAACAAATGTGCTAAATGAATATTTGAAAGCGATTGACTTTGGAATTAGTGATGACAAAAATAAAGGTAATGGATCGGCACTAATAGAGTTATGGACTGGAGCAGGAAAGACGGTTTTAGGGCTTAAAATAATTGAAGTGTTAAAGAAAAAGACCATTATTTTTGTTCATAAAACATTCCTAAAAAATCAATGGATAGAACGAATACAACAATATTTACCAAATGCGCGCATAGGTTCTATTCAAGGTCAAAACATCGACATTGAAAATAAAGACATTGTGCTAGCTATGATACAAAGTGTTAGTATGAAGACTTATAATGACACATTATTTGACAGTTTTGGATTAAGTATATATGATGAATGTCATCACATGTCAAGTGAAGTATTTTGCAATTGTTTAAAGAAATGTAATACATTATATGGCCTAGGCTTAAGCGCAACAATGAATAGAAAAGACGGATTAACAAATGTTTTTAAAATGTATTTAGGTGACATTTGCTATAAACATTCTAAAAAAGGCAACGAAGACGACGTATTAGTAAAAGCAATAGAATTTACAATTGACGATGACGAATATAATGAAGTAGAGCGCGACTTTAGGGGGCAAGTTAAATATAGCACAATGGTAAATAAAGTTTCCACTTTAAATATGCGTAGTGATTTTATTGTATATGTGTTAGAAAGCGAATTGTTTATTAATCCAAAACAACAATTTATAGTGTTGGCGCAAACTAAGAGTTTATTAAACTATTTATATAGAGCAATTGTTTATAAAAATTTTGCATCTGTGGGCTATTATATAGGAGGCATGAAAGAAAGTGAATTAAAAAAATCGGAAAGTAAAAATATTATATTGGCAACGTTTAGCATGGCGGCTGAAGCATTAGACATTAAATCATTGACAAGCTTACTTTTAGCAAGTCCAAAATCTGACATTGTGCAAGCTGTGGGCCGTATTTTGAGAGAAAAACATAGCAATCCATTAGTAATAGATATTATAGATGGACATGATGTGTTTCAAAATCAATTTAATAAACGTAGAGCATTTTATAACCAAAAAAACTATAGAATATTTCGCACATCCAATAAAAATTATGAGCATTATGTAAAATATATGAGGTCATTAACAACTACAACTACAAGTACAACTACAACATTATTAAATATTGAAAATGAATTATTTGATGTTGATAAAGATAGTAGTACTACTACAACAAGCGCTATGGACAACCTACAAAACTTATGGAATTATTTATTGACTAAGAAAAATAAGAATGCAAATGCAAATGCAAATAAAAATGCAAAAAATGAAATTAGCGAATATAAATGTCTTATTAAGCTATAAAGCATAAAGCATAAAGCATTTAATATTAAACTTTAAACATTTAATATTAAACTTTAAACATTTAATATTAAACTTTAAACATTAAAACATATAAAATATTAACATATAAAATATTATTATTAACTTATACTATAAATATAGTATAGTGTTATGGAAGTCAAAGAAAATAGTAATAGTAATAGTGAGCCTATAATTGGGGATAATCCTAATATAATTGGAAACATTAATCATGAAGAAATAGCATGGAAAATAATTGACAAATTTTTCGCTCAAGATCCAAATATGTTGGTTAAGCATCATTTGGAATCGTATAATGATTTTTTTAATAACAAGATACACAATATATTCAAGGAAAAAAATCCAATATTAATTATGAAAGAACAAGACGAGGATACTAAAGAATATAAGTATAAAGCAGAATTATATATAGGAGGTAGCAGCGGAAAGTTAATTTACTTTGGTAAGCCAGTTATATATGATGAACATAGAGAGCATTATATGTTTCCAAACGAAGCAAGATTAAGAAACATGAGCTACGCGCTAACAATACACGTTGATGTAGAAATAGTTTATTATATTATGAATGAAGACGGAACATATGGAGAAACCAGATCATTATTAGAAAAAATTTATTTAGGAAAATTTCCAATTATGTTGAATTCGGATTTATGTGTTTTAAATAAATTAGATAAGATTGCCAAGTTTAACATGGGCGAGTGCAGAAATGACAAAGGGGGATATTTTATTATTGACGGTAAAGAGAAAGTCCTCATAAGTCAAGAAAAATTTGCCGACAATATGTTATATATTAAGTCGGATTTTAATGACTTATATAGTCATTCAGCAGAAATCAGGTCAGTTTCAGAAGACGCATCAAAACCAATTAGAACGTTAAGTATAAGAATAACGCGACCCGACACAAAACATAGCAATAATCAAATAGTAGTTAATATTCCAAATGTCCGCAAGCCTGTGCCATTATTTATACTAATGAGAGCATTAGGAATAGCAAGCGATAAAGAAATAATTAAGATGTGCTTATTAGATTTAGAAAAATATGAAAATTATATTTCGCTATTTATTCCGTCTATACATGATGCAGGAAACATTTTTAATCAGGAAGTGGCCCTAAAATATTTAGCAACACTTACAAAGGGAAAAACGCTGCCCCATATTTTGGAAATATTAATGGATTATTTATTGCCGCATATTGGCGAAACTAATTTTACTGATAAGGCCTTTTTTATTGGTCATATGGTGAAAGAAGTATTGCAAGTTTATAAAAACGATAAGAAGCCCACCGATCGCGACTCCTTTAAATACAAAAGAGTTGAATTGGCAGGAACCCTTATTTATGATTTATTTAAAGAATATTATTCATTACAACAAAAACACATATTTCAGAAAATAGACAAAGAATATTACTATAAACAAGGCATTTATCAGAAAGATTTTATTAGCTTAATTGAAAATAATTATTTAGAATATTTTAAAGAGCGTATTCTGGAAAATGGATTTAGAAAAGCATTTAAAGGAAATTGGGGATCAGAAGCGCATACAAAACGTCCGGAAGTTGTCCAAGATTTAAATCGATTATCGTATAATTCTTTTTTATCACATTTACGAAAAGTTAATTTGCCTCTCGATTCGAGCGCAAAAGTAATCGGTCCGCGTCTATTGCATTCATCTCAATGGGGAATAATAGACCCGGTTGATACGCCCGATGGTGGAAATGTAGGCCTACATAAACACATGTCATTAGGTTGTTTAATAACTAGTGGATACTCAGGCAAAGCAATTATTGAGTTATTGAGAACCGTGTTTTTTATGGAATTATTGAGCGAATGTATTATTGAATACATAGCTCACGCAACAAAAGTATTTGTAAATGGCGCGTGGGTCGGTATTGTCACAAAGCCGCTAGAAGTCATAGATTTGTTGAAAAAATATAGGCGTATTGGATTAATACCAATTTATACAAGCATTAGTTGGGCAATTAAGGAAGATAGCATTTATATTTATAGCGACTCGGGTAGATTAACTAGACCAGTATTTTATTTAAATAGCAATAGCAATAGCAATAAACCATGTTATGAAAATGAGTTTATATATAATAAATTACTATCTAATGACTTTACTTATAATGAGCTATTAATTGGATTTAATAAATTCAAAACCTATGATTCGGAAAAAAAGGAAAACACGTTTACTGCGTCTGATGTTATTCGATCTAATAATGTGTTTTTTAACTTAGGTGATTTATATGATCGACCAAACGTAATAAGCATAGAAAACGCGTTAGACAAGTTAATGGAAAAAGCCGGTATTATTGATTATTTAGATACAGCCGAAAGCGAAACCACTTTAATAGCGACATATAGTGAGCAAATCACTAAATTTACAAGTCATTGCGAACTTCATCCGTCGCTATTATTGGGTATTATGGGAAATCAAATTGTATTTCCTGAAAATAATCAGCTACCACGAGATCTTTTTTCATGCGGGCAGAGCAAGCAAGGCGTAAGTTTATACAATACAAATTATCAAAATAGAATTGACAAAATGGGCGTTGTGCTAAATAATGGTCAAATACCATTAGTAAAAAGCCGTTATTTAAAATACATTTACAATGAAGAGCACACTTATGGAATAAACGCGATTGTAGCAATTGGAAGTTATGGAGGGTATAATGTTGAAGATTCGATATTATTTAATGAAGGGTCAATTAATCGCGGTATGTTTAATACAACATATTTTAATATGTATGAAGCACGCGAAGAAAGCACTAAAGTTGCCGGATCAAATATAGACTCTCGTTTTGTCAATATTGAAACTAAAAATGTTATAAATAAAAGACCGGGTTATGATTATTCACAGTTAGATGACAACGGATTAATACGAGAAAATACTCCTTTAGATGACAAAATAATTGTTATTGGCAAGGTTACAACAAATATAAGTAATCCTGATACATTTAGCGATGCATCAATAAGTCCTAAAAAAGGCCAATTGGGTTATGTAGATAAAGCGTTTATAACTGAAGGCGAAGAAGGATTTAGAATAGCAAAAATTAGAATTAGGGAAGAGCGATTACCTGCTCAAGGAGACAAATTTTGTAGCCGTTGTGGGCAAAAGGGGACTGTTGGGCTAATTATTCCCGAAGAAAACATGCCTTTTAATGCCGAAGGAATAAGACCCGATATAATAATTAATCCGCACGCCCTTCCTAGTCGCATGACTATAGGCCAACTTGTAGAAACATTAATGGGAAAAGCATGTGCGTATTATGGTGGGTTTGGCGACTGTACTGCGTTTGTTAATAAAGGATCAAAGCATGAAATATACGGCTCTTTATTGAGAAATATAGGTTATAGCTCAACGGGCAACGAATTAATGTATAGCGGCGAAACGGGTGAGCAATTAACAATGGAATTTTTTACTGGACCTTGCTATTATATGCGCCTTAAACACATGGTAAAAGACAAAATAAATTATCGCGCTCAAGGACCAAGAACAATGGTAACACGCCAAACAGTTCAAGGGCGCGCAAATGATGGTGGTTTGCGTATTGGTGAAATGGAGCGTGATGGTATTATTGCTCACGGGGCAACTGCGTTTTTAAAGGAGTCTATGTTGGATCGCGGAGATGATTATTATGTGGCAATATGTAATACTAGCGGGACAATTGCTATATATAACGAGACCAAGAATATATTTATTAGCCCCTTTTCAGATGGACCTCTCAAATTTTCTGAAAATTTCGAAAATACTATGAATTTGGAAGTCATTTCCAAATATGGCAAGTCGTTCAGTATTGTTCGTGTTCCTTATAGTTTTAAACTATTAATACAAGAGTTGCAGGTAATGAATATTCAAATGCGCATTATTACGGAAGACAATATAGATCAATTAACATCCATGAATTATGCTAAAACAATCCAAAATTTAACGTTGGCAAAATTATCATTAAAAGAAGAGCAAGACTATAATAAAAAATATGATGGCAAAAAGACGCAAGCTAAACCTAAAACCACAAGACAAATAATTGCGCAAGAAGCTGCACCTGGAATGATTGATTTGGACAAAAATGGACCTATTATAAGCGATAGCAAAGGGGAAGGAGAAGGTGAAGGCGAAGGCGAAGATGATAATGATGGATTAAGTCAAGTAACTATAGATTCCATAAAACGCGCCGAAGACGAATTTAGCAGATACCAAGATTTAGATGACTACGACGGCGAAGACGAAGAAAGAGAGCCTATTAAAATAGGCGATGTAGTAAATAATGATGAGTTAGGAATAGAGAATTTGAATAATGAGAAGCAAGATCAAACACAATCTAATGTAGCCCCAGCTATAGAAAAAGAACCCGTATTAGAAAATATAACAACCACATCACCTGCACAAGATGAAAAAGCAAATGTTGAAAAAAGTGGAAATATGAAAACTATAGTTATTAATAATCAATAATCAATAATAACATTTAACATGTAACATATAGTATTAAATATTTAATATTTATTTAACTTTTTATAAATTATAAGTTAAATAAATAAATAACTATGTGGCCTATAATAAGAGAGGTTGCGTTGAATAAGTTATAATTATTAAGCCCAATATGATAAACAATAATATTAACGGTAATAATACTAAAAACCACGAAATCTCTCTATATCCTGCCTTACATAGCGAATTCAATATAAAAGTCCAAAATAATATATATATAGCTTTAAACACAAACACCATAAATGTATTTGGTAATTCACATTCATAATACCCTAAGCAATATTTTGTTGTATTGCCAAAATTTTGAATTGCTATTACTGTAAAAATCAATACAGATATAAATAAATAAATAAAAGCTGGAGTACATAAAGTTTTAAAATCTTTTGCAAATTTATTTAAATATGCCATACTATAATTTATAGCAACAAAAAAATATATTAAATATATATTTATTATTTAAAATTTATTATTTAATATTTTATAATATAACATTTATTATAAAGTCAAATATTATTATACTGTCAAATTATTTCCTAAATAAGGTTGATCTGTTGGATCTTGGCTTGCAACTTCAGGATATCCATATACACTATTATATGTACTTGAACCAAAATCTTGAATTTTCTGCAAAACATCAGTTAGTGCGACACTGCCTCCAGACATGCTATTTTGTTTATTAGAACATCCGATTTGTTCTCTATTTACTATATATTTACTCTTTGATAACAATCTCTCTTTTTCAAATTTATTACGCAATTCTTTTATTGTCTTAATGTCTAAGTTTTTAAATCTAGCCTCTATTTTTCTATTTATTTTAAAATTAGACGCTCTCTTAGTTATATTATGACTACGTTTCTTTTTATCTTGTTTAATATATTTCTTACGTCTTTTTTTTGTGTATTTATTCATAATTTATAATATGCTATATAAACTATAAATAAAATAAAATAAAATAAAATAAAATATATAAAATATATAAAATAGAAAAAGAGAGAAAAAGAGAAAGAAAAACAGAGAAAAAAAGAGAAAAAGAGAACAAGAAAAGAAAAATAAGAAAAAGCAATTAAGTGATGCTAAGCCAATCTATTTATTCAATATCAACATGAGTAATCATATGCCGCCTGCAACAACTTTTTTTTAATTGTAAAAGATCTAAAACCTCACCTTCCGGGGTTTTATCCATAAACTCTTTTGTTAAATATAATACTTTATTAACTTCCATAGATTTATCAATTTTTCGCTTTTGAACTTCTCTCTGGTAGTAACGATATTTATCTGCTAAAACTTTTCCACATGTAAAACATTTTACGGGAATAATCATATGTTATATTATATGTTTTATATAAAGATTTTATATTTATATAAAATTTCAATTTTAATAATTATTTTTAATAATTTTTAATAATTTTAATAAATTTTAATTAATTTTAAATTATAATTAATATATACTATTTAAAGCTACAATAGCATCAGTATTACTATCACTATTAACATTAGCATTATTTGCATTATGTTTATAACCTTCAAAAAACAGCCGCGCGGGTTAATTTTATATTAGCATTAGTAGTTGGACTTAAATTTATATTAAAATAACTTAAAAACATCATAGCAAGTATTAGGGCTATTAACACATAAATTATAGTATATAAATATTTTCCAAAATTTAAATACATATATTATATTATATATTATATTAAAAAAATTGAATAGTTTTATATATTATATTAAATTAAATATTATATAAAAGTAAATTATGGAACATCAAGATTGGAAAGCTGTTACCTTAACTGCTAAGAAAAGTGTTAAATTTGAGAACACTGTTATTCCTATTCCTATTCCTAAGACAAAGCAATTGGTGATGCATGAGCCTCTTGGTAAGCTAATTGCTCAATCACGATTAACACTAAACAGCGATCAAAAACGATTTGCTGCATTATTAGGAGTTTCTACACAAATGCTGTCTCGCTGGGAATGCAATAAAGAGCTACCTAATAATGCGCAAATTGCATTAATTGAGAAAATTACTAAAGTTAAACTGCCTAGATGTAAAAAGGTGGTTGTAAGCGAAGAATAAATAATTTATGCCTTTTTATCTAGATTTTTTTTGTAAAAGTTTTTTCCTTCTTTACCCTTCTTTACCCTTCTTTACTCTTCTTTACTCTTCTTTATTGTCCATTGCAACTAATTTATTAACACTCCATAGTAGTGATGTAGGTCTTATAGATCTTTCTGCAAATGTACATGTTATAGCTTTTACATCAAAAGTATGAGGTTTATTGTCAAATTGCCACATCCACTCGCCGCGTAAACTATATAATACCATTGCTATTATGTTTGGATTTATAAAAATACCAAACACCAATCCACACATATTATATATATTAAGGTTTACTGGTCTACCAAAATGCGTTTCGTCTATTTTACTAACCATATAATAATGATAAGTAAAGTCGGCTTGCTTTATTTTGTTAAATCCAATGCTAGTAATTTTATCAGAAAGTGTTTCGCCTAATTCATCGTAAAAATACCAACCTCCATAAGCGCGCTCAAGAAGATACGCATTTAATGTGTCTTTACATACTTTCTTATTCATATGTAAAGTTGTATTAAATAATAATTTATAAGGCGATCCATCTTTATAATAACGTTTTACATAATTCATTACTTTTCTTAATACTTTTTCTGCTTTTTCTTCTCCGCTTTTGGAACATGGATAACTTTGAGTAAGATGTTCTAAAGACCCCCAAAAAGTCACAATATCATATTTTCCAACAAATTGCTCCTGAAAATCCCGATAGCTTCCCAAATATACGTCAAAATTTTGTTTTTGTAAAGCACTAGCTTGCTCGCTCGATATAGACATTGCCGAAGTTTTAATACCTAATTCATGACAATATTTAATAAAGTCACCATTTCCACAGCCCATATCTAAAATGGTAATATTTTTATATTCGCTTGGATTAATATTTAAATAATGGAAAAACTTTTCATATTTTTTTTGATTTGCAAGTTCTGGACCAAGTTCTTTTGCTTGGGTTTCATTCATTAGAGAATTATTGTCCGATAAGTCATTTAAATACATACCTTCTGTTAAATTAGTGTTATTTTTAAGATAATTAATATAATATGTAGTTGTAATGTCATAAAATAGCTTTGTTCTAGATGCACCGTCAAAAACGTCTATATTAAATTTTACATACACTATTTCATTTATTATTAGAAAATTAATTGGACCAATTAAAAATAGATTATTATTAAAATAATATGCTAAATAAATAAATAGTAACCACATGTTTAATGTAAGTAATGTGTTTTTATTTGTTAATACACATAATGATTTAAGAAACGTACATAATGAAACATGTAATATAACAATAACATACAATAAAATTATACAGTACATAACTATAATTTTATTATATAAATATTTTTTAAATATTAATCATAATATAATATAACATGACCTATAACATGACCTATAATAACATAATATAATACTATATTAGTGCTTTTATATATTTTCTATAATAATATTATATTATTATAGAAAAATAATATTGTGTATATATAATTAGTAAATATAATACATGTCTTTCTCTTTAGCAAAAAAAAATATAAAACATAAACGGAAAACAATGAAGAGGAAGCAAAAAGGAGGAGGAGGAGAAGGAGAAGCAAAAAGTGGTCGATTTACATTCACTAATCCCTTTAAGTCATTTGGATCTAAAAAGGAGCCAATTTTTAATGATCTTAACCAAGTAGATAAAGTAGATAAAGTAGAAAAAGCTAAATTAGAAAAAGCTAAATCAGATGGAACTAAACCTGATGGTGTCCAACTTATCGATCCACCTATAGAAAAAAGAGAAGGTAAGAAGAAGGAAAAATCATTATCTACATTCAACAGGCTAGATGATGGAGCTGAAAGTGTAGGAAAAAATGTCGCACGCAATACCGCAAACGCTAGAGCTAATAAAGATCAAACTACAGCATCTTCCGAAACTGCACTAGTAGCGACATTAGCAGCAGCAATTCATCAATTACCATGTGATACAACATACGAAAGTATTAGAAATCAGTTAGCAAAAAAGAATATTAAATCTATATCAAAAAAGGAAAAGAAAAGATTAACAAGTCTTGGTACTGTTACTTTTGATGCTAATTCATCAGTAGTAGAAAAAGGCGCGACAATGATAAAATTGATTAAAAATATATCATTTGCTATGGAGACCATAAAATCGGTACTACCACCCGGAACAACCGGCATTATTGGTATTGCTGAAAACGTGGGAGTTGCTGCGAGTAAATATAATCAGCATTTAGAACTTCTTTATTTATCTGCTCAATGTTTAATTTATATATCAAATATTTCACGTGATTTGGCAGAAATACACTCATTTTATAACAATGCACATGTTATAGATAAAAATATAACTATTGATCAATCATTATATGAAATTTTAGTAAAAAGTTTATTTACATTTACGTATTTTTTGATAGACAATATTGATTTTACAAGTAAAATTTCTGGCATTGACCAATATAAATTTTGGTATGCATTTTTATCAAGAATAGATTTTAGTAACACTGAAGCTACTAGAAAAGGTTGTATATACAAATATTCTTGTCAAGAATGTATACCAAAAGAGTTAAGAGCAAAATTGCGAGAATTGAGTATTAGTGGTAAACCATATAAAAGGATCATTGATTTTGATGATGTGTTTGATACAACAGTACCTAAAAAAAAATCCGGTTTTATGTCTTTTGCAAGCGGTACAGCAAACATAGCTGCAAAGCTAGGAACATCCATTACAAACGCATCCGCATCCATGATAAGCAAATCCACAGATAAATCTGTTATAGATAGTAATATTAAACTTCCAGATAAAGGATTATTTGGATTTTGTAGCGAAGATATTGTAACACAATGCAAAAATTATAATGATATTATAATGAGACTTATTGAATTTAATATATATAAATTATTTAAGACAACTTATAAAAATCAAAACTTCTTACCTATTAAATTTGAGGATAAAGGTAGTGGTATAAATTCTGATGATTTTTATAAGTATATTTTTGAAAATATTAAATTACGTATATATGAAAACACAGATAGTTATAAACACACTAAAAAGAACGATGAAACCGAAGGAAATAACGATGAAACCGAAGGAAAGAAGCATAAAACCTATAAAACCGAAGATTATGATAGACCAAAATACGATGACGATGACAAGGTAAAAGAATTATTAAAACCATGGTTAGTGAAAACTACATATTCTTCGGAAGAAGAATTGGAAGAACTTATGTGTTTTGAATTTTTATTTGAACTAAAAAGAATAATTAATGAGTTAGATGCCGCAAATATGCTAACAACATATAAAGCCAAATTTAAGCCTAAACCTAATAGTAATACTATTTTTTCAAAAAGATTAGATAGTTTATCAAAAGGAAGCAAAATGGCTATATCAATAGGTAGTGCTTATTTTGGAAATCCGGAAACAAAATACAAAACATTTTTGAGAGAATACGTTATTATGACAGGCAATTTTGCAACAATATTATCTCGTTATAGTTTAGATCATAATAAATTAACACCAAAAGATAAAGAGGTAGTTTTGAGTGAAGTTAATCAAGTTATTAATAAATTCAATAGACAATTAACAACAGCCACAAGCAGCATAGCAAACGCAGCTACAACAGCACTTGATGCAGGGAAAAATTTAGAGGAAATATTAGCAGCAAATAGAACTGGAGAACCAGAAGGAGCAGCAGGACCAGAAGGAGCAGCAGGACCAGAAGGAGCAGCAGGACCAGAAGGAGCAGCAGTATCAGGAGGCAAATTAATACATAACAGACTAAAAAAGCATACCAAAAAGTATAAGCATTATAACGACTATAACCATTATAAAAGTAAGAAAATAAGGAGATATAAGAGAAAATAAGAGAAAATAAGGAGATATAAGAGAAAATAAGAGAAAAAACAAAATTAATAATAATAATAAAAATATTATTATTAATACTTTATATTCATGTATATGTTTAATGCATATGTTTATTGTATATGTTTATTGTATATGTTTATTGTATATGTTTATTGTATATGTTCCACTTCCAATAATTTGTAACCATTACTTGTTTTAGTTATTCTATATTCTTGGTCTAAACTGTGAATTTTATTATGGCAAAAATTGCATATATTTATTAAATTGGCTTTGTGATTTTTATTAAACTCGCCATTAATTATTCCATGTTTTGCATTTTTCTGATATTGCAAATGATGGACTTCTGAACCTTCATAATTATTACACAATTCGCACATTCCTCGCAATTTATTTGCATTATAGCGGCTTTTTTTTGCTTCCAACACACTAGCATTGGATTTATTATATTTATTGCGAATAGCATATGCCCGCTCAATAAAATCTTCGGGTAAATCCAACGACTTACACACTTCTAGCCCATACATAGACTGTCCTGGTCCCTCGCGTAATTTTCGATTATAAATTAATGTTTTCTGCTCGCGATCAAACACTACACTCATATGATATACTTTCAGAGAATTAAGATTTTTCACTTCCTCATATTCTAAAATCTCATGAAAATGAGTTGCAAATAAAAAGGTGCTATTTAAGTCGTGTAATCTCTCTAAGCTTGAAACAAAAATACTTAGTGCGGACGTCGATTCGGTTCCACTACATAATTCGTCCCCTAATATAATGCTCTTTGTTGTAGCATTTTTCAATATTGTTCGTAATTCGCACATTTCAACTGCAAAAGTGGAGAGGCCTTTAAAAATATTATCGTTACCCAAAAGACGCGTAAATAAATATTCATATGGACAATATGTAAATTCCTCACATGGGACAAACATGCCTGATTGCGCCATAATAATTGCTATTCCAATAGATTTTATAAAGCTGGTTTTGCCTACCGCATTTGTTCCATACAACAATAGTCCATTGTTATTTGTTCCAATTTCCAAATCATTTGTAACATATAGCTCGTGATTGTTTAAATGTTCTATTAAACAATGCCTAATTTTTTTAAAATTAACATACGATTTTGTAGAGTTTGTATCAATAATGGGGCGACAATAGTTATATTTTAATGCATTATATGCTTTAACATGACATACATCAATCAACGCAATAAACTGAGAGATTTTGCCTAAATATGAAATTCTCTCCTTTTTCAAATTATTATTTTTATTATTACTATTTACATTATTATTTGTTTCGGCCACATTATATAACATGTTTTTAAAGTCGCCCAAAATAGTTTTATAATTGCTGTTAATTTCTTCAATTAATTGCTCTCTAGAATTTTGAACATTATGACAAATAGCATCAATATCTTGCGAATAAACAATAGTATTTGAGTTATTTGATCCATAATTTTTAAACATTATGCTAGAGAGATCGATTTCAATAATTTCGCCAAATTTATCATATTTTGAAATATAATTAATATATTCATATTTTGTTCCGGATTTTTCAATAAGCTTTTGAATAATTTCTTTTAAAATTGCACCGCGCCGCTTTGTAGTAATAAGCATAACCTCATTTTTAGAAGTTTCATGAAACTTAATATAGCCGCTTGAAAAATTAATATCACTATTTATATCATTGCTTACTAGTGGATTTGTAATATAGTCACTGTCTTTTTGTTCAACCCCGTTTTTTTGTGTTTTTGCTTTACTTTTGCTTACGCTGCTTGTTTTAGTTTTTTCATAGTCCATTAATAAATTTGAGAAAAAAAAGGCAATTGCCTCTAATTGCTGTCTGGAATCTATAGAACGCTTATATAGCTTATTTAAATTTATATTATAACTTTTATTAATGAAAAATATGGTTTCTAAATCATTATTATTCAATTTATCAATAACTACATTAAGCTTTGATAGTTCAAACACATTACTAATATAATTATTAATTTTATTACAAGCTTCGCTAATATCATAATTAATAATGTTGCCTATATAAAGTGCTAAGTCCTTATTTTCTTTAAGGTGCGCAATCTTTTCATATAATTTTGAAACACTAGAGAGATTGTTATGCAAGCTTGCAAAATCTCGCGGTTCGATCTTGCCTAATATGAGTTTTCTATCTATTTTCTCAATATCTCTCATGTTTAATAAATAGTCCCTAATTGTTTTATAAAACTCACTTTTAATTATATGATCTGTAACATCATAACTGGCATTTAAAATAGCGCTACTACAAATAGGATGTAATAAATCATAATTGAATTTGCGTTTTCCCGCGTTTGTAATACAATTATTTAAGAAATTTGCTACACAACCTAGCTTACCATTGTGACGTTGGTCGCTAATCATATTTAGTTGTTTGAGAGAGTGGTTGGCTAATATTAATTTAGAATTAATATTTTCAAAACATGGAAAATCAATGTTCTTAATTAGCGAAGGATTGTGTTTATCAATAAAATCAATTAAAAAACACAAACTCTGATTAGCAATACTATAATTTTGAAATTCAAAATTGTCCCTATATGCTCCTAGTCCGAAAATTTTATCAATAAGTGTTTCTTGATATATTTGCTTTTCACAATTTGCAGCTATTTTTTCAAAACTATCCACCTTATTACATGTTTTACCTTGTTTTTCAGGTCCCTGTTTTTCATGTAAATATATTTTATGTATTTTTTGCGCATTAATATTGGCATAATTAATTACATCATCAATATATGTGCTATTATTTTTATTAGTAATAATAATAACTTCGCTCGGATTATAAATAGAAATATATTTTTCTAATTGATCATATGTTGTTGGGCTATTTTCATAAGGTTGCGTATATTCATAATTTACTATTTTACCCGTTAAAATATCAATAATATTTAGGCCAATTGTTAGCGTTTCATTTTTAATAACTTTATTTGGTTTACTATAATGTATCCATAAGCATAATGTATTATTGCTTAAATTAGTGTTGCTATTAAAGTTTTCATTATCGCAATTATATGCGTCATTGTTATCAAAAAAGGTGCCAGGAGAGTATATACCCGCCAGGCTGCGACTTGTGTTTTTCATCTGTAAATCTTGGGCAAAAATAATTACAGTGTAACCATTATTTAACATACGCTTCACATATTTCTCAAGTTGAGGTAATCCGAAGCCCGCCATTACAACATTGTCATCATTAATTGTAGCATTCTTGTGTGCTATTACCATATCGTTAATTTGAGCAAAATCCACAATATTACTTCCTTCATAAATTCCTTCGCCTTTTTTTATAGCATAACATTCATAAAAACTTCCTACTTGCATGAGAACCAAGGTTTTGTCTCCATAAACTTCCTTATAGTTTTTAGTATGTTCTAAATATTCTTCTACTAGTGTCATAGTCTTTTATTAATAAAGTACAATCTTTATTAATACAAGTATTAGCTCTAAATAGTTTTAATTTAATTTATTTCCCTTTTTTTGGACCAACATATCCGCCTCCTCGTACTCTACTTAATACATTATTAACATAATTAACATCCTGGGATTTACCATTTAGTTGTGTATAGTCATTCTCGTTTTTTGTGAGCATTGATGAATTCCCAATAGTTGCTAATCTTAAACGTTGTATTCTTAGGTCGCTACTCATATTTTCTAAAGGCTTAGCGCGTACATTTGATGTTATTTTATTTTCTAACGAGCTATAGTCTAAGTTTTTTTTTAAATTCTCTGAATTGTGAGAAGACATATTAAATGCTCTTCTTCCTAAAATGAAAGTGCTAGTTCTATCTGTAACATTACTGCCATTTGAAGGCATGTTCTTACAAACTTTATTTGTCATTATTATATTTATTATTATATTTATAATTTATTTTTATTTTTATTTTTTATTTGTTTATAAATCTCTCTAAAACATTCTCATAAACTTAGGAAAAGCAGTAAATTTTTGTTTTAATAAACCCGATACGTTTGAAAACGTATAATTATTTATGGGATCTCTTTTCTTTATTTCTAGTCTAGGCTCAAATACATGCATTAGTATAGGCACCATTTGAGGCTGTAATATAGGCTCAATATGAAGCTCAATATGAGGCTGTAATACTGGCTCGACACTTGCCTCAACTTGTGCCTCTAATAATGGCTCAACTACCGGCTCACTAATTGGCTCTAATACTGGCTCAACTCTTGCCTCAACTACCGGTTGTAAAACTGGCTCAACTACTGGCTGTAAAACTGGCTCAACACTTGCCTCACTAACCGGCTCAACTACTGCCTCAATAACCGGCTCAACACTTGCCTCAATAACTGGCTCAACTTGTGCCTCTAATACTGGCTCAACTACTGCCTCAATAATTGGCTCTAATACTGGCTGTAAAACTGGCTCTAATACTGGCTCAACACTTGCCTCAATAACTGGCTCAACTACTGGCTCAACAGTTGCCTCAACAACTGGCTCAACACTTGCCTCACTAACCGGCTCAACAACTGCCTCACTAACCGGCTCAACTACTGCCTCACTAACCGGCTCAACTACTGCCTCAATAATTGGCTCTAATACTGCCTCAATAACCGGCTCAACACTTGCCTCAATAACTGGCTCAACTTGTGCCTCTAATACTGGCTCTAATACTGGCTGTAAAACTGGCTCCAATACTGGCTCAACACTTGCCTCAATAACTGGCTCAACTACTGGCTCAACAGTTGCCTCAACAACTGGCTCAACTTGTGCCTCTAATACTGGCTCAACAGTTGCCTCAATAATTGGCTCAACAGTTGCCTCAATAACCGGCTCAACACTTGCCTCAATAACTGGCTCAACTTGTGCCTCTAATACTGGCTCAACAGTTGCCTCAATAACTGGCTCAACTAGTGGCTCAACAGTTGCCTCTAATACTGGCTCAACAGTTGCCTCAATAACTGGCTCAACTACTGGCTCAACAGTTGCCTCACTAACCGGCTCAACAACTGGCTCAACAACTGGCTCAACTTGTGCCTCTAATACTGGCTCAACAGTTGCCTCTAATACTGGCTCAACAGTTGCCTCAATAACTGGCTCAACTACTGGCTCAACAGTTGCCTCACTAACCGGCTCAACAACTGGCTCAACAACTGGCTCAACTTGTGCCTCTAATACTGGCTCAACAGTTGCCTCAATAATTGGCTCAACAGTTGCCTCAATAACCGGCTCAACACTTGCCTCAATAACTGGCTCAACTTGTGCCTCTAATACTGGCTCAACAGTTGCCTCACTAACCGGCTCAACAACTGGCTCAACAACTGGCTCAACTTGTGCCTCTAATACTGGCTCAACAGTTGCCTCAATAACTGGCTCAACTACTGCCTCAATAATTGGCTCAACACTTGCCTCAATAATTGGCTCAACACTTGCCTCAATAACTGGCTCAACTACTGGCTGTAAAACTGGCTCAACTGGTGCCTCACTAACCGGCTCAACACTTGCCTCGTCTTGTATAGTAGGCGCAATTTCATTATTTGTTTCCGTCTCCATTTATAATAATTATAAATATAATAAATATTATAAACTTTATTAATTAACTAATACACAAAATATTTTATATATAACCAATTTATTTTCTAACTCTATTTATAGCATGTTGTGCTTGTGAATTATTAGAGCCGCCATAAGTCCAATCATTAAAATTTTTATTTAATGCTTGTAACTTCTTAAATCTTATGTAATCCGATCCCGCATGTACAAATTTTGTATTGCCCGAATACATAGCTATTCCATTTTGGCCACTTGTTCCATCGCCTCTAACTTGTAGTCTTGATAAATTGTTTCCGCCTATTTGATTAGCCTCTCTTCCGTAAATAATGTTTGTCGGAACGTTAGCATTAGTAATAACGTCTCCGGCATTATATGCAGTTCTAAAAGGACCTAATACATTTTTCTTATAAAGTAACGGAGAACTAGCAAGACCACTATTATACATATTACCAAAAGCACGTGACAAATATTTGCGACTTAATGCTCTATCATTACCACCATCGATTGACCCATGTAACATTGGCTGTCCAATATTTGCTTTTCCACCTAGCGAGTTTTTATCAAATATCATAATATATTATTACACTATATATTATAATTATTAAATAAAAATTAAATTAAATAAAATAAAAATAAACAAAAAAAACAAAAAAAACAAAAAAAGCAAAAATATTACTAAATAAATTTATTAAAATAAAAACAAAAAATAAAAAAAACAAAAATATTTCTAAATAATTTCTTTAAGTCATTTTTTATAAAACATTATTGCAACAAATTTACTCACACATAATTCGCGGAGCAATATTCATAGTAATTAATTCCTGAAACATAAGTTTGCAAGCATATGGCAACTCAACATATTTAAAATCATTTCTATTTCCGCACGTATTACAATAATGAATATGCTCTTTATTATTAAATGAAGCAATTAGTCCACATTTATTACATACAAATACGCTAAATGCGTCTGATGCGTCGTAAATTCGTCCTTTTGTAAATCGGGATGCCCCATGCGATATCATACAGTCCCGCTCCATTTCACCAAACCGAAGACCACCATCACGAGACCGACCTTCGGCAGGCTGACGAGTTAAATTAACCATAGGACCAATAGATCTACTATGTTGCTTATCATTTACCATATGCTTAAGTCGTTGATAGAAAGCAGGTCCAATAAATATGTTCATTGTTAATTGTTCACCGGTAAGAGCATTATACATTAATTCATTACCTTTCGATTCGTATCCTAAATCATTGAGTTTTTCAATAATATTGGAAATATCAAACTCGCCAAAACTAGTTCCATCACCAAATAGCCCCATTTCAAGTAATACTTTGCCCAGCAGCGTTTCTTTTAATTGAGCAATTGTCATACGGCTAGGAATAGCATGTGGATTAATAATAATATCCGGTTTTAATCCATTTGCCGTAAAAGGCATATCTTCTTCAGGAATAATATTACCAATAGTACCTTTTTGTCCGTGACGGCTTGAAAATTTATCTCCAATTACCGGCTTTCTAAAGTTACGAATACGGACTTTACAAAAATTATAACCATCGCCATTTGTTTCAATATAATTTTTATCTACGTAACTTTCCTCTTGCGTTCTATGCGAAATAGACGCATCGCTAAATTTGACATTTTTTGTAAAATCATTCTTATTTTCTTTAATAGGAATTACTTTTCCAATAATAATGTCGCGATCTTCGATTAAAGTGTTTTCTTTCATAATTCCCTGAGACGTTAACTTATCATAATTTCCAAATTTGATGTTTTTGGTTTTTGTTTTATCTGGTTTACATCTGATTTCTTCTGTACCAAATAATTTTTTATCTTCATCTTTCTCAGTGTGATAAATTGTTGCTAAAAACAGGCCTCGGTCAATAGATCCCTTATTAAATAATAAGGAGTCTTCCTGATTGTATCCGCTATGGCTAGCAATAGCAACTATTACTTGCTGACCAGATGGAATATTGTTTAATTTGATAATATTCATAACACGCGTTTCTACAAGAGGACGCATTGGATATGTTAATACATACGCCGTCTTGTCCATGCGATTGTCATAGTTAGTTACATACATACCAATAGCCTGTTTACCCATAGCAGATTGATATGTATTACGAGGAGATTGATTGGAGTCGGGAAAAGGAATACACGACGCTAAAACACCGAAAATAGTACTTGGATGGATTTCACAATGACTATAATGATAAATATTATTAGAATTATTATTATCTAAATTGTATGGTTTCATGGCAATCATTGCATTATTTTGCTCACACGCGTCTACATATTCAATAATCGAATCTTCTAATTTTATTCCTACAACTAAATCATCCCAATTTAGTTCATCATCTTTTATCTTTTGAATGATTGACTTGTCATATAACACCTTATTATTTTTGATTTTTAATAAAGGACGTGTAATACGCCCCGCATCATTGCATACTCTAATTTCTTTAAGTTTGCTATTAAATATAATTGAGGTATAAATATTGATAATACCTTTGCTTTTTTTATCCTTTAAAATAGAATAGACTTTTTCAGGATCATTTGTAAATCCGACCCATGAACCGTTAATAAACACTTTAGCGTATTCATCTAACTCTTTATATGACCCTTCATAGTCGTCAATACACTGAATAATAGGTAATATATAATCATAAAGTCCCGAGCTGTTAGAATTAATTGTTATATGTGCCAAATAAGCAAGGTTTTTGACAACACCAATCGATTGGCCTTCTGGAGTTTCAGCAGGACATAAGAAACCCCATGTCGAATTATGTAGTCGGCGTGGTGGGACTAATTTTCCACTTTTGTCAATAGGTGTATTTACACGTCTAAGATGACTTAGACTAGATAAATAGGTAAGCCTATTTAATACTTGAGCAACCCCCACCTTATTGCTATTAATTTGTTTAATACCGAAATCGCCAGTAGCTAAGGCACGTTTAATGCCTTGCTCAATTGTAGTGGATTTGATTATTTTATAAATATTGGTTTTTGTAATAATATTTTCATAGTCATCATTTGACTTCCAAGATCCACAATTTATTTCACGAATAATTTGTTTTTTCATGTCTTTGACGAGCTTATTAAAATAATTACGTAGTAAATTATTTAGCAAAGGACCGGTTAAATCAATGCGTTTATTCATATACGAGTCGCGATCGCTTTCTTGTAACCAGCCAAAAGATGTTTGCAGTAACATATTTGTCATGTATCCTAACATATATATTTTTTGCTTTTCGGTTTTACAGTGAGGAAATATATCATTGCTTAACACTTCCATCGCAAAATCGTATTTTTTCTTTGAGCCTGTTTCTTTATCCATATTCATAGGTGTATAAATTACGTTGTTTACAATAAACCTAATAGCCAATTCTTTTGTCATATACTTATTTGCGTCAATAATAGATGCTTTGAGAGAAAGCAGCATCTTTTTCATATTTTCATTATCAATATTTAAGAGGATTAGCTCGCAAATTTCTTTATCGCTAATAATATCAAATGCTCTGAAAACTATAAATAATGGAATAGGAATTTTAATACGCGGAATTTGTAAATAAATAGCATTTCCGTACCCATTATTTCTTGATGCAATATACATAGTAATTTGTTTAGGCGAAATGCATTTCCAATCAGGAATACACTTCATTTCGGCCTTCCAAGACCATTTATTGTTATTTTTTTCAATATTAAAACAATAAATTTGATTTTCGGCAGCACGCTCTTGGCTAATGCATGTTTTCTCTGATCCATTAATAATAAAATATCCTCCTGGATCCATATAGCACTCACCTGTTTCGTTATGATCCAAATGTTTGTATTGATTTAATACACAAAGATCAGACTTTAACATGATCGGCAGCTTTCCAATATGAACGTTTTTAATTTTCTTTTGGTAATTTAAAACATTTTTATAATTTTCGCCATTGCGAACAGTATACTTAATATTTAAATCGATTGTCATTGCTGACGAATATGAAATATTACGCAGGCGGGCTTCTTGTGGAAACATAATCTTTGTAGAACCGTTATTTTCATAAATTTGAGGGCGATATATCGAAAAATTTTCGAATGTAATCTCAATTTCTAATCTATGTAAATTATGTTCTTTAATATAATCATGATCAGACGAAATAAGCAGCGGATTAAACATTTCAATTGTTTGCTGAATTTGATTATTTACAAAATAATTATATGATTCCAATTGATGCTTAACCAATTGTTTTAGATGTTTATGCTTAAAATACGATTCGATTAATATCCATGGAATTTCCGATTTAGGGATTTCCTTGTTACAAGATACTTCTTTCTCACAAGGTACATCCTTTTCACAAGATACATCCGATTTAGGAATAGAATTCATGATTGTTATTAATTATTATAAGTTGTAAATTATTATATCAATTTTTTATAAAATTTGGTTAATTAGTATTATTTTAAATATAAATAATATTTTAAATAATACTTTTTAAATCAATATGTCAACGTCAACACAAAAAGTATTAACAATAAATCCTGCTTTATTCATGTTTAATGGTGGGAAAAAAAGTTTAAAAAAAACACCAAAAACTAAACCATATGTTGACAAAAACTATTCTATAAAAACTAACAAATTAAAAAAAGAATTATTGAAAAGAGTGAAAGATTATCAAAAAACCAAAGAAACAGAGACACATGTTGAAGAGAAGTCAAAAGAAAATAATACTAGTCCACAAGAAAATAATTTATTTGATGCTAGTGCTTTTGAGAATAATGATTTTGAGCGCGAATTTAATAAATCTCTCACTTTTTTACACGAGCTCTCCAAAAAGAAAAAAGAAAAACGTGCTAAATCATTAAAAGCATCATCCAATATTGATGTTCATATTGATATACCGAAAAATAGTAATATGTGCAATAATGTAAAAACACCAAGTCATGGCTGTTTAAAAAATGGATCATTACCTACATTTAGAGATTTAAATAAAACACAAAAGCATAATGTTAATGGGCCCGGAAAAAAATTAGTCATAGATTTAGACAATAACAAATATTTTGAAAATAAACCGCCTATTAGTGATCAAGTATTAGAAAATAATTCTAATATAAAAATCCAAGAAATTCAAGAATTAAAAGAAGTAAAAGAAGTAAAAGAAGTAAAAGAAATACAAACAAAAGCTATTAATTTTTCAGAAAATAATTTAGATAATAAACCAAAAATGCCTGCACAAATGCCCGCACAAATGCCCGCACAAATGCCCGCACAAATGCCCGCACAAATGCCTGCACAAATGCCTGCACAAATGCCTGCACAAATGCCCGCACAAATGCCAGATCAAGATGCTATTAATTTACATATTCCAAAAATAAATAGAATAACAAGAACATATAAATATACTTTAGGGAAAAAGAATGGATCCAAGCATGTAGGTTTATTAATAAAAAACAGAGATACACAAAAAAAAATAAGACAAGAAGTAACCAAATTAAAGGAACAACCAATTCAAGATGTTAAAAATTACTTACGTAATAAAAATCTTATTAAATTAGGTTCTCAAGCGCCAAATGATGTATTGCGAAAATTATACGAAGATAGTATATTGGCAGGTGAAATCATAAATAATAATGCCAACAATTTGGTTTATAATTTTACCAATTAGTTTCTATATCTTATTTCTTATATCTTATTTCTTATTTCTTATTTCTTATTTCTTATTTAATAGTTTAAATATTAAGATTATTAAAAAAATAGAAAATCCAATATAATATGTTTTAACTAGAAGTTCATCTTGAAAATTTATAGTATTTAATATGTTTTCAACCTCGCTCAATCCTTGTATTTTATCATTGTTTTCGCTTATTATATTATCAATTATATTGCTGAAACCTTGCCTTTTTGGTAAAGGAGGTATAACTGGTTTACCATTTCCCCAAAAAGAAGACCTGTCTAATTGTTTAATATCATTTACAGTTAAATACACTTCAGGGCTCCATCCTCTATAAGTTTTTTCTGTTTCTTTCGAATTAATAATATGACAGTTTAATTGAGTTTTCATACAATAAGGCTTGCTTTCTGCAGCAAATGCGGATATAACATCCACCACATTACCGCCTATTTTTCCAGCACTGGCAAAGGTTGATGGTAATAATCCATTTGCTTCCTCTTGTGGTTCGCCTCCTGCTAAAAATTCCCCTAATGTTGTAGTATTATCTATATATTTATGTACAAAATTTTCTCCAGAAATGGTTCCGGTAGTATCTATTACAGTACATGGAATATTTGTTTTTAGCACATATTTATTGCCGACAATTCCTGGACCTGTATTGTCCCAATATTTTTTACATTCATCTCGTGTTCCTTTATCTGCCTTTATTGTTATATAATCAACATAATTCCATAGTCCACCCAGTACTTTTACAGTATTTTTCATACTAAACTTGTCGTCTGTAAATTCAGTACCAACCATTTTCCCTGACGGTTTTACACAATAAGCATATGGATGTGCAATTCCAAATTTTGTAGTAACAACACATTGCTCTGCGCCCATTTAAAATAATATAATATAATATATTATATTATTATTAGTATATTATATTATTATTAGTATATAAAACACCAATTTTATTAAAATGCTATTTTTATTAACATAAAATTAAAAAGCTCTATCATGCATAGCTATATATTTCTTCTCATTTTTCATAACATTGTCCCTATGTTTGTCTTCCTCTTTTTTAGCAGCTTTCTCTATTTCATCTTTGGCTTGATTACTATCTGTAATCATATTTGCACCTTCAATAATAGTAAACCTATTATTACTAAAATTATATATTAAATATATTATTAATATTAACGTTAGTGTTATTATAATTCTATAACTATTCAAAAATAAATATTTTTTACTTTTCATTTATTTTTATAATATATTAATATTATTAGAAGTTTTATAATAATATTAATATATATTATAAAACATATGAAATTATTTTTTAATCAAATACAACCAAACATACCATGGAAGGCGGCTTCAAATAATAATGTAACAATTATTCCTAAAAATGTTAAAAATGAAGTACCAGACAATAGTAATAATATTGTTCCATGGAAAGAAGAGTGTCCAGTCAAAAAATATAAGTTTCATGCTAATCCTATTAGGCATTATAGGAAGCAATATTCAGATATAACATCTAAAGAAAACATATTTAGCAATATTTCTTTTATAGGAAGCATGGACAAGCCCGGAAATAACATAGTAACACATAATATAACACAAAATCAAACAAATAATGCTTCAATAACATATATACAAAATGATAACGATTGTAAAACATTAAATAGCGACAAAATTTATGATCCTTCTTTAAATAAAGTAATATGTTCATCATTACATCCGTCTGCATTAGTAATTAAAAGAGCCAATACAAGACTTTCAACAGACTATGCTTCATCACATAGAGAGCTTTTATATAAAAACAATAAATCATTTACTCAAAATCTGCCTCTTAATACTGTTGCTAATGGCGGGCTAGGTATGAATTGTTATAATGGCACTGCGTGCGCTATTAAGTTTAATCCATCTAATAAAAAATACCAAACACAAGGACCTATAACATCTAGTGCTCGTATAGCATCGTTAAAATATGATTGCGGAGATTGTCCAAAAACCAAATCTTACAATAATAAATGTCCACCCGGTATGCCATTAGATGAATGTAATGAATTAACTAAAATTTTGAAATCACCATTATGTTATGGATGTATAAATGACAAAGCGCATATTCGTCGCAAACGAATTAACATATTGAAATAAAAATGTTTATTCAATTAAAAATATTTATTCAATTAAAAATTCTTTATTTACAGTAAAGTTGTGTTTTTTGCACCAATTTATTGATTTTTGCATGTTAATATTTATTAACATATTTAATTTATTAAAAAACTTATTTATGAGAACCTCTTTAGCGCTTATATTATATTCTTTAAATGTTTTAATATAACTATCATCTATAATATGATCAAACTCTACTAAATCAATATCTAAAATAACCTCTTCATTATTAGTATTGCAACAATTACTTATATTAGCATTAACATTATTAACATTATTAGCATTAACATTATTAACATTATTAGCATTAACATTATTAACATTATTAGCATTACTTATATCATGATTAGCATTAGCATTACTTATATCATGATTAGCATTATTAGCATTATTAGCATCACTATTTCTTATAATATCGCAACTTTGTAAATATATTTTATTTGAAATATTCAAATATTTCAAAATTCCATTATAATTATTATAATTAAGTAAATTATATTCAATATTCAATATTTTTAATTCCCGTATTAAACCAAGAGTATTTTTGATATTTTCTAATTGTTGCTGACCGTATATAGCATTGATTTCTTGTAATTTAGTAATAAATAATTGATTAAAGTTTATATTAAATAAACTATATATAGTTTCAACTTGATTAATTAAAATATCAAAATTTTCTATAATATTTGAAATTATTCTTTTATTATTATTTTTATAATTTCTACAAATTATATATTTCTCCGAATTAGCGCTCCGGCTTGTATTGGGTTTAAATATAAACACATTTTCATATAAATTACACAATAAGTATATTACTTCAATAGTTTTTATTTTAAATATGTCAAATATTTTAATAACAAAGTGGCCGCCTTTTTTCTGCATAATTAACGCATAAAATATTTGCGACAATATTAGTTTAAAGGATATTTCTTCTTGATTATTAAAATCGGACGAAAAATCAAAACCGCCATCACCTGTTATATAGTCCATTGACTTAGCATATTTCTTATTACAATACAGCAAATTTTCTTTTAGAAAAAGGTCGCCATTTTTAGAAGCACCATATTCCAACTTAATGTTTTTGTTGGAATTTAATATATGCGATGCTTTTTTCCATGATGGAATATTAGTATTATCATTTATTAAAGTCATGCCATAATAAACGTCATTTGGATTTTTTCTTTTATAATTGAAAGCTTCAATAAAGCCACCAGGACCTTCTGCCAAATGAAAAGTTTGTATAGGATTTCTATCATTTAAAAAGTCAAATGTATTTATCATTTCTATCATTTTAAAAAAGGATCGCGATAATGGTTTGTATTTGCATAGCGACAATTTATGATTTGGAACTATTGTATGTATATATTCGTATGGATTAGTAATTTTTTTCATAATATCCCAATATTCGTAATATTCGTCTATAGATTGTTTTAATATAAGTAAATAATGGTGTAATGAGTTGCATAATAAAAGATCTTTATTGTGTATAGTCTTTTCAGGTAGTGATTTGTCATTTTTATATATAATATTGAAATCTAAATTCAAATTGTTTAAGTTAGGTAAGTTAATATATGTCATGATTATGTTTTTTCTACTAACATATACTAGATTATAATGTTTATATAATTATAAAAAAATATATAAACATTATAAATAATTATAAACATTATAAATAATTATAAGCTGCGCAGCTTTAATATTATTAAAAAACATATTAAAAATAAAAAAATAAACATATTTATGCTGGGTTAATTATTATGCGCGGTCTTACGTTGTTTACTTTGTTTCAGCTTGCTTTGTTTCAGCTTGCTTAGTTTCAGCTTGCTTAGTTTCAGCTTGCTTAGTTTCAGCTTTCTTAGATTTCTCAACTTCTTTTAATGTTTGCTTTTCCTTTTGACTTCTTAATTTTTCTTCAAGCTTAAGTTTTTTAGTTTGCTCTACCAATTTTGCTTTCTCTTCAACTGATAACTTGATTTTAACAGCAGGCTTCTTGGTTTCTACAACTTTCTCTTCTAAAACTTGATTTTCTTGCAAATATTTTTCGGCCAACTTTTTAGATTTTAAATCAATAGTTTCCTTTACACTAGTTTCCACGTTTTTATCAACTTCATCAAATTCTTTCATGGAATTATCTAGAGCCTCGCGCACCTTAATATTTTGCTTTTTACTTACTAGCTCATCCGAATTGTATTCGACATTTCTTATTTTTTTGAATATAAAGTAATTATTTAAAAATGATATTTGCTTCTCTTCGCTGCTTAATTCTAATGCACTACCCAATTTCTTCGCTAAATATGGATTTTTCTCAACTTCCATCTTCATAAAATTATACAATTGCTCAAAATTACCCATACTATCAGGTAAATTTAGCTGCTTATATTCACTTTCAGTTAATAACACAAATCCGTTATTTTCCATAATTCTCACAAAATATTTGTAATTTACTAAATATTCTCTAAATGTTTTGTTAATTGTTTCTTGAAAAATATCAATACCATAACCTAAACATGTTTCATCATCTATAAAATCATTATATTCATATTTTTTAGTGAGCTCCCATATTTTTCTTTCATTTTTAAATATACTAACAGATTCGTCATTTTTATAAGAATTTAACATATTGAAAATTTTATGCCCATCATAACATGTTCCAATAAAATAACCCTCTAATGCAGTACATTCTTTTACATTATTAATAAAACCATTTAATTTTGCTTCATTTTCAAACATATAATGAATAGCAAACTGAATAGAGCTAACGTTAAACCCGTTTTTAGCAATACCATAATTTGAATATACTCCTTTTCCTAATAATACTTCATTTTTTGTTCCCTCTCCAAAAAGAGCCTTTATAATTTGTTTCGATTTATCATCGTAAAACGCCGATCCTTCTTTAATATTTAACACACTATTTCCATGTAAAAACAGCGCCTTTGGAATAACATTCAACTTTTGCGCATAATTCAAATAGCGAGCACACACACCATCTAATCTATTTTCAATATTGTCTTTACTAACATCTATACCTAAAACAAAATAAAGATTAGCAGCTACCCATTTAGGTAAGTCGCCGCCTTTACCGACCGCATAATCTATTAGCGAATAACCGGATTTTGATACTTTATTAATCAACATATTTTTAATATATAAATTGTGAAAATCACGTAACGACTTTGTTTCGGACTTGTTAGACATTTTATTATAATAAACATCTTCGTCATTATTTATTGTTACTCCGTTTCCAGATGTTAAGATTGCTTCGCTAACTGGATTGTGTATTGATTGCCAATTTGCATTGGCCACATGATAAGCATTCCCGAAATTTTTACCTCCAGATCGCAATTCGCTAGTTTTATCAGAACGAATACGGAGAGGTTCCCATTTCCAGAAATCGGGTTTGTCAACATTATAAGCAAACTCAACAATAGTATTGTCTTCAATTTCCTCGCCTTCAAGTGTATAAATCTTGAGATTATTGGAATCGTCAAGTTTTCCCATTATATTGCATAAGCCCGCGTTTACATCATTGGGATTAGTGGGATAAAATCGCGCAGGTTTGTAGCTATTGGCATAACTATCAAGCATAGACCGCTTAATATTATTATTGATAATATCATTATAAGGGTTTATGTATCCGTGTTTTTTTTCGTCAAATCCAACATTTAAGATTAATGTATAATAGCTTTTAATTTGGTTGTATGATGTCAAATCTTGGCCGTCGCGATTTAATGTACCTATATAATTTGCTCCAAACTCATTTTTTTTAAATTTTACTAGGAAATCAATAGTATTGTATTCGGGTGGTTTCCATTTAAATGATTGTGTCCACGTATTTTTATAATTGGGTGCAAGAATACCCGTTTGAGTGCTTGAAACACCAGTGTTTGCAGGTGTAAAAATCAATCCATCCGTATTATATTCATATAATCCTTCTTTAATATTATTTAAAATTGTAGCACAACCATCAAATATATCAGTGCCGTAAAATTTCTTGACAACTATTTTCATATGTATATTTGGATTGTTTGTAACTGATTTTAGTTCAATTATTTTAATTGCACTACTTAATATATTAAGACGATGTGCAAGCTGATCTTCTTTAATGCTTTTAGTTTTATCTTCTTTATCTTCTTTATCTTGTTTATTAGTGTTAGCATCTGCCATAACTGCTACTTTATGCAATTTAATAAATGGTAGCCCTGTAACATTTTTTCCGCCTAAATAATATATGTCGAAACAAGCATACATATTTATAAATATGCCTTTTTTATTATGTAAAACATGTTCGCCATCTATAATGCTATTAAAAAGCTCTTTTTTCTCAGTATAGCATCCCGTAAATTGTAAATTTACTGTATTAGGAATAAAATATAAGCGTCCATCGGGCGAAATATACAATAATTTTCTAGTTCCGTCCGCCTTATCTGTTACAGTATAATTATTTCTAATATTGGGAATAGAACTATTACTATCGTTTATTTCTGTTTCAGGCAGTAAATTTATCATTTGCAAAGTAGAGGATGATGGACCAATGTGATCTTTAACGTTAATAGTCATATGCTCTTTATAGTCGGAGCCTTTTGCTAATTTCAAATATGCATGAGACATATTATTAAGTTCGCTAATAGTTACAGGATAATTGGTGTCTTGTAGTCCAATTAAAATATATTTAATAACTTTTCGCAAATTAATATATAAAAATTCCTTGCTAGCAACCAACTTTTGCGCGCTAACAAATTCATTATTTAATTCAATCTCTATTTCAAAATGTTCGAGCGAATTAAAGACATCGGAGTCTTTAATATTGTATTGTTCAATAAATTTACCATCATATGCTTTGGATGTTTTCACAATACTACAATGAACTAAAAATGGTAGTTGTGGGTGTGCATATTCATAGCGCTTAATATATCTAAACACCTTTTTAATAGAATTCCATTTATCTTTTAATTCCTCAATAGTACTATTTGTTAAAGCAAAGTTTTGCTCTACTTGATAACATACGCGAAAATTGTAGTCATCAAAATCCAAGGGATATAACTGATCTTTGTCATTTTTGAAATATTCTTTTTGGACAAATGAAATATTGTTTTCGTCCACTATTCCGGAAAAATTATTTAACCTACAATAGCTTTGAATATTTGGCAGTCCTGTTATTTGTGCTCTAATATTAGATAAATTACTTGAATTCATGATTTTTAACTGATAATTTTCATTATTTAATTTAAAATCATAGTTAAGTAGGCTTTTAATAATATTATAAAAATCCACTTTGTTTATATTTTTAATTTTTTTTGTTCCAAATCGTACCTCAAATTCGGGGTGTATATTTTCGGGAAATCGACTATAACTTGATAAATATATTTCAATATATTTCAAAAATTTGATGCTTAATTCATCATTAAGCTCTTCTTTTGATTTAGGATCTTTCATATTTGTAGTTGCTCTGCTTTTACTCATAATTGATATATAATATTATTTATTATTTATTATTTATTACTATTATAATAAATAATATCAATTTTGTTTAATTTTGTTTAATTTTGTTTAATTTTGTTAAATAATGTAAAAAATATGTTAAAACACAACATTAAATATATATAAAAAAAGGATTTAAAGAGTTGTTGCTACTTTTAAGTTAGTTTCTTTAATAGTGTCTCGTATATATCTTGCTTTTTCTTCTTTTTACCATGCTCATCATATATTGTAATATTTAATTTACTAGCTATGGTTGTTAAATCATCTAAATTATAACTACTAAATGCTTTAATCGGTTTTTCGATGTTTTCAATATTATAATAATTTTTTAAAATAGCTTGTAATTGCGTTTCGCTATAATTATTAATTAATTGCACATCAAAATCGTTAAATGATGTGCTCATTTTCACATTTGAAATTTGCAATAACTTATAATTTTTTAAATTAATAACTTTCTCATCATCATTTGTGCATAAAATACAATAAGTATTATTATCGCGAATAACAATTACATTTATTAAATATAATACACATAATGCATGAAACGTTTTAAAACATATTTTATCATTATTTGTTAAATCATCTTCTACAACCATTCTTTGTATTTTAAATTCTTTCAAAATATTTTTTTGAAGCCTCACCTTCTCTACACATTCAATCTTAAAGTCTTTCATGACTTTGAATGCATTAATATTTTCTAAATCAATGTCATTAAAATTATTTACTAGTTTATAAAATATCCAAAATAATTTATCAGCATAATGTTTGGAATTATTAATCTTGGATGGTTCATTATATTTGCTATACTTTTTTGTATATTTTATTTGTATTTGATTTTTGGGTACATTCAAAATTGGTAATTCTACTTTATCTCCCTCCTTTTCTCCTTTATCTCCCTCTTTTTCTCCTTTTTCTCCTTTATCTCCGTTTTCTCCATAACTCAATGTATATAACATATATTGTTTTAAGTCATCTAAATCAATAGCTCTTAATAACTCTTCCTTGTTAATAGCTAACATTTAATAAAATAGTACTATTTGTCTTTATTATCTTTAAAATAAGTTGTTTGCAAATTTCTTTTCAATTTTTCATCTTTATTAATTTCGCTTTCTTGTTTTTTAATAAAATCAATATAATTACAAATTTCATTATATGTTTTATATGATATTTTGTTTAAATTAACGAAAATACCATTGCTATTCTCATTTAAATAAACATTATTTAATTTTAATATTTTACCTATTTCAATATGATGAAAATGTTCAAGCAATTCAATTGCTTTACATAACTTAATTAAATCATTTGATTGTATTATGGCGTCATTGTTATCATTAGTCCCGCAATCAATTAAATTTGTTTTCATAGTAATACTTTCATTTAAATTAATCATGTATTTAATAGCTATTAAATAAAGTTATTAAATACTTTTTAATATAAAAAAATAATAATACAATAATAATACAATAATAATACAATAATAATACAATAATAATACAATAAATTTATGCTTATAACTATAAACTATAATTCTTAATATTTTCTACAAGAGTTTTGGGAACCTTAATTTTTAATTTGCTATCATCTTTCAATGTGTCTTGTTTTATGCCTACGTCTTTTAAATCGGCTTTCAAGGTTTCATAATTATTGATACTTATTAATTCGGCAATTATACTAATAAATTTATCATTTAATTCATAACGCTGTCCTAATATTCTAACTTGTAAAATATCGTTTTCTTTTATTTGTGAAAACATTTCGTTATTATAGTGATGATCACGAGCTATAAAAATAATATATGGACTTGAACCGTCTTCTAGCTCTAATTCAGCACGAACCCCTACTTTTGTTAACGATTTAGCAACACAATTGATTAGAGTTGATTCGACCGGATTTGTAATTAAACATTCAAACACGCATTCAAACAATACTTTATTTCCAAATAATTCACCGCTTGAATATGTCAACAACTTAACACTGTTATTTTTAATAAATCCTTCTTTAATACATTTATTTTCATTAAAATTTTTAATCTTTGCTTCTAAAATATTATAAATGTCATTATTTATTTCATTATAATTTAACACAATTTTCTGTGTTAATAAAGAACGCATAAATATATGCGAATTATCTAAAATTGTTTTAGTAGGAAGAGATTTCCGATTTTGTATTTTAGACATATTGTATTAATATATATATTAATAATTTAATCTTTATAAATTATTTCAATTTATATAAATAATTAATCTATATATTAAATCTTAATA